GATTTAGGAAGGATGGCTGAGAGGCTGAAGGCAGCGGTTTGCTAAACCGTCGATCTCTGTAAAAGTGGTCCGAGGGTTCGAATCCCTCTCCTTCCACCAGAATTTAAAAAGGAAACCTATGTTAAAACCCACAGCAAGTTATAGAATGACCAAACAATCAAAGAGACTTCTAGCCACGATTGTCGATCCGATTAAACGCGGAGAATTCAAACAAAGTGCTATTCAGGCTGAACTAGCATCTGCTATTCAACCTAGAATCTCTAAAGGTAAGAGAGACTCTAAGGAGGAATAACATGGCAGGTAAAGGTTCTAGACCTCGTCCTTTTAGTGTTGATCAAAAAACGTTTGATGCTAATTGGGACAATATTTTTAATAAAAATAAAAAAACCGATGCTGAAAAATTTGACGAAGCGATAATGAAAGACGAATACTACGATTTAGATAAGGAAGATAAAAATGCAGATCAAAGCGGTTGCTGAAAATGAAGAATTTGGTAAATGTGGATGCGGTCGGTCTCCGACAGGTAAATGTATCGGCTGGCACGGTCTAAGCGAAGAGCAGTTTCGTGAAGAACTAGCTATTTACGAAGCCGATCTTTTAAAAAGTTTTGACGAAGATAAAAATTAACTTTGCCAAAATACGTTGACAAATTCGTAAAAGACTGTATAATTGTTTTGTTGAGTTAGAAATAACTCAACCGGTGAAGCGAAAGGTAGATGAGGGTAGACGCTTGTATGGCTCTATGCCGTACAGACTAATTCTGGCAAAGACGCTTGAAACGTCTCCGTGCTTGAGTGTACCGATTCAAATATCTTTAACTAGACTGTCAGTTGCTGATCGGAAATATTCAGGCCTCTGTAGCCTGTCTATTGCACGTTGCCTAGGATCTAACTGATCCGTTGTCAATTGTCCGGTCTATTACTTGACCTTTCGTCGACCCGTCACTATAATATAAGGATAGACATGGCAAGGATAACTTCTCAAGAGGCAGCGAAAAAATACGGTGGACTATTTGATATGGTTCTAGGGGCCAGTCAACGGGCTAGAGAAATTAAGAATGGATCAATGCCTAAGATTAAAACAGATAATGGGCCTATAGTTACTGCTTTAAAAGAAATCGAACAAGGTCTTTATACTAAAGAAGATTATCTAAAAAAATTACCACGTAAAGAAAAAGGAAAATGGGAATGAACATCACACTGAGAAAAGCCAACGCTATCCAGAATTCTATTCTAGAAGCTATTAAAAACATCAAGATCGAAACTAAGATCGAAATCAACGAGTTTCAAACTCCTGAAAAGGCATTGACCGAAGCCAACGAACTACTGTTCGAAAATGATCGCCGTAGACAGCAACTGCTCGTAGCCTACTATAACATCAGAGGCCTTGTTGGTGCTGCCAATGCCCAAAGTGGAATCGATATCGCTCTTACCAAAGCTGCCTTTATGGATAAGAGAATCTCCCAACTCGAAGAACTGAATACCGGCGAAGTTCAAACTGATCTAACAGTTATCGTTGGGAAACTAGATAAGATTAGAAACCGTAAGGAAGAAAGTCGTGCTAGTCTTTATGGTCGAGACGACACTGTATCTACATCTGTGTTTCACAAGGAACAACTAGATGGTATCAAAGCCGAGATCTTGAATCTCAAGAAACAGAAGCAAAAGATCAACGACGAAGTCCTTGAACTGAATATCAAGTCTGAAATTCCGTTGACTGATGAATTGATCAACATTCTTCAGTCAGAGAGTTTGATCTAAACAGACCCCAGGTTACACTTTTCCTATAAGAAAGTGGGCGATTGTCGCAGCCATACTGACACGGTGTACACTGAACTACCGCAAGGCCCGCAGATCATGGGCGACTTGAGAAACTAGTGGGTAAGGTCCGCAGCCTGTGCCAGAAGAATAAATTGCGTGGACGGAGTAACAGCCCAGTCTAGGGCAGGGAGTAAGGGGCCTGTAGCTAGACACTTTTATTGATAGCACTCTACGGGAATCGTTTGTGGACGCACAGACTCATGAAGAATAGGGCCATCTTGCTCTTCTGACAAAACCGTGGGCAATGGCTTAGGAAGGGAAGCACCCGACTCCGAAATTCGCTCGGTCCTATAAGGCCTGAGTACTATCAATAAAAGTTCAGACGCGGATTAGAGAAAAGGTATCTCGAGAGTCTCATAAGCTCTAGTTGGTGGTTCGATTCCATCATCCGCAACCAAATTTCTAATTAAATATTATCATGCGGGGTTCGTATAGTGGTAATACCTCAGCCTTCCAAGCTGATGCGGAGAGTTCGATTCTCTTACCCCGCTCCAAACAACACGGCCTCTGTCAATGAGTTATAAACTTACACAGAGGTTTTTCAAATGAAAGTAATAGATCAAAACAATTTATTTCGAAAATACGATTTTAGTTCTGTGATATCTCCCGATGATAATACACAGGCTTGCGATACTATTAGAAATATCATTGAGAATGGTGGTTACTTTACTAATAGTCCTAAATATCAAACCAAAGAAAATCTGTTCTCTAGACCAGAACCTATCTGGTTAAAGTATAGGATGAGTTTTTTATTCTCTCTGTTCATGTACCTAGGCAGAGAAGTTAAGGTCTCGAACATGATGGCATGGTCATTTATGACTAACCTAGAGAGTGCCGAAGATCGCGAAAAACTATGGCACAATCACTGGCATCCTCAAAACCCAGATGCTAGGATGATGAGCGGTGTATGGTATCTACACATCCCCGATGATGTAAAAGACCGAGATTACGCCGGAACAGAAATGGCACCAAACGGTGTCAGTGAAGATGGGAAATATTTCGTAAGACCTTCCGACTTCCATTGGTTGATATACCCTAGTAATCAATGGCACAGACCGGGTATAGTCCAAAGTCACCAATATCGATTCGTGCTGGCAGCAGATATCGAATATCAACTGTAATACTTGACAAGCATCTTTGTTGAGTATATAATATATAAATGTCAAAAGACGATCTAATTGAACTTACTGGTACAGTAGAAGAAGTACTTCCAGGTAGCATGTTTAGGGTTCGGGTTGAAAATATGCCCAATACTATAATCTGTTACACTGGCGGAAAACTTAAACAACATAAAATCAAAATCATCCTTGGTGATCAAGTCAAGATAGAGCTCAGTGCCTATGACTTAACCAAGGGCCGTGTAACCTATCGTTTGTAAGGAGTAGGTATGAATACCAATCAACATTTGGCTCCGTGGATCCAAAATGTAAGCCTCTCCGATATTAGGAAAGGTTTTCACATTGATGCCGGATTTAATTCTATGCTGATCCAAATCGTAGATCCGGACATAGAGTTCCCAGAGCCTAAACATCAGTTCCGTGAAACTCATCAGTTCCAGTTTCTGGATGTCGAAGAGAAAGATGAGGTGTTAGAAGAATCTATGCGTTGTAGTCAAGAGCAAGCTGATGAACTTGTTAGATTGCTACAACACGCATTAGAACAACGAATGAACGTTGTAGTCCATTGTCATGCAGGTGTTTGTCGTTCGGGTGCTGTGGCAGAGGTTGGTGTGATGTTGGGCTTCCGCGATGCTGAGGCTTTTCGCTCACCTAACCTACTAGTCAAGCACAAGATGATGAAATGCCTAGGTTGGACCTATGATGAAAACGAGCCCCACACTATCAACGGCTATACCACTGAAACTGGCATCATAGTTCCGCCTAAGGCTGTGGATTATAGCAATGACAACGAAAAGGTCTTTACACTTGCGGCAGAACGTCGTGAGCGTAGACAGCGTGAAGGAGATATCTAATGGAATATCTCGTACAGGCAAGAAACAAAAGAACTAAAGAGTTTATAGAAGCAATATTGCCTTCGATGATTAAACAACTGAGACTAACGAATAGTAAAAAAGCTCTGTTCGTTAAAGTCAGTAAGAGTGATATCGAAGGCGATAATATGGGTCAGACTGCTTACATTCATGCCGTGGACGGAATAGTAGTTATAATTAATCCGCAGTCTAGAGAAAAGATGGGATTGACTCTAGCACATGAAATGGTACATGTTAAACAGATGGCCAAGGGAGTTTTGAAAACTTATAATGGAGTTTCTTATTGGAGAGGTAAGCGGGTTAACAAGAAAGTAAAATACCTCGATCAGCCTTGGGAAGTGGAAGCATTCTCAAAACAAGAATTAATTTTTCGTAGAGCTATAGAATGAAAGGAGGGCATTATGCCAAGTGTGTTTTTAGTATCGGACACGCACTTCGGACACGCTGGTGTGTGCCGATTTGTTCGTGACGATGGTTTTACAAAGTTACGTCCATGGGACGATCCCGAAGAAATGGACGAAGCGATGGTCAAGGCTTGGAACGAACGTGTCAAGCCCACAGACAAAGTCTATCATTTAGGTGACGTGGTTATTAACCGTAAGGCATTAGCAACATTACGTAGATTAAATGGTGACAAGGTCTTGATCCGTGGTAATCACGATATTTTTCGTGATACAGAATACGGCCAATACTTTCGTGAATTACGTGCCTATCATGTAATGAACGGAATGATATTAAGTCACATCCCTGTCCACGAAGCATCATTAGGTCGTTTTGGTGTAAACATCCACGGACACTTACACGCAAATCGTGTAAAGAAAGCTCGTGGTGTTGATGCTAGAACAGGTGCTGTATTATACGGAGATGAAATTGATCCTCGTTATCACTGCGTCTGCGTTGAACAAACGCCAGACTTTGCTCCAATACTTTTTGAAGATGTTATAAAGCGTATTCAAGAAGAAGGTGGTGAAGTTGGATTTAGGAACGGCAACGGACCTACTATGTAGAATAAAATAGGGCTCTTCGGAGCCCTATTTTTTTGGCTGTTGATAACGAGATATGAGTCGTCGACTTCGTTGTTTAGATTTTAATTTTTGTATTAACGGTTTTATATAATCTTCTGTAACAGTTTTAATATATAATTCGTATCTATCAATCGACCCTACTAAATTTTTATACTCGTCGTCAGTCATTGCCATTGTTAGTTTTCTATTCCCTAATATAGGGTGACTAAGTGTAGATTTGTAAAAATCTCCCTTCCATAACTTATTTGAATTCTCTAAATCAACTTCAGCAGCAATAGCATCTGCGGTTTCTAAATCAGGAATGTCAGTGTCGTCATCTTTACTCCACACCCAAAATAAGTTTGGATCTTTAAAATAATATCCGTAATTTTGATAATTTTTATCCATATCACTTTTATACATATATTTTGTTGATTCGTGATTGCCGGCTATACTGAGAGGAAACATCCAAGCTTCGTCAATAGGACAATCCGGTGCTCTTAACCAGTCGACTGTTTCTTTAATTGATGATGTTGGTTCATGTGGCAAACCAATCATAAATCCTGCTTGAATATGAACTTTATCACCCCAGACTTCTTTACATTTATATAAAGTTTCTTTTCTTCGTTCGGCACTCATGCCTTTACCAATAGTCTTTGATGCCTTAGGATGAAATGTTTCTATTCCTATATAACACTGTTCTAATCCTAGATCCAATAACAAAGGAATATGATCTAAATGAGTAGCTAATAAATCTAATCTAAGATAACACCAAAATTGTATTTTAAAAGATAGAGAATCTAAAATACGTTTTAACATATCTAATTTTTCTTGACTATCATTAAATGTATCGTCAATGATGTAATATTGTGTTACACCCCATTTCTCATAATTTTCAATAAGTTCTTCTCTTAAGACTTTCTCATGTTTTAAATAATCAACTGTATTTTTTTGTCCTATCATAGGATACGAACAAAATGTACATTTAAAACGACAACCCCGTCCTATCTCAAGAGCAAGAGTTTCATTGGGTTTAATAAAATCAAGATCTGTGTACAGTGTCTTACTTTCTCTAAAATCCCAAACCGGATCTTTAGCTTTTTGATCATGATCAATAATTTTATTAAAAATTCTTCTAGTCTTTTTTGATAAGCTATCTAACAAATCAATCATCATAGTTTCGCCGTAGCCAATTATAACATGATCAATATAAGGTTGATCAAGATACATGTCTACTTTAGTTCCACCTAAAATAATTTTTGTCTTAGGATTCTTTGCTTTAATAAATTCTAACCACGGATCAGCTCTATTCAAAATAAATGATTGGACTAAAGAATCTCGATCCTGATGTCTAAAAATTCTTTCACCTTCGTCTATATATGATCTTCCAGGGTCAACTACTTGAGCACCCGTACCCGGAAGTTTGTAAGGTAACCATGTGGTCGAAAATCCTATTGCTAAAGTATTTTCCCCAATTGCCATGTTTAAAATTTCTATATAATATTTGTAGTTAAGAGCTGAACTAAAATCTATAACTAGGCAAGAATATCCTCTTTCACGTAAGTGACTGGCTAATCGGTGACATCCATATCCTCTAGTCTTAGAAGCGTATTCTGGTGTGTCAGTGAATAAAATTACATCAAACATTTTTTAATTTATCTATTAGTTTTTTAAAATAATCTTGCTGTACAGAGTTAAAAAATAAATCTTCAAAATCTATATTCTGTATTCTTTGTAGATATTGTTCTTGTGTTAGATTCAATGTTTCTTCTCTATCTTTCAGCAGAGGATGATCAAAACTACTAACATAGAAATCCCCTCTCCTTATTTTTTGATAAGGCAATAGCTCTTGTGTAGTTTCATAAGACATTTGTTCTGCTTGTCGGAAGGATGTAATATCAGTGCCGTCATTTTTTTCCCAGGCTAATATTCCTTCAATCCCTGGATGAGGAAATTCATAACCAAACTGCTCATAGTTTTCATCAAACCAGCTAGTTGGAAACCATTTATTTCTATCAGTTTTCTTAACTATGTTGAGAGGATAAACTGTGGAGATATCTAAAGGACAGTCGTCCCTTTTCAACCAATCAACCGTCTGTCTCCAGGAAGCCTGAGTTTCGTACGGAAGGCCGATCATGAATCCTCCTTCTATCCATACTCTGTCTCCCCAGATTTCTTTAGCTTTATATAGTGTATCCTTTCTTCGACTACTAGGCATACCTTTACCGATTGTTTTACTGCTCTTATCATTAAATGTTTCGAGACCGAAAAATGCTTCTGCTATTCCTAACTCTTTAAGTAACGTTATTTGCTCAGGATTGGCTGCTAATAAATCTACTCTAGTATAGCACCAAAACTTAATTTTAAACGGGAGGTCGTTTACAACTTTTATTAACATCTCTAATTTTTCTGTACTGTCATTAAAAGTATCGTCTACAATAAAGTATTTGGTAGTACCCCAACGTTCATAATTTTCCATCAGCTCATCTCTGATGATGTTAGGATATTTGAGATAATCGTTAACGTTCTTTTGCCCTATAAGAGGAAAATTACAGAAGGCACATTTAAATCGACAACCACGACCTACTTCTAAATTAAGTGTTTCCTGTGATTGTATAAAATCAAATTCAGTGTATTGTGTTTTAGATTCACGAAAATCCCATGTTGGAGCATGAGCTTTACGATCGTGATCTATATACTTTCCGAAAATGCGTTTCGACTTGCCAGATAATTTATCTAGTAAATCTATAGTCATAGTTTCGCCTATGCCAAATATTACATGATCAACATTTTTTAAATCCATGTAAAAGTCTGCTTTAGCACCACCTAAAACTATTTTCAATTTTGGATTAACTGTCTTAGGATATAATAGCCATTCGTCTACTTCGTTCTTTCCAAATTTAACTACTAGATTTTCTTTTCGCCAATCATGAATTTCTTCTTTAGCATGGCTCAGTTCTAAATCATCGCCTATGTAATGTCCTGGAATTTGATTAGTAAATTCTCCAGGTAATTCGGGCCAACGATACGGCAACCATGTAGTACTGAAACCAACCATTAGTGTTTCGGGACCAACTGATAAATCTATAATTTCTTTATACTGGTCAAAGGTCAGTGCCGAACTGAAGTCTACCACTAAACAGGTATATCCATTTTGGCGTATATGATTAGCTATACGATGTACACCGTAGCCACGAATTTTATGATGAGGATATGGGGCATCGGTAAATAGTATCACATTAAACATCGAGTATTTAATGAGAAAATTTGAGTCGGTACTAGCATTTGGAGACAGCCATGTAGCAGGCTGTGAGTTGTCAGATTATTCTTTATTAGAAGATTACCTCACAGGAAAAATAACCATCGAAGAAGCAGATGCTGTAGGTAAAACTAAAGCATTCCCACAGATAGTAGCAAATCATTTTAATATACCCTGCCATAATTTTGCCATGACAGGCGGAAGCAATGAACGCAGTCTAAGAAAACTAGTAGAAGTCATACAACAACATCCAAATAGTTTGGTTCTTTTTGGATACACATGTTCAGATAGAAAAGAATTCTTTTATCCAGACTACGGTAAATTTTTAGGACGAGATAAAGATAATTTTATACAAGTAGGCTTACAATGGGAAGGAAGAATATCGAACATATCTAAAACTATTGATAATCCCATCAATCAAATTTTTATAGATCACATATCTAGACCACACAATAACTTTAAAGAATTAAGTTTTATAGTAGATGCTATCTGTACGTTGTGGGCTAAAAATTTTTTACACCTCCCGTTGTTTCCAGAGGACATAATACAGATAGATAATTTGTTCAATTTTGAAGGATCTGGTAATTATCTAACGTGGTGTAGAAAAAATAAATTTAATCATGGTCCTTTTCTTCATTACGGAGAGGACGCACATAAAAAATTAGCAGAATTAATAATAAAGGAGATAGCATGAGCTATTGGGGTTATCATCTGATGTTAGATTGTAGCGGCTGCGACATCAGCAAAATATCAAGCCGAGAAAATATTCATCAGTTTATCACTGATCTCGTGAAACGAATCGATATGGTCGCAGCTGGCGAACCGATTATTGAACATTTACTTCCTGGGGATCCTAAGCAAGGTTACAGTTTAATGCAGTTAATTACTACATCAAATATCTGTGCCCATTTTATGGAACTAGATGGTACTGCTTATTTCGATATCTTTAGTTGTAAAACATTTGATATAGAAACAGCAAAAACAGTAGTAGAGGATTATTTTCGTCCTAAAAAAATGCGAGTAAATTATCTTACCAGACATGCTGATTGATTTTGTAAAAACACCTTATACTACAGGTCCTAATATGATAAAAAATACAGGACCTATTTTTAATAAAACTCCAGACACATCTTACATGAAAGCTAAGGTAAGAGAATTAGTACAGCCCTACGGAAACGATCTTTGGGGACATACTAAGGAATGTTCAGAAGCTGGACTTGTTAGATTAGTAGCTGAACGTTTAGAATTAGAACCTTCTTCTAACATCGTTGATCTAGCTATGCAACTAGAAGAAGATATCGCTATAATGTATAAAGGACGCCTAGCTGCCATTTGTTTTTGTTTTCCTAGTAGCTGGATACCTTACGAAAGGTTAGGAATGGAGCTAGGAGAAATTCACAAGCCTGTTGCCGACGGTGAAACATTGATAAAGGCAAGTCCAAAGATAGCAGAAACAATGTGCCAACAATCTAGCATGAAACGTTGGGTATGGACCATAACAAATAATAAAGATCTAAGCAACCATCCGACTAAAAAGCTAGACATTATTCCCCAATCACTAGACGATTTATTTTTTAGAGTAGAGACCCAAACAACAATGAGTATCGATAATGATACCAGTGTATTCTTTGTTAAGGTTGAAGTTTGTCCTCTAAAGGATGTTTGGTGTCAACAGATATTAGATAGTGTTAACTCTATGTCAGAAGCTGTGTTAGCCTATAAGAATTTACATCATATCAAGAAACTTTTAAATCAAGGGTCTTGACGCATCGCTTCTCTACTGCGGAATTGATATCGTTCAGGAACAGTATCCCAGAGAGAAAGTCCTTTGTTTACCGCAGCATCTCTTAATATAATCTGATGTAAAAAATTAGAAATAGGTTTACCAGGTACAAAGTCACACCAAGGACCGCAGCGTAATTCTTCTAAGTCAATAGTTTTAGGGTCACACCACTGAATAAGTCTATGTGTGATACCATTTATTTTCACCATATAATGATACAAGTTATCATCAGCTGAAATTTTTTCCCACGACCAACCTTTGCTGTCAACATAGGCCTTAATAGCCTTTACATGGTCACTAAGATACCAGCGGGGTTCATCTGGACTACGGCCAATATCGCTTCCGGCTCGTATTCTATATTGATAAGCAGTATCGCCTAATTTCTGTATTTCCTCTAATACTTCGGGAATATGATTTGTGTCTTCTAGAGTGTATCCTACATAGTATACGAAAATGCCGACTTGTTTACAATTATAGATAGCCTGTAGCTGTTTCTCGTGAACCTTTTCGCCTTGATAAGTTTGATGATTCAATCCTATCATTACTGCTCGACAACCCGCTTGGTAAATTTCTTTAGCAAATTCTAAATCAGAAAACTTTATACCATTAGTCAGAATAGTCACATCGTTATGCTGTCTATTTTGATTTGTCTGTACTATTTTTATTTTTCTTATTAACTCTGCTAGATCTTTTCTTAGAGTAGGTTCAGCTCCAGCTAATATTACAGATCCTGATTCAGCAGGTAAAGATTCGACCTGGTATAAAATGTAATCTATAGGTTTATCTGTGGCAGCATTTTCTGGTTCGTGATAACAGTGGGGACATTTTAAATTACATCTATCTGTAACTTCGATCATTACTCCGCTGGGTACGTCATATCCATAGGGATCGAATTTGAGAGTTTCATAAAACTCGGCATCTTTTTCTATTACATATTCGCTGTACCCGTGTACCGGGCATTTTTTGCCCATCCAGATTTGACCATCTCGCTTAAACTTAAAAGCAAAGACATGTCTATAACAGTGTTCACATAAACTTAAAGTATCTGCCATCTTGGATATTTGTTCAACTCTTCGTAAAATTTGCCTGGGAACAATTCCCACACAGTTTGCTTATGACCTCTATATTCTAAATTTTTAACATGTTTCATTTGTCCAGATTTTTCCATAGCGGGTCCAAAGATTCTGTGAACTAATCTCTGTGTCCCTACTTCACTTTCGTTACTGGTTATAAAAAGTCTGCTACCTTTAGGAGCCCACTGTATACAGGTAGGGATTAAAAATTGTGCCGTAGCATGTTGATGTGTAGTTATCTGATTCACAGTACGTAGAGATTGTAAGGGTAACATATCTGTGAATACGCAGGTTCTAGCAGCGATACGATAACAGTTTGCTCCCATCTCCGGAAAGCTATGAGCTGCGACTGATCCTACAGCTTTGTTGTTATAATATAGAATCCAAACCTGCCATGATTTTTCTTTTTTAAAACTGCCGACTAACATCTGTTCAGATGAGTTGTTTACAAAACCTCTACGGTCTGCTTCGAAATAGAATTCCGAAAGATCTAAATCAGGACTCCAGGGAATTATTTTATACATTTTGCTTTCTCTATAAAATCTGCTGGATAATTAGTTCTAAAACTTTCCCAGCATAGATCCTGTAAAAGATCTAATGGCTGCGGTGCTGACCAACTTATACCTAATTTATCCGTATGTTTACGCATTTCCATCTGTCTGTTACTATGTATATGGCTTAGATGATCGTTGATAGATATAGGTCCTTCGCTTTCATGATAACAGAAAAAATAGTTTATACTTTTTAACTGCCCATCGACTAAGAAATAACTGCTAGGATGCATAGAAAATTTATATAATCCTAACGATCGATGTGCCTGTAATATTCTTAACATCTGCTCTTGCCAATCGGGCAATACTGAATCGTAGTTTTCTGTTAAACATCCTGCCCTGTTCCAAAAATCTAAACCGTCAATCTCGAGATAAATTTTTTGATTGATGTGATCTATCTCTTTAATCTTAGGAACTTTATCTCTGTACTTCCATGCCATCTCTATGAGGTATTTTACTTCCCTGTTCCATTTGGCATTCATCAATATCGGATCAATTACTTCATTTTGTCCTTTATGGTATTCGCTATCATTATGAAACCACATAACAAAAGTTTTTTTATCCTGGCTTATCAGACTAGTGTAAATAAGATTGTTCCTACACAGCCCTACACCAGGAACGTTGTTATAATAGTATTCGTAATTCATATATTTAATTATCATAAAAAATAATGATCAAAGGTATAAACGGACAAGCGTATTTCAATATGGAACCTTACTTAGATATGGTCGAGTTTGAACGCCTCCAACCAGAAATTTTAAAAGGGTTTGCTCTAGCCAGAGATCAAGCTAAAGAAGGTACGTGGATGACTCCGGGATTTACTTTCGACAACATGAGCTATACTCCGCATTGGAAACCCATATACAAAGCCATGTCTGAATTTTTAGATCTTCCAAACGACGATCCTATTAAACAAGCCGGATTGGAACTAATGCCTAAGGATTTTAAAAATTTTCAGGAACGTAATAAATTTACAAGATATATTAAAATGGCTCTAGGAGCCTATGATCCTTATATCTATTATTACCTTTGGGAGGAAGGCTCGTGGGATGATAGAACAGCACCACGTAAACTTACTCCAGAGGCTCAACATTTTCCTAATGTAGTTAAATGGGTTGAAAGTTTAGTAGGCACAGTGTTTGAAGATATTGGTCGTGTTATATTCTTCCACTGTGAGGCAGATGGTATTCCTTTTGAACATCGCGACTTAGATGCTAAGAATGGCATCGACGTTGTTAAGCCTCATCGTAATGAATTTATACATATTCGTCCTAATACAAAAAAAGCAATGTATCTTTGGGATCCAGAGTCAAAGAATAAGACGTATCTAAACACTCGTGCCGCATGGTGGAACGATACTGACTGGCATGGCGGTGAACGTATTATAGAACAGAGTTACAGTCTACGCATTGACGGCAAGTTTACTGAGAACTTTCGTAAGAAATTAGGAATAGATCACCTTGAATCATACTGATTGGTTTCATTATTACGGTATAGACAAAGACGGATATAGAACTAAACCCGGAGCTATTTACGAGCCTTTGGTAAACAGAGAACGATCGGAGCTCTGTATGAATTTTAACAATAATAATTATAGAGATTATCCTGTAGACGATGATCTAATAATAGATTGTTTTAATAGAGAAGTTCGTTACTTAACTCAGTTTCAAAAATATAGTTGGTGTGCTAGATTACGTGATATAGATTTTAAAGGCCGTAAAATATACATCGAATGGAATAACGTGTGCTGCGAAACATATATCAATTCTAAAGGTTCTCTAGATTCTATCTGTACTAATTGGTCAACACAATTAGAAACTATTTGTCGTGATATCAAATCCGAAAGCGTCTATAAGGTAACGATGTATCCTTGTTATCATTTCGTAGACACACAAGGCAGATTAAAAGCATTTGCGTTTTATACAGCCAGCGATTACTGCGAACAACCTATAGAAATAGATATGTACAGGCCAGTATTAAATCAAGAAAGATCTGAACTAATAGACAGTATCGTTAGAGACAACAAAGTAGACATGGCGTTGGTCAATCAACATAGTTTTTTAAACTATATAAAATGGCCAGGAGATCCGTTACCGAGGATTTACAAAAAACTTTACAGTATTGTCGAAAGCAGCAATATTTGATTTACCTACAGAACAGGCAGCAGAACAAGGGATTAATCTACCTTCAGTAAATTTTTTGTTCCAACTTTTTTGTATAGTTGAAAAAAATCTTCCGTTGATTATAGTATCCCAATCATTGATATCTAATTTAATATTATCCCCACCCCACTTTTTCCACAATGACTCGTAACCGTCTTTGTTGTTAGCATCCATAGTCAGTCTAGCACCTGCGGTCATACAACAAGGGAAAAGATGTGTTTCTACATCTATATAGGCTTCTCGATCTTTTTGTGCTTGACATTCAATACAGTCATTTTCAGCCATTGTTGCCCATTCAACATCAGTAGATGGCTTCTCATCCATTTTAAACATTTCGAACTGATATTCCTCCATGGGCGGCACTAGAAGTTTTCCGTTACCTCCTACAGATTTTTTATTGAATAAACTATCTGTCATAAATCGGTTGTTAGCCAGTAAAAAAAAGTTTCTAAATCCCATAGTCTGGGAAAACATTCTAGCAGCAGTGATCTGATGTTGATTGTGTTTAAATGGTATAAACTGCCAGTCCGCAACACCTCCCGCACGGATAAAAGATTCAACATTGTTGATGAGGTTATGCCACTTAACTTTGACCCTATAGATATGATTAGTGTCTTCAAGTCCGTCAATACCAAATATAACTGAATGATTTTTTCCCAAGGTATGAGCAAGTTCACTCCACCAGTCGGGATCACGCATTCCACCGTTGGTAGAAATTTGTATTTCGATATTAGGATTTTTTTTGTATATAACTTTAATAATATCGAGTAGATTCGGTGCCATACACGGATCTCCAACATCACCGCAAAAACTTATTTTTTCTAAGTTATCGTAAACACGTTGGGGAATCCTTGATTCGTAAAACTCAGTAGGAATGAATGTTTGTTTAAAAAAACTGTAGTCGCCACTCCTCCATTCTCTAAGACACTGAGGACAGGCAGCATTACAAAGACTACTAGTCTCTATCTGAAGCATTTTTACTGTATCGTAAAACATTAAATTTTAATAGAATCCATCCACTCTTGCGGAGTCATACCTTTGAAAATATTGTCTTTGAGATAATGATAATATTGTGGAAATTTTTTAGAAGCTAAATTTAAATGATTTCTTAGATAATCAAAATGTAGTTCGGCCATTCGGAGTTCGTCATCGCTGATTTTTTTAGATGGCCATTTACTCAGATCAATGTTCCAAGTGGCGGCCAATTCTATCCACATGTAGTCTGGAAAGAAACACAGACTCTGGGAAGCACCGTCGATAGTATTTTTATAATCGTTATATTTGTCTAACAATAATTCTTCATGTTTTAGTCTGCGACCAATACTACGCATTTCTTCCCAGTATTCATTATCAGTCCTCGGACTCAGCGTGTAATGTACTAAAATAAAATTAGCCACATCATCAAACGTATGACCTATTTTAGTATTATATCTTGTCCAATCTATATTTCTCGCATCGAAATTATGATCTTCTAGTACGTGTGTTAGCTCCCATGCTGAATTAGATATTACTCCTAGCATGTTAGCTTCCATAGGCTCAACAAATCCTATGGTCATGCCTATAGCACAGACATTACCGAACCCGGGATTCATCATACGTTTTTTATCCCATTTGATTCGCCTAGGTTCAAATTTGGGTTTGGTTAAAATTTTACTACGATATTCTGCTAAAACTTCGTCGTCGCTGATAAAATCATTGCTGAAAATATATCCAGTACCTCGTCTATGGAATAAGCTGATATCAAAACACCAACCCTTGTTCATAGCGATAGACTTTGTATAATTTACCATTTCTTTTTCTGGATCGATGTAATCTAACTGACAGACGTAGGCACTGTCTGCTACATTGTTTTCGTACCACTTCCATTGAACATTATCAAATTCTTTAATTAATACTCTATGGAAGCCTGAGCAATCTACGTATAGATCCGCGGTTAATTCCGTAGCATCGTCAAATACTATTTTTTCAATATTCTGACCAGTTTTAACTATCTGTTTTATATGAGCTATCTTATGAACGACACCGCCGGGGCCAGCTACAAACTCTTTTAGATAATCTGCGAATCTTTCCGTGTTAATATGATATGCCCAAGCGAGATCGTTTTCGGGTAGATATGATACACCGTCCACGAACGGTGCTTTTAAGTCCTCAGTAAATGCTGTCCATGCGGTAAAATTCTTACTGAAATTTCTATCAGTTTTTCCTTGTTTAAAAAGTTCTAACCAATAATCAGTTAATCTTGTTTCGTCAACCCGGACGTCTCGATGATCGTCCCACGACACTCCTTTGTAAGGAGAAGAATATAAATGACTTTTGCTCTTATTGAAAGCGAATGTAAACAGCTCGTTTTCACCTTTTCCATGTAACCAATTTATAAAATTATTTCCGTACTTATAGACGCTGCCAGTATGGAACATGAAGTGTTTTTCGTCGATGCCGAGCACTCGGATAAATTCTGTTAAGTGTACAGTAACAGACTCACCTACTCCGATTCTTGGAACTGCTGGACTTTCAACCAGCGTAATTTTGCTGTTAGGAACAAATTTATTCAACCAACTCGCAGTCATCCATCCCGAGCTTCCTCCGCCAACAACGATAATTTTCATTATAACCCCTTATAAATATCACTCATGAGCTATATTAATTATCTTGATTTACCACCATTGCCTTTAGATATAGAAAGTGATATTTTGGAAACTGTTTCGAAATACGAACACGTTTCTAGAAATGATGAATTATTAATTTCAACTAATTCTAATCTTAAAAAAATAATAGAATATTCTGACTATGATCCAAACACTAATATCGGTTATCACTATTCTAGCGGTAAAAAAATATTTCCCGATATAGCCGATTATGATTTTCTAGAACCCAGTGACGCTGTAAAAAACTGGGTCGTAAACAATATCAATTTAGATTGTTTGGCATTTATCCAGGTAATGTCAAGTGGCACTGTAGTTCCTCCGCATATAGACGAAGCTAGATCTAAAGCAATAAATTATCTAATTGAAACAGGCGGTGAAGCCAGCACTACTTTTTATCAACCAAAAAACGAATATAAAAAGTTATCTATTACTCCGCAGGTTGTGATTCCTTATACACGTTTAGATGTTATCGAATCAACAGTAATTGAAAAAAAACTATGGCACGAACTAGATGTTAAAGTTATACATGGAGTAGAAAATATTTCTTCTAGAAGATTGGCCCTAACATTATGTCCACTAACAAATTAATTTTTCCATATGTTACCAATGAGGATGTTTCTGTAAGAGAAATTTCGGATTATACCGATTACGGATTTATAGAAAACGGCAAAAGACTACTTGATTTAAGTTTAGGTAATTGTGGTTGCTTTCCTTTAGGGTTTAAAAGATCAGATATTATCGATCGTGTACAAGAACAAATGAAAACATTACCATTTTGTTCAGGTGAATTCTATACTACTAATTCCGCAGTACTTGAACTAAGTCAGCGTCTATATGACCTTAGTGGAGGGTACAGAAGTGTGTTTGCTCTAAGCGGCAGTGATGCGGTCGAAGGTGCTTTAAGATTAGCACAACTGTATAACGGTCGCAATAAGTTTTTAGGATTTAAAAAAAGTTATCATGGCAGTACATACCTAAGTTCAAGTGTCAGTGACGCAACATACATGACTGACTTCTTTGGCAAGGATCCACGATGTGTAGTCAGTGATTATAACTTAGATATGATTACAGACGACTTGTGTGCTGTGGTCATAGAAACCAGTAGTTGGCAAAACGGCTTATATGATCCTGGTCAAGAATTCTGGAACAGCCTGCGTAAGATCTGTACCGATAAGAACATAGTTCTTATTGTCGATGACATCGCTATGTGCGGTGGGAAGACTGGTACTTTCTTTGGCTGGTCCGGAATAGTCGAACCGGATATATTCACTGTAGGAAAGGCACTATCTTCTGGATACTTTCCTCTCAGTGCTACCTTAATTAATGAGAAAATATTTTCTAAAATTAAAGGACAAGTGTTTACCCACGGATTTAGTTATAGTTTTAGTCTAAGTGGAATTTATTCTACCTTGGCTTATCTTGATATAATAGAAAAAGAAAAATTGTTTGATAACTACCGTGAAATTATGCGAAGAGCATATAGCTTGTTTGACAAATTTGTCGACTGTAAATTAATAAAAGATTTCAATAATCATGGATTAGTTTTTAATCTACGATTATTGACCGACAAGCCATTAGAAGAAGTGTTTGAAAAATTTCTTTACGAATACGGTATCAGTGCTGGAATGTGGAATGAAGGGGGATCTGGTCTATTAGTGGTAATTCCATTAAATGCTCCTGGTTCCTATTTTACAGAGCTAGAATTTAAATTAACACAAGCACTAACTGATTATAGATCTCTTTGAACCTTCACGCACTACATCTAAAGTAAGGCAGTGAATACCAGCTTCCCAGAATAGGCCGTGACGTTGAGGAACCACATGGCAGTTAATTCCATATTTTTCCATCACATTAAAAATCCTCGGTTGATGATTACTGAACAGTACATTATGACTATCTATGACTAGAACATTGCTGTCAAAAAATACTTCCTGTGCGTAACCTTTCCATTGCGTCAACCATTTGTCTATCCAGGCATCGCTAAATTTGCCGTCAGTGTTTGAATAGTCTGCGATAAATTTAACATCGTCGAACGGCTCGAAATAATCTTGTAATTCTACTATCTGTTTATTACGTAAAGGTTCAGGGACCCAATCTGCGTTTACACAAAATACTAGTTCGTCGTTGGTCATAAACCATCCGTGATCAATATGACCAAACCCCTGTTGATGTGTGTTACCTACGTCTATAATAGTATCTGCCGGTAAATTACGTTTCATCCACTCTAATCCTAGACCATTGCCTGGCCCCTTGGTATTTGTAATCAACTTGTCACCGCATTTAAACATAGTAGCAGTATGCCAAAGTATTTGATCTTTCAACTGCTCGTGATATACTTGTTCACCGTTGGCCCACCATTTGTCCACTAGAGTTTCTAATCTAGGAGGTGGCATACTGAGCCAATTATATCCTCGATCAAATAATTCTTTAAAAATATGATTATAATTTACGCTGTCTAAGTACCTATCAGGCATGCTGGTATACGTTTGGTAAACAGTTTCTCCGTATACCAAATATTGATCTCGTGGAACAATAGGTGCTGTTGGATTATCAATTTTAAAGTATCCTAAGTCTAAATGGTCATCTATCCTAGATACTGTTGGTCGATGAACACGCACACCTAGCTTAGTCAGATAGTCGGCTAGATTATCGAGGTCTTCTTTAGTTTCGCCAAATATCTGAGCTAATTTGTTACTGTAAGCACCTTTAGGGCAGGTACCTACAATAACCTCTTTTAACGGATCCCAATTAGTCCATGTCATGCTGATAAAATCTCTTCTAAATATTTTTGATCCCAAAAACTATAATAATTAGTTTCTGATAATTTTTTTCTAGCACCTTCTAAATTATCTCTCCACTGGCACAATAAAAGATTATGTTTACCATTGTTTGTCTGTACACCGTTTATCTCTGTATACCTATCCTTGTGATCAGGAAGAAACACTAAAGACGCATATATTTTACTATACTCTTTGGCCAGTTGTACTAGTTCATCTTGAGTCCATTCGGGAGGAAGTACATATATCAATAATTCAAAATCCCATGGCGGTGGATCGATATTTGTTCCATCAGTTTCGACTATTCCATATTCGGCATTTTTAGCATAAGGGCAAACTGAAAATCCACCTAACAGTATCTGTCTAGTGGTCAAACGATCTATCCAATCGATTATGTCTTTTTTAATATCCATTTAACACCGTAATACTAGATATAAAGTTTCTACCATTTATACTTTGTAAAACAAGATCAACAGTTTTTACAAGATCATCAACAGTGATAACGCTGTTAGTTTCTATGATTTTATTGTAAAGTTCTATTCCATTCTGTTCTTCAGTATCATAGGGATTATAAAAATTTGTCTGTACGATCCCTGGCATGATTATTATACTTTTACATTTGCTACCGCTGTGATTAATATCCCAACTTATTTTATTAAGGGCATATTTTTCTTTACCATATTCTGTTAACCAAGGAAACTCTTCTGGTATGTTAGCCAAAGGTTCGGCAGCTATCGAACTAATATTAACTATAAAATGATTATCACTCCAATGCTGCTGCTGCCATAATCTAGCAAGTTCTACCTGTTGATAATAACAGTAGGCATTGTTAAAAAATAAATCGCAGTCTCTGGTAAGTTCGACGATTCTGTCAATATTTTCTCTGTTAGAAATATCAAATCCGTTATCTAAACTAAACCCCTTTACAGAACATCCCTTAGATAAGAAGTGATCAAACAGTCCTTTTCCGATTCCGCTAGTATGACCAGTGATCGATATTTTTTTAAATGTCATAGCCATTCACCGTTAGCATGCCATGTAGGAGTTTTTAAAGATTTAATATCAATCTTCCCTACAGTCTGTTCTGTAAATCCTTCACAAGATCTACCCATTAATATATGAGCTTCGGGAACGTATTCCTTAAGTTTCTTTAATAATAAATTTTCGTTGTATAATCTATGTTTTAATGGGACAAAGGCTGCGACTGGATCATAATTGAAAATATGGCTGAGATGTATTACTGTATTAGACACATTATCTACCCACGACGATACTTCTAATCCCGTGTTCAGCACCAAATCTTCATGCCTAAAATCAAATTTTACTTTTGTTTTGATGTCATTCCATACTTGAGGATCTATTTTAACATCCTGGACTTTGACAGAAGGTGCTATCCAATCTCTAGCTTCTTTTCCTACTAGCGAAGCTCTTCCCCCCACGACCGCAGTAATGAATTGTTCATAGTTTAAACCATTCCATCTCTTTACTATAGTCATCATAGTTTCAACTGCGAACAGATTATAATCTACAAATCGAACTGTGGTGTTTTCATCATATCCATATTTGACTAGGTAATCCATCCATTGTAAACCGCTGGCCTGAATAATCAATTGTCGTATAGGACCATTTAAAGTTAGATCATACATTTCCTCAGTGTTATGAGGATAGAATAATGTTTGACTGGCTACACTTTGTTTTCCGTACAGGTAGGAACTAGCTGGAATAAAACTAGCTTCGTAATTAGGATAATAAAATTTCTTGTTGTTTCTGAACTCTTCTGGAAAAACGACCAGAGATAAATTATTTTTTAACGCTACTGAAATAATATTCCAACCGTGCCATTTATGTTTATAAGTTTTTTCGGTACTACCTTGTTTTATCCACAACGGTGTATAATCGTCGTGTATGTTTTCTTGGCTACGTAAGGGCCGGATCTGTGAATGAGTGTCGTAGTAAGAAAAATCTCCAATCTTAGGAAATCCTAAATTTTTTAATTTTCTTAGATCAATTATGTAACATTGATCGTGAAGTTCATAGTATCCGTCATCTCTATCGGCGATATGACCCATAATAAAAAAATCTTTATCACTATAAACTAATTTTTCTGTTTCGTGAAAAAATTCGTCACCGTTTATAAATTCTGTACCGGTACTTAATACCACAGCATGACTGTATTTTTCTGAAGCTTTCTGTAAAAGACTGTCTTCGTCTAAGCCTTGTATAACGTTGAAACCGTGATTCTGTATATTAACTAGCACGTAATCACTGAGATTCTTCACTAACTCTCGTGACCAATTGCTAGAACATTTTACAGTTCTATCAAGAAAAATAAAAACTATATCCGGAGAACCAGATGGTGTATTAAATTCAAGCATATTGTTTATTATAACATCTTACTAGCATATCGCAAAATTCTTCGATTCGATCGCCTACTATTATATTAGCGATCATATGAACTCTGTCTTTACTACTTCTATTAAACACCGCATGATTTTTGCTAATGTTTAGCATCATGATTTTTCCCTCTTGCCATGGAACTACTCCATGACCTTCGATTTCCATTTCGCAAGATCTAGGATGAATCACAGCAACGTTTATGGGTAATATTGATTGTAAAGGATCGATGTTATCAGGTATTGATCCATCGTTGTGCCAATCAATCATCCCGCCAGGACCGACTTTCATAAATCTTATTCTTGTATATCTCTGGGCAGGAAATGTATGTTTCCAAAAATCAGTTATCACAGGACATCTATATGCCAATTCAGTATATTGATATGGTGCTTGATATTCGTTGTAACCATATGTATCGGCGGTATAAGTTTTATCTATCGATAGACCGTGTAGACAGCAGCTACTCCAGTTTTTACTATTTGACTCCCTATATTCCTGATAATGTGCTTCAGCTTCAAGTACCTGCTGTTTCCACACATCAATGTCAAAAGGTATATCTAGTTCTAACCAAGGTATTCCAGATCTTAAAATTTCTCGGGCACGAGTTATACTATCCATTGTTTAAAAATTTCCTTGGCTTGATCCATAGTAAGGCCATCCTCAGGGTTGGACTTTAAACTAATATCGCAACTAAGACACCATCTTGGTTCGTCACCGTAATTGGTTACTTTATGCGGTAACCCTGTTTGAACTAGACTAGGCCATTTTACTTCCTGACTGTGTAGATGAACTACATGATCTTCTGTATATCTAGTATAAGGAGTTCCTGCTTGAGTGATTTCTTGATCAGTTATTACAGCATCAGGTGCTAAAGTGTACCAGTGCATCATACTATCTTTACCTTGTATTATCCAATTCATGACAGCACGATCGCAGATGCCTGCTCCATCTATGTGGAACCCGCACTCTCGTCTAGCAGGAGTATAAAATACTAAAGGAGGATAAGTCATAACCAGACCATGTTGATCCAACCACTGTACAAAATCCGGATTGACATTTTCAGGATCAGCAAAAAATATTTCAGGGGCATGTCCTGTTTGATTTAACACAGTCGAATCTTTTAACGGGTGTGCTACTGGCAACTTTAAATCTACGCAATAATTATTTTTCATTTTTTATACCTAAATAATGGAACATAAACTTATCTCTAAGACCGCAGTTAACTCCAGCATGCCAATCTAAGTAATCGTCCCACAGAACAACTTTACCTCGAGGCTGTAAATGATGTACTTGATCTTTGATTATGAACAGAGCCCCTAGACTCGGTTCGCTGATGAATACACTAAATCTAACTAACGAACCTTTAGACAGATATTCTTCAATATTGTCATCTATGTCTTGATGGAATGGTGCCATCTTTCCCGGACGCATTCTACTAATCCAATTTCTAGCACACTGACTATCAGACCACTTACTAAATTTTTCTGCTACTGTGTCGCTATAATGTTTACCAGGATAATAATTTATCCATTCTACACTATCGCATTTATCGTAGCCTGCTGTTTTCCATTGTGTGATCAGTGAATTAAATCTGCCGTCGGTGTTTTCATAAAAATCAGCAGATGGGGTTTTATACTCTCCCTGATCTAAAGGTAGAGATTGTATAAGGGAGTTCCAATCAAAATCGTATAACATAGTCTTTAAATTTTTCTACACTTTTTTGAATAAGATTACGGTGCTTTTCTTCATCAAGTATACCAGCACATATTAAAATAATTCGATCATCTAATACTATGTCAGCACCGTGATATACTTTGTTGTTACTAAAAGCATAAACTGGGTAGTCTTTTAAAATTTTAGGATATATTTTTTCGCTGTGTTTTTCTTTACAGATAAAAAAAGAATCTTGTTCATAATGAGGTGTTAAAAGAACATTATATCGTTCGGGACCTTCTATGTTAAGATTAATAAATTCATCTTGATGCGGTGGCAAATTTTCTTTATGAAGATTTAATACTGCCCCTATTAATTCTTTGTAAGGTAATTTATTAATAATATCTATAATTTCAGGAAATAATTCAACAACTCCTGGAGCGTAATACAACTGGGTACCCGTATGGTCAGCGAATACTTGATTAGCATCACGCCAATCTTTGACAGAATTTCTGCTAATTAAGGCACATAACAGAGATGTATACCCGTAAGTATCCTGTAAATTTGTCATGTAATTATTATTAAAGTACTCCTTAACAGTATCAATATTAGGCATATTAACAGATATATCAATCGGTGTGTAAGCAATCATAAAATCTTCGCTCCGAACGAGTCACCTAATCTCGTCACCAGGTCATCTAATTTGATTTTTTCTATAGATAAAATTACTTTATCAGTAGTGTAACTAAAATCAGAAATATAGCCTTGCTTGTTGGCCATATTCAACCATGGACTTATCCAATGATCAAACTGATACCTATAATCAAACATTTCTCGTTTACTTGTTATTTCTATAGTAGCAGGATCTACTAATATGTTTTTGTTCAATAATTTTCTAACCACTAACTGTCGGCGAGGTATTTGACCAAAATTAGCAGCGGTATGTAAATTACCAGCATTCATCGAATACCATTGACCATCTTGTACTGTCTCAAACATCTTGTTATTATCTAGATCAATAAGATATGATTGATTTCCGTCAAGGTTAAGATGCCAGCGATCATCAATATCACTATGGCTGTAATAATTGGTTCCTGGGTCTAGTGTTATTATTCGTGCTTCGCCTATGGGTTCTTTTATCGTTTCTAATATTGCTTGCCAGGCTGTGTTTTTAAATTGTTCTTTCAGCTCCCATCGATCATAGAAAAAACTACCAACGGGTTGATTCAGTGTTTGTTTAGTATCAATAGAATCTATCGATGTCAAAGCATCGTGGATTAATTTAATATCGACTGAATATTCTGTAGATTCTATCATAATAAATGTACTAGTTCCGGAAATGTTAATTTAAAATCTGTACCTCGTTGTCTATCCATTACAGTAATGTATTCACGAAAATCAGGGAGTAGATTTGTATGGTCCTCGGCATCCATCCAATCAAGGATACCTTCCCAGCGTTTCCAACCATAAGGATTAGTTTCCCAGAATTCTTCGTCGTGTGTATAATTGTCCCATAGCCAAGTTTGTAGTTCAGAAAATAATTGCCTAATTTCTTTCTTATCTTCATCGGGCAATACTCTAAGGCTTAGCCATGTAGGAATCCAAAGTAAGTGAACTCCCATTAGGCCTCCTCCCATAGTTTGACCTGCAGCATTTTTATCAAAGTTAATTTTTTTAAAATTACTACGCACCTTCCATTTAATAAAATCAGGAACATGTTTTATGTTCAAAATCTGTACGGCAAATGCTATATTTGTTTGTATGTTGTCCGGAGCAGAATCTAATAATTTAAGATTCTTCTCTATGGTATCCCAGTCTAACGGATATCTTATATAATGGCCTCGCTGCTCCATACCGTCGAGACTAAACCCAACTTTGACTTTCTTAAATTTTTGCCATACAGAAATAATTTCTTCATTGACAAGTAGTCCATTAGTATTATATCTTAAACTAATCTGATCAGCATACCCTCTAACAATAATTTCTTCTAATAATCTTCGATGCTCTTTTATCAACAAAGGTTCGCCACCGGCGAAATATAGCTGTCGGATATTAGGTATTTGGTCAAACACCTGTTCCCAGAACTGAGGATTTTCATGCCAGTAATTATTAAACTGACCAGGGGTCCAGTCCATTTGTTTTTTAATTAACGGACTCTGGAATATAGGATATACTTTCTTGTGCTCTGTTACCCATTGACTACTATCATGAGGGCTACACATGATACATTTCAAATTACAGGTGTGACCTAATCTAAGATCTAGGTATCGCAATTTATAAGGAACAGACCCGTCTTCTTCTGTCTCTTTAATTAATTCTTCTATATCTAATTTTTCATTAAGATACCAAGTACCAGTTTCCCATATACGTTTACTAGCGATACCTTGTTGTTCTTCTTCGTAACATTTTAAACAACTAGCAGGAACTTCCCCTGCCAACATTGTTTTGCGTACACTTTTCATGTAATCGTTATTAAACGCATCAACAGGTAAGTCCTTACCAAAGTTAGCAGGTTCACCATTTTCTTTTTTGACTAATCCAACTGTGTAGTCTCCACTCTCTGCTCCTGATGCGTTAGCTACGCAACAGATCCTCATATCACCGTTAGGTCTAGTGGCTAGATGTATCCAAGGTAATACACAGAAACTATCGGACCCAGTAACATCTTTGATCTGCTTCTGCCATTTACCAAGCTGTGTGTCTTGAGATTGTAGCCAAAATACCTTATTTTTTTCTATCATGAAATATTTATATGCTACTATTTTAGGGTTAAATATTTCATGATCCGAATAGCACCAGAGTATTCTAGCCAATATTTAGAAATAGAGAGACCTTCTCCGTTAACTGACAATCGTATAGAATCATTGATAGGCGATGTATTAAATGGAAATATTGACAAAGATATTTCCGACATCGTATATGATCGATTTAAATCAGAAACAGAACAATGGATTTTATCTTCTAAATTAAATTCTATCAGAGGTCTCGAATCTTTTGAACGTAAAGATATTATCATAGGCTGTACTCAGTTTATTGATTCAACTTATATGAACGGGCCAGTACAGACTATTCTAGGTGATTATAGATATCATCAACGACTTGGATTATCTTACGTTAGAGAACCGGGTAATCTTATGCCAGGTATTCCGTTATTGATAGCTATGCCTTTCCCTAGCATCGGCACACCTCACGAAAAAATGGAGGAGATTTTAAATGAAAGTTTGGAAAAAAATATCCCAGTACATATCGACGGAGCGTGGGTCACGTGTTGCCGCTCTGTTGATTTCAATCTTAATCACCCTAGCGTGGTATCTGTGGCAATTAGCCTCTCTAAAGGATTAGGTCTAGGCTGGAACAGGATCGGACTTAGATGGATTAAAAAATTTAAACAAGATTCGATCACTATTATGAACGACTTCAATATGAACAATAGAGCGTTGGTAATGATCGGTCTACATTTTATACGTACTTTGCCAAATGATTACCTATGGAATACACACGGGGATAGATACTATAAAGTTTGTAGAGATTTCAACCTGACACCCACTAACAGTATCCATCTCGCTCTAAGAGCAGGAGAACCAGTAGGTGTGAGCCCATTAATTAGATATTTAGAAAACAATGATTGAACAAGACGGACTTATCATACCCTTTGATCCTGCGTGGAATAGGATAGCCATAAGTGTCAGTGGTGGTGCTGACAGTGCTTTATTAGCCTATCTTCTCTGCGATTATATAAGAAAAAATGATCTATATCCTTTTAACGTACACATTATAAATCATGTGCGTTGTTGGAAAACCAAACCTTGGCAACAACATGATGCTCAGAACGTTTATAGATATCTGTTTCAAGAATTTACGCATATTAATTTTAAAAAGCATACAAATTTTATAGCACCTGAACTAGAGTGGGGAGACCAAGGTCCGACACTGACAGACGAATACGGAAAATCTGTCAGCGGCGATAATATCGAACAACGAGCATTCGCAGAATATATCTGCCATAGAGAAGATATCGATGCCTACTATAATGCTGTTACTAGAAATCCGAGAGATGTGGATTTTAAAGGTATGCCAACTAGAGATATAGATGAAACCGATGATAATCAGCATCTACGTCTAATGACACATATGGGTCGCACTGCTGTACATCCTTTTAGATTCATAGAAAAATCTTGGATAGTAAAACAATATAAAGATTTAGATTTAAAAAAATTATTTGATATAACTCGTAGTTGCGAGGGAACATTTGAAAATATAGATTATACCAACTATCAACCAGGACAAAAAGTTCCAGTATGTGGTGAATGTTTTTGGTGTAAAGAAAGAGAGTGGGCACTTGGAAAAAACTAATCCTTCGACATTTTGTATGCATCCGTTCACTGGCCTAGCTACCAGAGAAGATGGTGCGGTTTGTGTTTGTTGTCGTAGCCATCCTATTGGTTGGATACAGGAAAACAGCCTAGAAGAAATCTGGAATAACGATAATATGAAACGTATACGTAAACAGGTACTAGGCGGAGTTCGCCCTCCCGAGTGCGAACCTTGTTTTAGTTTAGAAGATCAAGGTGTAGAAAGTCTACGTCAGAGACACATCAATGGTAAAATACCCGAGGCACGTATTAGATTATATCCTAACGCAAATCATAAGATTAATAAAGAGTTTGAAATGCCATTTGAAATACCTACAATGGAACTTAAACTTAATAATCTTTGTAATCTAAAATGCCGCATGTGTCATCCTATGGACAGTACGTCGTGGAATGATTGGGAACAAGTAGAAGAGTTCTATGAAAAAGAAAATAACATTATGTTTCATATCGTAAAGAAACATAATCTTAAAGAAAAACCTTTTTTAGATAAATTTCAAGACAACGAGCAATGGTGGTCTAGTTTAGAAAAAAATTTACCTTACTTCAGACGTGTTGAGTTTGCCGGCGGGGAGCCATTAATGGATCCACAACATTATAAGATTTTAGACATGCTCGCTCCATACGGTGATCAAATAGAAATTAAGTACGCTACAAATTTAACTATGTTAGGCAAAAGCAATCGTACTATTTGGGAATATTGGCCTAAATTTAAATCAGTGGCTGTCAATGTCAGTATTGACGGGATTGGCCAGAGCTACGAATATATTAGAGGTAATGCCTCCTGGGCTGAGCTGATCCACAACATCAAACAGATACAGACTATATCTAACATTAGTCGTATAGTAGGTGCTGTAACAGTACAAGTCAGTAATGTATTAGTGTTAGATAAGATATGTGAATATTTCCTAGATGATTTAGGTATAGTATTTCACACCCATAGAGTAGAATACCCTAAGTTACTGTCAGCTCAAGTCTTACCTCACGAATTAAAAAATTTAGCAGTAAAAAGATTACAAGATCTAAGTTTGCGTGTTAAAGATTTTAAATTGGTTAAAGAACATCCCCAGCTGCTGGAATATACATTAGGGCAGATACAGGATAATATTAACTATATCCAAGCACGTGATCAAAATGACAAGTGGAATGATTGTGTAGAATTTAATCGTAGACTAGATAAGTCTAGAGATACATGGAAATTTGAAGAAGTCACTCCTGAATTTAAACCTTATGTATAACGTAACTTCATCATGGCCACATCAAGATCAGATCAAAGTCGAATGGAACATCGGCAAGAGATGTAATTACGACTGTAGCTATTGTCCGGCAAGCATACATGATCATTACAGTCCGCACACTGACATTAATATTTTAGAAAAAACTGTTGATCGTCTCTGCGAATTAGGTAAACCATTACGTATCAGTCTAACTGGCGGTGAACCTTGCGTACATCCCGATATAGAAGATCTATTTGAGTATATGAAACGTAAGGATATTTTCTGGATAAACGTAACAACTAATGGCACTAGAACTGCTAGATGGTACATAGATAATTCAATATTTTTCAATCATATGGTAGTAAGTTTACATTTTGAATATGACTGGAAGAGAGTATTAGGCACTATTCATGAACTAAAATTTGCCGCCGCTAACATGGACTTTTTTGTTAATGTCATGGCACATCACAATCATATGGACGATGTTAAGGCCGCTGTTGAGTTTTTAGACAAAGCCGAAATTAAGTATGCTATTCGAAGAATAAGATGGACCGAAGGCGATCATAATGTGTTCGACGATATGAGGTACGATGGCAAAGACCTTGAATGGATTCTCTCTAAAGATGCTACAGTAAAACCGAATACAGTAATCACCGAAGATGATGGATCTAAAATCTATCTTCATGCTAATGACATTATTAAAAAGAAGATGAATAGCTTCAAAAGTTGGAAATGTAACGCAGGAATCGAAAGTCTAATGATTAACTGGGACGGTGAGGTACATCGTGCTACCTGCCGAGTTGGAGGGAGTTTGGGTAATATCTATACAGGAACCTTCACTGAACAATTACAAGCTGTAACCTGTACTAGAGACTGGTGTACCTGTGCTGCTGATATCCCGTTAACTAAGTTTAAATTTTGATATATGAGTTTCTGGTTGGCAGAAACAATTATTGATTCCACAGATCACTGGCTTAAAGTCTGGATTAAATTTCTCAACAAAGTCATGAGAAAGAATATTAAAACTATAATCTAATCCGTAGAGCTTCTGCCAACAAGATCCTATAATAGTACCGTCCCAATGTATGTAGACTCCCTCGAGTCCTAGATTACACTGCCAACCTTTAAAATTATTCCAATTATTATTGATGTAAGTCTGAGGTCTAGAGTTTATTGTCTTTCCATTCTCTAAGGTAGCCTTGCTTTCCCAGATTTTTATATTGTTTAAAAACACTTTCCAATTTTTTATGAACCAACTCAGTGTAGGAATTCTTTTAAGTCCCCACTTCATGTATTTCTTTTGGTCGGGATCATAGCGTCTTTCTGTGCCAGTAACAACTTTGATCTTGTTTAACATCATATGATCGGGTTCAATAACTTCGGCAGTCTGTATAAACCACTTGTGTTTGCTGTAATCTTTCATGTACTCTATATCTTGTACAGCCTTATCCCAATGATCTGGATCCATCAATACCATGACAGTGGTCTTCTTACCTAGTTCAAACATGGTATCTGCTACTTCGATATGATGTTCTAGGTTGGCTTGTGCTACATGATAACTTAATGTGACGTTATCGATAAGGTGACCATATTGTTTCCACCATCTTAGAGTACGCGAGCCGTTAGAAATCAGTGTTATGTAGACATCATTTTCTTGTTTTATACGATCAATAAACACAGCGAGGTCCCGCCATAGTGTAGGTTCACCCCCAGCTATCTTAAGATGTACTTTAGTCTTTCCCAATTTTTCTTTATATTGTTTTAAAAAATGATTAAAATTCTTAATAATCAAATCTAAATCTTTAGGCGATGTATGATCTCCTTCATTAGATCCAGGAAAGCAATATCGACAAGAAAAATTACAGACGTTATTTGGATTCCATCTGACCTCTAAGTAATTACTATCTTGTGTGGAAACTATTTTAATTGGTTTCATTTACTATCTGGTCTCTAGGCCGAGAAAACGTTACTTGATCTGAAACTCCGCAAGTTCTAGCACACATTATTAACTTGTCATTGTGCCATCTGTCGAACCAAAGAGTCTGGTATTCGTCAGAATCGATTATTTCTCTAATAGATTTTTTCAAAACATTAACTGTTCCTAACTTTTCTATTATCTCTTTATCTTGTTGTTTCATTTCTTTTTTAATTTTTCCTGTTATGTCATCAGCTTCGTAAGCATATGGAACACTGGCTAACCAACAACAGGGATACAAATTCTTATGTGCGTCAATATATACTTCTTTTTCTTGTAATACTTTACAATCTATACGAGAACTTTCTGTTATTTCTTTGTATGAAAATAAAACTTTTTTATCAATAAACGTCAAGGGCATGTCTGAGGGTGGTCTTATCTGATAGGCAGGATAACCATTTTTGTCTTGTACATCGAGATATGGATTAATCATAAATCTTGATGTGTTCTTTACAGTAAACTTAGCAAACCCTAAATCAGCGGCAATCTGTCTTGCCTGTTCGACCTGATCCTGATTGTGTTGAAATCGTATAAACACCCATTCAGCTGTACCTCCCGATTGAATAAAAGCTGTAGCATTGTCTAAGATTTTATTATAATCGGTTCCTATACGATAAATTTGTTGAGTTTTATCATCTATGCCATCTATTCCGAATATCACCGTATGGTCTTCTGGCAATTTAGGCACTAGGTTACGCCACCATAATGTATTTCGTATGCTGCCGTTTGTGTGTATTCGTAGTCTTACATTCGGATTTATATTTTTTGTATATTCGCAGAAGGCCGGTAGTTCATTATTGATTACAGGATCACCATAATTTCCACAGAAATAAATGTCTTCGATTTGTTTTAAAACTTCTTGCGTCATTATAGATTTGTAATCTGACAATGACCAATCAGAATAAGTTAAATTAGGATTTTCGATACCGCCGCGAATGTTCCTCGCACACATCGGACAGCTGGCCTGGCAACGATTAGTTATTTCAAGATGTATGGATTTTAATTGAGAAAATTTAAACAATTTTAACCTTGGGTATTTTACTATCTGCTGAACTAACACAGCTAGGTGTTGAACAAGTTTTGGGTTCGTTGAATAAATCGAAACCTTCTGTTATAGTTCCTAGCAAAGGATCATGACAGCTATAAGCTCTTTTAACTTCATTACCTCTTATAACTACACTTTGGTAACCGCTGTTACACCGCCACCCATTAAACTTATTAAAATTAAAAGCATTAAATCGTTCTGCTTGATCGAGTAGATATTCGTTGTTTTCTTTATCGTACAGTGCTACCTGATAGACTGGTTGATTATCAGATACCTGCGGAAATCCTTCACGCATGAGTTTTATCATATGATCAGTGTAACCGCCTATCACTGAACTGGCTGTCGGATCGCTCTGCGGTTTTAATGTTACGTTAATTCCTCTCTTATAGAATCTTTCGCAGCGGTCATACAACTCATAGAATTGTTCAGGTACCATTACTTGATTAACCGTAACATGAACTAAATCGTAAGTCAGCTGTAAACATTTATCACCAAATTCTTGTTCTTTGGCAAATTCGGCATGATAACTGGCAGTGATACTTCTACGCTGTAGCATCTCCGTATTCCTACACCATGTATTCCACCATTTACTCCCGGGGCTTAGATTAGTAGTCATGTGAATACTCTGATAAGGTGTCCTTGGGCCGTCATCAAGATGTTTAACTAGATCCAACAGACCTTTATAGGCAGTTGGCTCTCCCCCGCTAAAACTCCAATGGAATTCTGTAAAACCATTTTGTCTCGCCTGTCTTTTGATCTCATCTACGGTGTTTTGATAAACATCTAAACTTTGAAAATCCACCCTATCAGAATGGGCATATGGCCAGCAATAGGAACAAGAATAATTACAGAAGCGTCCTAGTATCCAGCTTACATTAAAAAGCGGACGATCCAACATTGTCCTTTGGCCAAATCTTGTTATTGTTTCGAATGGTATTGATTGAAAATCTGACATAAACTGATAATATTTACTCGGTAAAAACTTGATCTTGATCAAAGTTGAGTATATAATGTTAATGTGGTCGTGAGTGGAACATGGCAGACCTCCGGTCCGTTGCGAAACGCACTTGGGAACAGGACATAGGCATAGCCGCCGTCTTTGTAGGTTCGAATCCTACCGACCACACCAAATTCTATTATAAGTAGAATACTACTAACAAGAGGAAAATATTATGTCAAATACAGTAGATCAACTCAAAGAGCATTTCGAAACTTTTCTAGCAGAGGATACAAAATTTACAAACGGTAATTCGGCTGCCGGTACCCGTGCTCGTAAAGCTCTAGCAGAATTAGCTAAGGTAATCAAAGCTCGTCGTAATGAAATCACAGCAGAAAAGAACGCCCGCAAAGAAGCCAAAGCCAAAGCATAATGAGCGACTACGATCCCAATCAACTCGATCTAGATTTTGATCCGGATTCGAATATAACGATCTCTTCCGACAGTAGTGGAAGTTACACGTTTACTGTCGACCCAACGATTTATACATCCATTTCTTCATCATCAATAACGTCACCTTGTGTGGTAACTTGGGGTACTGGTTCAACTTGTTGGCCTAATTATTCTATAAACAATACCAGCACTACCTTTACCAGTGGCGGAGTTGTAAAGATCGATAGTGACGGGATTAAAATGGAGGAAGGAACCGATATCAAAATCGGTGATCATAGCCTATCAGAAGTTTTAGCTAAACTCGAAGAAAGACTAAACATCCTCCACTATAATAAAGAGCTCGAAGATAAATGGCAAAGTCTTAAAGAGCTCGGTGATCAATATCGACAATTAGAAAAAGAATTGATCGAAAAAGAAAAAATGTGGAAGATCTTAAAGGACTCATAATGATCAAAGTTTGGGATGATTTGATCCCCAAGTATCTTCAAGATTATTACGAGCTTATTACATTAGGAGTCAACGGAGACGATTTCATAAATCCAACCGTTGACTTTAGATGTAAGTATGAATCCACCGCCGAAGAAAAAAATCGAACACATCCTCCGATGTCGTTCGTACATATCTTAAAATCCAGTACCGGAATGTCGCAGCATTTAGATAATTTCGGTATGATTGCCCAAGCAGCATGTTCTGATAGCAATATTATTTTAAAAGATATAATGGTGGCAAGAATCTATATCACCATACCGTATGATACAGATTTAAAACACTATGCTCCCCATGTTGATTTCCCGGGCAAACATACCGTAGTAATTTACTATGTTAATGACGCTGACGGTCCTACAGTGTTCTTTGATAAGAATAATAATATTATTCAATCAGTGGAACCAAAAAAGGGCAGAGTAGTCATGTTCGACGGAGAAATACTACATGGGGGAGGTATCCCTAAACGGGGTCCTCGTTGTATAGTTAACTTTGATTTATGGACTTAATTTTTTAAGGAGTTTACAATGGACACAGTCTTATACAGATCAGCTTCGGCAATTAATGAAGCCATGGCTAGAGTTTACAAAAATATGTTTTTAGCGGTTCTCGTTAGTATGGTAACTGCTTTATTAGTTTCAAGCTCACCTTCGCTGATGACATTTTTCTTTACTGGAATAATGAAGTGGGTGGTTATATTCGCACCACTGGTGGCTATCTTAATCATGGGTTTCGCACAAGAAAAATTTACGAAATCTCAATTAGAATTATTCCTATATGGGTTTTCAGCCTTGATGGGATTGAGTTTCAGTAGCATCTTTATTGTCTTTACCTTAGGTAGTATAGTTTCTGCGTTTATGGGCGGTGCTGTATTGTTTGGAACTATGAGTGTCTATGGTTACTTTACTAAGAAAGATCTAACCAGCATAGGACAATTTTTGTTTATTGGGCTTATTGGTATTGTTATCGCTAGCGTTATTAATGTTTTCATCGGTAGTGATACTGCTAGTATGGTTATATCAGCATTGGCTATCTTGATTTTCACAGGTCTTACAGCCTACGACACACAGCGTATTAGAGAGATGGTATCAGTTGACAGCGGAGAAGGTAGAGAAGAAGTGCTAGGTGCTTTGAGTCTATACCTAAACTTTATTAACATTTTCCTAAGTCTTCTACAACTGTTTGGCAATCGTAATGACTGATGATCTTCCTCAATTCTGTAAGAACTACGAGGTCCGTGTCCTGAACGATCAAAAACGCAGGGCACGGTATCATCCTCCAAAGTTTTTTACAGAACCAGAACGTGCTGATATTATAAGAAATGATATCGTCGAATACGAGCATGAGAAGGTAATTACCTTGGAAATACCCGAAGGTAGATTACGGGCTCTTGTAGAAATGGAAAGACGTTTTTTCAAATGGCACAAGCATAGTTCGGGAGAGATTGACATGTTCCAAACACTCATGGATAAAGAACGTGAAGAATCTTATTATCGACAATCTAATCCAGCAGTTCAAAAAGCCTATGAACAATATTCAATTATGCTTAACCTAGCAGGATATCAAAGAAAAATATGACCTTAGAACAGATAATTTATGCCACGTTAGCGTGGGCTATTCTAACACACATCGTATACAGTCACTCGAAATGGAGCGAAATCATACGAGTTTACAAGATGTGGTTTACCAAGGAATATTGGACAAACTATAATATTGTTGAAGCAGCCAGCTGGTTAACCAAAGCTCTAATCATCGTACCCGGTCTGATTTTCGGAATACAAATTTGGTGGTTCTTTTTCTTTACCTTATTGACTAGTCTAACATTAATCTGGGCTAGTAACAAAAAACTATTACCTACGTTGGTTGGATTCAACACACTTTGGGTTTGGATCAGCTGTATGGTACTTGCTCAGCATTTAGTAAAATAATAAGATATTGACAGGTTTTTCTAAAGATCGTATAATTAAAGTGTTCAACAGAGAAAAACTATCATGAGAGATTATTGGACTTGTTCAAAATTTGCGGATTGGATCCGGGGCACCACTAAGTTAAAGTGCGGTACTGGCAAGGAATGGGCGGAATGGGAAAAGGCTGCTAAAGCCAAATACCCAATCCGTTGGTGGATTGCTGAAGAAGGATTAGATAAAATCCAAGATGTCTGGTGCTGGATACCAGAAAGGATCAATGATGTTCGATATTACGTTAACAACCGTTGGGTTTCTCATACTCATCGTCTTACCGCTCATCCCAGGGATATTAAACCGGGTCAGTGGTGCGACGTGGGGAACCGCTTTTTGCCTTGCCTATTCAATGAGCTGGTTGATTTTGTTGAGATAGAACAAGCCTGGCATCACTGTATTTGGAGCGACGAGTCTAGAACTAAATTTAATGTTCCGTGGTGGCGAAGCGGTTGGCTGCGTTGGCGTACTTGGCGTTGCCCAGAAGCTGGCTTAGAATATCTACGCTGGGCGGCAACACTAACTAACGAAGAATTCCTAGACGATGATAAAAAGCATCTAGCTGAACCAACTTATCAAGCCAAGGCTGCTAAAGAAATTATCGAGCTTTATACTTGGTGGAAAGAAGTTTATCCAAAACGTCCGGACCCACATGATGCTGGCGGATGGAGTGCCTACTGCGATCTACGTAGAGCACAGGGGTATCATCTTCTAGACATGGAAGATAAAACTCCAGAAATGGCAGAAATGTGTCGCACAGCTCTTGACAAGAGCCGAGAAATTGAAGAAGCCTACGATAAAGAAGATGAAGAGATGATGATTCGATTAATCAAAGTTCGTCAATCACTTTGGACATAATATGAAAAATTCTAGATTCAGAACTTGGGTTAGAGAACTTTGGTATGAAAATTGCGAGGAGCATTTTGAGATAAACGAACCTAGATATACGCACGAAGAATATTTTCAAAAGTTTAAATGGTGGCTGAAAAGAGAATACAAACATAAAATAGCAAAGGAAAAGAAAAGAGATGAATACTCAAGACGAGTTATACCATCGGTATATGGCGTTCAACGAGATAATGCTTGAAGAAAATAAACCTCTGGAAATAGCTGCCATTATGGCCGTACAAGCCCTTAGCATCTATAGGACTGTTTTACCTGAACAGGATTATCTTAAAATGGTTGATTCAATTTATGAAAATCGTTTCGAAGTTCAAAAAATACAAGGACCAAATTTACAATGAAATTACAGACACCAGCAGAAGGTATTCTTAAAAAAGGCGAATGGGGTGATGCGAAATCGTATCACATCGTATGCGACTGTGGATCAGATGATCATACACATAATCTTTGGGTAGAAGCCGAGAACATAGGTATCACTGTAACTATCTATGCTACAGTAAAATCTCCTTGGTGGTCTATGAATCGATTTAAACAAATTTGGACTCTATTGACTAAAGGGTATTTAGAGCATCAAACCGTATTGACAATGAATCAGCAGACCGCATATAATTACGCAGAAACTTTGAAAAATGCTATTAAAGATGTTGATCAATTTCGAAAAGAAAAACAAACATCTAAAGAAAGATCTCAAACTGTAAGAGCGGCTCAAGAAGGTGACTGTGTATAATGGCTACTAAAAAACAAAAAGAAGAATTGATTGAAGCTCTAAAAGCTGAAAAAAAGATCTATGAAATCATCCTTAGTGGGTACGGCGGCGAAATAGTACTAGGTAGAATCACCAAGGAACAATACGAATTCTGGCAAGATCGAGATGATTTTGATGAGCATTGTAATGATTGGGATAACGAATTAGATGTACCTGAAGAACATCGAATCGTCCAAGATGGTGCTTGGCACGACAACGATAATCTAGCACACGAAACTGGTTGCGAATTTTCAGAACTTAATTACATCACTGTAGTAGATAAGACTACGAATCAAACAGTATTCGAATCTCCTTTAGGTTACGAAGCATTAGAAAAACATGGAATTGATCCTGACGGTATCAATTCAGAAGAATATTATATACGATACGATAGCGATGCTGAATATGCGTTCTTAGGTCAAAGCGTAGAAAAAGGAACTTTCTATACAGGTGAAGTCGAAGTGTTTGGAAAATTTGATCCTCGTAAACTCAGCTTCAGTCATATCGATGTTGAAGGTTGGGATTTGATCAACGGTGTGAGTTATGAAAGCGAGATCGTCGAAGATACCGGCGGGTATTCTACTACAGGCAAGAGTCTAGAATTTAAAATCTTTCAAGTCGAACGATGACTAAAATATCAAAAAGTCCCGACCGGCATACTTTCCAAAAAGAAGGATATGTTAGACGTCAGGAAGAAGCGGGCGAACCTGTCAACGAAGATTATCTAGATTTTTTTGAAAAGATAATTGATGAACACAAACACAAGTTCGACGACCCCAAAAGCAAAATCAACAATATGGAATACGATCTCCTAACCACTGATTGGATTTTGGAGAAAGTTCGTGCTAACAATGCCTATGCCCAAAACTTATATGCGGCAATGTGTAACAACGGCTTCATCAAATTGGATATTATTCCTGTACTCAAAGGTGAGGAATGGGGGTGCTCTTGGCGATATGCTGGCGGCATCGTTGCCGACATGCGACAAGAAGGCGATTATATTGATTGGTATTGCAGTGGTATTGCGGGCGGTGACGAGCCCGATGTCTATAACGAAGCATGGGATTTGAAGCGTAAAGGATATGTGCCGGAAGGCTGTATAACCGACGAGATCCGGACAGATCTCCAACGTCTTGGTTGGGCTATAGCACCCGATGGAGATTGGATTAAATTTGAATAACCTAATAGGAGAAAAGTAAACTAAAATGACCTGGGAACTTTACGAGGTCTGGTCCGAAGACGATATCGGCCATCAAGAATTGATCGAGACTACCAAAAGCCTTAAAGAGGCTAGGGCTATCGCCCAAAAAACTTTGGATGATTATCCAATCGCTGTCATATATAAAGAAACAGAAGACGGCGACACAGAAGAAATTGAGCGGTTGACACTGACTTAATTTGGTAGTATAATAAACATATTAACTGTTAAAGGAGCATTCGATGGCTGTTACTAAAAGCAAATCCAAACATTTGACTGAAGCCCGTGCCAACAAAGGTCGTGATCTGAGCCCAAAATGGGATGGTCATGAAACTTGGAGCACTGATCAGTTTTATTCGCACTTCCGTCGTAGTATGGATTGGTACCGCATCGAATCTAGCAGTAAGGACCTTAAACCTAAGGTTATCAATTGGATGGCTCAGGCAGGATATACTAAAGATCAGATCAAGGCATTTAAAGAAACCAAAGACTGGCGTTGTAATGGAACAATGGGTGCTATTGCCGCTAACCTTCTTAAAGGTATGCCGATCGTTCGTGCTGACTTTAACAACGGTAAAAATATCGCTTCGTGGTTAGGTGAACGTATCGCTGAAATTATTGAAGCAGGTAAAAACGACTATGAGCCCGAGGAGCCGGAAGAAGAAAAATCTGCTGTTCCTCAGATCACTATCCAGGATCGTCTGCGTGAGGCATCCTATAAGATGACTGAAGAACTAGAAGATGCTGTGGAATCTTTCAGCGAAGATCCTGAGGCGTTTGACCCTAAGGCTTTTAAAGTTCTCAATCTGCTGAGAGGCAAACAGGTCAAAGCCGCCCATGCCCGTATTATCAAAGACTTGTATGAACGTCAGTATGACGAATATGTAGAATTACAAGAAGGCAAGTGTGAACAACTCAAGGAAGGCTATAGTCATTTGAGCAAAGCACAGGTTAAAAAGATCGTAGCGTTCTATCAAGATATTCTCAGTGCCTGCGATATGCTGATGCAGGAAGCAAAGGTTAATCGTAAGCCACGTGCTAAGAAACCCACAGATAAGGCTAAAGTAGCGGCCAAGGTCAAATACATGAAACAGGATGACAAATTGAAACTAGTCAGTGTCAATCCTGTGGACATCATCGGTGCTAAAGAACTCTGGGTGTTTAATACTAAGACTCGTAAACTCGGCAAGTATGTTACATCGGAGTTCAGCGAATTGAATATCAAGGGCACCAGTGTTACTGGATTTGATGAGAATAAGAGCGTACAGAAAACTCTACGTAAGCCAGAAGAACAACTCAAAGAGTTCAAGGCTGCGGGCAAGGTCGCTCTGCGTAAGTTCCTCGAAGATATCAAAGCAGTTGATATCAAACTTAATGGACGTATCAACGAAGATACTATCCTACTTAAAGTATCTTAAATCACTCCACCGACTAGCTGTCCATTGGCGTTGAATACTGTTATTATAGCAGTACCGCCACTGGCGGCTAGCGTCACATTTGTAGCAGAAACAGCACCTGCCCCAACTGCTAGGTTAACAGCAGCATGACCAGAGGCAGTAGTACTGGCTGTTACGTTAATCTGTCTCGCTGAACCGTTAGTATTTCTTACATAGACTTGGGCCATTCTTCCAGCAGTTAGATTTGATATAACTAAGTTTCTTGTATTAGTAAGATTAGCTATCCAAGATGCTACTGTAGTAGTTGAAGCATCAAACGCATAATCTCCATCGCCTGTAACAGAATTATTCTTGAACGTTAGATCTGGTGTTGCGATAGTCGGAGATGTTCCTAATACTACACTACCGCTGCCTGTAGTCGCTGTCACACTCAGTGTACCGTCACCGCTGGAAGTAGTTACTATACCGTTAGTAGTCAAGCTACCTAATTTCTTATTGGTTAAACTTTCAGAACCAGCCAGCGTGGCTAGAGTACCTGTAGTCGGTAATGTTACGTTTGTTGATGCTGTTGTTGTTAATGTAAGAGCAAAGTTTCCCGAAGTAGTAAACGAGTTGGCTGTTGTTAGATTTCCACCTAAATCAATATTGCCGGCCAATGCTATGGTTCTGTTAGCATTTTCGACATCGATAGTTAATGTTCTATCTGCGGTGAGTGCCACAGATGAATTAGAAGCAAAGAAAAGGTCGAAAGTAGTTGTAGTAGTGTCTCTTACTTCTAATGTAGTAAACTTGCCTGTGCTAGGTGTAGTGGCACCTATACTCATATTATTGATAGTGCCCACACCAGTCGATGTTAATGCCAGCGTAGGTGTGTTGCTGGCTGTTAGTGTTATTAAATTAGTATAGGTTGTGCCGTCTACATCATAAGCAGCTAGCGATAGCGTATTAGTATTTGCTTTAGCAGATTTTAATTGTGTTCCATTAACAAAGAAAGCATTAGCTGTAATGCTATATGAATCATTGCTACCAAATGTTAGGTTTCCATCTACCTGTAGATTTCCAGTAAGTGTAACCGATGTACCTTTTAACTGTTTGTTTAGATTCCAACTGTCGTCTGAACTAGCATAGGTAAATGTAGCACTGGCCCCATCGACGGTTAATCCAGCACCGTTAGCAGCAGAAGCTGATCCAGCACCTTTAGCTACAGTGATGTTTAAATCTTCAACATCTAATGTTGTAGTGTTTAATGTAACTGTGGTACCGTTTACGATCAAGTTACCTTGTATAGTAGTATTGCCTTGGACTATTAGATCTTGATCTGCTCTAATATCATTAGCTCTGATATCCGAATTGAATAGCACAGACGGAATAACTGTAATACCAGAAGAGTCGCTGGTATCTAGTGTGTTACCAGTGAATATTAATGATCCAAAATTGATTGTAGTAGCTGCTCCGAACGCATTAATTGTAGTCGCTGTCGTGTTTAACAGATTAAATGTAGTTTGATCGGTAGTGATATCACCACCCTTGACCTGTAGATCAAGATCTACAACAAGATTGTTATTGACATTAGTATTGCCTGTTGCCGCACCTATTTCTATAGCAGTTGCGGCTCCAGCAAAATTTACAGTAGTAGCTACAGAGTTATAAAGATTTTGTGTAGCCTGTGTACCTACCAGTGTTGGATTATTGATAGTAATGGTACCAGTAGTAGCACCGATATCGATATTAGTAGCAGCACCAAACGCATTGACTGTAGTAGCTACTGTGTCATAGACATTCTGTGTGGTCTGCGTACCTACCAGAGTAGGATTATTGATAGTAATAGTACCAGTAGAAGCACCGATATCAATAGTTGTAGCTGCTCCGAACGCATTGACCGTAGTAGCCACAGTATCATAGACGTTCTGTGTGGTCTGCGTACCTACCAGAGTAGGATTTCTCAATGTTACCGTTCCGGAATTTTCTCCGATATTCAAAGTCGCCGCGGCACCAAACGCATTGACTGTAGTGGCCACTGTATTGTAAACATTTTGAGTAGCTTCGACACCCACTAGGGTTGGATTACGAACTGTTATAGTACCAGAGTTATCACCGATGTTGATCGTAGCAGCATCACCAAATGCGTTAACGGTTGTAGCTGTAGTATCATAAAGATTCTGTGTCGCTACAGTTCCTACCAATGTAGGATTTTCTATAGTGATAGTACCAGTGTTGGCACCCATATTGATTGCTGTGGCAGAACCAAAGGCATTAACTGTAGTCGCAGTATTATCAATAATATTAAATGTGGTTTGATCAGTGTTAAGGATCTGTGTTCTTAGTTCGACGCCGCCTGTGCCAGCAGGATCAACGATTATATCATCGTTAGAATTTGTGCCTTGTATTACATTCTGATAGATATATAGGCCGTCAGTGTTTATACGATCACGAATATTGATATCGCCTCTTAGGTATACTTCCCCGTCAATACGACCGAGGTGTAGTTCTCCCGCAGCAGTGTCTGTTCGTATCATCTCCTGTACATAAATCGGAGATATCTCAAACTGTAGATTGATCGGAAAGTCTACATAACCTGTAGTTAAACCTGTCCAAGACGTAATTATTCTAAAATTAGTACCTGAAGTATTTGGCTCAGCATAGATATTTTGTATTGTGTAAGCATATCTAGCTGTAGTTCCTGATGCCGAATCTATCGTTACCCAAGTTCCAGGACTTCCTGGGGTTTCTCTTTGTAATATAACTGATCCTGTAGTCAGAGCAGATTCAGCTTTATAACTAGCAGAATAAGTCAGTGTTCCTGAAACCGGTAATGTAAAGTTAATCTGTACTGTTTTACTGGCTTCTGTAGTAGATGCTAAATCGATTTCTCCAGGACTATCAAGAGTACCGTCACCTGTTAAGTTTATAGGAACGCCTGTAGTTCCCGTGCTTGTGAAGTTAGTAACACCGTCTTCGCCTGGTATACTCTGTATAACTCCTACTTCTAGATTATTCACATAGATAGTATTAGAAGTTAGGGCACCTCTCTCTGTTACAGAATGAAGTGTATCAGTTTCTGTAACTCCTAAACCCTCGAATCTCAGCTCAGTATCGCTGATACGAGTGATGTTAATACCTCGATCTACAGAAAATCTAATACTCTGATCGTCAGTAATTGTTGGCCCTACACGACCATATAATCTTAATTCAGTGGTGCCTACTGGTACATCGAAATCATATTCAGATCCCGAAATGGTAAATGTGTCCTGATCTTCGCTGGCGTTTTCGAATACTATATTACTACCAGCTACGATAGTTAAACTATCTCTTACGGAATCAGCTTCTAGTTTGTATCCGCCCGCAGGTGTGCCGTTTCCAAGTAGTCTTACTTTTCTAAAGAAATCATAATAAGCAGCACTATTGGGATAGATGTTTGTAGATTCAAAACTGTGGGAAGTTCCTGTTCCTACACTCAGTAGATCTACAGCGGTACTAGTTATAGCATCATCTTCTGTGAGAGCTAGTTTTATAGAATTTAGGGTAACAACGATAACATAATATTTGTAGCCGTCGACTAGGCCACCGATCGCTGTGCCGCCACCTGAATGATATAACACTCCTTGTCGGTCTAAGAATCCGTGGGCATTTATTGTTATTGTGTCTGTGCCGATATTGACGGCTGTAGACGGGTTAAAAGTATTAGTTAGCGGCATTATTCATCCCTTTGCTCAGTATTTATTACGCCTGCTGTAGTATAAATATTGATATCATGAAACAAAACCACATCGATCACGTATTAGAATCACTAGGGCAAACGCTGAAAAATATAGAAGCCACTAAGGCTGCTACTCCGTTTGATATCAAAGATGTTACAGATCATATTGGAGATATCGTAAAAGCGATTCCTTACAATAGCATCTCCGGAGATCAGATTGCTGGCGGGCGAATCAAAAGTTTCGCAAGTACAGGTATCCAAGACTCCGCAGCAGAAGCGACTCTGTTTGTAAAAAATGGTACAATAGAAGTACCAAGTGCTACTATTCCTGCCCTCAAAGGTCGAGTTTTTGTTGAAGAAACATTAATAGCTAACGAACTAACAGTTTTAAAAGATTTAACGGTATCCGGTGTTCTAAGAGCCAACGTTGAAGTTAACTACGCAGATTTCTTAAAACGCATCCCCAAGCAGGCGATTTCTCAAGATCTTCTAGGACCCGGAACAGTAAGAAATTTTGCCAGTACCGGTATTAGAGATCAAAGCACTGGATCTATCAAGATTACTGTCAAAGACGAGGGAGTTTTCGTTGACGCAATATCTATCGCCAAAGTATTAGATACACTAACTGTAGAAAAAACTATCCGTGCCGAAAGTGCTGAAATTACTGGAACGATCAAAGCTAAGAGAATAGAAGTCGCAGAAATTAAATCTGATCTACGTTTAGAAAGAACTTCTAGCCTAGAATTTAAACACGCACCAGACAATCCTATTTTCGGAAAAGGTCTAGCATGGACTGGTATTGGTCCAACAAAACAGTTTGTTCTCAAAGGCGACGACAGCATATTTTCTACAGAAAATATAGATCTACAACCAGGTAAGAGTTATCTGATTAATAATACTATAGTGATCAGTGAAAAAGAACTCGGTCCTAGTATTACTAAAAGTCGATTAAGAGAGCTGGGAATACTAAAAGATATCACTGTAATGGGTGATTCGAATCTTTCAAATTTTGTTTCAATAAACTCAACATCTGAAAGAATGACTGTTGGGCTAGGTGAAGGTAACGGTAAGCTATCAGTATTCGGCAATAACATAGAGATTAAACACGATTTCGCAGACAATAGAGCAATATTCGGTACACACGGCTATCACGATCTATCATTAGTCACTGATAATACATCGAGAGTCACTGTTCACAATAATGGTGCTATCACATTAGGTAATAAAAATACTCCGCCAACCCAAGTACAGATTCATGGTAGATTGGCTATCGGAGTTAACACTCCTGATCCAAGCGTTGACCTTCACGTTAACGGCTCAGTAAAATTTAACAATCGTCTACATACATACGGTGAAGAGCCACCACAGACTGGAAATTATAACGTCGGCGATATAGTATGGAATTCAAACCCTAGTCCTAGTCACCCTGTCGGTTGGGTATGCGTGAGATCCGGTAATCCTGGAACCTGGAGACCTTTCGGTATTATCAGCTAATGTTGTCCTTAGCTATCGGTAACGGAGAAAGCCGAGCAGGTATCGATCTCAAAAAAATTTCAAGCGACCTGATTATAGGCTGTAATGCTATCATTAGAGACGATCGTGTAGATCATCTTATCTGTGTAGATCGTCGAATGGTCAGAGAAGCACTAGAACATCCTAACTGTCCCGAAAATGTTTATACACGACCCGATTGGATCAAGGAATTTAAAACTCATCCTTGTGTAAAATTATTACCAAATCTTCCATATTCGGGAGATCAACGAGCAGATGATCCTTTCCATTGGGGCAGCGGACCATATGCTGTATTGCTTGCCGCAACCATGTCTGATACTGTAACTATGATAGGTTTTGATCTCTGGAGTAAAGATCAACGGATCAATAATATGTACAAAGGTACAAAAAATTATAATATTGAAACTCATAGAGCTATAGATCCTAAATATTGGATACATCAGATTTCTAAAGTATTTCAACACTATCAAGATAAGTATTTCATAGTTTACAATGAAGAACACTGGTTAATACCAGAAAACTGGAAATTGGCTAATGTATCTTTTAAAAACATTGACATGTTACGTCAGTGATAGTAAACTAACATAATAGTGGTCTTCAATGGCATTCATCCCACTCTAAATATTCTGCATGTCATCAAACTTGCTACTTTTAATAAAGGAGACTAGAGATGGCAAAATTTTACTCTACAAAAACTTACGGTAACGACAGAGGTCTGTCCTGCTGTTTCAGACAATGGCGTGCCACACACAGCCATTGCTCAACTCTACATGGCTACTCAATTGGTATCAAACTTGTGTTTGAATGCGACACATTAGATGATAAAAATTGGTGTATGGACTTTGGCGGTCTCAAAGAATTCAAAGCGTGGGCTGATCACATGTTTGATCACACTTTGGTTATTGCCGAAGATGATCCTTTGTTGGATCGTTTCAAAGCAATGAGTGGCTGGAGTTCAAATCCAGAACACGACGGCAATCCAGAACGTGTACAAATAGAACCATATCGTAGATCAGGTGTCTGTGACCTGCGTATTGTTCCTGCGGTGGGCTGTGAAATGTTTGCTAAATTGTGCTACGACAAGATGGCGGAACTTTTAGCTGGCGGCAATATGCGTTATCCAATCAATCCAAGTGTGCGTGTTAAATCAGTTGAAGTATTTGAACACGGTGCTAACTCAGCGACCTACGAAGGATGAACAGTTTAGAAAAAATATGGGCCCGGGCAACTGGGCACCTAATGGGGCAAACGGACACCGATCGTCCTGATGTCCCTATTCTAACCGTCCGTGAAGCAAGGATAGCACTATTCTTAAAAACATTTTGGGTGATCATTCATGTGATCACCTGTCTTTTCATTATCGCTAATGTAATCAGACACTGGTAAATGCTAAATGTTATTTGTTTAAAACACGGTACCAAATACGGTCCAGAATATGTAAACAAGTTGTACAATATGGTACAACGGCATCTACACGTTCAACATCGATTTATCTGTTTTACTGACAATCCTCAAGATGTTGATCCTAGAGTCGAGATTAAAATACTACCAGTTTCTACTATATCCGGGTGGTGGTGGAAACCATATGTATTCAAAGCCGATCATTTTCCTCCAGGTGATACTAATCTATTCTTAGATCTAGACACAGTGATAGTGCGAAACTTTACTCAGCTCACAGAATATCTTCCAGGAAAATTCTTAGGTCTTAGAGATGTAGGCAGAGTTTTCCGTCCTGATTATCAAAAATTAGGCAGTGCTGTTATGCGTTGGCCTGCTGGATATTTTTCTGATATATGGACTGATATGGAAAAAAATCCCGGTATCATGAGAAAGTTTCACGGAGATCAAGATTGGATCTGGCACCTACATAAAAATAACATTACATTCTTTCCAGACCCTTGGATAAGAAGTTATAAATGGGAAATTAGATCTAGAGATGAAATACAAGGTGTTGGTCAACGTGCTAGATTTCTTTCTGTGAGAAATCCTGTAGTTCCCACAGACTGTTGTATTTTAGCGTTTCACGGTCATCCTAGGGTAGATCAAGTACAGGATCAGGTTATTCTAGATAATTGGCAATAAGTTTTTGAGGAATACCTTGTTCCATTTCTTGTTGTGTCCATTCAGTCCAACATAGATCATTAAACCATTGTTGTCTATCTGGCCTGTTAGGACTTTCAATAAATCTTAAATCAGTGTTGGCTACAGGCATAGCTAAACTATTAGCGGCTACAAAAGCTGGAACTCCTTTTATCACAGATTGTATTCCGGGATTTGAATTCCAACCGATCACTGCCCAGGATTTTTTAATTTCGTGTAAAAAATCTCCTGTGCTTATATTAATTTGATTACGAGGTCTAACCATACATCTAGGATGCGGTCTGAACACTATAGGCCTATCAGTATATTTTTTAAGAGCATTGACTGTTTGTTCTACCCATATATTCATGGATGGTTGACCTTCCCATTGTTGACTTTGCTCGTGCTGCCCGCAAATCATTATTTGATTTCCGCCCAATGTCCAATCATCTAATTTTAAACCTAACATCTTGGCTCGAGAATCATCATTGCCCTGTTGATAGAAGTAAGAACCTAAATTGATACCGTTAATACCAATTTTCCATGTTTTATCTCTTATGAGATTTCCTATTTCTAGGACGATAACTGGCTTACCTAGTTCACGATATCTATTCCAGATATTTTTGTTAGGTCTCATTCGCCCGTTCCATAGCACACTCCAAATTACCGCTACGTCACCAGCACCGTCTGATAAACCAATTTCTTGTTTGGCTTTTATTAGGCCTAACCTGAAGCTTTCAAAAATTGGGGGACTATTTAAAGCACCGTATTGAGGATAAAGATCAAATCTCATACATTATATATTGACTTTGTTTATCATAGGTGTTATAATAAGAGTATGACTATTACTAGAGAACAACTATCCGAACTACTACATTCAGGCGAATGCGTAGTAGAATTTACCAAAGTAAACGGTGAGGTGCGTACAATGCCTTGTACACTCAGCGAATCATTGATTCCGCCTCCTTCTGTACATGTTACCAACACAGATAATCCTGTCGACTTCCCTATGCTTAAAAAAGAAAAGAAAGTAAATCCAGACGTGATGAGTGTCTGGTGTTTGGACAAAAAGGAATGGCGATCCTTCCGTATTGCCAATGTGATTTCAGCGAAAGCAATTAATGCCTAAACGTATTGGCTTTGCCTGTAAATGGATTGACCGTCCTGATCAAGTAGACGGCATCAAACCTAAAGATGATTGTAAGAAATACAACACTGGATCCACTACTGTCGCTTGGTTAAATAGACAGAGCAAGGATGTAGCTGTAGAAAAACTATGGTCACTGATGGAACAGAATATCGAGTCTATCCGCCTCCTTGTTGAACGAGTGGGAGCATTAGATGAAGATCTTAGAATGGTACGACTTAGCAGTGATATACTTCCTGTATATACTGAGCCTACTTGGAGCTGGTTTTGGAGGCAGTCCGATGTCCGAACCTTTTGCGAAAGAAACTTTTCAAGAGTGGGTGAACTGGCCCGTGCGAATAATGTTCGCCTTAGTTTTCATCCTGGTCAATTTACTGTCTTGGCTAGCGATAATCCAGATATTGTCAATCGCTCAATAGAGGAATTTGAATATCATGTGGACATGGCTCGTTGGATGGGTTACGGCAAAACGTTCCAAGACTACAAAATTAACGTCCACATCGCAGGACGACAAGGACCGATGGGCATCGTTGCTGCGTTGGCTAGGATGACGCCAGAAGCACGTAATACACTAACCATCGAAAATGACGAGATATCATGGGGTATCGATTCTAGTCTAGAACTAGTCAATCATTGTGCCCTTGTTTTAGACATACACCACCATTGGATACACACAGGAGAATATATTGAAGCAAATGATGACCGTGTTAAAAGGATTATTGATAGCTGGCGTGGTGTGCGTCCTGTTATACATTATAGTGTATCACGGGAAGAGCATCTTGTTGGCCATCCCACAGACACCTTACCCGCCCTTGATACGTTAATAGATCAAGGCCACAAAAAAGCAAAACTCAGAGCACACTCAAACTTCTACTGGAATACAGCAGCGAATCAATGGGCTCTGAGTTTTAGGGATAACTTCGATATAATGTGTGAGAGCAAAGCTAAGAATCTAGCTTCTTTCGCACTATACGAAGAGACAAAAGCGATTACTTTGTCTTCGGCTTGCGACCGCGTGGTGCTGCCTTCTTAACAGTTTCTTTAGCCTTAGCTGTTGTCTTTTTGGCAACTGCTTTGGCTTTTTCTTTTACAACTGCTACGTCGGCGGCATCTACTTTACCGTCCTTGTTAGCGTCGGCGGTTTCTTTTACGCCGCAGACTACATTTTGAACGGCAGCTTTTACATCAGCAGAGTCTACTTTGCCATCTTTGTTTACATCCAATCCTTTTGATTGACGGTTGTAATAAATGAAAGCACCAAGTGCTACTGCTACTACAGCTACGAGTACGATTTCCATGGTTAAATCTCCTTGTGGTTTATTTACAATAAATATGATTATGACATTACATTTTTTGAAATATTTGACTGAAAAAGCAGATCAACGAGAAATATATCAAAATAAACTAAATTTTGATCGCAAAGATCTCGAACCTGTAATGAGCGAGCAAACCCTAAAATATCATTACGACGGACTAGCAGCCAAGTATTTTGATAGGTACAATAAAGGTGAGGGCGATCCCGATTTTAATTACGGGGGAGCGATGTTACATAATATATTTTTCGGAAATCTTATCCCGCCTAGAGCAGCTAATAAACCCTCGGGGCTCAGTAACGAAATTATAGAAAAAAAATATGGAAGTTTTGAAAAGTTTAAAGAAGCGTTTGAAAAAGAGTTCATGGCAGCTCAAGGATCCAATTGGATCTATATGGATCCCTCCGGCGAACTGCACACAATACATAATCACGAATATAAAAAGACGATGAGGATAGTGCTGCTAGTTGACGCTTGGGAACATGCCTGGGCATTGGATTATCAACAAGACAAGGCCAAATACTTAGAAAATATTTGGCGTATTATAGATTGGGATGTGGTTAACGATCGTTTAGGTAGTGTAGGAGAATAATGTGGCATACAGTGATAAAGTTATAGATCATTATGAAAACCCCAGAAACGTAGGATCATTTGATAAAAACGATCCTGAGGTAGGTACCGGTATGGTCGGGGCACCTGCTTGCGGGGATGTTATGAAATTACAGATTAAAGTTAGTGAGGATGGTGTAATTGAGGATGCAAAGTTTAAGACTTATGGTTGCGGTAGTGCTATTGCCAGTTCTAGTCTTGTCACTGAATGGCTCAAGGGCAAGACACTTGACGAAGCAACTACAATTAAGAACTCAGATATCGCTACTGAACTGGCGTTACCGCCCGTTAAGATACACTGTTCAATATTGGCAGAAGACGCTATCAAAGCAGCTATAAAAGACTACAAAAGCAAGCATGATCACATTAACTGAACTAGCAGCAAACAAAGTTAAAAAACAATTAGAACGTAGGGGCAAAGGCCTGGGCATCCGAATAGGTGTAAAAACCACGGGATGCTCCGGCCTTTCGTATGTTCTAGAATATGTTGATGTTCAACCAGTAACTAGAGATCAATTTGTCTACGAAAGCCAAGGTATCAAAATTTGGGTGGACGGTCGCACAGTTCCTTATGTCAATGGACTTACTATGGATTGGCAGAAAAAAGGTCTCAATGAAGGTTTTGATTTTATAAACCCCAACGAAAAAGATCGTTGTGGTTGTGGTGAATCGTTTAGAGTTTAAGAACACCTACCTTAGGACGTTATCGTTACTTTAGGTGTGCCCGGCTGCTGGGCAGGGGATTATGGGAGTCGTGCCCCGGAATGGTCCCCTAAGTGAGCATTTTCTATATTTTTCAATGCCGACTATTGCGATATTTGTACACCATCCGTTATGTGCCGTTGATTCAGTTAACGGTATAATCGAAGCACTATCACCGCATTACAGATTTAAAATATTCACAAAACACGAAGTAGAAGATACATATTTCGACGATGTAGACATCGTTTGTTTTCCGGGAGGAATCGGCGATGCCGACAGATTTGATAGCTTGACTGTTCGGCATGTTGACAGCATACGCAAATACGTCTCTAAGGGAGGGCGATACCTTGGGATTTGTTTAGGGGCTTATTGGGCTGGCAAGTATTTCTTTGATATCCTACAGCCTGGCACTGATATTCACCAGTACATAAAAAGACCTAATACCTGTACACGAAGACCACACGCTAAAGCTCAGTTGGTTAATTGGTTAGGCAACGAAGAAAGGATGTATTTTTATGACGGCTGTGCTATTATTGGCAATAATATGGATGTTGTGGCTACCTATAGCAACGGTGACGCTATGGCTTCTATACAAGGGAAAGTTGGATTGATCGGCTGTCACCCTGAAAGTACAAAAGTTTGGTACGATTATCATTCCTGGATGCCAAAACATTGGCACCAAGGTAAACATCATAAACTGCTACTAGAATTTGTAAACGACCTAATATCTCGCTAATATTTGCCTACAGGTAATGTAGAACTCGCAGGCATATCCCATATCGATCTACGCTCTACAGCTTTTCTTTTAGCGAATCTTTTAGCATCGCAGTTAGCACAAACATGAAAATAATTGTTGCTTAACCTGCGATGATCCATGTGTTTTAAATCTCTTTCAAACTTTTCGTCACAGTTGTCGCAACGAAATAGGGCTACGGTTTTGGCCCTTATATAAGTATGTTCAACTCCTAATTTACTAGTTCGAACATACTCCATCTCCCTGATTTCCTTTTTCAAGAACATACAGTTATTTACATTCGGCTTGTAGAATTTTGGGCTAAATATCAATTATAAGGTATCCACGGAGTCCCCTAATGTCAAGAAAAGAAATTAATATAGGTATCGAAGGTAATGACGGTACAGGCGATAGTATTCGCGACTCGTTTCAGAAAGTTAATGAAAACTTCACAGAACTGTATGCCATTCTAGGCCAGGGAGGAAGATTATCGTTTATCGGATTAGACGACGTTGAAAAAGAAAGAACTGTAAAAGGATACAGAACCTCCGACAATAACAGAGTACTTGTTGTTGATTCCGAAGGGGAACAGATCGTTTTTAAAGAACTTGTTGGTTCAGAAACTATTATTGTTAATCAAAGTGTTCCTGGTCAAATACGTTTAAGTTCTCTAGCTTCTGCTCTTATCAACGATCCGGATCCTACATTACAGACAAATCTAAATGCGAATTTTAAACGTCTAACAAATCTCAGCGAAGCTACAGAAGATGAGGATGCTGCTACTAAGGGGTACGTAGATGAAAAATTAAGTCTAGATGGTACTGATTCTATAGACGTTAGTGGTTTTGCTAGACCTGACTGGGGACTAATGCGTGGTCCTTTGGTACTTTCTAGAAACCCGATCGAAGAAGACGACTTAGAATACAACGGCCTAATAGCAGCAACTAAGGCTTACGTTGACAGCAAGACATTTAGCAGCGAATATAATATCTATGTCAGTCCAAGAGGCATAGACGAAAGAACAGATATTCCACAGAATCAGATCGGACGTTCTGAAGCCACAGCATTTGCTACTATCCAAAAGGCCTGCGAAAAAGCAGAAGAACTTGTTAATAATGCTCCGTTAGAATTAGGCCCGTATCAAAAAATATTAACCTATGCCAATGGTACTAAATTCTGCGAGATCGTAAGCGTCGAAGAATCAGAATTGTCAGGAACAGGATGTACAGCATTGGCTAGAATGGGTATCGACGATGTTGGTTCTCCCATACAGATTTTAATCGCTGGTACTGGTTATCAGAAGGATGATATTCTTACTCCTAATGGAGGAACTTATCTAGGACAAGAAACCCAATTCAGAGTAGTTGCTGTTGACTTTGCTGGATCTATTTTACAGTTAGCCATTAACACAGATGCCGACGGCGTCAAGCAAAGAGGTATCTATAGCATACTACCTCAGTCTCATGTTGACAATGATTTTCTACTGTTAGTGGGCGGTTCGGGATCAGGTACAGCTCGTGCTAGAGTCAGATGGACTGTCACACAAGTTGATGTTACTGACACTGGTGAAAACTATACTTCTGCTTCTGTTATTTTCACGGGCGGTGGTGGTTCAGGTACAGAAGCATTTATTACAGAAATCGGTGGGGAGATCAAAGAAGTTACAGTCTCTAAAGGCGGAACTGGTTATACAGGGGTGCCCGCTGTAGCAGTTTATCTACCACGAATGCTGTTGTCAACTGAACGACTTAATACAGATTACTTAGACGATATTCGAGAAGGTCAAGCTCTGCGAGGAGAAACTTCCGGTGCGTTAGCTAGAATCGTACAACAAGATGGTTCTCTAAACGAAGACGGCGATGAAATATTTGAAATCGAAGTATTAAGCGGAGTATTTCAAATAGGTGAAAGAGTAAGTTATGCTGACCTAACAAAAAATATTCAGGTTACTATTCATGTTGAGACTGGAATCTACTACGAAAACTATCCTCTGCGACTAGCAGAAAACGTAACACTCCGTGGTGATGATTTACGTAGAACTATCGTAAGACCAAAACCAGGAATAAGTCAATCTCCCTGGGTCCGTGTATTCTTCCGTCGAGATCGCGTTATTGATGATTTACGTGTTACAAACCACGAATTCGGTTATCAATACCTAACTGATCCGTTAGATTATTCTAGTCAACCAAAAAATAACGACGAAATAGATGTGTGCCTCTGTAATGATGCTACACGACTTTCAGAAATTTCTTTCCAAGGTCATGGCGGCTTTGTTATGGTCTTAGACCCTAACGGACAGATTCTTTCTAAGTCTCCATATTTCCAAACTGGTACTAGTTTTGCGAAAAGTATTAACGAACATCAGTTCGCTGGAGGACAATTCATCGACGGCTTCTCTGGTAACCTAGAGGGCGTGTTGTTAAGACAGAGAGAAGTAGATCCTAGCGATCCTGCCTATATCCCTTCTGATCCTACTACATTTAAAGAATATGAAAAAGTAATTATTGGTGGTTTGATGAGACCGCCAAGTTTGCCAACTTCATTTAACATAGGCGAAAATCTTTATAGAATTACATTATCTAATAGAATAGAAACTGGTTATTTCGATACCAAGATTCTTTTAGAGAGAAACAGACGATTTATACAAACCGAAGTAGTCTCCTTTGTAAACGGAGAATTTCCTACTTTAGATTTCAATGAAGATAAATGTTTCAGAGATGTTGGTCTACTAGTCGATGCTGTGATCCAGGACGTATTGTATGGCGGGTATTTAAATTCTACAGAAGCTGCTAGACTTTATTTCATTGGCGGTAACACTGTAATATCTGGCCAAGTAGCAGAAACTGTAGCTGCTATTGTTAAGGCTAAAGAAGTAGCGGTCGCTGTTATCACACAGGATCCAGATTACGAACGTGTAGGTACAGTAGATCAAATATTCCTACCGGCTTATCCCGATGGTGGTGATGCTCAAACAGAAGTAGAGACCGCGTTCGATCTGATAGCAAACATCGTAGAATACGGTGAAACTATCTATAAAGCCAAAGATCTACTACAGATCAACAAAGAGATAATCCAGGCAGAGACTATCGCTTACTTAGATGCGATCTATCCTTCATTGAATTATGATAGAGATACCTGCTATAGAGATGTTGGATTTATCGTCGACGCTTGGTCCATTGATATATTCGGAGATTTTAATAACACAGTACGGGCCGGATACTCATACTACAAACAAGGCGGAAGAATTATTCCCGACTCTGGCCCAACAAGTCAGCTAGCGGAAACTATCGATGGTATCGAGTATGCTGCTCTGTTAGCGAAGAGAATCGTAAAGAATCAAGCATTAGGTGGTTTAGTAAGAACAACTAAAACATTTAATCCAAGTGCTAACATCGATATCACTGCTAACACTATTACTATTTTAGATCATGGATTTAAGAGCGGATCTAGAGTTATCTATAGCAGCGGTGGCGGTAATTCTATTGTTGTTGATAATTTAGATGACGAGGATGGCGATCCGATCGCAGACCTAAACGGATTAGTATTCTATGTCTATGTAGTCGACGGTGACAATATCCAATTAGTTGAAAACTTACCTCTACTGATCGCTAAAGAAAAAGGTGTCAGTACATCTATTGAATTAAACATCGTAGGTACAGGTAGTGGTACTTCCCACACACTGGCTTTCTATCAGATCACTGATCCAGAACTTGTAGTTGGAGACATCGTAGATTCTGGAGTTGAAGCTAACATCGATGCTGGAACAAACTATATCACTACATTAATTTCCGGTGAAACCGCAGGTGTTCCTGGAATTTATCCGCAATATGAATGTGTGTTAGACAGTCCTTACTATGGCAATGGTTTATTCAATCAAGCAAAGTGTGCTCGAGATGTTGGGTTGATACTAGATGCTGTAAACTACGACATGGTTTTGGGATCAAATTACCAATCAGTAAAAGCTGGATTGTCATATCTGAGATCTTATTCGAGTGTCGTTATCGACGAACAGAAACAACCTACCATCAACGGTATTACTAAAGCTGAAGTAGAAGCATTAGCACTAATACCTGAAGCACCTTATTCTGCGGCTAGAAGTGCCTACTCAAATAGATTTGAGATTATAAGAAACATCATACGTAATGGTGTAACTGCTGCTCCAGCAATAACCTATCCTTTACCGGCAGGGGTGTCGGCAGGCTCTAATAAAGCCAAAGCTGTTGATGTGCTGGTTGCTAATAGAGAATTTATTAAGACAGAAATCGTAGCGTGGGTGACGGAAAACAATCCCGGATTTGAGTATGATATTGCTAAGTGTGCTAGAGACGTGGGTTATCTCCTCGATGGCATGATCTACGACTTACTCTACGGTGGTAATAGTCAGACTAAGAACAATGCCGAAACTTATTATCTTGACGGAGAGAGCTTCGTTCCAGATCAAGAGGTAATAACAGCTTCTGCATTCACTAGATTAAGAACCGTACTATTTTATGTTGTACAAAATAATACAAGTTCGTGGACAAAATCCTCTAGTAACACATTAACACAGAATACCAGCAACCCTGCTGCTACAGCTACAGAAGGTACAACATTACAAAATCTAACAGACATCTTGATAGATTACGTAGCAGATGAAGACTATGATACACCTGTTACAGAAGTGTTACCGACCATAGTTGGGCAAAACGCTGACCTATTAGCAGCTAGATTAGAAGTACTGGCAGCTAAAGAAACTATTAAAACTTCTGTATTAGAGTTCTTAGAGAATGTAGCAGGTAAAGTCGTTCTCAGTACAGCAGGTAATAAATCTATGTTAGGTAATGACTTTACACAGGTCAACGACATGGGCTATGGTATCTTCTGTACTAATAACGGCCTATCTGAACAAGTATCTGTGTTTACCTACTATTGTTATACAGCATTCTATTCTCTCAACGGTGCTCAGATTAGATCATTAAACGGATCATCTGCTCACGGTGTGATAGGTCTTAAGGCCGAAGGTGCTGACCCTAACGAAATCCCAGATTCTGTATCGTTGAAATTCCCGATGATACAGATAGCACAGGCCTATGAAAACATACCTTTAGAAATCGAGAACGATCGAAACGGTGATGCTATTTGGGTGTCTGGTTATCAATATTTGCCTAGAGCTGGTTGTATTGTTGATATCGACCACACAGGGGATAGAACAGACACGATCAATCCCGCCAATGGTCTTCAGATCGGTACTAGGTATCAGATTGCTACGCTCGGAACAACTGATTGGAATACCGCAGCCGGAACAGTAGGTATAGTATATGCCGTAGGTGATAAGTTTGTAGCTGCCAACGCTGGTAACGGCGATGGTACGATTTATACACTGACTACTATCGGTCAGAGGTCCTATGTTGTTGAAACCGTGACTACTTCTGGATTGCCAGAAGGTGTAGCTAAATTACAGTTGAGTACTGTAGCTGCTAATGCTGGTCTAGCAGTTTACGTAGCACCAGGTAAGAATTTAGTCATAAGAAGCAACGAGGAATTCGTATTATCCGATAAAGAAGAAGTCGTGGCTGTTCGACCATCTACCGCTCTTATCTTTGACGAGAATACCGGAACAGCCATACGTCTATTAAGTTTTAACCAATACGACGATATCGATGCTCTAGTAGATGATCAGATTATCACTACAAGAGACGGTTATCAGTACGTTAAATTAACAATTTTAAAAGATACACCAGAATTTGATATCCCTACTGGATTCAGTGACGAAGGTGACGATAGAGTAATAGTACAGGCTCTAAACTTTAGAGATAGCAAACGTGTGGTGTTCCCAACTACGGGAGCAATGATCTATGACGGATCTACTATAGGTACTGGAGGTATGATCTTCGGTTTCCAAGATTCGATGTATGAAATTACTGATTATGAAGTTAACAACTTAGATCCGAATAATATTTTCGGTATTATTACATTTAGAAACGTAACCCAGCCTCTCGTTGAAAGCTCTAGAATATACACATTCTCAGTCACTGGATCATCACCAGCACAATTATTATTAACCGCTGACCATAATCTATCAGACGGCAGAAGAGTTAAGATCGACGGTTCGAACTATTATGTTAAGAATGTAATTAGTAACGTTAATCACGGACCGTTAAGCGGAACCAACGTAGTTCCTGCCACGGGCGGCGGTGTTGGTGCTACGTTTACTATAACTAGAACTAATAGTATTGTATATTCAAACATACAGGTTAACGCTGCTGGTACTGGATACGATATCGGTGACACTATTAGAATCTTAGGTACCAGCTTAGGTGGTACATCTCCTACCAATGATATTATTATCACTGTTAATGAAGTAGGTGGCAGTGGCGACATTACCGAAGCTATTATATCTAGAGGTGTAGCAAAACAAGTACGAATGGAGCTACAGCTTTATTCCAACGAAGATTTAACGCTAGGTGTAAATTCATCGGCCCTAGGCAGTGCTACTACACTCACTGTGTTAGGTGGTTTGACTTATTCACCGTTAGAAACCAACGGTACTAATGTATCATTCGATGCTGGTATCAGGGCAGGAGCCACAGGTACTGTTACTGTTAATATCTCGACTATGCGAGCCACTGGTCACGACTTCCTTGATATCGGTACTGGTTCGTATGCCGATACTAACTATCCAAGTAATATTTTCGGAGAGCCAGCTAACGAGCCCGATGTCGAAGCACAGGTTGTTGAAGTCACAACCGGACGTGTATTCTATGTAAGTACTGACCAAAACGGTAACTTTAAAGTAGGTGACTTCTTTGCTGTTGACCAAGGTACTGGTAAACTTACCTTAGATGCTAAAATTGACTTGAAAGGTATTGATTCTCTCAAGTTACGCTCTGGTAATGAGATTTTTGAATTCACCAACGACATTACTATGGGTGGTGAAGGTGCTGCGGATCCACAGGCTGTACCTACAGAATATGCTATCAGAAGTTATATCGATAAACGCCTTGGATTAAATCACTTTGGTGTAAGGGTAACTGACGGTCTAAGAGGTCCAGGCTACCTAGCATTAGATGGTTCTCTAGCAGTCAAAGGCACCATCGAGATGGACGGCAATACCCTGCGTAACCTACCTGCTCCAAGAAGAGGTGCTGTGGGCGACACTGAAGCTGTACCTAAGTTCTATATGAAACTAGGTAACGTAGAAGATGGTCCAAGTTATTGGAGACCGGCACTAGGTGCTCCTAATTATCAGATACAGAGAGCAGATATCCTAGCATTTACTGGTACTGATAGTCAGTTCAGCCATGCCACAATGACTGGTGCGTTGACATTTACGCTAAACACTACTACGCCAACTGATCCATTCATTGTGTCGACTATCAACGACAATGTTATAGTCAACGACGATATAAATTACGATGCTGCTATTTTACAGCATAAGTTAAATTTAAATTATATTCGAGACACAGCAGCAGATGGATTTGTTATTACTGCTTATACTACAACAGGTGTACCATCAGGATTTACAAGATTCACTGCTAACAATCATGGTATTGCTGAAAATGATAGTATCGAAATTCTAGGTGAAACTACAGGTACGTTAACTGGTATTAATAAACGCTGGAGAGCTGTAAACATCACTACGAATACATTTGATATTCCTATTACAGGTCTAACAGGTGTTCTCAGTGGTAATGCTCGAGTTAGAGAACCTGGTATACTCAGCGGTGCTAGAACTACAGAGTTCCAGATTTCTAGTACTGGATTCTTACAGCTAAGACCATCGAGCAGTGTGTCAACAGGTGTTACATTTGACAAACTGGCCTATATCGATCCAGCTGTCTATGATCCTACTGATGAAACTACCTATGCGGGTGGTGGAACTAAACTATTAGGTCGACGTGCCCTACCAACAGCAGGTTCTGTAATTGGTCAACCTGTGCCAATCGATGCTAGAACAGTTATCAGAGATGGATTCGGTTTATCAAAGTTTGATGTACCTAACGAGGGTGTTCTTGCTAGAATAGATCTAAGCAATGATCCAGAAGACGATAGTTTTACTTCTATCGGTTATGGTTCTGCTAACAGCGGTAACGATCTAGTTCAACGAGATGCTAGCGGTAATTTCTCTGCTAATGTTATTACCATGAACGGTATGATAACCAACGATAATATAACTATCGTTACAGATCCCGCTAATGTCTCGAACCCCAAAGGTATACGGGCAACTATTAGTAGTACTACTGCTACAATATTACAGAGAGCTGTTGAAAGCACTGGTGACAACGCCTTTAAGACTATCCTTAGAAACGGTAACGGCGGAACCGGTATCGTACTAGTAGACGGAAATAGTACTGTTAACAAGAGAACAGAGTATTATGCATTAGAACATAGATTCTATAATGCCACAGGCGGCGGGGGAGTTGTTAATATTTCAGGTGGTACTCTCAAAGCTGGAACAGGAGGAGCGGGTAGTAGTATTCAAGGTGCCTGGACTCTAGATTCTGGAGCTAGTTTCCAAGCAACATGGGCCGACTTAGCAGAATGGTATAGCTCTGATCGAGAATACGAACCAGGAACTGTGCTAGAATTTGGTGGCGATGCTGAAGTACGTGCTTCAACTAAACAAGGTACTACTAGAGTAGCTGGCGTAGTTACTACAAATCCAGCATACGTAATGAATCAAGGACTCGAAGGAACTAGAACCTGTGTAGCTCTCCAAGGACGAGTACCATGTAAAGTAGTGGGAAAAGTAGAAAAAGGAGACTTAATAATCACAAGTTCGATATCCGGAGTTGCTATTTCAGCAGGAGAAACAGCACAGCCTGGAACTATCATCGGAAAAGCATTACAAAATTATAACAGCGATCATATCGGCCTGATAGAAGTTGCTGTAGGGAGATTATAAGCATGGCACAACAGAGCATCAGTATATCACCTCCGTTGACATGGGAAAAGTTCGGTGGAGAGACTCAATCTATCTTTGCTAAGATAAATGACAATTTTACAGAACTTTACCTAAGCATAGGAGGGTCGGGAGCGGACCTTACAGCATTAGGATCAAGTTTAATTCCAGACTTTGATGAAGATCACAATCTAGGGTCGCCAGCTAAAAAATGGAACAATCTATATGTAAGTTCAACAGGGTTGTATGTAGGTACAGCGGTTATTACATCTTCTGGTAGTATTATAGATCTGCCGGCTGGTTCAACTATTGGTGGTATTCCTCCACAAGTTCCTAGTGTACTGTCAGTTACTTCTATAGAATTAGATTCTGGAGTGTCTGTCGACAACATCAGTACCGATTCTACATTTGCTGTTGATAACGATAATTCCACACTGGCTACTAAATTAGCTATAAAAACTTATGTTGATAATCAAATACCCACAGACATTAATCAATTGTCAGACACTGGAAATCTTCTCGGAGCAGGTTTAGAAACCAGAACAACCGCTTCCGGCACTACAGGAAGTTTAGCAACCAATGCCTCAGAAAATTTAGATCTAGTAGGTTTTAAAAGTTATGCCTTGTTGAAAATACTAACAAACAGAGCAGCATGGGTTCGAGTATATACATCACAGGCTGCTAGGTCTGCCGATACTTCAAGATTAATCACCGACGATCCTTTGCCGGGGTCTGGTGTCATAGCTGAAGTAATTACTGACGGTACTAATCCGGTTTTAATAACTCCAAGTATTATTGGTTTTAATGATGAGACTGTTCCTACGACCGATATCTATGTAAGGGTAACTAACACTGCCGTTGCCACTGGAACTGTAGCAGTGACATTATCTTTAATAAAGTTAGAGGCTTAATATGTCTGAAATAGATCGTTATGAATATATAGTAACTCTTAAAAATAAAGAGGATCTGCCTCAATTCTATAACGATATGGAAACTCCGGGCGGCGATCTGTATATCCCAGATCGAGCTGTAGCGGTAGCCAGTAGAAGACACATTAGTAGAAATACTCACTACTATCTTACAGATCAAGAAGCAGATTTATTAAAAAATGACCCCCGTGTAGCAGCAGTTTCTAGATTGCCTAGAGACCTTGGCATGGAGCCAATTTCATTCTGGCGTCAAACTGGAAAATTTGAAAAGGGTACAGCTATACAATCCACTGATAAAAACTGGGGATTGGCTAGAATTGTGAATGGTGTTCAAACTAACGATTGGGGCACAAATGGATTATTCAACGAACTAGAAACTTCTATATCTACAGATTCGTCGGGCGAACATGTAGATGTTGTAATTATTGATGCCCATATAAATCCCGATCATCCCGAGTTTGCTCTCAATGAAGACGGCTCGGGCGGTACTAGGGTTATTCAATACAATTGGTTTCAACACCAGGCAGAAGTAGGCCTAAGTGGACTCGGTACTTACAGCTATAATAGTATCAGTAGTAATCACGGTACGCATGTAGCAGGCACCGTAGCCGGCAACACTCAAGGCTGGGCTAGAAAGTCCAACATTTATTATATGGAATTTAATTATCCCGGATGGAGTCAACCGCAGGGATGGGCACTATATCTATTTGATTTTGTTAGAGCGTGGCACAACAGTAAACCGATCAATCCGCTTACTGGTCGTAGAAACCCCACGGTCACAAACAATAGTTGGGGATATAGTTACGGCGGCATATCGCTTCCAAGCATTAACGAAGTTACATATCGAGGTAACACAACTAATTTAGTTGGACAAACCAACGCAGCTAAAAGAGTTGTGTTAGAAAACAACGGTGTTCCGGTGCCAAATGGAACTTCTCTTTTTAGGACACCGGCAAGGGTTCCGGCGTTAGATGCTGATATCGCCGATGCTATTGATGACGGGATTATTGTTGTAGCTTCAGCAGGAAATAGTTATTGGTATGTTACCGACGATCCCGGACACCCGGATTACAATAATAGTGTTACACTTTCTAGCGGTCTTTTATATCATTCTAATGGTTCTAGTCCGGGATCAGCTCCCGGAGCAATATGTGTGGGGGCATTAAGTACATCCACTCAAGAATATAAAACAAATTTTAGTAATTACGGTGACAGAATAGATATTTGGGCACCTGGACAAAACATAATATCAGCTGTTTTTAATTCTACAGCATCTAGTGAATTTGGTATTTCATTGGCGGACGATCCAAGAAACCCCACTTTTAAGCTAGGATCGATATCAGGAACTAGTATGTCGGGTCCTCAAGTAGCAGGAGTAATCGCCTGTATCATGAGTAGATATCCTAATTTTACTCCGCAGGATTTGTATGATTATCTAATCGCTAAATCTAAAACCGGTCAAATAGGAACTACTAGCGGAAATTACGGAGATTTTACTAATCTTAGAGATAGTAAAAACAAATATCTGTATTTTCCAGTAGAAAGATCACAGCAAGGCTCGGCGTTTCCAGACACTAGTTACAATTTACGCCCGGCTACAGGAAACGTATATCCTCGACTACGTATTAGAAGACGCGGATAAATATTAGATAGAAACAAAAATTATGGCTATAGAAACAGTAAACATTGGAAATTTAGTAAACGACGGCCTCGGGGACGATCTACGCACGGCGTTTCAAAAGGTTAATAACAGCCTACAATCGTTAAACAACGAACTTGTATTAACGGGCCGAAACTTGGGCGACGGTGCTAATTTGTTTAAAAGAAAAGCAAATGCGTTAGGTACCGAAACTATAGTTCCAGAATCCGATGCTGATCGATTAGAATTTAGATCTATAAAAGGATCAGCAAATATTATAGTAACTGAGAACGCTAATGATATTACGATCGCTACTCCTTTACAAAATGTTTTTACTAAGATTTCTGTTCCCGAAGCTAGTGTAATTATTGGAGCCGATACTGCTGATACAACATTAACTTTAGTAGGCGGAGTTAACACCAACTTAAACGTTAACGGAAAAACAATAACAATTAATACCGATCCTGTAGGAAATATTTTGTTACAGAATCTAGATTTAAACACAAACAATATTATCGGTACTGGTAATATAACAATTAACGGAAACATTACTGCTAACAATTTTAATGGAGATCTTTGGGGCTACGATGGTTTTGAATCGGTGAGTGCTTTGTATTCTTTTGATTTTGGAACTTATACAAATATATTCAACAATGCTCTACAATTTCTTGTTTCCAACAGTGATTTTGATATGGGAACGATAGTAGTCCCAACTGATCTAGAAATAGATCTCGGAACGTTTTAACGGAGAATTATAAATGGCTCTAAGATTAAAAAGAGGAACCACAGCTGAAAGATTAACCTATACTCCACTCAATGGAGAATTGGTCTATGACACGGATCAGAAAGCGATCTATATAGGAGACGGAGCCGTAGTCGGCGGAAAACTATTAGCCAGCGGTGGAACGATTATTGACGATATCATCCTTAACGGGAATGATATTACAGGCACAGGTAATATAGATATAACTGGTGACATCGACGTAACTGGAAACATTCATGCTACAGGAAACATCACATCCGACGGAGCTATTACACTAGGCAATAATGATGCTGACTCTGTTGATTTCAAAGCTGAGATTATTTCTAATTTAGTACCCGACACTAATAATACATACGATTTAGGAACTACTTCAAAGAAATGGAATACGGTTCATGCTAATGTAGTCAATGCTACAACTGTAAATGCCAATACCTCAGGTTATCACACTGGCGATGTCACAGGTTCAGTGTTCGCCGGTGATTCTACATTATTAGTAGATGCTACTTCTGGTAGAATCGTAGGACCAGTGTTTGCTAATGTTACAGGAAACACTACAGGTACACATACTGGCAACGTGATAGGTAACGTGCTAGGAGATATCAACGGAAATCTCAATGGAGTTGTTACAGGATCATTCATCGGAGCTGTACAGACTCCCAGCGGAGATGTTCTGTTCGACACTAGATTAAGCGGAGATATTACTATTCCTGCTAATATTGTAGGAGATCTATACGGATCAGTATTTGCCAGCGACTCTACCGTGTTGATTAACAGCAATGATGCTATAATTAATACTGACGGAACTGTAATTGAAGTTATTCCATCAGCAAACGGACTATATAGATTAGGTACTAGAGAAGCTAGATTCACTAGAGGTTATTTCACAGAAGGGTTAAATCTAGAAGATAAACATCTTAGATTAGAAAATAATAGAATCTCATCATGGGGTGGAGTTAGACATAACGTAGAAGTCGTCACAACATTAAGTGCTGATATCCCAGATGGTGTTCCTACTACCAACTTTACCATTACGGCTGCTTCCGGAATTAAAAACGGAGCTAAGTTTTATCTAAACGGAACTTCCGAGCTTGAAGTTCAAAATATTGTTGGCAATACCGTAACTACTACAGGCCAATTTACTCCTTCGGGAAACCTTAATGGTCAGACTGTGAGATTTTACAACTCGTCAACTGACACACCCGGAGTAACATTTAGAGATGTTGTTCCTGCTACTTCCAAAGGACTGAACGGAGATAGACCCGGAATGGTATTTGCCAATTCTAACTATATCTATTTCTGCGTAGCACCATGGGATGGCACTAGCGATATCTGGGTAAGACTTCCTGTTATTTTAGCTACATTCTAAGGAATCATGGATGGCACTGTCTTGGATAACACCCCCTGGATCTCTAGGGAGCATAAATGAAAGAGACAGGCAAGAAATAACTTTACTTGCTACGTCTACTCAAGGTCCAGTGACCTTTTCTTTACAGGCAGGATCATTGCCACGGGGCCTAAGATTAGAAGAAAACAAAATCTTAGGCACGCCTTTCGAAGTTTCAAAACCTACTACAACTAGATTTGTTATAAGAGCATTTGACGGCTCTGAAAAGAAAGATAGAACTTTCAGTATTTCTGTAGGCGGATATGACGAACCTAAATGGGTAACAACCGAAGGTCTTTTACCTGTAGGTCCTAATTCAACATTCTTTGTCTTAGACAACGATAAGGTCGATTTTCAGTTAATGGCGATGGATCCGGATATGCCGGCTGGGGATACGATAGAGTATTATATTCCTTACAACGGTGGTGAACTTCCGCCAGGGCTTACTCTTTCTAGATCAGGTCGAATCACAGGTTTCACTGATCCTATCTTTGCCTTAGAATATAAAATATACAGCGGTAATTATGATCTCAACTTGTTTGATTCAGAGCCTTACGATTTAGGTACTAGACCGATTAACGGTTTTGACAGTTTCTCGTTTGACGAAAGAACTTTTGATTATTTTGACGAAACAGGATTCCCAAGACGGTTGACTAGGTATTATCAGTTTACTGTTGTTGCTACGGACGGGTTATTTGAGGATCGCCGAACATTCCAAATTTATGTAGTCAGCGAAGATTTTTTAAGATCTGATAACACAATAATGCAGGTTGGCACAGGTATATTCCGTGCGGATAACACCTATGTTAGACAGCCGATATGGATCACTGAACCAGATCTAGGACAACGACGTGCTAACAACTATGTTACAATATACCTCGATGTTTTCGATCCCCCATCGATGCCTGGATATATTTCATATAGGTTTGAAATAATCAATCCAGAATTTAGCGGTAAAACCGTAAGAATTTTTAAAGACGAATCTGATTATATCGAAGTCGATATGATACCTGATATAAAAGGTGTTACAGGCCTCCCAAGAAAAAATCAAAAATTCAGTGTTGCCAATGTTTACAATTTCTTAGACAGTACACTGGGCACTTACACGATTCTCAATGTAGAGAAAATTGATGGGTATACTGATCGTTACGGAATAACATTTAATCCTAGCCTAGGCGAACGTGTTATACAAAATGCTGAAATTATATTCGGCAACGACAGTGCATTACCGCCCGGACTTGATCTAGACACGATCACTGGAGAGCTAGTAGGTAGTCTTCCATACCAGCCGAGAATTACTAAAGATTACAAATTTACTGTTAGTGCTGTTAATACCTACGACAACGGTGTATCAGCATCAACTCCTCGTACATTCAGTTTACGAGTATTAGGAGAAATAGAAAGCGGCATCGTTTGGATCTCTGACAGAGATTTAGGTTCTATTAGTCCTAACAAAGATAGTATGATATTTGTTGAAGCGTTGTCTAAACTAAATGGCGGAAACGTATTTTATCAATTGAGATCCGGTCAATTACCACCAGGACTGAGATTATTACCATCAGGAGAAATATACGGTAAAGTAAATCAGATAGGAACTTCTTCGTTATCGGGCATTACTAGATTTTACAACAACTTTATTTTAGTTACTGGAATAACAGGTACCTTTACAATTGGTAGTGTTATTACTGGTTCAAATAGTCAGAATACCGCAAAAGTTATTGCGGTAGATTCTGACAAGATTTTTTATAAAGATTTATCAGGCAACTTTATAGTAGGTGATGTTATAACAGCCACAGGTGCTAGTGCTACATTTGTTAGTCACAATAAGGATTTTACATCTACCACATACGATAGTAACCTAACATCCTTTGATAGAGTTTATACCTTTGTTATAGAAGCTAGAGATATATTAAACTATACTGAAAGTGCTAAAACTTTTCAAATCACTGTACAGACACAGGCCGACATAGTTTACAGTAATCTCTATTTCAAAGCATATCAGAAAAAATCAAAGAGAGAATTGTGGAATAATTTTATTTCTGACTTTTCAATCTTTACTCCTGAAAAAATATATAGATATGGTGATCCGGCTTTTGGTGTACAAGACGAAATAAAAATGTTGATGTTTGCGGGAATAGAAAGTAATAATGCCGAAACATTCATCCAAGCACTGAGTCGAAATCATTATTTTAAAAGGTTAAATTTTGGTTCTATCAAAAAAGCTGTAGCCAAAGATACAGCTACGCAATCAGTAATGTACGAAATCATATATGTGGAGATCGTCGATCCTTTAATTAAAAAGGGCAAAAGTATCTCGAACGTAGTTACATTATCCGATAATATAAACAGTAGATTTCTAGTAAACAATACTAAAATCAATGTCAGTAGTGATATACCGTTAGCCAGCGATAGAGATCATCAACGTGTATTTCCAAACTCAATTAAAAACATGCGTAAACGAATTAAACAAACTGGAATACGAGATCGATCATATCTACCTCTATGGATGAGAAGCATCCAAGAGGATCAATTCGCAGAGCCGGGATTTGTCAGTGCGATGCCGCTGTGTTTTGCCAAACCTGGGCAAGCTGACGATATAATATTGAATATCCAGAAAAGCGGGTTTGATTTTAAAGTATTAGATTTTGAAGTAGATAGATATATCATAGATGCTTTAGATAGAGAAATCGAGGATAAATATCTCGCATTTCCAACATTTGAAGCGGACAAATTTAGACAATAAATACCTATAAGGTGGAGATAAAAGATGCCAACAAACAGTAATATTAACGCAACAGCTATTGATGAAGCATATCCTGTTGCCGGTGTAGACAACGATACACAGGGTTTCAGAGACAATTTCTCTTATATTAAAACTGCGTTAAACGTTGCTAAAACAGAAATCACAGAACTTCTAAATTTTACAGCCCGTCTGGATCGTGATAACAGCTACAATAACAAATTCTTATCAAATGCTGTTTTCAAACAGAACCAGCATAGCCTAAACAACTACGGTACTGGATCAGGTGTTGGTAATAGGATAGATATTAATTTTGGTAATGCTGATTATCAGGTTTATAGATTAGATGACGATGTAACATTTGAGTTCGAGGGCTTTTCGAATGATAACGTTAATAAAGTCACTATAGAATTACTATCCGATGGTGGAACCTATAATGTTTCATTTTTTACAGACGGTGCCTATCCTATTAAGAAAAGCAGTAATTTTCCAACATCGTTAACTGTATCCAGCACATCAAACCCAATCCTGATAGAAGTTATTACTAGGGCCAAGAGTCAAGATCCTGGATCATTAGGTAGAACTGTATTCCTTAACTATCTAGGACAATTTGTATAATGTTTCATCCGCTTGAAGGTGATCTTAGTAAACTAAAAGATTCCGAAGTGGAATCTAAACTTCAAGAACTGACTAGAAAATACTATCAAGCATCTCGTTTAGGCAATCGAGAGCTATTGACACAACTGTCAACATTTGTTACAATATATAGAGAAGAAATGCGTAGCCGACAAGCCAAAGCATTATCTATAAACAATAATGTAACGAACGAAGACTTGGGTCAATTTATTAATGTCGATTAATACAAACGAAAATCTATTACAAGGAATATTGAAACATGGTCCAAATATATTGGAGCATTGCCTTGTAGAAGAAAACAATCCAAATATCGAAAACTATATCCAAAGGATAAAGGAAGAAAAGCTCCTTTATCCTTTCCCGCTTACACAAGAACCTCAGGGTCGAAAATGGTTCATTCCTAAAGAGTACCGAGATTTTGATATCGAAGAATTTCTCTTAACCCAATGTCCTGAAGAAAATCTTGATAGGTTAGCGGAAGAATTAAAACTGTATAAAAAATACGACATGCTAGATCTTCTCAAAATGATGAAATATCTAGTAGATAGCCTAAGAAAAAACAATATAGTATGGGGTGTAGGGCGAGGAAGTTCCGTTTCTAGCTACTGTTTATATCTAATAGGCATACATAAGATAGACAGCGTTAAATACAGATTACCAATATCTGACTTCTTTAAAGGAGAGTAAAATGGGAAAAACTTATAGAACTATGCAGGGCAAAGAAATCGACATGGAAAAACTTGCTCTATTAAACGAACTAACTCCAGCAGTAGGAAATGCTAGAGTAAACGCCAGAGGCGACGAACTAGGTCCCGGTGGCCAAATCATCAGAAAGCGTGAAGACATCGTTTCGGATTATTACGAAAAAAATCCTAAGAGTGTAAAATCGGAAAAGAAAGCTCAGGAATAACATGGCTGCGTACGAACCTAAAAAAATACAAATCAAAGCTATCCGAGATAATGTTCTTGTCACTGACATGGATTTCGGAGAACAAAAAACTAGCTCTGGTATTATTTTAAAATCCGACGACGGTAAAGTACACGGCATCAAACCTCGTTGGGGCAAGGTTTACAAAATTGGGCCTGAGCAGACAGATGTAAAAGAAGGGCAGTGGGTCTTAATCGAGCACGGAAGATGGACCAGAGGCATGGAAATAGATGATGGCAACGGTAAAAAAACTATCCGTAAAGTCGATGTTAATGCCATGTTAGCAATCTCCAACGAGCCCCCAACATCTGAAGATCTTTATATACCACCAGTAAATTCGTAATGGGCTTTAGGAAAAGTTGGGATGCTGCTGATATCGCTAATCAGCTACATTCTCTCTCTAGAGAATGTTCTAGTGCCTATAACGATGGCTTCACAGCGTTTGAATGTAAAAAAGATCTTTATTTGATAAAACATTTAGTAGATGCTGCTCTAGCAGACGCACCTAATTTCGGTGTTATAGAAGAACGATGGCTCGAAGAACAAGAGAAGAAAAAAGTAATTAAATTTCTTAAGGAAAAACCATGACCAACCCATTTAGAGATCAAGAAAAATTTATGCGGGCTTGCGATCAAAGTACTGACATAGAAAACTATGATCAATACAAAATGTACCTGAGTCTGATAAAAGAAGAATATAACGAGCTTCTAGTTGCTCAGGGCATTGATCTAACAACTATGGAACAGGTCAATCCTGCGGATCCTGTAGAAGTTCTAGATGCTTTGATAGATATTCTTGTTGTAACTATTGGTGCTATCCATAGCATGGGTGCTGATGGAGAAGGTGCTTGGAAAGAAGTCATGCGTACCAACTTTGCTAAAATCGACAAAGATACCGGCAAGGTTCGTAAGCGTGAAGATGGCAAAGTACTCAAACCCGTAGGTTGGAATCCACCGGATCTTAAACCCTTTGTTAAATGAAACGATCATTACTGATAGTAATATCAGTACTGGTGATATCAAAGGCTCATGCTAGAAATGAGCCTTCTCATTTAGTCCTCGATATTAGCAAAAAGGAAACAATATCTTCTGCTTACGAAGATAAACTCCGTCCTATTGCTTCTATTACCAAATTAATGACTGCCCTAATTGTTGTAGAATCAAAGTTAGAAATGTCAGAAGAAGTCGCTTATAAAGGCGGAATATGGCGACACAAAAAAGTAAAGAGATCAGACCTATTAGAATCCTTGTTGATTAAAAGTGATAATCAAGCCGCTGAAGCTTTGGCGAATTCTTATCCGGGAGGCAGAGAAGCTTTTATAACAACTATGAATTCCAGAGCTAGATCGTTAGGCATGCTCAATACTAGTTTCGAAGATCCTAGCGGTCTCGGTAGATACAATATCAGTACAGCTAGAGATTTAACTTTGCTAGTTTCTAAAACTTATCAACATCCAGAAATCAGTAGTACATCATCATCCAAATTTTTTAAAGTAGAAATTAAAAATAAGAAAAAAATTACATACATGACTGTTGGAAATACCAATAGCCATCTATTGAGCCTTTTTGATAATATTACTTTGAGTAAAACCGGCTATACGGATCCAGCAGGTCGCTGTTTGGCATTAATAGTTGAGAAAAATAATAACAAGTATGCTATAATAATACTAGGAGAAAGAACGTCTGGTGATAGATTTTATCGTGCCAGAAACTTGATTAATATGGTGTCAGAATGAAAATTGGTTTTACTTGCTCAACCTTCGACTTGTTTCACGCAGGGCATATTATAATGCTCAAGGAAGCTAAATCACAATGTGATTACCTTATAGTAGGGTTACAGACAGATCCTACTATCGACCGACCCGTGGAGAAAAATAAACCAGTTCAAAGTATATTTGAACGATTTGTCCAATTACAGGCCTGTAAGTATGTAGATGAAATCGTAGTCTATGCTACAGAAAAAGAGTTAGTTGACATCTTGCTTTCTTATCCTATTGATGTTAGAATATTAGGTAATGAGTACGAGAATAAATCGTTTACTGGTAGAGCAGAATGTGTAGACAAAGGTATCAAATTCTATTTCAATAATAGAGCACACAGTTTTTCTACTACTGAGTTAAGACAACGTGTTATCGAGGCAGAAGCAGAAAAGGTATTGAGATTATGAGCATGGATCAGGCGGCTATTTTTTTAGCCAGTAGTGTATTAGTGATGCTAGGATTTACTGTGATAGTTATCGGGTGTGTAACTATCAATAATATTATTCACAAATACTGGAAAAATCTTGGATGGAGAATTTTTCCGTCGCATTGGGACGAACATTCACCCAGATTCGCAGAGCCTCATGAATTAAATCAAATTAACAAGGATAAAAAATGAGAGAGCTATGGGTAGAAAAATATCGACCTAAAAGTGTAGATGGTTATGTATTTAGGGATGATCATCAAAGAAAACAAGTAGAAACTTGGATCAAAGACAAGAGCATCCCGCACTTACTATTAAGCGGCAATGCCGGCATTGGTAAAACAACATTAGCTAAGATTCTAATAAACGAACTTGGCATAGAAGAATATGATGTTTTAGAACTAAACGCATCACGTACTAACTCTGTCGAAGATGTGCGTGATAAAATTACTAACTTCGTCCAGATGATTCCATTTGGACCTTTTAAGGTGGTGCTATTAGATGAAGCTGATTATCTTAGTCCGAACGCTCAGGCGGCGTTACGTGGGGTCATGGAGGAGTATCATTCAACTGCTCGTTTCATCCTCACCTGTAACTACCCTAATCGCATTATCCCTGCTTTACACTCACGATGTCAAGGATTTCACGTTGAGCGAACGGATCTTACTGAGTTTACCGCTCGTGTTGCTACTGTTCTTGTTGAGGAGGCTGTGGATTTCGATCTTGAGACGCTAGACAACTATGTTAAAGTAACTTATCCCGATTTAAGAAAGTGTATTAACCTTGTTCAACAAAATGTTCAGGAAGGAAAACTCATGTCTCCAAATAAAGGTGATGAAGGTACAGCAGATTGGAAATTCGATATGGTCGAACTCTTCAACGCAGGTAAACTCAACGAAGCACGTAAATTACTCTGTGGCAAATTAAGAGCCGAGGAGATGGAAGAAGTCTATCGATGGCTCTACGATAATATCAACATTTTTGGCGACGAAGCAAAACAAGACAATGCTATCCTTATTATCAAACAAGGTTTAGTCGATCATACATTGATTTCCGATCCCGAAATTAATCTTTCAGCAACATTAGTTAAGTTGGCAAAACTAAAGGCATGAAACAAAAATTTATTAATCTCTATATGGACTGGGCCAAGAGATGTTCTAAGCTCAGTCATGCTATGAGATTACAGGTAGGGGCAGTTATCGTAAAAGATGATTCGGTTATAAGTTACGGTTACAACGGTATGCCTGCGGGATGGAATAACGACTGCGAAGATAAGGTATTCGATCCCGGTGCTGGAGGTTGGCTCAGCCCTAAAGAATTTAAAGATCAATATCCTTATAGTGAATGGCACCCTGAAGTACAACGCGAAGTCCACTATGGGTTAAAAACCAAACCCGAAGTCTTACATGCTGAATCTAACGCTATAGCTAAATTGGCAAGATCGTCTAACAGTGGGTTGGACGCAGATATCTTTATCACTCATGCCCCATGTATCGAATGTGCTAAATTAATCTATCAGTCTGGAATCAGACGTGTGTTTTATGGACACGATTATCGAGACGATGCTGGTATTAAATTTTTAAAAAAATCTAATATAAAAGTTGAAAAGGTAGAAACTTGAAGTACAGATATATGCTTGTCTCCTATCACCCCAGACGTGATGGAAAATATGATGAACTAACTGAATTTAAAAACAGTCTAAAATTTAAGCACAGACATCATGCTAAGGTCATCTTAGACCTTAAGAAAAAAACTGTTCTCAAAAACGAGTTGAACCCCAACGCCTCTTTTAATGATTTGTTGGAGTTCTATAAGAAAGTTATTGGTTCTACTCTGCTCGATTACCTCCCGTCATAATCTCCGTAGATTGCTAATATCTCTTTGACCGCTTGGTGTCTTTCTACATCTTCGACACTAAACTGGCAGATATCAACATGTTTGTGGTTTTTAAAATTATCGTATAATTTTAAGAACTCAAGAAGCCCGTTTGATGCTGGTCTGTCTGCCTGTTGTAAATCTCCCGTCACTATCATCCTAGAGCCTTCGCCCAATCTAGTCAGTAGCATCTTCATTTGACTAGGGGTCGCATTCTGCATCTCGTCAGCGATAATAAAACTCTTTTTGAATGTTCGTCCTCTCATATATGCTAAAGGACTGATCTCAATCACCCCCTCTTTTATAAAATTTTCTATTTCTTTAGCATAATAGTATTCTTCGAATACATCAAAAATCGGGCGAGTCCAAGGTTCCATCTTTTGCTGTAAGGTTCCTGGCAGGAATCCATGCTGCTCATCCACACTTACAGCGGGACGAGTAACCACGATCTTATCGATCTCTCCTTCTTGGAACAGTTTGACTGCCCACTGACAGGCCAGCATAGTTTTGCCCGTACCCGCAGGTCCTATAGCAAATACTATGTTTTTCTGTTCTTCTTGGAGTTTTAAGAGATAATTCTCTTGATTGAGGTTTTTAGGATATATCAGTACCCTGTTTTTCTTTTTTGGAAGGAATTTATTTAGTTGAACTACGTTATCATGCTCTTGTACAGCCAGATTTTTAACTGATTTTCTTTGTTTTCTCAAAGGATAGCCTCCTAATTAAGTGATCGGCACGGACCTTTAAACCGTTGTGTCCGTGGTCGAACACAAAAGTATTTAAGACTTGAGACAAAAAATAATAACTTAAGATAATATTTTTGCGATAAATACTATTGGAGATTAAAAGCTATGCGTGACGCCCGCGAAATACTACAAAATATAGAGAATATATATGGGTCAAATAACAGCCTTAATATTCTTAAGGACTTTGAACGTGTCCTAGACGAGCTAGATATATATGTTTACGAGAATTGGATCGATGGGGAACTTATTGAGGGTCCTGAAGAGTCTAGGTACTTCATCACCTGTAAGTTTATGTGGCCCGAAAAGAAGATGCCTAACCCTAAGGGTGGCATGCGATTACTAGACTACGGTTGTAGAGTATTCTTTGAAAAAGATGATATCGCTGATGTACGAAAGATTAGAACACCGGACGATATTCGTCCTGGAACCAAACAGGGAAAAATAGATCATAAGCCTGTATGGATCGTAGAAATACGTATGCCTAAGAAACTAATGTTTGATATCGACAAGGGCTACAGAAAACTTACTAAGAATAAAACAGAAAGTCCAATGGCTGGTGTGACTACTGCTGTACCGCCCTCTCAACAGAGCCAAGCTGAACCAGTCGAAGGAGCAGCACAATAATGACACAACTACAAGAAGGTCTCAGACCAGAAGATTTAGTTGATATGATTTTTGACAGCATCGAGATCGATTCATTTAAAAGTAAGATGGGTGAAGATCGAGATGTCTGTGTTGTTTCTTTCAAAGCTAGAGAAAGAGGTCCAGCTAAGGATATGATGGAGTTTATCGAAAAAGGTTACAACTTTGTTCTAGATGCTGACGTTAGTTCAGGCGAAGATCGAAATGGTCTATATCATGTGTTCATCGAATTAAAGAGAACTCCAGCATTGTACGATCAGATTAACGAATTAATAGACGGTATCAAAAGATTAACAGCTATAAATGAATGGAAATTTAAATACCACAAAAGTAATAGGTATCAACCCTTAGATGAACAGACATTAAAATCAGCTATTCCCGGAACGCCCGATGCTTACGATATGATGGTTGAAAATATTAGAGTAGAAAGTATCAAACGTTTCTTTTCTAAAACATTCAAAAACGAATTAGTAATCGAAGGAAATAAAATAACGATTACTAAACCATTCGGATCTAAATTTACATTCAATCTAGTAGATTTCGGCCAGGCCGACGATTTACAGGTTAAGATTACTGAAACAGTAAAAATTGATACAAAAAGTATGGCCGAAGTGATGTGGCTAACCAAAGTCTTAGGAGACTTTAACATTACGAAATATGGTGATCAATTCGTCTTAGAGGACGGAAAGAAATCCATGATTATTAAAATGGAGGAGCAATAATGAGTTTTAATTTTGAATTTACTAAAGCACATCTAAAAGAGATGATCGGTAACAATCCGTATTTGGATAACTGGCACAGTGCGTTAAGTGAAATCCTTCCAGAATATGAAATTAATACCAAAGAGCGTGTGGCGGCGTTTATCGCTCAATGTGCTCATGAATCAGGTAATTTTAGATTCTTAAAAGAAAATTTAAATTATAAAGCACCGAGTTTACGCAAAGTTTTTCCTAAATACTTCCCCGACGATGCTATCGCTGCCCAGTATGCTAATAAACAAGAAAAAATCGCTAACAGAGTCTATGCTAATCGTATGGGTAATGGTGACGAAGCTTCAGGCGATGGCTGGAGATACTGCGGTCGTGGATTGATTCAGCTAACAGGAAAAAACAATTATACCTTCTTCGCTGCCAGCTTAGATATGAAAGTAGAAGATGTTCCAGAATATCTAGGAACATTTGAAGGTGCTGTTCAGTCAGCATGTTTCTTCTGGGAACAGAATAATCTTAACCAGTGGGCAGACAAAGGCGATATCTTAACATTGACTAAGCGTATCAATGGCGGTACCATTGGCTTAGACGATCGTATTAAGCACTTTGAACATGCCAAGCATGTGTTAGGAGTTCATTAATATGTGGCTGACAGGGTGGATGCTGAGCTTTATACCAGACAGCTTCTTTCTCTGGGTGTCCTATACCCTAATAGGAATAGGTGTAGGACTTTATGTTCTTAGCAAAATAGTTAAATGGCTTCCTATTATAAGTCAATACAAATTTCCAGCAGAAATTCTTGGAATTATAATTTTGACTGTAGGAGCCTATGTGTTTGGTAGTTACGGTACCGAAATGGTATGGCGTGAACGTGTTCGCGAACTAGAAGAAAAAGTAGCTATCGCTGAGCAAAAATCTAAAGAAACTAACACGATCATCAAAGAAAAAATTGTAACTAAGATTAAAGAAATAAAAGTGTTCCAAGATCGTATCAAAGAAGTCATAGTAGAAAAGGAAAAGATCATAGACGCACAATGTACAGTTCCACAAGAAGCTCTAGACATTTTAAATGATAGTGCTAAAGGAGTACCGGAGGGAGAAAAGAAATGAGATTTTTACTTTTATTAATCCCTGCTTTTTTACTAACTGGTTGTTTTTCAACTACTGCTCCTGTGAAACGAAATTTTCCAGAAGTTCCAGCAGAACTAATGGCAACTTGTCCGGATCTTAAAAAGATAGAAAAGGGAACACAGCAGTTGAGTAAAGTCATCACAGTTGTCACTGAAAATTATTCTCAGTATCATGAGTGTAAAGTTAAAGTTGATAATTGGATTTTATGGTATGAGTCACAGAAAAAAATCTTCGACGAAGTCAAATAAAAGAGTTAGGAGCGGTAAATGGTAACTTTAATGGACAACGACAAAGACGGTAAAATTAGTAAAGAAGATATCGAGACTAGTGACGCTAGACTAGAATTAGAATTACGTGAAGAGAAAGCAGATGCACATAGAAAAATGGCTTGGGTAGCTATGATTTCTATGATAATCTTCAGCGGTTTTCTATTTTCACCGATGGTGGAAGTTGAAAGGGTCAAAGCATTGGCCGATCTATTAGGCATGTTCTACATTGCTCAAGCTGGTGTAGTAGGTGCGTACATGGGTGTAACAGCTTGGATGAGTAGGAAATAATCAAGGAGATTTATATGAAATTATTTTTAACAGCACTATTTTTAAGCGTGATGGCTAGCACTTCAGTGTATGCCGATAATCACGATAAGAAACCAGAAACTAAAAAGGTCTGCGTTGATGTACAGGGCAAAGACGGGAAGCCTGTTATTGATCCAAAGACTAAAAAACCAAAACAAGAATGTAAAGAAGTTAAGAAACATCAAAAGCATGAAGGTACAAAAGTTCCAGAAAAGAAATAATTCTGTTTTTGACTTTTCTCAAAGGGTATAGTATAATTACTACTATACCCTTTTTTACCCTATGATAGATTACTATAAAACTTTAGGTGTAGATAGATCTGCTACATCGGACGATATTAAAAAAGCCTACAGAAAGTTGGCTATGAAGTATCATCCTGACCGCGGCGGTGATTCAAAAAAATTCCAAGAAATACAGGAAGCCTATGCTACACTAGGTGACGACGAAAAAAGATTTCAATACGATAATCCCAATCAACGCCACTTCCATACCGGTAATATGGGAGATGATATATTTTCAACGTTCTTTGGGGGCGGTAGTCCGTTCGGTTTTGGATTTCAACAACAGCAAAGAAATTCCAATATAGGTGCGACAGTTACCGTAACCTTAGAAGATATTCTAACTGGTAAGACTATAGACGCAGAAATCAGTTTTAGAAACGGACAAAAGAAACTAGTATCAATTAACATTCCGGCAGGTGTCGATGACAACATACAGATCAGATATCCAGGAATGGGCGATCAAAGTATTCCTAAATTTCCGGCCGGTGATTTAATCGTAACCGTTAGAGTATTACCTCACGCAGTATGGCGTAGAGAGCACAATAATCTAGTAGCGGAAAAAGAAATCAGCGTATGGCAAGCATTGCTAGGATGCGATATTACGTTTGAAACTATTGAAAATAAAACTCTCAGCATAACGATTCCTCCGGGAACACAGCCCGGAACTGTGTTTAGTTGTAAAGGTGAAGGACTTCCCCATCCTAGGTCTGGCGTCAGAGGTGCTATACTGATTAAAGTTAAAGTCAATATACCAAGGAATCTTTCTGAAGAATCTAAAAAAATGATAGAGGCATTAAGCAATGGAATTTAAATTAGGCCCCCATGAAAGCCTAGCACAGGTCAGCGACGACTGGAATTTCGCTGCTGATGGTAACGCAGAAGAATTAGAAAAATCTATGATAGATTTTATGCTGAATAACAACGGCATAGGATTAGCAGCTAATCAAATAGGATTAACAAAAAATGTATTTGTGATTGGTAGTAAAAATATTCCCGGATATGAACCGATGGCAGTGTTTAATCCTAAAATCTTAGAGGTGAGTAAAGATACAGAGCTATTCAAAGAAGGATGTCTTAGCTATCCTGATCTTTGGTTAACTATTAAAAGACCAAAAGCTATTATAGCAGAATTTCAGAACAGCAAAGGAGATGTAGTCACTGCCGAGATGGATGGTCTTATTGCTAGATGCTTTCAACACGAATTCGACCATCTAAAGGGCATCTGTTTCGTTGACAGAGTGTCTCAGATGAAGTTACAATTAGCTATGAAAAAAATTAATAAGAGAAGATAATCAATGCTAGAACCAAGTAGAAAACTCCAAGCAGTCTTTGAAAAAGCGATCGATATCGCACAGAGACTTGAACACGAATACGTTACTATCGAACATTTAACTTTTTCTATCATCTTAGATGAAGAAACTTTCAATGGTCTTAGCCAAGCTGGTTTTGCTAGTGAATTCTTAAAAGTTAATTTAGAACACTTCCTCAAGACTAAATTAGATGATATCAGAACAGGTACGTCTAATCATAAACCTAAAAGAACAACATCTGTCGAACGTGTATTGAACAGAGCGTTTACTCAGGCATTGTTCAGTGGGAGACAAGTTATAGAAGTAGAAGATGTTCTTATCGCTATTATAGGTGAAAGAAAAAGCTTCAGTTTCTTTTACATGACAAAAGCAGGAATTACCAAAGAAAAATTAATCGAGTATTTCCAAACTAAATTTGAAAACAGCGTCGAAGCAGACGAAAGCCCAAGACTTAATCATAATCAATTGGATAAAATTCTAAATCAGTTTTGTACTAACTTGAGCCTACTGGCCAAACAAAGAAAGATCGATCCTGTTATTGGCAGGGACGATGAATTGGAAAAAATACAACTTATTCTCGCTCGCAGATCTAAGAGTAATGTTCTGTTAGTTGGAGAACCCGGTGTAGGTAAGACTGCTATCGCGGAAGGCCTAGCACGTAAGATATTTGAAAAGAAAGTTCCTAAATTCATATTAGATCACAGTGTTTACACACTAGATATTTCTGCTCTACTAGCAGGTAGCAAATATCGTGGTGATTTTGAAGAACGTATCAAAGCAGTCCTGACTGCCTTAGAAAAGAAAGGCAAAATCATCCTGTTCATCGATGAGGCTCATATGATGAACGGTGCTGGTGCTGCTAACGGTTCAGCAAATGACCTAGCTAATATTCTAAAGCCTATGCTGACCAAAGGTACTATGAAAGTTATCGCTTCTACCACCTGGGAAGAATATCGCAAGCACTTCGAAAAAGATCGTGCCCTAATGCGTCGATTCCAACGTGTTACAGTTGACGAACCTACGCCAGAGCTTACTGTTAAAATTGTTAAAGGTATAAGAAAGTATTACGAACAGTTCCATACAGTAAAAATTACCGATGCGGCTATTGAACAGGCAGTTAAGATGAGCATCAAATATATGCCGGATAAGAAATTACCGGACAAGGCTATTGATATCATCGACTGTGCTGCGGCTCGTTATAAAATAAAAGATAATGACGCAGAAACCGCGGTTAGTATCGTTGACATTGAACAGATCATGTTCGAAGTTAGTAAAATGACTAACATGCCGTTCGAAACTGTCAGCGAAAAAGAATCTAAAAATCTTTCTGACCTAGAAAGCAATCTTAAAAATTCTGTGTTCGGACAAGAATCAGCGATTTCTAATCTGTTAGATAAGATTTTTGTAGCACAAGCAGGTATGAAAGTACCTAACAAGCCTATCGGATGCTTCTTATTCGTAGGACCGACTGGCTGCGGTAAGACAGAAACAGCTAAACAGCTCAGCGATAAAATGGCTATGCCATTAGTTCGATTTGATATGAGTGAATATCAAGAGAAACATAGCGTGGCACGGTTGATTGGTGCTCCTCCCGGCTACGTCGGCTTTGAAGATAATGCTGGTCAGCTGATTACTAAATTACAAGAAACTCCAAATTGCGTACTGTTGTTGGACGAGATCGAAAAAGCACATCCAGACGTTAGTAACATCTTGCTACAGTTTATGGATAATGGATTCGTAACCGGTTCAAATGGTAAACAGGCAGACGGTCGTAACACTATTCTTATTATGACATCAAACTTAGGTGCCGCTGACAACGAAAGAAATAGTATTGGATTCGGAGATCTAGAAAAAGATGGGGAAGATGACAAGGCAGTTAAAAAATTCTTTGCTCCGGAATTTCGAAATCGTCTAGATGCTGTCGTAAAATTTGGCAGTTTATCTATGGATACTGTTAAAGTTATCGTTGACAAGTTTATGCGTGACCTTAATCAACAAATCAAAGAGAAGAGAGTCGAAATAATCTTAACTGACGACTCGAGAGATTGGCTGGCAAAGCATGGCTATAATTCAAAATTAGGTGCTAGGCCGTTAAGTAGACTTATCGATAACGAAATTAAGTCTCCGATTAGTAGAAAAATACTGTTTGGAGAACTTAAGAATGGAGGAAAAGTCTTCGTCAATGTGGTTGACAATAAGCTAGACTTTGTTGTAAAATTACAGGAAGAAGAGCTGGATAAATTTGAAAAACGTGCTTTCAAACACCACAGAAGGATTCAAGAGGGTGCTCCATTAATAAAAGATGATACAGTACAAGCCAACTAAAAAACTATTCTACGGTAAATGGCTATACAAAGTTAGCTACAACATCGATGGCTGCTCATATATACGGCATAAGTCTTTTGATGGCTTAGAACGCTCTATAGACCAATTGATGCCTAATAGTACTTACAATCGTAAAATTTTGGGCAGCAAGGAAGAATTAATTAGACTTACATCTAATCTCAAGGCGATTCCTAGAGAGTCTTACGATATCCGAGTAGAAACAAATATCATCGATGTTTATACCAACGATGAGGCTTTTTTTAACTCGTTAATCCTATTACTGCCAGGAAGAATAAGATACGCTCAAAAACCATCAACAATATCCGAACAACAGTTAACGGATAAAAGAACTATCCTTGTAAAAAAATATCCTCAAGATAGATTTACTATGCGTGTATATCTTAAACCGCATAAGATGGAGTTATCTGATAAAGGGCCATATATCGCATGGCTTAAAGAAATCAACGGCGTTTCTATTTCTGATGCTGTACAACAATGGTTTATAACCACTCATTGGAACTGGGACCGCAGATATATCCTCGTAGATAACGAAAAAACACTGTTATTTCTTAAATTAAAGAATTCAAGCGTTATTGGTACGGTCTATAACCTGGTTTTACAGGATTAATACAATTTCCGCTCAAATATAGTCTGCGATAAATATAGTATCATCTTATAAGAGAGATACTATGCGAGACATTCTTAATAAACTAACAGCGATCAGCGAAACTGCCCTTAGAGACAAGGAAGATCTAGACGCTAAACGCCAAGCATTGCAGGACTTAGAATCTGATCCTGTAGCTTCCGAAGACCCTGAAATTTCTAGTGCTATAGCACAACGCAGAGCAGATCTAGAAAAAGAAGCTAAATCTAAAGGATTCACAGAGTCTTTAGAAATAGGAGACGGGTTTGGCATTAGCTTTTCTGAAGATTTTGAAATTGCTACTGAGATTGTAGATATTTTAGAAGACGGAATCGTTATTGATTTAGATGATACAGCATTAGACATGCTAACCAAAGAAGGTTTAGTATTCTTAGAAGGCGAAATAGTAGAGGGCGAACAGCACGGTAACAGTAAAATTTACGATAAGTGCTGGAAAGGCCATAGAAAAGTCCCAGGTAAAGCAAGAGGCGAAAAAGGTTCTTGTAAAAAGATCGGTGAGGATAAGGAAGTCGACGAAGCCGAGTATCAAGGTAAAGAAGTTCCGCTAGGTAAGAAGTTACCGGGCGATGTAAAGAAATCAAAAGTATATGTACGCAAACCAAACGGTAAAGTTGTCAAAGTAAACTTTGGCGATAAGAAGATGCGTATTAAAAAATCAAATCCAGCACGTAGAAAATCTTTCCGTGCTAGACACAACTGTAAAAATCCAGGACCACGCTGGAAGGCACGTTACTGGTCATGTAGGAGCTGGTAATGAGATTATTTGAATTATTTGGTCCTGAGCCTGAAAATAAAGACGAAAGAGTAAATTCAGACATAGATTATGTATCTGATTTAAAATTTTTTATCGATAACGATAATGAATTAGTTAGTCACAGTTTATTTCCTGCTATCAAGAAGCACAAAAAATTAGGCGGAGAGCCAGGACAATATCATGTCTACCTAGACGCTGTTAGATCCGCTATACCAAAATACTGTGCCGAATACGATATGACCGATATCCAAGAAGATGTGTTTACCAATGAAGTCATTGAAGCAGTCTGTAAAAAATTTGCTGAAGAACAGTGTAAGTATCTAGAACGCGGCGATTATGAGAATTAATGAATTATTTGAAGACGCTGGTAAAACAGTAGCAGTCGCCTTTGGCAGACTGAATCCACCTACGATTGGTCATGAGAAATTAGTCGAGGCCGTATTAAAACAAAAAGCCGACGATCATTTTTTATTTGTTTCTCAGACAACTAAGACTACAGGTAAAAATGATACGAGATTTAAAAATCCTATACCATTTAATATCAAGATACATTTTGTAGAAAAAGCATTTACTAATATCCCAATAGGAGATACATCTGTTAAAACAGTTATACAGATGATGCAATATTTAGAAGACAAAGGATATGAAAATGTAATCTTCGTCTGCGGTAGTGATCGTGTTCCAGAGTTTACACAATTACTTAATGCTCAAAATGGCGTAGATTATAATATTAAAAATTTAAAGATCGAGTCTAGCGGTGCTAGAGATCCAGACGGCGAAGGAGCAGAAGGAATGAGTGGGACTAAGCTCAGGCAGGCAGCGATCGATAATGATCTAGAAAAATTTAGATCAGGTTTAGCATCAGGTCTACAGGCAGATGCTGAGGCAGTATTTGCAGCAGTTCGAGAAGGTTTACAACCGTGGATTACAGAAAGTGTTGTTGAAGGCTACGGTCGTTATTGGTGTTCTACAGATAAAAAATGGAAAACACGCAAAGGTCCTAAACAAAAGAGATCATCATGAGAGCAAAAGAATTTATCGTAAAGAAAAGAGATCCTAATTGGCAAACACTACAGGCCAAACGCACTAGCGGTGCTGCTGGGGCTCATAAAAATAAAAAGAAAGCTGCGAAGCAAGGTGATGTCAAACACAAAGCCAAATCTATGGCAGAGGGTTACAACCTAGGTGGTCTTGAGAAAGGCAAGTATTATCTCCACAGCATTTACTCTGACAGTGAAATATTTACAGATCCCCGATCTGGCGATCCTATGTCATTTGACAGTTACGACGAAGCGGAAGATTTTCGCAGCGGTATGAGTGGTCGTGAACATGACGAATACCAAGTATCAGTATTCAATCAAGGGCAGTTGCTGCCTGTAGATGAAAGTGTATCAGAAGGTTCAGATTCTACCATTGCCACCTTAGATGATGTTTTTAATGAACATGATTTTTATCGTTTAGAACACATCTGGCCCGCTTTAGAAGCAGGAGATAAAAAAGAAGCCCTAAGACAGATCAATCATTATCTTCGCAAAGGTAAGAACCGTGCGTGGTGGGGAGACCTACAAGCCGTTGATATTAAAATAGATTCTAGCGATGTCGAGAACTCAATGGTGATGTGGAGTAAACCTATCAAGCAAGGCGTAGAGGAAGGTTTACTAACTGAAGATCCAGTAACTGCATTTGCAAGTAAAGCACATGACGAGTGGCGTCAAGGATGGATCAAACAAAACGGTGGCAAAAATCTTCCTAGAGTTAAGAAAAACAGCGACGGATCCGAGGGCGATATCAACGTTCCATTTAATAAACTTCACCCAGACTGGCAACGAGAAAATTTGGCGGCGGGGAAGGCTGCTGAAGCCGCTGTGAAGTCGTATCCGAACGCACTTTCGGATCCCGACGAAATGGAAAAAGCTGCCGAATTTATTCATGTTGAATGGATGAAACGTAATCCCAAGGCTGATTATAATGCGGCTCAACACGTATCTTATGATCAACTGCCTGAGCCAGAAAAAGAAAAGGATCGTGTTCACGTTCGAACTATGGCTAAACTTATGGGTAAAACCGGAGGCTCTGTACAAGAATACGGAGATACTGCTAAAGGTCAGAAGATGTTGACTAAAGTTCATAAGCGAGCAGTTGATCGTATGATTAAAGCAGACGATAAGAGAGATGCTAAAGACGCTAAAAAGAATCAGCAAAGTGCTAATCGTGCTTGGGATAGATTTGGCGAGAAAGAAAAGTATGGCGAAGATATAGAAATGGAAAGGGTAAGAGATCCCGAAGACTGGGACGAAGGCAACACCGAACCGCCAAACAATATGGCAATCTATATTAACGGCAAGAAATGGAAAGTATTTCCAGGTCGTGGTCGATATGCCGACGACGAAAGAGAGATGAAACAGTTCTACGACTTAAAGGCATGGTGCCAAAGAAAATCAGAAGCAACAGGCAAGAAATGGGAAGTTTCTAGAACAGGCGAGCCTGCTACAGCATAATGGAACTATCAGACTTAAAACGCCTTGCTGGCATTAAGGAATTTAAAGGTTACCAACCCTATGGTGGTAGCAATATCAGCATCACTGGTACTGAAAAAAGACAATTAGAAAAGAAACACAACATTAGGCCCGGGACACCAGAATGGTTTAAGTTATGGTTTAGTTTGCCGTACCTAACAGGAGAAAAACCAGTAGGAGACGATCAATGGTCGAGATAAGCGAATCAGCAAAAGCTAAAGTAATTGATTTATTAAATGAGGAAAATAATCCCGATTTAAAATTAAGAACATTTGTACAAGGTGGCGGCTGCTCTGGATTCCAATACGGCTTTACTTTTGACGAAGAACAGAATGATGATGATTGGGAAATAAATCTAGACGGTAAGTGGAAGCTATTAGTAGATTCGATGAGCATGACCTATCTTAACGGAGCCCAGATCGACTACACCGATGATATTAATGGTAGTCAATTTACAATTAAGAATCCCAATGCTCAAACAACATGCGGATGCGGAAGTAGTTTTACAATATGAACCAATATCCAGTATATCCAGAACAACAAGGCGAACAAGATCGCCCTTTAAATCCCTACGGACAACACTAATGAGAGCAAAAGAAATTCAGCCTAAGACATTAGTGGTCTTTGACATAGATGATACTCTGGTTCATACTCAGACCAAAGTTCATGTAGTCAAGGACGGTGAGGTAGTAAAGAGCTTAAACAGTCACGACTTTACACATTACAAACTACAACCAGGTGAAAGTTTTGACTTTGAAGATTTTCGCAATGCTAGAGAGTTCTTTGAAAAATCTCGTCCTATCATTCCTATGATGAATCAACTCAAGCGTGATATCGCTAGAGGAAACAAAGTTGTTATGGTCACTGCTCGTGCTGATTTCGATGACAAAGAATTGTTCTTAGATACTTTCCGTAAGTACGGAGTAGACATTGATAAAGTACATGTCTATCGTGCGGGAAACAGTAAACAGGGAACCACAGAGGAACGTAAAAAAGCTATCATAAAAACTCTGTTAGATAAAGACAATTATAGCAAAGCTATCATGTATGATGATGCTAAACCTAATCTACATACATTTATAGAATTAAAAAATGACCATCCTAAGACACGCTTTTATGCTTGGCATGTAAGCCTAGAAGGAGAAGCCTCAGAATATATGAGAGAAGGAATGGTCAGCGAAAAGAGACGCCGACGCAAATTCAGAGGAGCAGCCTACGGTCCGGGACCATTCGGCGGGTATGGATATGCTACAGGATACAGCGGAGATGGTGGCGGTGCTGTGGGAGAAGCTAGTTACGCAGGTAACATCGGTGCTATGGAAGTGTTCAAGTTCATGCAGAAAGCAGGACCTGAAGAAAAAGAAATCCTAAAACAATTAATTGCTAGAAAGGATTATAGTCGTGCGTGGGCATTGATACAGGGGCTAACTGGTGTTAAACTTCAAGGTAAAGAATTTGAGGATCAACATCCTAACGAACAGCCCAGAGGTCCTGAAACTAAACCAACTATGCCCAAAGGTACAGTCAAAGTAGATGTATCCGATGTCTACGATTGGTACAAATTAGGTCAGCATATTAGTAATATGCGAGGACTGGGCAAACACGATTTTGGACAAGGTCCGCCTAGCACTATTTTTTCATTCGGGGACGAAGAATTAGAACACAAATATATTCAGGCATTGCTAAAGACAGGATTAACAACGACCGACATCGACCCTGCTGGTCACAAAAAACGCAAAGGACAAAAAGTAGATCCTACTTATAATGTTGAAAATTTTGCTGATGGTAAAGTAAAAGGCAAAAGCCGACCTGGTCGTGTAAAACGTGCCGGTGCTAGCTGTGACGGATCTGTAACTGACCTAAGAAAACGTGCTAAAAATTCATCAGGCGAAAAAGCCAAGATGTATCACTGGTGTGCTAATATGAAATCAGGACGCGGTAAATAAATTATGAAGATTGAAGAAATCACTGGACAGTTCAAATTCTTTGCTGCTAAAGTTAAAATTAAGCAGAGCGGTTATAGCCAGATCATCGATACTACTATAACTGCTAAAAATCAAGAAATGGCTAGAAGGTTGATTAAGGCACAATATGGAAAAACTGCCCTAGTAAGTAACGTTAGAGAAATCAAATGAAAATCGCAGAAATTATATTAGAGTCAGGTACTGAGGGCGGAACTACAACAGACATGATCGCTAAAGTAGTAAACCCGCAAGTTGCTATCGGTAACGATCGAGGAAACCGCAGCTACACTGGTAGTCCAGGAAAATCGGGTACTAAAGCACCCCGTGTGCCCAAGGCTGTACAAGCTAAAAACCCAGACGGTACTGCTAAAAATGCCCTAGATATCGATACAAACATATTTGGTTCTGGGTCTGCTATCAAAAGATATAAATAATACTATGAAGAATAATGTGTTAAATGAAGACAACGATCTAGGTCCGCAGGACCATGAAGCTTCTATGGCTAGAGCAGAGCTTTACAAATCTGCTGAATATGCCATCAAAATATTTCATATGATCCAACCAGGAGACAATCTCGAAGGATGGGTAGCTGCTAAAATTACTAAAGCTGCTGATTATCTAGATTCTGTAGCACATTATATGGAATATCAGAAAAAATTTGAAGAGCCTAAAATGGACGACAAAATGTCCTTAGACTCGGAACCAGAAGAATCACTGACTGCTGAAGTTGCCGAAAACCTCGCAGATCAATGGAAAAAATTTAAGACACAAGGATAAGAACATGGATTTCAAATCTATACTAAGCAAACTAGACAATTTGTCTGCTCCTCCAAAGGGAGTCCAAGCACCAAAGCAAGCCGAACCTATTAGATTAGACGAAGGCACAGAATTACGTGTTCTAGCCGGTGTTACAGCATTAACTGAATCCGTTATTGCTGAAAAGAAATTAACAGCTGGTGAAAAGAAAAAGAAAGAAGAAGTTGTTAAGTCTATGAAAAAAGACAAAGAGGGCTTCAGCAAGCGTTATGGTAAACGTGGCGAAGAAGTTATGCACGCTACTGCTACTAAGATCGCTAAAAAGAAAGCTGAGAGTGTCAAGTCAAGCGACGAAACTATCGAAGAAGAAATGAAAGTCGGCGATACAAAAAAGACACAACACGGCACTTTAACTAAAACAGCTACAGGTGTTAAGCATACAAGAGATCACAAACCAGAAGACGACGACGATTATGTACCTCCAAAGAAAGAAAAGAAAACTGCTATGACTGGAGCAGAGCGTCGAGAGCAGAAAGCTAAAGACAAAGAACAAGCTAAAGCTTCTAAAGAATACGAAAAGAAGAATCCAGGTTCTGTAAAAAAATATGTTGATGGTAAGCTAGTCAAAGAAGCTAACAAACTAGATCCAGTCGGCAAAGAAGACGATGATGTCAACAATGATGGCAAGAAAGACAGTTCAGATGAGTATCTGAAGAAACGTAGAGCTGCTGTTTCTAAAGCAGTCGGTGGCAAGAAAGCAAATACTAAAGAGTCGCTATCATTCATCACGGCATTGAAAGTAGTAAAAGAAAGTCGCGGCGAATTCCAGATCGATCCTATGGACAAGGAATTATGGGCATGGGCAGAACGTGTTGGTAAGACCAAGTTTACTGAATCAGTTCAAGCACAGGCATTTGCTGCTGCTACTTACGAAAGAATGGGCGGCGAGTGGAACTTACATAAAATTATCAAAGAATAAAAGTTCATTTGGTAAACAAAAGCCGGTTAATCATTGACCGGCTTTTTTATTGACTATATAATGTACATTATTAACCGGAGTTAACAAATGGCAAAAATGTACGGCCCAGAAGAAAAGGCAAAGCTCGAAAGATTGATTACCGAAGGCGGCAATGTCCTTCGAGAGATTGAAGATCTACAAGAAGGTCTCAAAGAAACTGTAAAAGCTGTAGCCGAAGAATTACAAGTTAAACCTAGCATTATTAACAAAGCAATTAAAATCGCACATAAAGATAATTGGAAAGACCACGAACAAGAATGGGACGAAATCGAAATGATCTTAGGTGTAACCAAAAGATTACCTGAATGATAGATATATTAAATGGAACAGTCAATTGGATCAAACAAGATTACTCGAGCAATAGAATACGTTTTTGCCTTGAGGTCCTTGCTTGGGCTATCAGCATTGGCTGTTCTATCACTATGGCACTCACCGTTCCAACACCACCTCTCATCATACTTTACCCAATCTGGATTATTGGTTGTGCTATATACGCTGGGTGTGCTCTTAGTCGTGGTTCCTTTGGTATGTTGGCTAATTATCTCTTACTGGTCACAATCGACACAGTAGGATTGGCCAGGATGATACTTCAATGACTGCTATAGCACTAGAAATTATTTTCAACTGGGTGTTAATGGGAATAATCCTATCAGCTGTAATGGTAATCGGTTTATATTTTGCTATTCTATGCGAAAAATTTATTGACTACTTACGCAGTCAATAAATATATTAGAGTAAGGTTTGATCAGCCATAAATGATCCGTTTGGTTTGCCAGCCGCAAGTGGCATAGGAGAAAAATTTGAGTTACGTTGACGCATTCTATAATCGCGATCAGGATACTATCCATATTGTCGAACGAGACGATAAAGGAATTAGGCATTTTAAAGAATATCCTGCTCGACACATCTTTTACTTTCAAGACCCTAAAGGAAAATACACTAGTACTCACGGAGAACCGCTGAGCCGTGTAACCTGTAAAAATCTCAAAGATTTACATAAAGAACTTAAAATACATAGTGGCATGAAGCTCTACGAATCGGACATAAATCCGATTTATCGCTGTCTCGAAGACAATTATCTAAATCAAGATTCTCCTAAATTACAAGTAGCGTTTTTTGATATTGAAGTTGACTTTGATCCGGAACGTGGTTACGCATCGCCTGAAGATGCTTTTATGCCGATTACTGCTATAGCTATTCATTTACAATGGCTGAATACTCTAGTTTGTTTAGCCCTACCTCCAAAAACGCTAACTTTAGAAGAAGCCAAAAAACAAGTATCTGAATTTCCTAATACATATATCTTCGAAACAGAGGCTGAACTATTAGATAACTTCTTAAATCTCATCCAAGATGCTGATGTGTTAAGTGGTTGGAACTCAGAAGGCTTTGATATTCCTTACACAGTTAATCGTGTTACCAAAGTTCTCAGCAAAGATGACACAAGACGTTTCTGTTTGTGGGATCAATATCCTAAGAAGCGTGAATACGAGAAATATGGTAGAACTTCTGTGACCTATGATCTCGTAGGTAGAGTACATCTAGATTTATTAGAAATCTATAGAAAATATACCTACGAAGAAAGACATTCGTATCGACTAGATGCTATCGCCGAATATGAATTAGGAGAAACTAAAACAGTCTATGAAGGTACATTAGATCAACTTTACAATAATGATTTCAAAAAGTTCATCGAATACAATAGACAAGACTGTGCTCTACTAGATAAACTAGACAATAAACTTAAATTCTTGGATCTCGCTAATAAGATCGCACACGAAAATACAGTATTACTACAGACTACAATGGGTGCTGTAGCTGTTACAGAGCAGGCTATCATTAACGAGGCACATCGTAGAGGGATGATAGTACCCAATCGGGTAAGAAGAGAACCTGGCTCTGAGCCAGCTGCTGGTGCTTATGTCGCTTATCCTAAGAAAGGCATCCACGAATGGATTGGTTCAGTTGATATTAACTCACTGTATCCTTCAGCAATTCGTGCCTTAAACATGGGACCAGAGACTATCGTAGGACAGTTGCGTCAAGACTACACTAAAAACTATATCGATCAAGAAATGGGCAAAGGAAAATCTTTCGCCGCTGCTTGGGAAGGTATATTTGGTAGTCTAGAATACGAATATGTGATGGAAAGAAACGTTGCCAAAGAAATTACTATCGACTGGGAAGGTGGGGGTAGTGATACACTCAGCGGTGCTCAGATCTATGATCTTATATTCGAAAACAATCAACCTTGGATGCTATCAGCAAACGGTACTATCTTTACCTACGAAAAAGAAGGTATTATTCCCGGACTGTTAAAGCGTTGGTATGCTGAACGTAAAGAGATGCAGGCCAAACTTAAAGAATGTATCGCTGCTGGTAATAAAGTAGAAGAAGAATACTGGGACAAGCGACAGCTAGTTAAGAAGATTAATTTGAACAGTTTGTACGGTGCTATTCTTAATCCGGGTTGTAGGTTCTTTGATAATAGGATCGGTCAGAGTACTACACTCAGTGGTAGACAGATCGTCAAACATATGGCTAGTAAGATCAATGAAATAGCCACAGGAGAATATGATTACAAAGGTAAAGCTGTAATCTACGGTGATACAGACTCATGTTATTTCTCAGCCTATCCTGTATTAAAGAAAGAAATTGAATCTGGACAGTTGCCGTGGACCAAAGAAACTGTGGTTCAACTCTATGATCAGATCGCCGACGAAGTAAATGCCAGCTTTCCAAAAATGATGCAGGATAAGTTTCATTGTCCTAAGACTCGCGGAGAAGTTATTAAAGCAGGTAGAGAACTTGTTGCTTCAAAGGGGCTGTTTATTACCAAGAAGCGTTATGCTGTACTTTATTATGATAAAGAAGGCAAACGTACAGATGTTAATGATAAACCTGGTAAAATCAAAGCCATGGGTCTTGATCTGAAACGTTCAGATACTCCTGTTGTAATTCAAGACTTCCTTAGCAAAGTACTCGAGATGGTACTTAATGGTGTTCCTAGAGAAGAAGTTCTAGAATACATCACTGATTTCCGTACAGAGTTTAAGACTAGACCTGGTTGGGAGAAAGGTTCACCTAAACGTGCCAACAACATTACCGAGTATCAGGCTAAAGAAAAGAAACAAGGCAAAGCCAACATGCCCGGCCATGTTCGAGCTAGCTTAAACTGGAATACTCTGAAACGTATGCATGACGACAAGTACTCTATGGGGATCACTGACGGTGCTAAGGTTATTGTTTGTAAAGTCAAAGATAATCCAATGGGCTATACTTCAGTGGCATACCCTGTTGACGAACTTAGATTGCCGCAATGGTTCAAAGATCTTCCGTTCGATGATTCCGAGATGGAGACTACAGTCATCGACGAAAAGCTAGAAAACCTTATTGGTGTTTTGGAATGGGACATCAGTTCAACAAGGTCAGATAACACATTCAGCAAATTGTTTGATTTTGAGTAATTTCTAGGTTGATTTTTTCTCAAGATCTAAATATAATCTTAATATACATGGAGACTCTCTAAATGAAAGATATTTTACAAGACATCGTAGGTCACACACAGAATCTAGGCTTCTTAACAACTGTTAAAGTCACAGGCTCAGAAGAAGGTACAGCAATTTTTTCAATGGCGGATGATCGTTCTGTGATCATGGAAGCTACTACACACAATCCATATCCAGATATGATTGGTACATTTGGTATGCCGCAACTACAGAAACTCAAGTATCTGTTAGATGGGCCGGAGTATAAAGAAGATGCTAAGATCAATATTACCACAGCAGAACGCAATGGCGAAACTATTCCTGTAGGCATCCACTTTGAAAACAAAGACGGCGACTTCAAGAACGATTATCGTTTCATGAATCAAGAAATCATCAACGAAAAGATGAAGACAGTCAAGTTTCGTGGTGTTAAGTGGGACGTAGAATTAGAGCCAAGCGTGGCCGCAGTACAGCGTTTCAACTTTCAAGCAGGTGCTCACAGCGAACATCCGACATTTCTCGCTAAAACAGACAGCGGTAATCTAAAGTTTATCTTTGGTGATGCTTCTACACACGGTGGTGAGTTTGTATTCGCACAGAATGTAGCAGGTAAACTTGATCGCGGTTGGACTTGGCCAGTCAATCCAATCCTAAGTATCTTGAAAATCGCAGATGTTAACAATACAAAAATGGCTCTAAGTAATGAAGGTGCCATCCAGATTACTCTAGACAGCGGTTTAGCTACTTACAAATACATTATTCCAGCACAACAGCAATGATATTATGAAAGAGTGGCGTGACGCAGATCATAAGGTTTCTTATTATTTTGAAAAAGATAATGGTAGGATCATCGGTCAAGTATACAATCTAGCACATACAAATATCTATGGTGCTAAAGTTTACAGCGAACGCAACGAAGAATTATATCTAGGTCAATATATCAGCTATGAATTCGCTAAAAAGGCCACTGAACATTTTTGGAACGTACAAGAGAGAACACTAACACATGAAGAAGCCACCAGTTAATTTAACCCCACTACAGAAAGACTACGCAGTATATCTACCTGCGATCAGTTGTTTCTTTTCAACATACATTAGCAAACAGAGATTTGACGAATTCGTTCCGCAAGATCGTATTCCTAAAGGATTTGATCGAGGCATCGAAGGTATGAACTTCTTAAATCCAGAACAGGGTTACTTTACCTACAAATATGGCTTATATTCAGCTGGTCACGCACAATTAGATCTAAATAAGACTATAACACAAGATGCTATGATACAAGATCGTGATCGTGCTAATACTTTGATCGTAGGCGATTCCGGCGGATATCAGATTGGTAAAGGTGTTCTTAAATTTGATTGGCAGAATTTCGAAGGAGCAGCAGCGAACAAGGTTCGCGACAACATCCTTAATTGGTTAGAATTAACTGCCGATTGGTCAATGTTGCTAGACGTCCCTACCTGGGCTTGTGATCATATTCATGGTCCAAAAACAGGATTAAAAAGTTTCAATGATTGTTTAGAAAAAACACTTCACAATAACGACTATTTCATTAGAAATAGACTAGGTCAAACTAAATTTTTAAATGTTCTTCAAGGTAGTGACTGGGAAACAGCACAGGCTTGGTATGAAGCAGTTAAACACTTGCCCACAGAAGGTTGGGCGATGGGTGGAAAGAATATGTGCGATATGGAAATCGCACTAAAAAGACTTATCATTCTAAGAGACGAAAAACTTTTAGATGATAGGAATTGGATGCACTTCTTGGGCACCGCTCAATTAGATTGGTCCTGCTATCTAACTTCTATTCAACGCCAAGTGAGGGAAAACATCAATGAAAACTTTACCATATCTTTTGACTGTGCCAGCCCATTTATCGCAACAGCACACGGACTCGTCTATACTAACGCCCAGCACACAAACAAACGCTGGTCAGTCATCATGGACAAAGCACCAGACAACAAAGCCCTTAGCCAGGCTTTTCATGTCCCGTTCCCCTTTGAATCAGAAATCGGAAGAAGACTCACTCAAGGTGACATCTGCTGGTACAAGCCGGGAATGTTAAACAAAGTAGGCAAAGAAGGCAAAACATCTTGGGATAGTTTTGGTTACGCCCTAATGATGGCACATAATACCTACTGTCATATTGTTGCTGTACAACGTGCTAATAATTTGATGGATATCGAAACTGCTCGATTCGCTCCCGATTGGAGAGAGTGGAAGAAGATCAAAGACTCGGACATGAGTGACGAGTATTCAGATTGGGTACCTAGAAATATACTTTACTTTGATCGTTTTGTAAAAGAATTATTCAAGAGCGAAACACCTATGCAGATGATCGAAGATGCTAAACCTATGCTATCAAATATGATGGGTATGAGACTTAAAGGTGGGGTGGCTAAGAACCAATTTAACAGTTTGTTCGACGAAGAACAAAAAACCGGCGATGTAGAAGATTTCATGGATCCCGAAGATCCTAAGTTGAAAGAATTGGAAGAACTTTATTACGAACAGGAGGCTCAGAATGTATGAACGCAGAATTAAACATTTGGAAGAAGCACACAGAGCACTGGATAAACAGATCGAAACTTTGGAAAGAACTGGTAATTTTACAGACCAAAGATTAACTGATTTGAAGAAACATAAGTTGACATTAAAGGATGAAATTGCTATACTAAAGCGTAAGCAATGGGAACACGACCACGAAACTATCCATTATGACGACGACGAAAGATAAGAAATCTAAACCTCATCAATTTGCTCTTAATCGAAGCCAAATTGAAAAACTTGCCAAGATGGCCGCTCACTTTAAAGAAGTCGAGTGGTTCACTCTCGAAGAAAACAATAGCAGCGGAATCGGTCCTACCGTTGTTGTTAAGTTCAACCTATTCAACGATATCGATAAGGACATCGATACTACCGTTGATATCACTGATGTGAGTACCTGGTGAATCAAGATCTTGATAAAAAACTCTGCGAAAAATATCCAAAAATTTTTAAAGACAGGCACGGTGATCCTAAACAAACTTTAATGTGTTTTGGTTTTGAATGCGGAGACGGATGGTATAGTATTCTCGATGCTCTGTGTTCTAATATCCAACATCACATCGATTGGAATAATCAGAATCATGCCAAAGGTTTTAAACAATATAAAGAAGTACCGCAAGTAGTAGCTGTACAGATCAAAGAAAAATTTGGAGGTCTTCGTTTTTATTACGACGGTGGCGATGATCACATTAGCGGTATGGTACGGATGGCTGAGTCATGGGCCGATCGTACCTGCGAAGAATGCGGAGGACCAGGATATGCAAGACGAGGTGGTTGGATCAAGACTCTTTGCGATCACCACGAAGAAATTAGACAAGAACATTATCGCCAACGTGAAATGAAACTATCAGGACTTGAAGAATGAGAACCTGCGGAGAATGTACAGAATGCTGTACAGGAACATTACAGGGCGAAGTCCGAGGTTATAAATTTGATAAAAATTCGCCCTGTTTCTTTTTAAAAGAAAATAAATGTAGCATTTATGAATCCCGTCCAGATCATCCTTGTAAAAATTATAGCTGTATGTGGTTAAACGATATTAGTATTCCTGATTTCATGAGACCAGATATTTCGAAGGTAGTTTTAACTAAACGGTCTGTTGATAATTTTGATTACATAGAAGCAGAAGAAGCTGCTCGAAAAATTATGTCTGCTGAAACCCTAGCTAACGTTATCAATTTCGCTGTCCAAACTAAACAGAATTTAGTATACAGAGTTTCGGGCAGACTAAGATGGTTTGGAGATCCAGAATTTATAAACTTTATGGATAATCAAAAAATAGTTACTAAAATTATTGAGGTAAAACCTTATGAAGCGTGATTACAGACAAGGTGAAGCAGAAAACATTACGTTTTTTGTAGGAGAAGAAATTGAAAAAACACCAGCATTTGGGCTTCGTACACTTTTTGTTGTCGGTGTTCACGATCCCTATATTATTCTTGAGCTTGCTCGCAATAATAATTGTCGTCATATCTATTTCGGTGCTAACCAGAGTTTTAGAACTAACGGCGTCAATGACGCAGAAACTTGGCGGCCGTGGGAAGATATGATCTATGTCTGTCTCGATGCTGAAGATGGATTCTGGTGTACTTTAGATTTTGATGTACGCGAAACGGAAGGATTGCTAGAGAGCGGTCTTACCGAAAAGCGTAGATTTATTCCGCAGATTAGTGTAAAATTACCATATATTAATCAACTAGGCTATAACGCTACACTGAAGATTGATGATAAGAATTTCGCAGCAACTAATCCTGGGGTTTGGTGCCATAACCTACAGGATCTAATGGGTAGAGATAAGTTTACCAATTGGGATCAATATGGCAAGGATGAGATAATCAAATGAGTGGTTACGGACAGGCGATAGGGTATGCTAATACGTCAAAAGGTATAGGTATCAAACCTGCTCGCAAGATAAGGAAACAAAAAGTGAAACTTACATTTAGACAGCGTATTCGTAATTGGTTGAACAGTGACGACTACGATCAAGATGTTCCTCAAGTAGTGGAAGCAGATCGACTTTCTAGTGAAGGCATGCGTCTACAAATTTACAAAGCTAATGGCGGTTATGTAGTTGAGACTCGTAGCTATGACAGTCATAAAGATCGTCATCACCATACAATGCATGTAATTACTGAAGAAAGCGATCTTGGTGATTCTTTGGGTAAAATCGTAATGATGGAGGCACTGAAAAGATGAAAGAGTTTACAGTAAAACAAAGTTCAGCATTTAGACTGCGTGTTAAAAGTTGGAAATGCCTTAATCCTTCTGATCTAAATAGTATTGAATTTATTAACGAATCTCTCGACAACAAGGGAGAAGTTAGTCAGAGTTCTGTATATAATTTCTTCATGACTGACGACGAAGTTAAAACACTCTGCGAAGGAATGTTAAAGTGATTGTTAAACAAGATATAAGACCCAACAAAATGATTTGGGTTACATTCCGTAAAGAAGGAATCCATAAGTATCCAGCAGCCGCAACAGATCCCAATCTAGCAACAGGAGATGAATATGATGTATCGTTTTTGGCTAATCCCCATCGCCATATTTTTCATTTTAGGGTATGGCTTAGTGTCACCCATAATGACAGAGATGTGGAATTTATACAATTTAAGCGATGGCTCGAAAAACTGTATTCTAGCAACGAAGGTGTATTGTCGCTAGACTATAAAAGTTGTGAGATGATGAGCGACGATTTATATGCTCAGATTCACGCAAAGTATCCAGACCGTGAGGTTTGGATTGAGGTCTCCGAAGACGGAGAAAATGGTTCATTCATCAAATATTAAAAAGGAAACATGATGAAACAGCAAGTTGAGAAAATCTTTGACGATCTCGACCGTTACTTGGATTTTTGCCGTTTTGAGCTTAGGGACTTTAATCCCGCTCATCTGTACGATAAAGATAATGAAAATTATCGTGCGTTTCTAAACAGTCAGCGTCCTCAAAGACGCTGGGATAACAACCGTGGCTATAAGCCATATAATAAACGACATGGGTAAAATATTTCTTGTCGATCTTGAAGCAGTAGAAACAAGGTACACAGGCGAGTGGAAAACCCACTTGCCTGCCTTGTTAAGAAAGAGAGGTCACGATGTTCAAGTTATTAGTGGTCCTAAAGATATTCCTAGTGCCACTACTCCTGGTGCCTTTCTTAACTTTGGCGGCACTAATATCTATAAGTCTCGCCAAGTTGAAGAATTTAGTAGGTTATTTACATCCGGAGCAGTTAAGTCTGGGGATCATTTTATTTTTACTGATGCTTGGCATCCTGGTATCATAAACTTAAAATACATGAGTGAACTACTTAATATCAAAGTAGTTATACATGCTCTCTGGCATGCCGGATCATATGATCCCCAAGATTTTCTAGGTAGACTGATAGGCAATGCTCCATGGGTTAGACACGCTGAAAAGAGTTTCTTTCATGCCATAAATCATAACTATTTTGCTACTGACTTCCATATTAGAATGTTCGACAATAATCTTCTAAACGACGGTCTGATGGAAAATCCTTGGCGTTATGAAGATATGAAAGAATATCTAGAGAATAAAAAGATTATTCGATCAGGCTGGCCTATGGAGTATATGCCCGACACTCTATTAATGTATAAGAATATGCCTAAGCGTAATCTTATCCTTTTCCCTCATCGTATAGCACCAGAAAAGCAACTTCCGATATTTGAAGATTTAAAAGAAAGATTGCCTCAATACGAATTTAAAGTATGCCAGGAATATCCGTTAACTAAGAATGAATATCACAATATGTTAGGTGAAGCTAAATTAGTTTTTAGTGCTAACCTACAAGAAACACTAGGCATCAGTTGGTACGAAGGTGCTCTAGTAGACGCTATACCTATGGTTCCAAATAGGTTAAGCTATTCAGAAATGGCTTTAGATGATTTTAAATACCCTTCTGAGTGGACAGAATCTTTCGAATCATATCACACACATAGAGAAAAGGTAGTACATCAAATTATCCAGTATATGGAAAATTATGAAAAATTCTTACCAAGCCTAAATAAACAGGTAGATGTATTAACTAAAAACTTCTTTAGTTGCGATAATCTATTAGAGATGTTAAAATAATATGTCATCCACGACTATAACTCGGAGAAATTTAATTGACAACAAAATTTACACCAGATCCTGTCTTAAATGAAAAGATAGATAGAGAATTCAAACCAGACGAATACAAAGACGAATATGTGCCTCTAGACAAACCAGTATATGTAAAGGCACAGGATAGAAAACAAGATGGAGCATATCTAGCCGATATCATCCGTGTTAAGATGAAACACGATGGTAAGAGATATTGGGCAGGTGATAATATTTCCGAATACGTCACTGAAGAAATGAAGCACAAGCTCATCGATGAAGCTACAGAAGCCTTTGAACTTGTATTAGATAGACTCTTGATTGATCGTGAGAACGATCCTAACAGCCATGGAACAGCCCGCAGACTTGCAAAAATGTACTTCAACGAAATCATGTCAGGTCGATATGAACCGAGTCCCTCAGCCACAGCGTTCCCTAATGATACAGAGGACCGTTACGAAGGTATGCTGGTTGTTCGCAGTGAGCTTCGCAGTATGTGTAGCCATCATCACCAGCCCGTTAATGGTGTTGCCTATATTGGTATTATTGCGGCTTCTAAGCTCATTGGCCTCTCTAAGTACACACGCATCGCACAGTGGTGTGCCCGACGTGGTACTCTCCAGGAGGAACTTGCTAATGATATTGCTCGCGAGATCTCCAAAGCCACGGGAGCCAAAGACGTAGGCGTTTACATTCAAGCTACACATGGTTGCTGTGAAAACAGAGGCATCATGGCACATAGTTCATTGACGCAGACTACAGTATTAAAGGGTGCGTTCAAAGACGATCAAAGTACAAAGAAAGAGTTCTTTGATAATATTAAACTACAACAAGATTTCGCTCCGAGATAATATGAATACAGCAGAACAAGCCACAGCATTTATAAACAGAGTAAAGAATCTCAAAACGTTTGAAGTAAAGCGTATGTTAGATGAGCCTTTAGAATTTAGAGGTGGCCGTATACCGTTCGATATCAAGGCTAATCAAGAATGTGCGTGGTTTCAGGTTCTCGCTGTGAGCCAGAAAGAAGCAGAAGAAATGGTCGATGCTTGGATGCGAGGCGATGATGATTACGAGGCTTAAAGACGAATTGATGGTCCAGCAGCAACTACCCGACGGCCTAGATACTGTTAACGGTGCTTGGCAACATATGGTAGCTGTAATTATGTTGAACCAAACTGGTCGTGGTCCTGTAAAAAATGTTTTTCCTATTTTCATAGATAGATGGAGGACTCCAGGGGCATTTTATAGAGCCTTTAAGCATTTTGGTCAAGACGAAGATATACGAGATATTATCTGGCCCCTAGGACTAGTTAGTGTAAGAGCAAAACGTCTCAAGCGTATGACGGAAGATTTTTTAACCTGGGATCATAACGATGCTACTAAACTCTACGGCATTGGCAAATACGGTTCTGATTCATACGAAATTTTCTTTAAAAAGAATTATACAGTTCAACCAACAGATAAAGAGCTACAACGTTATCTAAAAGAAGAGGTATTTAATGTTTCTGAGATTACTTGAACGACTAGGTCGTAAACGTATTATAATGGATCGTGTTGACAACGAACCGTACCTAGAAAGATATTATCTATTTCTAAAAGATCGTAAAACTTTTCCCTTTAATATCTTTCTACATAAATTTTTAAAAGGGGATCCAGATGACGTCCATGATCATCCGTGGTCTTACGCTACTCTAATTTTGAAAGGTGGTTACTATGAATGGACTCCGACGTTTGATGAGCATAACAACCAAGTTGGAGAAACTAGGCATTGGCGTGGCCCTGGCCATTTTCGTATTTGCAGTCCTAATAGCTATCATCGCATCGAACTTAAAGATGGGGTAACTGCTTGGACTCTGTTTATGCCGGGGCCTCAGAAACGAGAATGGGGATTTCTCGTAGATAACAAATGGATTCAAAACGAACAATACATAGCACAACGCAAGGAGTCAAATGTTAAAACGTAAAGTAAGTTGGCACGAATTTCAGAATTTAGTTTCTAAAATCTGCAGAGACATCAGTCTAAGTAACTGGCGTCCTGATTATGTAGTAGGCATTACTAGAGGTGGATTATTACCAGCGGTGATGATAAGTCAGTATTTCAAAGTACCTTGTGAGACTCTAAAAGTTAGCTTACGAGGTAATGCCGGAGAAGTAGATACAGAAAGTAACCTCTGGATGGCGTCTGACGCTTTAGGTTACAATAGAACTAAAGAAGTCGCTGATGAAAATGACATTGAAGCAATTTTTGAAGCTGCGACTGAGTTATTAGAAAACGGCGAAACATATAAAAATATATTGATAGTAGACGATATTAACGATACTGGTGCTACAATAAACTGGATATTAAAAGACTGGCCGTCTAGTTGCTTTCCATCCGATCCTATGTGGCAAGATGTTTGGAATAATAATGTTAGATTTGCTACAGTATTCGATAATCTAGCCAGTCAAGCAGAAGTCTCTATGGATTATGTAGGTGAGGAAATAAACAAAGCCGAAAATCCTGTTTGGATAGAATTTCCTTTCGAAGAATGGTGGACTAAATGATAGATGCCAAAGTAAAGATACGCTGCACTGACAACGGTAAAGATGTAGAAGCACATATTTTAAATTATAAGCCTAAAGCATTTTTAGAAGTTGCTTTCCAGACTGTAAAATTACGTATGGTATACAAAGAGAATACTAAAGTATTTTTTGGTAATCTTATGGGTAGAGAATTTGTTATTAAAGAAGATTCGTTACCTCAAGAACGCAAGGAGTTTCAGCGATGAAAGGCGATAATGTTAAAGTCATAAAAGATCAACCTCCATTTATAGAAGATGGAGATGCTCCATGGGATAATCTTTTAGAAGAAGATTATCATGTAAAGGTATTTGCTGACAAATATCCAGTTACAGAAGGACACGTTTTATTTGTGCCTAAATATAACACCGTAGCTGTGCTCATGGATGCGTTTGAAGATGCTATTACTGATGGTATAAGAATGGTCCAAAATGGTAAATGCGATGGCTTTAATGTCGGTTTCAATTACGGCAGTGCGGCAGGGCAGACAGTTCCGTGGCCGCATGTACATTTAATTCCCCGGAGGTCGGGAGATATGGAGGACCCTACAGGTGGCGTAAGACACGTCATTCCTGAAAAGGGCAATTATAGGAAAACAAAATGAGAGACAAGATGATCAGTGTTCTAAAACAACACTTTGAAGCACATATTTTGAAGCATAGAATGAATGTAGATATCATGTTAAGTAACCCTATGGCTATTCATGATCATACAGATTTAATGGAAGCTATTGAAAAGGAAGTTGATAAAATTTCTGAGTACATGGATAAACTAGAAGTAATGGAAAAATATTTCCGTGACTGAGATTAAAGTTCGCTGGAAAAATCAATCGAACACTTGGTGGAATGAAACCTGTGCTCGAATACTTGAACGGTTTGGTCTTCCAGGAGATCGATATACTACTGAAGTCGGTGCCGACGAAATGATATTTTTCTTTAAAGACGATCGAGATGCTTTTTTTTGTAGACTAATGATCAGCGAGGAACTATGAGTATGCGTGATAGAATTATCGTAATAATAGCGTTGGCATTTTGTGTCTATATATTATTCAACTCAGATCTTAGTAATAATAGAACAAAAATTTACGATTGTACTATTTCCGAGATCAGTCCCGATTTTCCTATAGAAGTAAGAGAGGAATGTCGCAGATTAAGAAAAGAATATCACGAAAGACATAATAACAAGTATACAACATGAGTAGAGCATTATTTTTAGGTGATAGTCATACTTGCGGATACGTAACTATCCCAGGAAAGACCGGATTTGGTAGTTATAGCATGTGGAATGACAATAACTACGCCGAATCATATGCTAAAGAGTATTCTAAACCTACAGCGGTGTATGCGTTGCCTGGAGTATGTAATAGAATCTACCCAGACTGGTTGAGATCTATGTTAGACAAACATCCTGATATAGATGAAGTATTTGTTCTTTTAGCTAGTTTCAACAGATTTGTACTAGCATTTAACGAAAAGTTATCACAGGACGTTTTGCCAGCAGACTATTTTACACTACAACATGAGAAAAAAGATCCTCTCATCGACTTGTATTACGATCAAATTTTTAAAGACGACCGGTTCCAACTTCTTAATAAGCCGACCTATGAAGATTTTGGAAAAATAGCAGATATAAGTTTTGATTATAAAAATGGACTTATTAAGCCGGATCTGAGGAAAGACACATTTATGGATGTAAAATTATTCTTTGATCTAAATACTCATCTGGAACAAAGAGATTTTTTCAAAGATATTTTAGTTATGGACAGAATGTGCGAAGATCACGGATGTAAAATTTATCTTTTTAACATGACTGACCGTGTACAGTTTCCGGATCGTTTTGATTTTTACACAAAATTAAAATCTACAGTAATTTCACCAATTACTATAGAATCGTTCTTTAGACAAAGATTCATCGATCATAGAAAATACTATCTCGATGATAATGAACATTATAATAAATCGTTTCACGATTTGATTGCTACCAAATTTATTCCATGGCTAAAAACAATTTAAAAATCTTATTAGCAGGAGATAGTTTTTCTGCGAAATGGCCCGACGGTCCCTCAGGATGGCCAGAATTATTACGGAAAGAGTTTAACATAACGAATGTATCACAGGCAGGTGTAGGCGAATATAAAATCTTAAAGCAGATCGAGAGTCAAGATATAAAAAAATTCGATCTAGTAATTGTTAACCACACTAGCCCTTTTAGAGTACATACATCTAAACCTATCCATAATAGCAAATTACATGCTAACTGTGATCTTATCTTTACAGATGTTGAATCGAATTTAGATATTAAAAACGAAAGCACAGTGACCGCATATAATTGGTTCAAGTATCATTACGACGAGCTGTATCAAAAAGACATTTACGATTTACTTAGAAAAGAAATTCATAGATCTATTACTGTTCCTTACCTAGCTATAGATCACACAGATACAAGTTTCAAACATTCTTTCGAGGAACCGCATATTGATTTTACTAATCATTGGAGATTCCATCGAGGTTTAGTAAATCATTATACAGAAGAAGGTAATAAAATCGTCGCTCAAAAAATAAAGGAGAAAATCAATGAGATGGGTCTTAACTGTTGATGACGATGGTGTTTTAACTTTTCCGCCAGAGCTGTTAGAAGCTAACGGATGGAAAGAAGGCGATGTGCTAGTTTGGAAAAATAATGAGGACGGTTCTTGGACATTGTCTAAAAAACTTGACAACGACAAAGAAGAGAGTGTATAATATAACTATGAACACCAAATCTCACGAAATCATGAGCATTCTTCAAGAAGAATGTTCCGAAGTAATCCAAGCAGTTTCGAAAATTAATAGATTCGGAATCGATAATTACAAACCAGGAAAACCAAAAACTAACAGAGAACATCTAGAAGAAGAATTGGGAGACCTATTAGCAATGGTCGATCTTTTAGAAAAAGATGGTATCATCTCTAAAGATAAAATGGAAGTGGCTAAGAAAGCCAAATTCGAAAAACTAAAAAAATGGTCAAGTATCTATGAGCAAAATTAAAATAGCAGAACTGTTTTACAGCATACAAGGTGAAGGACGTTATATGGGCGTGCCTTCTGTTTTCTTACGTACATTTGGTTGTAACTTTAAGTGTGCTGGGTTTGGTATGCCTAAAGGGCAACTTAGTAAAGAAATCGAAGATATCGCAGCCAGAGTACATTATTTTAAAACATATGAAGAACTCCCATTGGTTTCTACTGGTTGTGATAGTTACGCTAGCTGGGATCCTCGCTTTAAGGATCTTAGTCCAATGCTTACTAGCGACGCCATCGCACAAAGAATCTGCGAGATTCTACCGTTCAATGAATGGAGAGACGAGCATCTCGTCATCACAGGAGGAGAACCGTTGCTTGGGTGGCAACGTGCTTACCCCGAACTGTTAGATCATCCTAAGATGAAGGATCTCAGAGAAATTACGTTTGAAACAAATGGTACTCAAAAACTTACTCCAGAATTTAAAAAATATCTATTAGACTGGGGCATGGAGAATCGAGGATATCATAGATTGACTTTTAGTGTCAGTGCCAAACTTAGTTGTTCTGGTGAGCCGAGACACGAAGCTATACGTCCCGATGTTGTTTGTGAATATGAAGAAGTCGGTTATACATATCTTAAATTTGTCATCGCCACAGAAGAAGATGCCGAGGAAGCCATCGAAACCTATGACATTTATCGTGCTGAAGGATTTAGCGGGCCTTGTTATCTAATGCCTGTAGGTGGAGTAGAAAGTGTTTACAATTTGAATAACCGTCGAGTAGCAGAATTAGCTATGAAGAGCGGCTTACGTTATAGTGACAGATTACAAGTACCGTTATTTAAGAATGAGTGGGGAACATAATGAAAAAAATTATAGATAAATTTTTCGGTCTCGAAAAATTAAAAGAAGAGAAAGAGGCATTACAGGCCGCAAGAGATAAAGCAGTTGCTGAAACCGTTCGAGCACAGGAGGAAGCCGAACTTGCCAAAATGACTCCAAAAGATCGTGCTACCAAAAAAGGCGAGCCTTGGGTCAGTGTATTAGATACCAAAGTAAATCCAGATAATATCCGTAACGGATTTTTCGAACTTGACTGGAACGAACAATTTGTGCTAAAATTAAAGCAAGAGGGTTATGGTTTCGATGGCGACCCTGATGAAGAAATCGTTGATCGCTGGTTTAGGGATATCGTTAGGCAGATGTTGGCCGAAGAAGGAATGGATGTCAATAGACCCGCAGGTTATATTAATGTAACACCTATCTCTAAAGGAAAGTCAGAAGTTTCATGACATATATATTAGTCGATACTGCTAACACGTTTTTTCGTGCTAGACACGTAATTCGCGGCGATGCTGATATTAAAATCGGCATGGCTTTCCATATCACTCTAAATTCTATACGTAAAGCATGGCAGGATTTTAAAGGTACCCATGTTATTTTCTGCTTAGAAGGCAGATCTTGGCGTAAAGACTACTACGAGCCTTATAAACGCAATCGTAGTGATGCTAGAGCAGCCCTAACTCCTAAAGAACAGGAAGAAGATAAATTATTTTGGGAAGCATTTGATACTTTTAAAGAGTTTGTTTCAGAAAAAACAAATTGTACAGTCCTACAAAATCCAAGATTAGAAGCAGACGATCTTATCGCAGGTTGGATACAAAATCATCCAAAATCTCAACATGTAATTATTTCTACCGATTCTGACTTTGAACAATTAATCGCACCTAATGTAAAACAATATAACGGTGTAAGCGAAATCACGATCACACACGAAGGCTATTTTGATGCTAAAGGCAACAAAGTCAAAGATAAAAAGACAGGAGAAGAAAAGGCAGCACCAGATCCAGAGTGGCTCCTATTCGAAAAATGTATGCGTGGTGATACCAGTGATAATGTCTTCTCAGCGTATCCAGGTGTGCGTACTAAAGGCACAAGCAAAAAAGTGGGTCTTGCTGAAGCGTTCGAGGATCGTAAAAGCAAAGGATTTGCGTGGAACAATCTCATGCTTCAGAGATGGACTGACCACGAAGGCAAAGAACATCGTGTGTTAGAAGATTACGAACGTAATCGTCGACTTATCGATCTTTCATTTCAACCAGATGATATCAAATCTATTATAAATGAAACTATCCACACAGCTACAACTGCTGATAAAAATATCAGCCAAGTAGGTATTAGACTGATGAAATTTTGTAACCTGTTCGATCTTAAAAAGATCGCTGATCAGGCACAGAGTTATTCGGAGCCACTTAATGCGAGGTATACACAATGACAGACATCCATGCTAAACCAATTATCGATAATAAATTCTGGATCGTAGAAGAGAACGGCGAAAAAATTGCCACACTTCGAAAGAACGAAGACGAACGATTCGTTATGAGTAACGAGAAAGGTGTTAAAATTTATGACACCAAAAAAAGTCTTACTGACCAGTTCGGTAAGGATTTCTTTGTTGTAAAAATTCTTAAAGAAGCGAGAGATGCCAATCCGATGGAAGTACATGGTTACGCTACCAGTGCCGATCCACACAATGCCATGTACGACATACAAAGAAAACTACCGTTGTTTACTAAGAGTGGCGACTCAAAGAGTTTGTATTGTGCTGGTTACTATGTCATTCGTTTTGATAAAGGTTGGGTCAAATCATTCTGTCCCAAATTAATTACCTTACAACGTTATCAGTATGAAGGTCCTTTTAAGACTGAAGTAGAAATGCGTCAAAGGCTATCACATGTCTCAAGATAAAATTTCACTACAACTGCCCAGTATCGAAAGACTGGTACAAAGACTAGTTGCTGCCGAAAAAACCAATCAAAAAGAAATTCGGATAACTGTACAAGAAGCAAGGGAACTAACTACTGACCTTAGCCTATTAACTACTAAATTAGGTAAACAAATACAAGAAATACATGCTAGATTGGACAAATTGACCGCAGGGCAAGAACAAATAACAGTTCAGATGGATGGCGGAACTTTTTAGCGAGATAAATATATGCGTGTATTATTGTAGAGAAATAGATGAGTAGACCTAAGCCAAAAGTACTGCTAGAGTATGCTAATAAAGAAAATTTCAAGGTAGAACAGATCCTTGAATCTGATGCCATATGGGCGGTCTTTTATCTAGGAAAACCTTTTAATTTAAAAAGTGGTAGTTTGATATCTAGCTATCCTGGACCTAAATACAAAAAGGTAAGTTTTTCTAATCCTGGTCATGCGTATAATCTAGCAAAAAAATTAAACAAGTTATTTAAGACAGAAGATTTCCAAGTCGTTAAATTGACCCAAGGCGAAATCATCAAGTCTAAGAAATGAAGACCAAAGACGTTTATACCGAAATATTTCTAAAAGCCGCAGAAGAACAAGTAAACGAAAATTTAGTAAAATCTAAAAAGAGTACTTGGTGGTGGAATACTAGAAATAAAGATACCGGAGGCCTTAGGCTAACTGAGGAAGGTATAGACTACATCACAGACAATGCCAAACTAAAAACATACAAAATAAAATTTCCAAACGAAATAATTATCACTCCACAAATATTAGTATGGCTTGACAATTTCATCGAAAGTCCGTATTATATAACAAAGAAAGATATTACTGTTATAACTGAAAAAGCTGCGTTTGAATTATACCTGTTTTCTGGAGATATCAGAAAATTTGGGTACGGCAAAGCTCTAAATCAAAGACTGAACCAAGAATAGTATATCTATCGTTTTTGTACCGTAAATACTAACATGAATCTAAACCCTCTAGATGTTTTAAACAAAAGGTCATTGACTTGGATTCCTCCGCATTTCGCTCGGATCAAAGTTAAGCATCAATTTTTTGAAACTGATCTAGAGGATTGGGTAAAATACAAACTCAAAGGAAGATACTGTCTGATACAGAATGTAGATGCTAGTACAGCTACTTTAGGGTTTGAAGATGATAAAGAGCTAACTTATTTTATGTTAGCCTGTCCGCATTTTAGGAGAATATAATGACAGAAGAAGTTAAACAAGAGCAAGCTCAGCCGCAACAGACAGAAGCTAAGGCACCAGAGCTTACTATTAATGATTTGGGTGCCCTGCGTACTATTATTGATGTAGCAACGCAACGTGGAGCATTCAAAGCAGCAGAGATGGAGTCTGTTGGTAAGGTCTATAACAGATTAGCATCTTTTCTCGAAAGTGTAACACCAAAACCAGAAGGACAAAAAGAAAATGGTTAATATTAAACACATAGGCCGTATGAAAGCTAATAAGGCGAAAGTCTTAGTAGTTTTTAAAACATTGCCTAACGACCCAGAGCATTGCCTTGTAGTCGGAACAGCAGGATTGAATGATAATTATCACAATTCAATTATCAGCTTAGTTGAAAGCCAACAGGCTCAAGATACGTTTGAGTTAGGTGAAATTTTATCAATCCGTTATTTTCCAGATGGAAAACCAATGTTAGCAGCACTACATCAGGGAAAGAATCTAGTTCGTGTTCCCACAAAAGATGTTGAAATGACTCCTGGTCCAAACACCGCAATGCCGTTAAACGAATTAAACAAGTTAATCGCAGAGCAACGTGGAGTAAGATTAGAAGATCTAGCTGTTACAGACGGTCCAGCTAAATCCGAAGTAAGAGAAGTAGCTAAAGTTAGAGATCTAATGGAGACTGCTCCAACGGCTCAAGCAAAGACTGACGGTGTGTTGTCCGACCTTGATCTAGCTAAATCTTATAGAAGCCAAGCAGATGCTATGTATAAAGAAGCCGCAAGACTTCGCAAACAAGCAGATGAACTAGATCCGCCGAAGAAAAAGACAGTAAAGGTATCAGAAGACGCTAGTGCCTAAAAAATACTTCAAGCCGCCCAAAGATGTTATAAAAGAATGGCCTGAAGTATTCGAAGAGATATACATGAGCTCGATGCCCATTAAGTATATCCATGGAGTAGAACTAACCTTTCACGACGGCAGAGTTTGGGAAATTGATCTTCCAGAACAACTAGATCTAGTTGACGAAGATGATATTTTGGAAAAACTTTCTGAAGGTATCAGAGATTTCCAAGATGAAATCGTTACCGTTAACTTTCAAGTTGACATAGACCGACTTAAACAAGATATTTTAAAATTAACAAAAAACATATTAGGTGACAAATGAATGTTAATCTCGTTTCCTATTCACAACCCACAGGTCAATTTAGACAGTTGGGTATCGAAGACGCACAGGAACTCATCGCGTATTGTGCCCGTGTCAGCAATCCCGCAAACCAACTTAACACCGAGACATCAGAAAAACTCATCAGATACTTGGTCAAACACAAACACTGGTCACCACTCGAAATGGTCTCAGCCTGTATCGAAATCACTACAACCAGAGATATCGCAAGACAGATCCTTAGACACAGAAGTTTCAGCTTCCAAGAATTCAGTCAGCGATATGCTGATCCTACTAAAGACCTCTCGTTTGTGGTTAGAGAAGCACGACTTCAAGACCCAAAGAATCGACAGAACAGTGTCGAAACGGATGACGAACGCCTACAACGAGATTGGGAACTTAGACAAAACAATGTCATCACAGAAGCCAGAATGGCCTACCAATGGGCTATCGATAATGGCATAGCCAAAGAACAGGCTCGTGCTGTACTGCCAGAAGGTTTAATTGAAAGTAAACTTTATATGAATGGAACGCTACGTAGTTGGATTCATTTTATTGAATTACGTAGTGCTAACGGCACACAAAAAGAACACCAAGAAGTTGCGATAGCCTGTGCTAAAGTTATCTCAGAAATATTTCCGTTAACTAACGATTTTATTGGTTAGTAATTTTCCACTGATCATATATAGATCGCATTTCGGGGAACGTGCTTAAAAAGTTCGTTCCTCGTCTTTTATCGTGTTCATCAACAAACGCTACAAAATCTTTTCTGATTGTAGGCAATAAATTTTCGTCGTATCTATGGTCTTCTGCCCATTTGGCTACACGTTGAAATTTTGATAATTCCGTGCTATCAAAATGTTTATAACTTAAATTATCAACTTTAGTTTTCATGTAATCAATAGCTTTATATAAACGTTGTATCTGATCGTCGTTGGCTATCTGTAAACTAAGATGTGGTGGTTCTAAAAGATACGGAGTATCCATCTGTATTCTTCGATTGAATCTTGTATTATATTTTTGTCTTAATTCTAAAATTTTATCTAATAATTCTTCGAAATTATAAATGCTTAAAAGATTAACTGTTATCATAAATCCTAATTTACCGTTAGGAACTTCGTTAAGATAACGATGTATATTATTTTCCCATTGGACTAAATCTAATCCATTTCTAATATATTCTGCTTGATTACCCCAAGTATCAACACTAGTGTAAAGCATAATCTCTTTTACTTTTTTGTTTTCTTTTAAAGATTTAGCACGAACGATAAATTTATCAAGATTACGCTGCGGTACACTCATATTACTATTAATAGCGAATTGTAAATCTGATCTTGGATGGTCTTCTATGTAATCTAACATCTTCATGAAATTAGTACTTAATAATGGTTCTCCTCCGGTTACTCTTAGAGTCTCTAAATTTTTATAGCACTCCGGAAACCATTGCCAAAAAGCATCAATGTAGGGATTATTCTCTTCTTTATATACAGTACGAGCTTTAGGATTAATTGCGTATTGCCTACGATTAGGCATATATTGTAAAGGATATTCTCCGTGTTTTTTGATCTCTCCTTCCCAAGCACTGCTAATAGTTGGAGCACAATATATACACTTCATCTGGCATTCTGAACCAAAACTTAATTCCATATATCTAGGATAAACATCAGCATCCCATGGTAAATTTTTTACATACTCGATACTCGGAATGGTATTTTCAAATTCCCAACTTCTTAAATGTCTGTCACTGATTTGGCCTAGATCTTCTAGTGCCCAACAATAACTACATTCTTGAGGACGTTCGCCCTCTAACATCATCTTCCTTTGTTGTTTTTTATAATTACTATTGTGTAATGCCGCAGGATTATTGTTCACTTCATCAACACTGACTCTGTGCATAGAAGGATGATAACAACTATGGTTATCTCCGGTATGAAGATGTATTGTGACCATGTGCCACTTAGCTAGACAAAACCCTTTACCTGTTTTATCTAGTTCATTAGCAATCTTGATATATTTTTTATTCGGGTCTCGACGCCAAAACATACTGTTCTTTTAAAAAATTAAAATCGTTGATTTTTCTTAAATCGTCAATGCTGTGTTTATATCTATGACCATATTCTCTTCCTTCACGGGCACCATTTAAACATTCTTGAGAAAACTCGTTTCCGTTGGCTTTCTCGCACCAAACGTCTAGTCTATATTCGTCATCATACTTATTTCTATTTTTAATAGCAGAAGACGAAAGTTTTACGCATTCTCTAAATGCGGTACGCCAAGTATGAAATTCGCTTGAGTTAAATCGATGTATATTTAAAGTTAAATCCACGTGTTCAATTTTACCAAAAAAACTTGTAGAAAAATCAACAACTTCAGTATCAGTAAAAAAAGATTTTTTAAATATTTTTATAGCACCGTGTCCGTACTCTAGACCATTTATTGGATTTCTAGCAGAAAAAATATACATCTTGTTTTGGTCAATGATGCTGTCATATACCTTAGACATCTGAAAACTATCTAGCAGATACGCATCAGAATCAATAACTAAAAACATATCTGTAATAGATCTATCTCCGCAAAGTTTGTGAGATTCAGCTATGTTCGTTTTGGTAGTAAAAAGATTAAGATCATTTATTTTAGATTTTGCTACTAAGAAATTTTCCGCTAAATTAGGATCGTCGTAGCTTAGGAAGAACTTTTCCATACTGGATCCTTATTATAATAAGTTTGACCTAATGCCACTGTTTCAGCATATAAGTCTGTGATATATTTGCTTTGTTTAGGATCAAAGGTTGTGAGGTCTAATCCTATACCTGCTCGTATTTCGAAAGCTAAAGAATCTAATGTTTCTAATATTTTATTTCTGTCACCTTCCATCTCAGCATATTCACTATCGTATATCTGTCTGATACATTCAAAATCTCTTACGTTTATATGATTCCAGTCAGTACAGTAAGTCATATAACTTCCGGCCCTTGCTCCTAACATAGCATAGATACCATTTTCTACATGATCTCCCACGCAGCTCCATATTTTTAATCTGTGTAAATTGTGCCAGTAAATTTGAGTAGCTACTGAAGTGCTGTTAACTTTTAATCCATCTTTCAGTAGCATCTTAACGCCTTCACGAAAACCTGCTCTCCATGCTTGGTATGGAGTGGCATTTATAACTGTCTTGCTGAAAACTGTAGGGTGATTAAGGTACCCTTCTTCCCAACAAAAATCTACCTGTGCTCTAGATTCTACAGCAGCTTCGTGTGTACGCATATTGCTTACGAATTCTTTGTTCCAGATTTTTAATCCGCCGTTGCCGTATCTTAAATTATTAATTACATTCTCTCCAGACCATCCGTAGACCTGTATTCCTGATGTTTCTTTTATCTCAATTTGAAAAAATTTATCGTCAACAATGTTATCCCCATCTACGGTTACGAACCATTCTGTCTCGGATATCTCAGCTGCGGCTTTATGAGCGTTATCGCTACCTTTGATTCCGTGTATTCTTTTTGCGTAGGGAACTTTATTACACAGATCCGCATAATTAAAATCTGCGTTTGGTTCATCGTAGGAAATAAAAATAATATCTAATTCTGATGTTTTCATGTTATTGTATAAACTATGTTTAATTTTTTTCTATGATAAAAACTAATTTGATTAGCGAACAATTTTTTATAATCGCAGCGATCTATATCGTATATCATTTCATCTGAAACAAATTTGTTTAAGTCAAGTTCGAAAGTTTGATAATGACAATTAATATCATTTTTTCCAGTCAAATGAATATGAGTTTTATTTTTATAAGAATTTACTTTTAAAGACTCGTCACCTAAAAATTTTATTTTTAATACCGGCTTATTTTCTAAACTAGTCACTTCGAGTTTTATCTCAGCAGTAACATCTTGTGATCTGTGTACATATGGAATTGACAATAATTTATTATATGTGAGATCAGCAGTCGCTACACGTTGATCGACTAAATCAATCTTACTTCCATTTGTAAAGACTTTAAAATCTGTAAACAATCTAGGTATAGAATCACTGTCATTAAGTTCATTTAATTTCTTTTGATTTACTTTAAATGACTTTCTAGTATCAACAGAATTTTCTATCTCAGTAGAAGATACTTTTATAATAGTGCCCGAACTTGTTTCAAATAGAATGTAAAGATTATCCATGAGTTATCTTCATACGTTTTAAAAATTCTGTTTGATAAATTTGTATTAAGGATCCAACGTCTAGATCCTTATCCGAATAATGTAAAAGTTCGGTCTGATTAAAAATTCCAATTTTAAAAGTGTTTTCGTTAAAATAATAACCGAGGTCGTCTTTGATAGTTCCCCCATTAACACCATCTTGTAAAATAGATTTTAGATGAGTGAATCTAGGAAAGGCTAGGGGATAAGATATTTCATGTTCTATGTCTAAAATTTTTGCGGCAAGAGCAAATGATTCATCTGTTCCAACGACTTCAGGAGTTTGTTTAGGTAAAAAGAAATTCTTAAATTCTCTAGGATTTTCTATTATTTTTCTATTTAGATCAAAAAAATCTTTAGATTTATCTGTTTTTGAAAAAAAGGTATAAGCAGAATAAAGCATAGGCAGATCGTTGACCTTAAATGCCTTTCTACAATAGTCATTAAGTAGTTCGTCGCCATTGTACTGAAGTACTCTATTAGCAACATAAAGATAGCTTTCCCTTATAAAATAATCAATCCAATGACTTGTATCTCTAAAGAAAATCATATCAGTATCTAGGCAAACTGTATATTTCCACGGAGATAATTCATCCATATAAGATCTACCGTCCCAATGTGTTTTCTTATCCCAGAAACCAACTGTGTCAAAATAAGGCATTCCTCTGAACCAAGATAGTTTGTCTTTATCATCTGTTATCAAAGCAACACGATCGTACCCATACTTCTGTGTTCTCTTTATAGAAAGTGCTAACAACACAGCCATCAGATCGTACCTATGAGCTGTGCTTTTAGATATTATAATAAGGTACCCAAAATCGTTATTCAACTACTGCCTCCTGTAGACTAAATTTATTCATTATATGAACATCTACATCAACAACGATATCATCGATTAAAATATTGTCTTTATCAAATCGTATGTTTTTAAAACTTTCAAGTGCCATCATTGGACTTGGTAACAAATTGTCTGTAACAACGAATCCATGTGCTATGTGATTAGCTATGGTAAAAGCAAAGTCATTTCTAAAACTTGTTGGCGGCAAGTTATATAGATCAATAAAATAAAACCAATTTTCTTTTACATATTCGACAATTTTAAAAATATGCTCTACAGTGTCAGTTTTTGAAAACATAACAGCCGTGGCCCATCTCATAGGAATAGTTGTCGGAGATAGTTTTATCGTGTCCTGTGATAATTTGCTACCTATCGGTAACATACTTTCGGTGATAAGAAATTCTTTTTCCGAATACCAATAAGAATCTAATCTATCAGTAAGTATAAAAAAATCCGAATCGATTAATAGAGTCCGTTCGTAAGGAGAATAATCAAAGGCCGAGAATCTATTCGTATTAATAAAATCAATATGTCGAGCATCTAATAATCTAGTATTTGAACTGTCTGGTCTATCGATAATCAATAGATTATCAATATTTTTTAAATTTGAACTAGTGTTTGTTACAGATTCTCGATCTGTTATTAACGTCACAGGCACGTTTAAATTTTTCGCAGCGTAGCCAGCTGCGACATTAGACAACTTTACATAATCTATGTCTTTAGAATTATGTCCGAATATTACTACACCTTTATCCATTTTTTAGATCTTGATATCCAGCATTATATCTTCCTAAAGCCATGAAATATCGATCTAAGATATCTTTTTGAAATTGAGATAAATTTTCTATTACGACCGGTGTATGATTAATATCTAATAAAATTACGTTCTGCTGTTTGTTTATAGACAGAAGAAAATTTACATAAGTTATTAGTTGCTGATCAATCTTAAAAATTCCGCCGTTATAACCAAAAGTGATATCAGCATCAAAACGCTCTCTAAGAAGTTGGCGTTTGATTTTTGCTGACAGCAATCTGTCAGATTTTTTAATTATAGATTCAAGAGATTTTTCCATAGTTTAGCTCGACAAATTATATATGCCGAGCTAACCAGGTTATAGGTTATTTGTGAAGCTAACTAGAAGTTGTGTAGCTGGATCCCATCCTAGAGGAATAGGTGTCTTAGTGTATATGGCATTTACGTTAAATTGAATATCAGCTGTTACACCGCCAGTGAATGCGTTTGAAACCTGATCTTGTAACAATAGATTAAATTGAATAACATTTGGCTGACCGACTACTCTAAAATGTTCCATCTTTATATAATTTGATGTATAGGGCGAAGTAGTGGCAAATTTTTCGTAGATCGTTGTGAATCCAACTGTACTAGATGCGAACGCACCTTCCGCTGTAAAATTATTTGTATCGCTGGTTCTGTCAGGTAAGAATGTCGTAGAATCGTAACCCATGACTGCCTTAGTAAATCCCGTGTAATACATAGGGAAGTTATTATTGATCAATGTCTGCCAAGAACCTTCTTTAGCTGCCTGTTGACCTGTGGTCTGAACGTTAGATATGACAATATTAAATCTTATCATACCTCCAGTATTCCAATATTGGAAAAATCTAAGTTCGTCTGGCCACGAAATAGTAAATGTAGCATCGATACCAGAAGCACCGTCACCCCATGTAGCGGTCTGGCTACGTGTGGCTATTAACACATTATCAAAGGTTCTTAAAACTAATTTTTTTGTTAGTGCCTGATCGATGGCGGTATAATATTGATTATACACGTTTCCCTGTATCGTTGTATTTCTCGTGGGCGACGTAGTGCTGGAATTAATGGCAAAAATATGTTGAAACACAGCATCTAAGTCTAACTTAATACGATCAAACTGACTCTTATGTACGATAGGTTGAGTTACACTACCATTGCCTGTAGCATATGCGGGCAAACTAGATCCTTGTAAAAAGGTATCTTTTAACGCAAAAGAATTAGTAAGAGCATTAACAACTTCAAAATACTGCCCCTCTAAGGACGACGATGCCCAAGAACCGGGCAGTCCTGATAGATAAACAATGTCACCGTTTTGGAATCCGTGTGCTGTTTGGGTAGTGACCACAGCGGGGTTGGTTTTCGAAATAGTAGAAATTGTTTTAGTGAATGGATAAGGAGCAGAATTTAAAAATGCTGAAGTTAATCCGTAACCGTTGCCTCTGGCTGAATTTAAAGGTTTCCCAGTATTGTCCACAGCAATAGGACCGATAATACCTAACAGTGTATTATATAAATTGTCCCAGTCACTAAATGATATCGGTGTTACACCCGGCGTAATTGTCGGCATTTTTTTTCCTTATAATACTAGAGCTTCTACTATTTTTATTCCTGTGTCATCTGATGATTCTAATGCGATGGCAAATACTTCAGTGTACTGATGGAAACTAGCATGAACAGCACAGCCATTATTTGATGCTACTAACCTATCTCCCTTCTTAATAGAACCAACTACTTTAACTGGCACACGGCCCTTTAAAGCTATATATGTTCCGTTTTCTAAATCTTCGTTCATTCTGAACGCTGGTTTCTCTGAAACCACGCCTATGGCTCTATCTCCAAATTGTGCTTCTCTAACTTCTGCTGATCCGCCTATGGCTACAACGGTTCCTACTTCATAATCTTTATCTGCTAGATATTTTTCTGCTAAGTCAGCGTAACGTGAGCTAGTCGATGTACCATTAAAAAATCTAGCATTAATGTCAGCACCAGCTGTTCTTAAAACAACAGTATCTGGATCTTTATCTACTGATGGCAATCTACCTTCAACGGCCTGTGTATTTGTTGAAGTACCGTTAAACAATACAGCACTAATAGTTCCAACAGCAGTTCTAATAGGTATTGATGCCGATCCTGGTAAAGCTAGATCGCTAGGATTATAGATATTCGCACCTACTTGTAATCTCGTAGCTGATATCGCAGACGACGCTTGACCTACTATAGGACCAGCAAATTCACCTTCAAATCGTCCGTAGAATGTTCTCGTATCAGCATCAAAAGAAATAACATTTGAATTGTCTCTAACACTACCCTTGTGTACTCCTGTGCTGTTACCAAGAACGTTGCCTTCAACATCACCAAATAAATGATTGGCAAAAATTTTGTTCCACTTCTTTCCAGCATATCCTAGATTATATTTGGATGTAGAACCTGGGAGTATACAAAATTCAGAATCGGGATCAGCAACATCAAAAATCTGTCTAGAGAAAATCATCATATCATCTTTATCGACGTTAGATCCTCCAGTACTGATTCTAACAAGAATTTGACCATTAATCTGATTTTCTATAATAGGCTGTTGACCTACAGATGAATTAACATAAATTTTTAAATCTTTTCTTGTACTAGTTCCAACAGTTAGACCTGCTTGAAAGCCGATAGTGTTATTAAATCCGCCCTCGATATCTGAGCGAATATAATTTGACGGAGACACTCCACCTAGTTTAAGAGCATCACTAGCTGTTCCCCAGAATACCTGTCCGGTACTCACGCCAGTAGAGTTTACGGAATTTAATGTAATACCTTTCTTGACCTGCCTGCCTGTTTCTGAAAAACCAGCGATAGTATTTGAAGTTGAAAGTGTAAAATCGTCATCATTGCTGAAAATAGCAGTAGTAACACCACCTACCACAGCACGTAATATAACATGGCTGGTATTGTTAGAGTCTTTTACTACCTGTGTAACGATCTGTGATGTACCGAATCCTGGGGCACTTTGAGGACCAATCAAAACAAAGTTAGATCCGTTCCAGGCCGATAATTGATTAGTGTTAGTGTCAAACCAAAGATCGCCTGCGGTCAATCCAGGTGGCGGAGTTGAAGCAATCTCAGCACCGCTGGCTACCTTGAATTTTGTGCCATCGTAAAATTTTAATTTTTTGTTAACAGAATCAAACCATATCTGTCCTACAATAGGTTTAGAAGGCGGTATTGTATTTGCGAAATTTTCTAGTAAATGGAGGAAATTTTCGTTTTGTACTTCGCCGTAGCCCGTATAATTTCTACCTACAAACTTAAGATCTGTAGTATTGTCAATGGTGCCATCGGCAACATTCGTTAAAAAAGTTCCATTATATCTGTCTACGCGGTATGTCATAGTTATTCGTCCAATTCACTGTATTTATCGCAGTTTCTTTATTCGAAATTCTGCTTTTTTGCTATGATTTCTTTCTCTTCGGCCTCTGAAACAAAGGTAAAAGCACCCGCATTAGACGAATAAGACTGTATCTGATCTTTATGATTTTGCTTGGCAGCATCTAGAAACTCTTTCATAGCTGCGAATTCTGGCGTTTTTGCCATATCGCTCTTTTCTAACATATCAATTATTATGTTGATCTGCTTATGTATAGGATACTCAGTAAGTATAGTAACGTTAGTATTATACTTTACATAAGATTCTGTGATCACTGGTTTATCTGCCCTAGATCTTACCTCACCTGTGGTGTAGTCTCCGTACCAATAATCACCAGCATCTTCGTCAAGCTCTACCGTCTTAGTAACGAAGCTATCAAAATTTAACGCTGAGCGATCTGTATCGGGAGTTATTTCACCTATAAGAACACCAGTGCTTTTTATAAAAAGTAATTCTCTTGCTATTTTGGCCATTATCCTATCCTTCCCCAAGCTAATACTAAACTGTATTTAGATTTTTCATTGGGTCCTATTTCTGTAACTTCATGTTCTAAATGTAAAGGCATGTCTATCAGAGAACCCGGCTCCTCTTCTACTAGATGATCAACACCATGGTCATCATAATACTTAAAATGTGGTTTATCACTGCGAAGAAAAATTAATTTAAACTTCCAATAACCGCCTATGCTGTCTTTATGTCTAAGCAGATAATCGCCCGGATCATATCTGTTGATAGTCATACTAGTAATAAATCTCGAATCATCTGGAATCGTTCTAGTAATAGCAGACTTAAGATTATCATCCATGTTAAAATGAAATAAACTTTTTAATTTGCTGCTACCATAGGAAGTCTTAAAATTGTGTGTATCAGTTGAGGTGCGGTTAGAGAACTTATCGCTATGCTTTTCTGCTAGTTCGATAATTTCATCTACGTTACTAACATAGTTTTTCACTAGTTTAACCTGAGACATATTCCCAACTCGATTGTATTGTGTTAACTCGATAAATCAATAGATTGTTTCTCGACGGATTTGATACAGTTGTGGTAACCGAAACGTTACTAACAAATGAAACGCTGATCCAACTTCCTCTAGACACAGATGTCGATGTTGAAACGTTTTGTATAGTACTAGCAATATGTGCCAACGTTCCTACACGGAAGTTTAAGGGTGGTGCTAGTTGATTTAATAGACCTGCTACAGATCCCGGACCGGAACCAGTTGTTGACAAACCATTAGTGTCTAAACTGAAGTACAGTGTTCTATTAGCTATCTGATCGTCAACATATTTTTTCGTGGCGGCATGTTTCTCATTGATCGGATCATCTACTAGTGTCAGATAACCGGTCATTATTCCACCAGCTTTAGCTACTCTAGTATCATCAACTACTTCTATATTAGCCGAACCGTCAAATGCTACACCGTTAATAAATTTAGGCGATTGTAGTTTTGATGCTGTTTCTGCATTACCAACTAAAGAACCTGTAAATATTTTTGTTCCGGCATTGAACGCAAGTGTGTTATCACTAGCGATAATATCACCTTTAACATCACCAACAACTTTATCTATTAGGATTAATAAATCTGTAGTTAAGTTTGTAAATGATCCAGATGCTCCTGTAAATGCTTTAGCTGAAGAATCAAAACATAGCGAACCATCTGCTGCTCTAACATCACCTTTTTGTGTACCTATATGTGTGCCATAAAATTCTTTTAGGCTACCGTCGAACATAACTTGATCGTCTTCGGCTAATAAATCACCTTGAAGAGATCCTACTACGTTTCCAAATACATCTTTGGCGTGTATTTCCTTCCACTTTTTAACATTTGATCCTAGATTATAAATTTCAGTAGTATTAGGATCCATTCCTGCTTCTGAAAATATCGCGACATCGTTGTTAATAACTCCGTTCTTAATACGAATTTTCAGCGGACCATTGAGCTGACTGGATATTACAACCTTGTTAAAATCTTCAACAAATATTTTTAAATCATTATCGTCGCCTACTGTAAACCCTGTATCGCCGAATGTAGATCCATTCATGCCTCTCATTACAAAATCAGCAGTAGTAAATCCAGAAAATTTATCCGAATTACTAGCTGTACCCCAATATCTATACTGGGTAGACGTTACTCCACTGGCAGGTGTATCAACTAAAGTAAATCCTTTTCTGATCGTGGTAAAACCATCAATAGTATTGATAACGCCTATATCAAACTGATCATTACTGATAACTGCGATAACTTTATCGTTATCAAAAACTTTAATTATAGGATATTCTACGTTGCTGTTATCCCTGATAGTTCCAGAACTTAGTTTTGTTTCGCCAAAACCTACAGCTATTTCCGGTCCGATAATTTTATAATCCACACCATCCCAGATGTTTAATTGATCTAGTGCATCATTATACCACAGATTTCCTTTATCTTTAACTGATAAACCCGTAGGAGCAGTCGCAGATACATCTGCCACTGCTACTGTTTTCCATGCCTGTGTATCATCATAGAACTTTAATTTATTGTTTAGTTCATCGTACCATATCTGGCCGATGATAGGTCTTCTAGGTGCTGCGAAACCTCTAAAGTTTTCTAACAAATGTAATACATTTTCATTTGTGACTTCGCCATACCCGGCATAGTTTTTGCCGATTAATTTCAAGTCACAGCTAGAACTATCAACCGTCTGATCGGGTACTTCTACAAAAAACGACCCGTTATATCTATCAATCTGGTATGGCATTACTTGCTCCTATTATTCTGTTATACTATCTGCGGCAGTCTGTCTTTGCTGCTCTAATTCTAAATATTCTTGCTCACTCAATGATGTTGATATTCCTAACGCCTTCTCTCTCATATGTCGCAATACTTTCCAATCAGTGCGATTTAAAAATTCTCTATGTACACTGTTAGTGCTGTATGTAGATTTTGCCAATGTCTGTTCGGCAGTTAACGCTTTTACTGTATTAGTAACGGTATCAAAATAATGTGTGTCAGAAACAATCTGATCATATTGCTCGTCAGTTATACCAACGACCTGTACACTATTCGGTGTGTTTGGTTGATAATTTAATATCGCCGTTATTTGATTATTTTCTAAGCAGACGTAGTGCATTCTTAACTCCAAATAGCCAGCCAGTTAGCAGCTGGGGTTGATCTCTGTTCTGTATTCTGTACCCATACACGTATACGATCTCCGAGATTAGACCAAATACATCTCAAACTATCGTTACCATCTACACCGCCAGCATAATGTATAACAGCGATTGATGGAATAAATGCTTTAAGATTAGACATTGTTTTACCAGCTGGTGGATAAACATCGAAAAAATTCGCACCGTTGTTAAATGATCCAACTTGATTAGTAAATCCTGTAGTACTATATTGTGTATTTCCGTAGGTTATTGTATAATTTGTGGGAAATAAAGCAACAACTTCATTCTTAATAATCTGATCTCTATCATCGACATATTGCTTAGTAGCAGCACCCAATCCTGTGGTAGGATCGTTAGCGAGTACCAACGGACCTAGTAATGTTCCTCCTGTAGTAGGAAATTTAGTATTATCAAATATTGTAATACTAGATTGTCCGTTAAAAGAAACATTGTTTATCAAAACATCATTTAATAATCTTGTAGCCGTCGAAGCATTACCTGTAAAAGTTCCTGTAAATATTTTTGTGTTGCCATCGTAGGCTACAGAATTATCAGCAGCTAACAGGCTTCCTTTAAGATTACCTATTACACTGCCTGTTAAAGAACCAGTTACGTCGCCGGTTACATCACCTATAACATTACCTAAAACATTTCCTGTAACATTACCGATAACATTTCCAGTGACTCCGCCCACTACTGGACCGGTGTGTGTTCCTACAGAATTTCCTGTTAGGTTAGCTACTACTGTATTGGCTGCGAAATTTCCCGATCCGTCTCTTACAACAACAGTTCCTTGGACATTATTAGAAGATGCGTTCAATGTCCAAGAAATAGGTGCTGAACCGTCAAAGTCAGAGCCTGTTATATATGTTCCTGCTGTTAATTTGTTAGTGGTTGATGCTTTAACAGTAATATCGGTAGATCCATTGAATGCTACACCGTTAATATTTCTAGCAGTCGCTAATGCGTTTGCTGAAGTAGCATTACCAATAACATTACCGTTTAATGCTGATGTGCTAGAAAAGTTAATACCTTTTACAAATGAGGTAAATCCTACAATAGGTGATAAAGGACTAAACGCCCTATCAGCTACTATAGCTATAATAGCATCGTTTATCAGTGCTTTAATTACAGGAATATCGTTACCTAATGAATCAACAATTTTATCTGAGACAAATCTGGTATTTCCAAATCCTGCTACTGTTTCTGGACCAACAAATTGAAAATCTGTACCGTCGTACACATAAAATTTTCCAGAATCGCTGTCATACCAGCCATCGCCTTCCGATGGATCTACTGGTTCCGATGCTGATATTTTTGTACCGCCGACAAAATTCCAAGTAGAACCGGAATAAACTTTTATTTTTTTACTAACTGTGTCGTACCATATCTGTCCTGTCAACGGTTTGCCCGGAGCGATGCCGCTGGCGAAGTTTTCTAACAACCACACAAAATTTTCATTTTGTGTTTCGCCGTAACCGGCAAAGTTTTTTCCTACCAAATTTAAGTTGGTAGTAGAATCAAGAGTACCGTCTTCTAGTATTACTAGTCGTTCTCCGTTAAATTTGTTAATTTGATATGGCATGTCGCTCTTCCATTATAGTAATCTTGTACCGTATGTTGAATACGGAATAGTGTATGGTGACGGATCTTCGACTAACGGTATTTCAACTGTCCATGTTAGTGTTGAAGAAATGTTTTCTAATTTTAAAACAATCAGTCCTCTTCTAACAAATAATAGAGGAGGTGCTTTAGCAGGAATCACTACGGGATTTTGTATATCTAATACAACACCGTGTGGTGTTTCAGCACCGCCCGGTGTTTCAGATCCGTCGACTTCATACAAAGTAGAATAATTAATCGTAAAACTTTGCTGTGCGATATCTTCCTGATAGTATCTAGTTGTTGCTATACGACACAGTGTATTCTCTTCGTACTCGTCTGGCGGACAAATTTGTGTCACAATAGCTATTATCTCTGGATCAGTAAGTGGTTGTTCTGCTTGTGTACCTTGACCGCTATTAGTATTTTTTGTAATATCAAGTGTCAACGGTATGCTTCGGGTTCTTACTAAATTTGTAACATATTTTTTAGATGTAGCTTCTTTTAATTGATCGGGGTCATTAACAGAAAGATAGGTATAACCTTCTTGCGTCTGATCAGGAGCACCTTCTCCCGAAGTGGCAATTCCCTGTAACTTAGGACTGCCGACGAACTCAACATCACCTAATGGTTCAAAAACTAAATTATTCGGATTAGCGGGGTCTCCATCTACATATGGTGTATTACGACCATTGTTAGAAATCCTATTGTCGTCGATAGTTATGTTGTCTGCTGTTAACGCTGTCTGCGATCCAAAACTTATCAGGCCCGGAGCGGCTGTAACTGCTGAAGATAATTCAATTGTCGTACCATTGTTTCTTAAAACTTCAACGCCGCCAATCTTGTAAGCACGGCTAGCAGGAATATCAATGTTCTCGCTGAAGTCCCAATCTTGCTCATCGGCTACTGCTGTCTCTGCTGCGTTCCATATGATAAAATGATCTGTGGTTCCTTTTAATACGATACCACCGCCATAGGCCTGAGCGTCTGTAAGGTTTGTATTGTCGGATTTTTTTCCTAGTTCTATATTTTTATCTTCTACTCTTAGTGTAGAAACATCGACACTGACCATGTTACCTAAGACTGTCAAATCTCCTGTGATTTCAACACTGCCGCCAATAGTGGTTAGGCTTAATGGATTCGACGGTGCTATCTCTATCGTATCATTACCGCTGCTGTTAGGTGTTATAACAAAATAATTTAATAGGTTACCAGATCTAGTCGCTCTAAAAGTAATTTTTCCGTCTTCGGAAGTATTTCTTAAAGTTACATCTCTAAAGTTTTCAACTGCTAATTGACCTTGAGGACCTGTTCCGAAAAATAAACCTTCATTATTCTGGATGGTTAAAGCTGCTGTTAGAACGTTAGCTAGATCCTTTCTTACGTATGAAGCTGAATCAACATCTCCTAATCTATCAGCATTATAAGTTGTTCCCTGCCATTTAAATGACGGATCTGCTGGATTAAATCCTATCTTAATTAATGTATTAGGAATTGCTTCGCCGTTTTGATTAACAGTGTTATAATCAGATATAGGATTTCTTAAAGTAAATTCTTGAGCACTAAAATATCCCATCAATCTTCCGGCATTATAAACACCAGAAATAATTTTATTTCGTCTATCTGAATCTTCTACGGTTTCAATTCTGAATCCGCTGATATTCTGAGATGAACTGTAGATAGGAGCAACTAATACATCTTGATTGCCGTCAAAGAAAAATAACTGTGCTGTGGATGTATTGAACCAAAAATCTCCTGTGCTTATATCTAAAGGTCTGGCTATCGATAACGCAGCAGTACCTACAGATTTCCACTCATTGCCAGAATAAACTTTTATTCTATTTTCAGTAGTATCAAACCATAACTGGCCTAATAACGGTTGGCTAGGTTCTGCCTGGCCTGCGAAATTTTCTAATAAATGTACAAAATTTTCGTTAAGGTAATCTCCGAAGCCGCTAAAATTTTTACCTATTAAGGTTAAGTCAGTCGACCCTTGATCTATCTGACCGTCAGCTACGGTAGCAACTATCGATCCGTCTGTTTTGTTTACTGTATAGGCCATTAAATCGCTCCATTAATCATTTGTAGGTCTACCGCTTCTAATAATATAATTCAATGTAATAAAAGGATTCATTACAGTGAAAGGTTTTCCTGTTTGTGAATCGGCAAAACCTGGTCTTCTCTTGTTCTCATCACTTACTTTTACTAGACCCGATGATGCCATTGCCTGTGCTCCGTTGGCAACAGTACCGCCCTCTATTCTTATATTAGAGATAGCACCCCCCGGTTGATAATCTAAGTTGCCGGTTGGTGTTTCTGTGATAGCATAATATTGAGTAGCTCTAGAGTTAGCACTAGATCTACCATACATATCGTGTTCGTGATCCGGAACGTTTGCTGTCTGTAATGTGTATTGATCAGCACCGCCTGCTCTACCTAGACTGTTAGCAGCCGAAGTATCTGCTACTCTGTTACCACCTACTTCTGATAGTGGAGTTTCAGCCGGAGGACTATTATTACCGCCAGGATACGGAACAGTCGTATCTGCGTTCATGTCCTGTTTACCTAAAACAAATCTACCTCTTAGATCAGGCACACGGAAAGTAGCACCCTTATCTGATCCTTTGAGGTCTAGGTTAACTGTTCTTCCTAAGTTTTTGTAATTTACATTAGCACCGATAACATCAAATAAATCTCTAAATCGATATGCTTCGTATTCCGATCCATCACAGAGTAGATAACCAGTAGGTGCTATAGTTCCAGCATAAGGCAATACTGCTCCTATCGGAACTCCGGCATCGTCTATAAAGGTCTCTCTGGTCATTTTACGTAGACCCAACGTACTTCTATAAACTAATAACTCGTCAGTGTCTCTGACGTTACCTAACGCAGTTTTAGTAGAAATAATGTCTGAAGTTAAAGTAGTAACGAACGTTTTCGTTAAGTTACCAGTTCCATTAAACACAACAACGTTACTTGAAATGTCACCTTCTAATTTAAAATTAGTAGCTGATTGAAGTGATGTTGCTGTTTGAGCATTACCAGCAAGATTACCGCTCAGGTTACCTTTAATAATTGACGCATCGATCGTATTAGCATACACTGTACTATATCTGTTAGCAGCGTCACCGATAGTTTCCGATGTAGTAAGAGGCTTAATAGATTTAGAAAATATGTTACCGTTTAATACAGAAAGGTCGCCACCGACATTAAGGTTTTTTGCCACCGCCATACCGCCAGCAGTTTGAATAGCACCGTTGCTCAGATTAGACGACTGCTGTTCGGAAGTATTAATTAATTCTCCAGCTACCTTAACATTACCGCCAACATCCAATGGTTGTTGAGGGTTTGTATTATTAATACCGACCCTATCTTCAACTATTTTAACTACAGTAGTTGGAAGACCGGCTGCTCCAGTTCTTGTAGTTTGTAGATCGATAGCAGCACCCGGAGTCGAGTTATAAAGAGTACCATTAGACGATCTCACTGACAAATTGATATTGCCGTTAGTACCTACAAATAAACCAGCATCATCTCTAACTGCTAACGTAGCCTGTATAGTCGCAGGCTCATCGCTTCTAATAAATCTTGATGAAGGAATCTCATCATCGCCCACTAGAAGGTTCTGTGCCGATCTAGAAATACCAACTAATCTCGGTAGTACTATCTCTTCAGAAATATCTGTTCTAGCAGTTACATTTATACCAGCACCGATTTCAGGAAACCCTTGAATAACTACCTTAGGAATAAAATCATCTTTACTAATTATAGATACTGGAATATCTCTGGTATAGAATACAATAACTGTACGTTCGATGTTGTCAATATCAAGAATCGTTTCAACTAATGGTCCCGATTTAGTACCTTCACTGAATTGAGGACCGATCAGAACCCAGTTAGTTCCCGACCATAGGTATAATTGTTGTGTACTCGAGTTAACCCAGAGATCGCCTAAGCTAGCTCCAGTAGGCTCATTAACACCAGTACTAATGTTACTGGTTGTCTTATATTCTATTCCATCATAAACATAAAGTTTATTTTCATCGCTGTTAAACCAAAGTTGTCCTATAACTGATTTAGACGATTCTGGTGCTACGCTGCTGGCAAAATTTTCTAAAAGATGAATAAAATTTTCAGCGATGATTTTTCCATAACCTGTTTGATTTCGACCAGGAATAGATAAGCTAGTCGAAGTGTTTGGAAAATTATCCGGAACTTCTAATGGCTCTGGATGTAATGTGCTGTCGGTAAAAAATACTTTATAGGCCATTATTGTACCTCAGTAAAGCCAGTTAGGCTCTGTATTCTAATGGTATAATCTATCTGTATCAATCGATTTAACGACTTTTGTACAGGATGAAAAATAACATGTGTCAACAACTTTCCTGTTCCAGCGGCTCTAAGCCCGAGCTCGTCAAAAACAAAATCTCCGGCCATATCGACAGAGTTATCAAATGCTTCTTGATTTTCTGGCTCGCCATAATCTAGTAAACACGACACAACTATATCAGAATATGTAGCACCTGTAACATGTCTAACTTCCATTTTATTTCTAATCGGGTCGTTATTAGTAGCAGAATTTTGATCTACAACTTTGCTATATGTTTGTGAATAAAGACTAGAATTAGTTCCGTTGGTGTTAGGAGTTAGGTATGTAATTAATCCGGTTGGATCAACTACAGTCCCGCCATTACCAAAAACCATCTCTGAAATCCACCCATTTAGTTGATTAGATAATGATTGTGCCATAGCTACGCTCATATTTTCATAATGGATAGCGTTTCTTTTATCGATAAACACTTCTCCGTTTTCCGGATCAAATATTTTTATATGCCCTTCTAGATGAAAACCGCCGTTTTCGTCCGGCTTTCTATCCTGAGGCTGCTGTTGTGTTGGTTGTTCTAACATAGTTTTTGACTCGTCTTTATTCATATCATGTATTTATTATGGTAATTTTGTACTGCTATTTTGTAAGAACTTTGCTATAGCGGTCTTACTATAGCTGAGGCCCTGACCGGTTGTAGCTGTATCAATTCCTCTATCGTACCATAGTCTGCCCTGTCTACGGATAACAGTAATACGTGTTCCCGCAGGAACCGGAACAGTTAGTCGAATATTTTCACCAATTCCGTCCACTGAAAATTCTGCTTCTACTTCAACGTCTCCTGCTGGACTATAAGCACCCACAGTAGGATCATAGATCTTAGTACTATCTTTTCTTAATCTGCGTCCTCCTACAAACACTTCTATGTTATCACATCTTCCAAAATTACTTGGAATGGTTGCTCTAAACCAATTAGTAATGTCTGTTTTTTCTGGTACAAAAGTCAATGGTCCTACAAATAAAGAAGTACCATCGGAAACAAAATCTTCTTTTGTCTGTGACTCTTGATAAGGAACATATTCTAAGTATCCTGTATCAACTACTATTGTATTTTTTGGGTATGATTCTTTGATAGCGGTACCGAACATTCCTCTCTTGATGTTACGCAGAGTATTTCCTGATTTTTCAAAGTATTGAATCTTTTCCCCTTGGATAGTAATTATTCCAGGCTGATCTTTAGATGGGTTAGGCAAAGTACTAGCATCTACCATCTTAATTTCGTCATCATAATAATTCAATACAGAATCAAGTTTCAGATCAGTTATTCTAAATCTGTTATAATGATTTCTATTCAACACATCTTTGAACAGCTCGAAAGATAATGGTTCTTTGTACAACAGATCTCCGAAACTGATAGTTTCAATAATATCAGTTTCATCAGTGTCTTGCCTTAGATATACTGTTCTAGGTAATTCAACGTAGAAATCGATGTCAGGAGTTAATCTAATACCATTCTTATAAACCCAAACATATGAAATACCCGGTAATTCCCGCTGTAGAGAAAAACTTGTTTTTCCTCCAACAAACTCGTCCTTAAGTATATCTAATTCTGTATATCGTTCAAACCAAGTTATACTTAGAGTGTCACCAGTAGAGAATGGAGTAAATTGCTCTAGTACAATATTAGTATCATTTATAAAATATTGCCTTCCGGAAGAATCTTCGATTCTAATAGTAGATCCCATTGCTATGGGTTTTATAAACGTAACTGTATTATTTTCTGATGTAAATGTAAAATCTATACCGAATGTTTTTAATTGATCGTCAACAAATACTTTTAAGTCAGTGAAAATAACTGAACCCGGTGCTCTAGGAGTATCAACACCAATTTGAACACTGTTGTTTCCGTCATAGATTTTGTAAGTTGTTTCCACAGTACGTAATAGTTGACCGTTTAACTCAACTATCATATCCCCAGCAGGATCTAAATCTAATCCACTGAAAGTAGGTATAGCATATTCTCGTATCGAATCATCTAATGTGAGTTCTACGTGATTAATTTTAACTAGAGGACGATCAGCAGTCGATAATGCTATTAAGATAATTTTAGTACCTAAAGCAGGTGCTACTCCAAATTCTACTAGAGTTTTGTTTTCAGTGTCAGTCAATTGGTCGCTATTAATGAAACCCACATCAACTGGTTGATTATTGACACTAGCAAACACTGTTACTGTTTCGTCGAAATCAGCTCCGGTTATAAAATATCGATCATTACCTGTTCCAACAAATTCTCTGTAATCTAAGATTCCTCGACCGCCGGGTCCCATTGTGAAAATTTCTATTACAGAATTAATTGCCGGTGCTGTGCCAATAAATCTTATAGAATTAGTTTCTGGTAAAATAACAAATTCAGTATCTATAGATTTTTTAAATTTGTCTACATATACTATAACATTTGTTTTTTCTATAATTCTCTGACCTACATCAAAAAGGACCGTGGTTCCATCACCTATATAAATTTTAGATTTGATCGGTGAAGATCCGCTTCTAGAAGAATGGAACACTTTGATGCTTAAAGATTCAAGAACTTGGCCTGGAATATTTTCTTCAGGTGCCGGCACTTGTTCTGGACTGATTAATCTATCCCCGTCTAAAACTATTTCTGCTGCGGTGGTTCCTGTAGCTGTAGCATACGCTGACATTCCTGATAGACTGCCACCAGATATATAAGCATCGATGCTGTTACGTCCACCAATAACTAGGCTACCGTCGCTAGTCGACGGTCTGAATATTAATAAATCTCCAGCTTCTAAGTTTGCTGTCTGAGGAATTATTACAGATGCTGTAGAACCATCACCGATAAACGTATTCATTATCGCAGTCGCAGGAGGAATTTCTCCAGTGTAAGAACTGTCTCCTAATTGATATTCATCATAGGTTTCAAAATCTAATCTTACAGTTTTTCCTGTTAACACTCTCTTAACGTAGACGTTAATGTTTATATTTTGCTTAGGAACTTCTGGCAATGTTACTGAAGTAGTGCTGCCGTCAACTAGGAAATAGAAATCAGTTTCGTTAACTTCAGAACTATCCCACCCTTCAGTGAACCAAGGCAACGCATCCCACCCTGCTCCTACATCAAATGTAGCACCCTGTACTATAGTTCCGCCATAATCGATGCCTGTAATTAACTGAGAATAATCAGAAACTACTTCGCTGGTTTCTGATTCATCTACTCTAGTTTTTTCTACTCCAGCTTGACCAGGTAATGGTTTGTAATACTTGTCTATTCTGTTTAGACTATCCAATATCTCATCATTCTTCTGATATTTGATTATTACTATGCTATTAGCTTCCGGAGCACTATTAAGGATTAATCGTCCAATTAATTCAGTTTTAGAATTAATAACCTCTTCAGTTACAGTAATAGAATATTGACTAGATAATAATCTAGATCCGTTTAAAGTTACTGTAATCGTAGATCTATCAACCGACAGAGGGTACTTTAATCTATAAGTGGTTTGTTTAGCAGAAGCAGTAAATGTTTCTGTTTCTTCAAATTTTTCTTTGAAACTATATGATTTAAATTTTGGTTCTTTAGAAATTCTATCGAATTTCATTTTCATATCGAAAGTTCTAACTTTCGAATCACCGATGATCGCTACAGCACGAGCAGCATTTTGTAATTCACTACCCACACCACCTACTATCATGACCGTTGGAGCAGAAGTATATCCTCGACCTGGATCGGTGACTATAATTTTAGAAATCTTACCTGTTGAAATATAAGCCTGAGCTTGAGCTCCAGTGCCGCCACCGCCTTCGAAAACTATCTTCGGAACTGAAGTATAATTCTTTCCTGGATTAACTATTTTAATATCAATAACAGAATAATGATTATTATCAACCCACAGCTTCCATGGATATTGTAATAGTTGATTAGAATTAGGAGTTATAACATTTATAGAATTAGTTTCTGAATTCCACACCGGAGGCAAATCAAAATCTGTGGTTAATTGATTAGCCGATTCTAAATTAAAATATTTGCTTACAAAATTTCTAATTTTAGTTCTATATGGTTTTACTTCTTCTATGTAAGACTGGTAGCTAGAAAGATTGTCATTTTTGTAATTTATTTTTTGTTCGAGATTACCAACATTATGAACAGCATTTACAAAACTAGTTTTAAACGCCCAGTCAACATATAATTGTTCTGAAAATACGTATCTTAAACTTACGAAGAAAAGTTTATTCCATTCAACAGCCAAATCTTCTTTAAAGATATCTTCTTTGATCGCTGTTAGGATGTTTCTAAACTCTGTGGATGCTGATGTATCATATTTGTTACTATCAAATGCTTGGCTGAGATCGTAACCGGTTGATTCGACATCGGTGTTATAAAATCCGTTGATGATTTCGATAGTTCCTAATTTTCTTCCTACTAGTTTATATTTTCCAGCAATATCAGCTTCTGTGCTATCTACTCTTTCAAGAACTGCCCATCCGCCTACGCCGTAGTTTTCTAGTCGTAGTAAATCTCCTATTGATAAATCTACGCCAGCTTCTTCGTACAAACCGGCTATAGTTTTTTTCACCTTAGATTTTTCGTTAAACGGTGGTAACCACCAGTCGACTTTTTTCCAGAATTTTTTAGTATCATATGCCTGTGTAGCGGACCTATAAAATTCTTTATTTTTTTCATCTAAAGAATAGATACTCCAGAAATTATTGACTGTAGAATCTGTTTCGACTAAGACAGCAAACGGTCTTACGATCAAGCTAGCGGTTAGATATTTTTTACCTTGATTAATAACATCAACTCGAGAAATAGTTCCTCGATTATCTAGAACTGGCTGTAACTTCGCACCTGTGCCTGATCCTACAATTTTAATGTCAGGTGGTGATTTGTAACCGTACCCGCCATCTAAAACATCTACAGTGTTTATATGACCGTTAACTATATTTGCTTTCAGCCTAGCTGTTTTAATCTTAGAAGTTGCTATAAATCTTAATTCTTTTTCAGATACTAGAGTTTGATCATATAATTTACTAAAAGTTGATGGCATTTCATCTTTTAGATTTAGATTTCTGTAATCAATTATTTCAGCAAACGGTTTTTTCTTTAAAACACTATTGATATAATCGATAACTAGATTTACGGCTTTGTTTCTATTAATAAACATACTCTGTCTAGGTCTAGATGAGATGCCGTATCTTAGTTTTTCTGGTAATTTTCTATCTGGGACAGATTGTCCAGCGATGTCTTCACCTATTAAACTATCGATCCATTTGTTTTCTAATTCTTTATTAGGTAAATCTAACGTACCTTCAGCTAATAATTGATATTCGTTATGAACTAAATTGATTTCTTTTTCTTCATTATAAAACTGTATATTAACTAAAAATTCATCATCGTCTATAACACTGCTAGTATTAACTAAACTAAATGTATTTTTCGAAGTTAATACAGCATACGGAATACCAGCAGATGTTGGATTTGAAATATAATTTGCTATTTCATTTACACTTAACAATCTATCTGATGTTTCTGGTATTGTAGTTTTATTTTTTACCCAATAATAATATGTTCTACCGATAGGCGAACCAGTGTTTACATCTAAAATAGTTCTTATACTGTAATTTGTGTTGTTACCGTACAACGCAGTTCCAGAAATTCCTTGTGCGAATGCTTCTGAAGTTCCTGTAATTGAATTCCATTCGCTAGGTGTTAGAGGACTTTCGACCCATTCATAAACATCTACACTGCTACCTACGGCCGCTGTTCCCCAATTACCATTTCTAAATGCTAGAGTATTCTGTTCGTACAATGTCCATTTAACTGACGATAGGTCCCACCATGTTGTACCAACTTTATCTGATTGCCACGATTGACCCGCATCTGTGGCTGAATTTTCATCGCCGACAGAGTAAATGGCAGGATCAAAAGATGTTTTATAATCTATGTATTGATCGGCTACAGATAGTATTTTTCCTTTGTAAGGGTCGATAATATCAATGTCTGCGATTTTAACATTGTTAAATTTATCATAGAAAGAAAAATTCTTAAGCAGATCAATATTAACTTGATCGTCTTGTTGTTTGATCGTAAACCAAGGTTTAGCACCGGGTATCTTGTCAAACTTCTGTAGTCTACCAATTCTAATAGCTTCAAAGGCAGGGTCCTCAGATACAAATGATGGAGAACCTACTATTATAGAATTATTAGATACTGATAAACCCCTACCGAAATCTTCATCAGTATTCAATCCCTGATCTAAAATTTCCGACAGTACAAAAGATCCAGTGTAATTTGTGTATACATATACCTTGCCTGTTTTTCCTTGACTGTCTCTAAATCTTGTTAGGAATCTGTCATAGGCAGTATCTCCACTATCAAATATAGTTGTTTTGTAACTTGCCGCTCCTTCTGCTGAAATCGCTAACGTAATTCCGTCAGGGGATATAGATAGATTAGAACCAAATCTTTCGCCGGGTTCCATAATTATCCCGTTGAGTTTTTGCTTGAGTACAAAACCGATAGGTGTTTTATCAAAAACAAATACACTGCCTTGATCCTTACCTAGGTAATCAAAATTTGGAGCAGAGACAAATAATCTTGTTCCGTCCTCACTTAATACTACTCTTTGACCGAACTCGTCCCCTGCTTCTAATTCAACTTGGTCTGCGTCAATAGTCTGTATTAAATTAAATGTTTCATTATCGGTTTTCTCATAGATGAAAACCGCTCCTGTCTTGCCTAGAGTCGAATCTGTATTTTCCTGCCATACAGAAGGTGTAAATTCTGGAATAGAATTAATATTATTAGCTAGGCAGTTATAATAGAAGGATCCTCTTCTTACTGTATCGCCTACAACATAGTTGATAGTGTTTTTCCATACACCTTTAAAATTTTCAAAATCTGCGGTATCGTTTTTAGGTGCCGATACAACAAGAATTGATCCGTCTTTAGTAAAACTAGAAGAAGTACCGTATGCACTGCCGATATTTAAAAATTCAACATCGCCTTCAGCACCTTGTTGTATAGAAGAACCGTCATCAGCATAGGCTAGTGCTGCTGGAAGTATACTGTTTGTTACTTCTGCTACTTCTTCCCAAGCACCGACGCCTGGTTGATTGTTAGGAATAGCAGGAATATTTGACAGTGCTTGCCAATACGCAGAGCTGTACCAAACTTTGGCTCCGGCAGGATAATTTCTAGTTGAGGAATATATTCCTAAGAAATTAGGATCATCTAAGTGTTTCCAGCCTACTCCGTCAAATTTGTAAAGATAAGATCTTCCAGCGTCGTCTCTAGAACCCGGAGCTCCAACAACCATATAATAGGCTTCTTCAACTCCGCCTAAAGTACTGCCGAGAATTCTAATCTGATCTCCAACATTGTATCTAGTGCCTGCTACATTGACAATAGCGGTATATCTCCCGCCTTCTCTTATAATATCAAAGATAGCACCTTGACCTGGATCACTGACGTCTTCGCCTTGTAAATCGTTAAACTGTCTTTCTCCAGGAGTCGCAACTCCTGACCATGTTATACCAGACGATGCTGTTCCTCTGAAGGAGAAATTATCAATAGCAGTCTGTGATGTAACGGCATTAACTCGAATAGTAACATCGTGTTCACCGTCTACTCCACCAAGTTCACTTCCTGGAATGACTATGATCGATCCAGCAACATATCTAATTTTATTTCCTACTAGATCCAAATCTGCCCATTCGACTGCGGCTTCGGCAAATACTGCACCCGTAACCTGTTCCCAATATTCTTGATCGGTTGGAAATATCGGCAAAGCAACTTCCCAGGTCGATGTCTCGGTAGGAAGAACTCCTGTATTCAATCCAAGAGCCTTATAATAAGAAGTAGAGTTAGCAGGATATTTTACGATGTCGCCGGGCTGATAGGTTCGACTAGGATTCCATATTCCTAGGTCTACTCTAGTATCTTTGATACAGGCATACAATCTACCCGAATATCTAACTATACTTCTAGAAGAATAACCAAGGCCAGCATTAGTCCTTGTTACAGCATATCGCGAACCCGACTTAGTAACTCTAAATGTAGCTTCCTCTATTGGCAGAATAGAATTAATACCTTTAATATTATTGTAAGTCGCCGAACCTACTATCTCGCCAGTTCCAGTAACAGCGGTTACAGTTATGATTAAATCATTAAATGGTGTAAGTCCTAATAAATTGCTACCGGTAATTTTTATTCTATCCCCAACAGCATATCTAGTTCCGCCAGTTCTTACTAACACATTGTAAGTATTATTTGTTTTTAATACATCAAATGTAGCATTAGATCCTGGCAAACTAATATCAACACCGCTTACGTTTGAGAATCTAGCATCTTCTAAACCGCTTTCTCCTTGTGCTGACACTTCTAATATTCCGCCTACACTATCTATTGCTGCGATTGTTAACGTAACGTCCCCACTGGTTCCTTCAATGCCTTCTCTCTTAGATAGACTAATTATAGAAGCAAATTTTTCACCGTGGGCAGGTCTAGGACTTATAATCGTATGTCTAAGTTGATATTGACTAAAAATTTGATCGTATTCAAATATTTCTAGAGCACCTTGTTGTCTATATCCTTGATTGACATCGAACAGTCCGATGCCTAATGGATTAGCTAGATGTTCTGTAGCCGGTTTCCAGTTTTCGCTGTCAAGATTTATTGACGACCCGTCTCCAATAATTGTATTCTGTGCTTGCCATAATTTACCGGCATACAATACTGTATCTCCCGGATTGTATGTAGCAGTAGGGCTGAATATCTCTCTGTAATTACTTGGAATATAAGAAACGTTAGGCGATCCTACCATCAGCCATCGACCATCTTGGCTTGTAGCTAATACTTCTCCATAAGTTCCTAAAAATATAGGTCTTAGATTTGAATTAGGATTTAATACTTGTAAAGGTATTAAACCTTCTTCGCTTTGTCCGTATACTACTACAGCAGATTCTCTGATAACCTCACCGGCAGGTACAACTTGGCCCGGGTTAGACGAAATAATTTGATTTCTAGCTTCAACAAATAAAACATCTTTACCAGATCCAGTTGGGAACGCAACTCCGTAATTAGCAACATCAATAGCCTTGTAGATGCGTCTCTTTTCTAAAACTTCCCATCTATCTTGACCATTGTTATCTAACCAAACTTTTGTTCCTTCTCTATAAGCAGCGAATCTGTCTGAAATTAAATCACTGTACTGCCCAACTCGTAGAGTTTCAAATATAGAAATTGTAGCGAAAGAACTTTCGTCGATTACTGGCTCCTCATCGAACCCTGCTATTTCTATGATAATAGTATTTGGATCTACAGCTTTAATTCTCCAAAAACCTTCTAAAAATTTTACATTATTAATTCCGATAATATCATCTACTTTTAATCCGTGTGGTTTGTTACATTCTAGAGTAACAGATGTAGTATCAACAACTGCCACAGCACCTATAATAACATCGGTTATTGTATATCTTAAGACGGTCCATCCTACATTGTCAAAAGTTACCCATACTCGAGACCCGTCTTTCAGTTGGTTTATATCTAGAGCGTATAGATTATTTCGAGTTTTTACAATAAAATCTACATCTCCAGAATAAACATAACCAGCAGAAGATTCAGCTACAGAATAAGACTTAGTAGGATAAGAATAATCAGGACCACCGATAGTAAAATCATTTGCTCCTGTTAAAATATAGTTCTGATAATTTGTTTTCGATAACCCACGACTATCTATAATAACAGGTTGTGGGTTTAATCTTATATCTTTCTGGTTTAAAGATATTTCCAATTCTTTAAATTGTGCTGATCCTCCGAACGATGACATCAAGAATGCCCATTCTTCTTTCATTTCTACAGCGTCTTGATCTAGAGAACTTAGCTTATCAAATATTTTTGTGATAGAATTTTTTGTACCTTTCTCTTTTATAAAACCTTGATAGATTCTAAACTGAGTAACTTCATCCTGTGCTAGGTCTTCTAAATATTCACGTTTCTGATATCCTATACTGTGTCTAGCTAATTCTTTTTCGGTATCGTCAATACCTTGATATCCAAGTTCATAATAATCCTCGATTTGATTTATTTTGTAATCAAGATTAGCTAACAAGGAAGGCGTTGGAAATGAATCTAATCTTTCCCAACTATTAAAATTAAAATCTTTAGATCCGGTTTGTGTGATTTTAGAAACATAATAATATTCTCTAAACTGTACAATATCGCCTAACTTATAATCCTTAAAAGATTCCCAAAAATCAATATCTGCGGTATCAAAAATAAAACCCGGACTTGTATAATCGCCGTCCCAGTCGGTAGTTCTAAATCCTATTAACTTTATTCTATCTTGTCTATATCCAGGAGCTTTATCAAATATTACATCACCGAACATAGTTTTATCATTAAACACAGTCACGTGTTCTTTTTGTACAAAATTAATTTTAGCGAAATAAATTCCGATTGCCTGTGCGTCTAAAGGCGATAATATAAATTCATTATAGCCGCGATAAATTTGTATGTCGCTCGCAGGTATCTTAGTACCGTCATTACTAAAAATATTATAATCGTAAAAACTATCTAACACATTATCTGCTACACTGCCTACGTTCGCGATCTTTAACAATGTGGCACCTGGACTTAATGTTATTAATGCTCCTACTGCCCAATTATGCGAAGTCCAGAACATGAATTCTCTAGCAGATAATACCCAGTCGTTAGGCTCTGATAATTCTTTATTAAATTCTTCAAATACTAATCCCTGATCTTTCAGCCATTCACTATAGCCTAATATTACATCTACAACTTGTTGGACTGTTGAAAAAATACTGTTATACGGAACACGTTTCACTACAAGTTTATTAAATGTAGTTCTATTGATAGCAGTTACGTCATTGACGATCGGTAACGCAGGCAATGCTGTGAAGTTTTCATTTTGAAAAATATTAGCAGACACATGATTAGCTGTACAGCGATAAAATTGTCCTTGATATCTTACCAAAGAACCTTTTCCGTAATATTGTTCAGCGTCCCAATCTACATATTTTTCACTAACTCCGCCTACTGATATAACAGGATCATCAACTCGTGTATATGGTTCATATGTATTAAAAAATGAATTTAATTTGTCATAGCCAAATAATTTAAATCCCCCGTCTACCTTTTCAACTATCATACCAGAATAACTGATAGATTTAACTACAGAACTGGTGTTGAAAATAATTTGATAATCTTCCGGAGGAATAAACACCGCTGGAGATTTAGATGTAGGATTTTTACTGTCTAAAATATACTTCTGTCGTTGTTTTTCAACAAATCCGCCGACTCTGTGAGATATTTTTACATTCATATTATCTATAATATTAGACAATACTGAAGTATTAACAGCGTTAAATTTAAGATAGTTTTGTATGTAAGTTAATAAACCAGAAGGCTGAGTCGTTGAACTCGAAAGGATAGTTTCTTTATCGATGAACTTTCCTGTATTTTTATCTATAGGTTGACCTAAAATATTCTTGTCGATTACATTTCGATCAAAATTCATCGATATAAATTCGAAAGGTGTCAATAACGAGGCTGCGGTAACTATAGAGAACGGATATAAGGAACTTCTACGCCACGAATTTTCTACAGGACCGTAATCGCCAAATTGAAAATCTTCATTTATTCTGTTTAAAGAATAGTCTATAATAGCCGAAGCATCTTGAGGTGAAACTAGACCTCCGTGCTCATCTACGGGAATATAATCTAAAAGACCTGGTCTTATAAATCTAGGATTTACTCCGCTGTTAGGGCCTTGACGAATTATACCTTGCTCTAAATCTTCCCACAATAATAGATTCCCTTTAGTGTAAGGAGCAGGACCATATTCGTCTTCCCACCATAAAGGTTTCTCACTAAACCCTAACATTTCCCAAGGATTTGTATGAGGTCTATCAGTATCATATAAAAATTTATAGATACCCCTCCAGAATTGAGGAAGTTTTACTGTTTTGTTTCTATCTGTTGCTCTATAATAGGTATATGAAAAAGGATTTTCGGCCTGATATATTTCATTTTTATAAATGTCTATACCTAGATTATTTGCCCATTTTAAAAAATCAGTTTCTATTACAGTATCTACTACATCTACTCCATAAGTTGCCTGTCCATGATAACCTTTAAACAGTTTATCTACATCAAAAAAAGCAGGATCATATTTGATCTTAATGTTATTGTAAATTCTTTTTTCTAATTCTAAAATTGCGTCGTCCCTGAGATCTCCAAAAGCTATTGTAATGCTTCCGTCGTGTCCCTGGATTACATCTACCGGATTTAATAACGTAGTATCTAAATACAGCCTCGGAGTAAATTTTTTATACAGGCCTAACTTAGTTGGTGTTTCAGGAATAAAGTTATATGCTGTACTTAAATATTCTCTAATTTCAATCTTATCATTTTCATTTAGGTCTATTAATAATTTTACGAAACCAAAAGTAGAGTCGAAAATATAATCGAAACCGTGGAGTAACTGATTGTCGTTTACATACACATAAACCGCACGAGACGAATTTGTATCTAAATCAAATTTTTCATTTAAGGCAAAAGTCTTTATTCCTTCATCTTCAACAACATAATTAATAGTTCTGTAAGCACCACTTCCTATCATATCCGAAGTAGCGTAAGGAAAGTCGATAACATTAGATTTTGACATTGTATCTAAAATTTTATCAACGAATTCGACAATACTTCTCTGATCGTAATCTAATTCGCTTGCTAGAGAAATAAAATTATTTTTAAATTTTTCATATTCATTAGCGGCGTGTCTAATTGATTTAACAATGTTAATGTCTTTATCGCACAGCAGCGGAAATGCTAAAATTCCCAAGCTGGCTCTCTTCATAAATCTTGAACCGTTCTGTCTATAATTAGATATGTCTCTAATATTGCTAGCACCAGGAAAATCACCTTGAAAGTCTGTGTCTACTTCGATCATAGTTCTTAAATGATCGTTAGCCTGACCTAGCGTAAATTGTTCTATGTTTTCGTTAAGAGGATTTTTTTCTAATGAGTTAGGAATTTCATAATATCCTAAATTAGGTTCATCAGTAGTAAAAATTTTTAACGTCAGTGTGTCGCCTGCTCGAAAAGTCTGATTAAAAACAAAAGTTCTAGTTTCTACTTCAAAAACGCTAGTAAAGTCAGTAGTAATTTTTTTACCGTTAATATAAAACAAAATATGTTCAGTGGCGTTTCCTGACCATAGGCAGGCAGACGACGTTACGGTATTTGTATCATTCTCTATAACGAATGTTTCGAGGATAGGCTGTCTAAGATTAGGATTAGTTTTTATCCAGCCGTTAAAATATTCTTCAGATTCGTAATTTCTATAAAATCCCGACGATGATGATTTTTTTATCGTTTGACCTGTTTGTTGATATAAAAAAGATTCTTTTTCAAAATCAAATTCAAAAAGAATATCGCCGGAATTATTAATATTCAGATAAGACAACGGAAATCCTAACTCGTTGTCTACACGACCGTTTCCTTTTTTATAACTGATTAATTCACTTCCGATAAATGTTGATGTTTCATATTTTTGATTGTCTGAAAAAGAAACGCCGTCGTTGTCAAATAAATCAAATAAAGGAGATTGATTAATCGCTGTTTTTGTTTGGCTTCGGACCCATCTTTCTCCATCATAGTGAAACATTCTGCCTTTGTTAGATATACTGCCTTTGGCTACAATTACCGTTTCACCTAAGCTGGGGGCTGAATCATCAGTTTCTACCAAGCTAATTTGAATTCTATTTAAAGTATTGGTACTTGTCTGAACTGTTATAAATTTAACTTGGAAAATTTTATCTTTTACGAAAGGATCAGAATCATTAACAAATAAAACTCTATCGCCGTCTTGTACTGATTGCCCGTCGATATTATAACCAGCAGATCCTTCTATCGTAGAAAATACATCCTTAGTAAAATCATCGATTAAATCTACAGTCTTTTTAGGTTTAGATCCATGATTATAAAGTTGAATATTCGGAAGGAATTCTATAATAGGTCGTTTAGCTCTATCATTTTCTGACAGCGATGGAGGTACTCCGTTAATGCTGGCAGCATATTGAATAACATCTCTATGGAACCATCTGTTGTAACGTGTCCATGGATTTTTATCTCTGCTACTTCTGTTAATTGTTATGTAATCTTTCTGGGTAGGATATGTAGAAGCATCGTCAAATGGCTGAGTATCAAATCCCCCATCGTCAAATGTAATTTCTATGTCAGTTACTGCGATAGGAGGAATTTCTAATTCAGCAAAATTAACTAGACGAATAGATTCTCCCACTCCCTCAACTAACCAAAGAGAATCTTTGTATATTGCCGGTTCTACTCTTCCTATAAACTGAACTTTTAAACCATTCGTGAAAACTATATTATTTGAGCTTGTGTAGTTAAGTTTACCAAGGATTTCTTTTTCAACATCAATAAAAGTATTTTCTGTCACTGACGCTATGACAAAACTTCCCACACGATTTATATTATTTTCGCTTTGATAATAAAGCATGTCGGGAGCATCTAGAGGAACTTCGAAAGTTATTGTTCCAACTTCTATTCCGTTATTAGTCACACCCTTGTTGTAGTTTTCTTGATTACCTTTTAAATTTCCAGATCTGATAAGGAACGGATCACCGGGACTGTTGACATCGAAAATATATGTCTGACCTCTGTATAGAGTTATCTGAGGATTTCTTTTTAATCCGTCAGGATAAAACAACCATTCATTCTGTCCATCGGATCTAACTCGATATTTAGAAATTACTTCTTCTGATTGTCCGGCTACGGAAACTGTCTCCGGACCGACTGGTAGCCAATAATATTCTCTGTAGTTTATAAACTTATCCCAATCGATAGGAGGATTCCAACTATATTGTTCTTGATATGTCGCTAGATCATCTCTTTCAGATTGATTGTTAAAAAACTTTAGTTGATTTTTTAGATCGATATAGTCATAAATTTTATTAACTTTTTGATTACTTTCTATCACCACAGCTGGTTCTAGTTGATACGACGATCTTAATGATTTTTCTACATCGAGATAAATGTCAGTACTGTTATAAGTTTTTCCGTAACGTCTTCCGACAAATCCGCTGAGTCTTTCTAACGCACCAGGTTGTACTAAAGCATCTAATGTACTAGATAAAAATTTATCATTAGTATTAGTTTTAAAAATTTCAGGAAGAAGTTCAACAGTTCTTCTTACTGGTAATTCGCTTTTCTTAAAAATTTTGTTTGACATTATTGTCCCGTCCTAGTTACTACCTGGCTATTCAAAAGATTTAATTCTGTGGCTGTAATATTGTACAAAATTTCAATATTATCAACTGTGGCCGCACTGACTAAAATCTCATCTGGTTGTGCTCTAATCTCTGAAAGACTTCCATAGGCTTGATTTTCTTGTTTTGGTACTAGAGCAATATTACTAATATTAGGAGAGTTCGCTGAGACGATGTAAGTAATCAGTTCACTGGCAAAAAATCTATCGCCGAAATCCCAGTTACCAACATCAAAAAATTCGTTGATGCTATTAATTATTCTCACTTTTAAATCGTTATCATTAAGAACTCTATTAGGATTTTTTACAACTTTAAATATCGCTTGGAATTCGCTGCTGGCTTTATCGCCGAACAATGGAAAATATTTCACAGGATGATAAACGATTTCGTCACTGATAGATTTAATTGGACTCAGAGCAGTTCCAAACTGGATACTTAGAGACTCTGATGTTGGTTCTATTGGTTTTGTCGGTAAGCCACCTGTTAACCATGTACGATAATTTTGATCATACGATCTAGTCAAAAGATATATGTCAATAATATTACTCACACTAGGATCAATTCTCCTATTCTCGCTGGCATTATGAATGTATTGAAATTTCAAATTATCCCGTCCAACATAGGCGACATAAGTAGGATCTAGAACAAAAGATCTAGTAATTAAATCTACACGCTTAACTAAGTTTTCTGAACGATCGTAAAAATATATTAATTGATTATGATCGTAATCGTTGACGTTAGCATTAACTTCCTTGTCTATGATAATAAACTTATTATTAACGTTGGGAATATAATTTAAAATGTCAAATCCGTTTTCATCCTGTACTTGCTGGAAAAATATATATTTTCTAGTGTTATCAGTTCCTACTATTTCATCAAATGAATCTGGATTGTCTATGACTCCATCATTGTCGCTGTCGTAAAAAGTAATCTTTATAGACTCAGAGCTTTTATATCCGTCCTGAAATCTTACAGAATCTGCTATTTCAAAAGACACATTGTCTTTAAGTGTTTGCTGCCTATCTACTATAGCTAATACATCGGCAGCACTAAACAAAGGATTAGATTGTCTGAGACTCACGATAGCAGATGCTATTTCTGTATTACTTAAAATAGAACTAGAAGGTGCTGTGTTAATACCTAAAATTTTGACTTGATCTTTAATCACAGTTCTAGCACGGCTGTCATAGACTTTTTCACCTTTATCAAAATAAAATCTATTCTGATTAACACTAGAAAAAATGTATTCAGTTCCTCTAACACGCACTCTATATTCGTCGCCGTCGTAGACGAAGGCTATGATCCAAGATGTGTCGACGTTTTCATTAGAACTATTACCGGCTTGTCCGAGATTAAAATCGTTTTCTAAATCTATATTAGTAGAGCTAATAACCTTCCATTCTCCGGCTAATACATCGTACCTTAATCCAAAAGTTTCTGAACTGAACGTAAGATTTAATATTTCATTTTCGATATCTGTAGGTAAAGAAGTAATAAACTTAGATACAACTTGACTAGGTAGGGATCCCGTTGGAATGTTTTCGCTGAAGGTAATGGGGCCTTTTCCAGAATTTAAATTACCTTTACCGGCATTAGTACCATCGCCTACTAATTTTACAACCTTAGTCCATAACACTTTTTTATGTTCTGGATTTGAAGGATCGTAATTAACAATTTCACTGTTATAGAATGCTTTATCTGCTGTAGGCGGTATAAACTTAACTAGGCTCCCTAGTTCTATGTATTTTAAATTGCTGCTAGTGTATGGCCCAATTTTAATCGGGAAGGCATCGAACACATTGCCGAAATACCCTGTAGAAGCATTTTCTTCTGTGGTAGATTTAATCCATTTTACGTTTACATCTGCTGTAAAAATCTTGTCGAAATTAGTAAGATAAAAATTATAAGTTTGAAATGAACTCAGAGCAGGTTGTACGATACTTCTAATAAAATTAAGAACATTATTTGCGTTTGTATATTTGAATGAGAAATATCTTTCTTCGTCTTTTCGATAGATTATTCCGTCGTCGGCAAAGGTATTAATCTTTGAATATTTCCCCGAAGCATCTATGATGTCAAAATTTCTGCTGATTCCGCTGCTGGTCCTGTTGATCGCTTTAACTTTAATAACTTCTTGTGAACTAGATAACGGTGCTAAATTATAATCCTCACCGGTAATCATTCTATTTTGTGTATAGTATACAGCAGGTGCTTTCGATCTTATAGATTCGGTAGATTCTGACGGTGAAGCATTATCAACAGTATATTCAAGACTTAGAGTAATAGTTAATGAATGCTGTATTCCTCTTTTATTAAGATACGGAATTGATATACTGATGCCTTTCATTTCAGCCGGCGATATAGTATATGCCTGCCCATTGCTTACTCTATAAAATAATCTAAATTTTCCTTGTGGTATTCTTCCGTATGTTCCGTCAGCGAATTGTAGATCAATAGAATCGTTAGCTTGTGTGATAACAGAATATACATTTCTATTGTTATTTGTTAAACTATTATAAACAATGTTGTTACCTACTATAGAAGATATCTGTGTCCATATTGCTATGATATCATCTTCGGAATTAATAGAATACAGCCATATATCATCATTGTTTATATTTTGTGTAGTTATAGAGACTATTTCGTTTGGTGTCGGTTGTGTAATTACGAAATCGGAACTTTCCAAAGTTCCCTGTTTGAATAACATAAAAAATCCGGTATTGTTGCTGGCTGTTCCTTTTCCGTCTTGCCTATAAACAAATCCTACTTGTCGTCCCGGAACAGGTGCTTCTTCAAATATAAAATCTTTGTTTTCTCCTATACCTGTACTAACCAATTCATATGTGATTGACCTACCGGCAGTTATCTTGCTGTAAGAAAAAATCGGAATGCTGGGGTTAATACTGTTAACCCTATACTGCTCTGTTCGTATTCCATCGATAACTTTATTAGATTGTTCTTTACCAAATTCAACGTTAGGTATCATGGCCGCATTGATTACAGCTAAAAACTGTTCATACCAATTCGAGTTTGCTGGGTCGTTCCATGAAATAATCTGATTGGCTAAATTAGTACCGTTACTGTCTACTAGATCTTCTGTAGTGCTGACTGATTCAAATTTTAATAATCCAGATGCTGCTTTATTTCGACTAGCATTATAAGACAGCATCCTAGCTAATCTTAACACACTCTCTCTGCGGTCTGCTAATTCAATAAAGTTTTCTCTGCTGTTGAGATCAATTCTAAAAGCAAGACTTTGACCTAAAAATGCTATAAGATCTATAAGGGCAACATATTCTGAACTTTCGATAAAATCGTTAAAATCTTCCGGATAATTTTCTTTGATGTAATTGATCATTACCCTACGAAGGTTTTCAAAGTCGTAGGATTTAAAATCAGCATTCTTAAATGTCTGATAGATTCTAGTCCAATCTTCGGCTAGAATTAAATTATTTTGTCTTGTAGTTGTTGTCATCTAAGCAGTCCTGTACAGTATTTATTTTTTTTAAAATGTACGCATATTATATTACGACGTTGGAATATTTTTTCTATCAAAATTTATTAACATTTGGTCTGCTAGATCAAACTCTAAATATTTTAAACCTACCTCTACCCGCAGTCCTTGTTCTGTAGGAATTACTGCTACGCTGTTTACAGCTATTCTAGGATCAGACCTTAATATTCTAATTACATCATCTTCTATTTTACGAATATTAGCATCATCCATTGGTTCATAAATCATTTCCCAAATAATAGTGCCGAATAGAGGATTTTCTAATTTTTCTCCCTGTTTAATATAAAAATGATTGAGAAGATCTTGTTTTACTAGATCCAAGTCGTAAGATTTAAACCGCTGTTTAATCGCTCTACTATTAAATCCTCTATAAGCTATACCACCAGTTATTTTATCATTACCAGTAGATGCTTTAATCGATTCTACAGTTTTTGTATTATAAATTTTATTGGCCATAATTATTCTCCCGGAATATCCCTGTCAGTTTTTTCGAATGAAAATTTTAAAGGATCTACATTTTCATGCTGATACCAGGGTTCATGCATAGGCATGCGTTTCATTACACTTTTTAATTGTTCAGTTGATTGATATCTCGTCCCAACATATTTCTGAGAAGCATCAACAACGTCAATGTTGTTAAGTGTAATTCTTTCTTGCTTCTGTGCCGATATTGCCTGTGTCGGAGGTTGGGCAGGTGTAGCCGGATCACATTTTATTTCGATACGTTCGGCGTACTCGACATGTTTACTACCACTGAGAAAATGACTGTCAGTGCCGGCTGTAGAAAATATACTTGTTCCCGCTGTGAGATGACTGTTGGCAGCAACTTTAATTTTTTGATCGGCACCTACGGTCAATTCAAAATTACCGCCTATTTTTTCTATTAATTTTCCATCTAAAATATTTTGCATGTCTCCTTGAACATAGGTTTTAACATCGCCGTTAATAAAAGATGAAAAATCTTTTTCTATATCTTGTCTATATTCTCCTTCGGCTCTTATATTAATATTTCGACCAGCTTCAAGATTTATATCTCTATCGGCTCTAAAGTTAAAATCACCTTGTGTATGAATACTAACTGAATCAGCAGCATAGATATCTATTTTTCCGTTACTGGTCATTTCTATCCACGATGTTCCTCTGCTATTTCCTATATAGATAAGATCTTCTGAGTTATGAAGCAGTATCTGGTGGCCTGTCCTAGTTCTAACTCTAAAATATTCGCTAATCGGAATCCTAACGTCACCTGTCTCGTTTTTTGAAACATCGGCATATTCTGGCGGACCTTCTGATGCTGGGGTTTTTCTTACAAACCTATCATCACCGTCATCCATTACCAACTGAGTTCCCCCTACTCTGCTAACTGGTAATTTTTGCCTATCGTCACTGACGCCGATGGGCATTCTTTTCGCCCCTGGGCGTTTGTCGAGAGGTCCAGGTGTCGATATACCAAATACAGACGGTGTCTGATTTCTGCGAATAGTAGACGAAGTTCTTCCTCTAATATCGTCTTCTAGCAGTCCCTGTTCTAACATAAATCCTGCTATAGGATGGACTGGTTTTTTAATCTCGTCGGCACCTTTAGACTCTGTCCTCTTACCAGCTGCGACGCGGTTATATTCTGCTACAGGAAGAGGGATATTACCATAGTCTTCTTTCTGCTGAGGCGATATATCTACCGCAGTCGACGCAGCAATAGCTGGCACCATGTGATTCATAAATTGATCTGGTACACAGCCTATCCAGTATCCTTCGCCTGTCTGTTCTTCAAATATTACCAATACTGTTACGCCCACGTCCGGCGGAATAAAACTCATTCCGTAGGATTTCTGGGTATCATTGTAGGCGTTATCATTGCCCGTATTAGAACCGTTAAACGCAAAGTTTGTAGATCCAAAAAATGGAGGGCAGTATTTTACAGAAATAACTTTGCTGGCTAATCCCGGTTGATCCGAGTCTGTTGTTATTAGAGATACTTTTAATCCGCCCATATAGTCAATATCTTCATGACCCACTACCTTAGCCAGTCGAGGACCGAGTACTCTATTCTCAAGATGTATGTCGTTGTTTAACCTATGAAAATTTCCCATCTAGTTTCCTTAAAATCCTTTGCCGCGAACCCAATCTTCAAACTGAGCATCAGTCATTCCTTCCGGAACAGGAATCTTTTGACCATTAGAGTCTGTTTTATTAAAAGGTCCGGCAGGAGGAAGCGTCCTAGATTGAACTCCGCCCGACGTTTCTATTACCGGAGTTGGCACTGCCTCGGTGGTCCCAACGTTGACATTGGCATCAACTGTAGACGATTCTAATCCTTCTCTCCTTGCCGAATCACTTAATCTCTGAACGTTACTAGCATTAGATCCTCCCGGCGATTGATTGCCGTTACCGCTAATATTAGGAGCTGTAACTGGCAAAGCATAAGAAGAAGTAGTACTTACTGCAGAAACATTAGGGTCAGGTGCCGGAGCTAGGCCGATCTGTTGTAGGAACGGATCTTGTCTGCGGTTTCTTAATTCTTCTGTTTGCTGTCCTCTATCTCTAAATAGATTTAATTCTTGTGTAAAAACACCGTCATTAAATTTACTCTTAACTGTCCTTACTCGATAAAGACCGCTGTACGGGCTATCAGTAAAACCGGCTGCGGGGAACTCGTAAAATGATCGTCCCATGAGCGGTCCGTCGATGGGGCTTTTAAAACTTAGATATATCCGAATTTCAATATCTTCGCTGGCCATGGTTCCGTCTGTGTTTATCTGAGACTCTGCCGAAGTAGGGGCAACTTTATCTATAAACACTCCAGATTTACTAAGATAATAAGGATCTCCTAATATTGTTAGATCTAAAGTAATCATCTCTGTATCTAACAACATCGACTGTTCGAAAGCTCTAGCTACGCGGATAGCTACATCGTCGACGGTGCCTCCTCCCATAGGTTTTCTATAAGATTCGTGCGATGCTATTAATCTTCCGGCAGGTGTTAATTGCGATAGTCCTATAGTGTTAGTTCCTGGCCGATTACCGCCAATCTCTTCCGGTGTAATCGTTTTACCCGACGGATCTATCGCACCTCGTTGATTACTGTAACCTTGAGCCGACATTGCCGTATAAAAAGTGTTGTCAAATTTTAATTCCCATCTGATAATATCGTCATTCTGACCTGTATATAGGTATTGATATTTTTTCTTTATGGTAGACGGTATATCTTCTGGTTGAAAACCTTTAGAAACTTCCGAGCTTATTTTAAAATTAGAATGATGTACTAGATAAGGTTTGATATAATACGTGATATTATATGCAGGTCTATTTTGTATAGTATCTAATTCAAACTTGTTACCTTTGTATTCAAGTTTAGCTGTAATCCTATACCATTTTACATATCCTTTCTTAGTGATATTTTCAGGCTTAGTGGCATTAGTACAATATTCTGAAGATTTCAAAACTTCTTCGATAACATCAACTATTCTAATACCGCGTTCTTGTTTGGCAAAATTAAATGCTCGGGTGCCTGGAGCAGGTGTCGCTCTCTTTACCGCTGTTTCATTTTGTGTATTCTGAGTTTTTGATCCGCTAGGAGAAGGTTGTTGACCGATATTGGCAAATAAAGCATTTCTGATTTTATCAGCTTCTTTTCCTGCGAATTCAAATCTATAAGAATCGGGAATTGCGATCAGTCCATCATCCTTTTTTGCTTTCTGATCTTTGTTTAAAACAAAATCTAGAGCAGTTATAACCTCTCCAACATTGGCTCCTTCTATGTTTATCGAACTGTAAAACGCACCGTAAATATTGTTAAAGGCTTCAAGATTAAAATCTAAACATTTTACAATATATTTGCTACCGCCTTCGTTCGCTGTAAAGGATATCTGTTGAAGCTTAATAGGATAATCCCTCGATGTTCCGGATATTTCAACTTGCCTTCCTCCTCCGTCTGTGCCAAAAAATTGTAATTTTAATAACCAAGGGCATTCTACATAATTGGTATAGTTTAATTTTAATGCTGCGGCTTGAAGACTCTGCATGAACATACCGAGGCTATAAGGTTCTATTACATCGAAATTAATAGTTAAATTCCCTGACAGTCCCGAAAGCCTAGTAGGCGTTGCGAAGGAATAGATTTCTACGTTATTAATAAAATATTCTGGCTGGTTTAATCCCGGACTGCCTACATATATAGATACTCTCTGTTTGTCAAATCGTCCGCCGGAAGATAAAACTACGTTAGTTAATTCTTTAGGTAACGAACCGTCCGACGATAGAGCATTAAGGTCGTTTGGCGATATCGGTACCAAAGTCCAGGCATAGGTAACATTACTATAACCTTTGAGAGGATTTTCTTCTATACTAGCAAATTGTTGAGCCGGAATCTGTTGATTAGAACTTTCTAATTGTTTCCTTAGATCAATAACAGCCCTATCGGGAGTTATACCTCCTGGCTTAGCTGATCCATCTGATTGTGATGCCGATGATGCTGTAGAGTCGGCCATGTTATACTCCCAGATATGCCATCAACTGATTTTTTAAAGGTACTTGAATTGATAACCCTGGTTCAAAATCATATACCGGGTCTTTGATTAGTGACATATTACGTTGTATGAAAACCCACCACAGTTTAGGAGTTCCATAAAGGTCGTAGGCTAGTAAGTCGGGTCTGTGTTTATATCTGCTTTCGATAATATAGGTATAATCTGTAGCCGTAGCAGGAACTGGTCTGATTCTTAAAATATCTAAGTACAGTGAATTTTGTGGTGTTCGAAACCAAGGTGATGTTTTTACATATTCGGCCATTATCAGAATCCTTTAAGTTCACCTCTAGCATATTTGACTAGATCAAATTGCTGTCTAGCCTGTTGTCTGTTGTATATCGGGCTGACTATCACTGTCATTGTACACTGTACTGGCACACTCTGGCTCGTACCTATGCCCTCTGCTGTAAGAGAAGGTATTGTCAAATATTGAACATTATCTTTTAGATCTAGTTGATAAGATTTAATTACCACAGGTAAATTAGGTAATATTTCTGTACCGTAACCACTCAACTGGCATACTATAGGGGGAAATCCCGCCGGAACAGATTGTCCGTAAAACATCTTCGTAGCTGTACGAAAAAAGTGCATAGCTGCTAACCAGTAATGCCCTTCAAGTTCATTCTGTACCGTAAACTCTCCTTGTATAGTTATATCTTCGATCTGACTAGATTTGTAGGCTTGGAAAGGAAAATTAGAATGTACTATTCCTTCTGTAGCGGTATAATTAGCCTTATGCGTGATACTTATCGTAGGAGTATAAGGAAATACCACTCCCTGGGTTTTTTTTAGCAGATCAAAATATTTGTTGTCACCGAATATAGAAAAATCTGCGTTAATCTTTACTCTACGATCACCAGTAACTGACAGTCGACCGCCGGCACCTATTGGATCACCGGAATCGTTTGTACTAAACATATTTAGATCTGGCATTTGGGCGTTGCCTAACACATTTCTTTTAAGAAGACTGGCGTCAAAAGTCAGACTTTTTAGATTCTGATAGATAGATTTTCCAGCTTCATATAAAGCAGTTGCAGTGCCTAATATACCTAACGCTTTGTCCAAGCCACTGAAATTCGGAATCTTTCTTCCTCGCGGACGATTATTATAACTACTACTACCCCCCGGGGCAGCATAGGCACTTACTGACAAATCAGCTGCGTTAGCAGGAGTATCGGACGGTCCTCTATTAGGTCCAGAGGCTTTTTCCGGAACAGATTTAACAACAACCGCCACTCCGCCGATGGTAGTTTCAGTGTTTAATGGTAATGGCATAAATTGGTATCCTTTAGACTATTTATTTTCTTAAAAATGTGCTATTATTATATTTCAGAGGAATCAATAAATGACATTAACGCAACCACCAAAAATCAAATACCTTACTAATAAGGACTTGTTAGCAGAAATACACAGAAGTAAAAATACATTTTGTTCTTATACTAAACCAGAATATTCGGATTACGATTTAATATTACCTAATCTCGCCAAGTTAAATGTAAGAACTATAGCAGAAGCCAAAAGAAATAGGGCTGCTAAAGAAAGCAAAAAAGCACACGAAATAGCACAGCAGACAAATAAAAAAGCATCTGCTAAAGATTCAGAAATTGACTACAAAAAGATCAACAAACAAGATCTAGTTTTTAGAATCATGACCTTTGATCATGTTCCCTTAGCACCGGGCCGTAAGAAGACTGTTAAATCTCGTGCCGATAGTCATGAAAAAGTAAACTTTCCTCCGTTCCAACATTGGAAGTTTGACGCCAACGATAACTTGATTTGCGTAGGTAAAAGTCACTGGAAAGGGGACCTAGAGACCGGCGAGTTCTCTAAGGATCATGGTCAGATGACCAACGACCTAGCACGTATGTTTATCAAGCTCTGTGAGCGATATGCTACTAGAGGCAACGTCAGAGGCTATACCTACAATGATGAGATGAAAGGACAGGCCATTCTTCAACTAACTCAAATAGGGCTACAATTCGATGAGAGTAAATCTAATAATCCTTTTGCTTACTATACTGCTGCTGTTACTAATTCATTCGTTAGAATTATCAACATTGAAAAGCGTAATCAAAACATTAGGGATGACATACTAGAAATGAATGGTATGAATCCGAGCTGGACAAGGCAGAACAGCGGAGGGAGCGGTGCTATCACTACACCGGGCCCTGTTACAGACGGTGGTAGCGATTGGGATTGATCTTTTACAACAAAAATAGTATAATAACACTATGAATCTATTCAAAAAAGCAGCGTGTTTTACCGATATACATTTTGGTCTAAAGTCGGGCAGTAGAACCCATAATACCGATTGCGAGGATTTCGTTAAATGGTTTTGTGAGACTGCTCGAAACGAAGGTTGCGAAACTGCTATATTTCTAGGCGACTGGCACCACAATCGTGCTACCACTGATGTTAGCACTATGAATTATACTGTTTCAAATTTAGAACGACTCAGCAAGAATTTTGAACGTGTATTTTTTATACTAGGTAATCATGATCTATTCTATAAAGATAAGAGAGAAATTAATTCTATAGAATTTATGAGATTGTTTCCTAACGTGGTGCCCATCCGTGATCCGTTTACAGATGGCGATGTTACTATTCTGCCTTGGTTAGTCGGGGACGAATGGAAAGATGTTCCTAAAATTAAAAGTCGTTATGTGTTCGGTCATCTTGAATTACCGAACTTTTACATGAATGCTATGGTACAGATGCCCGATCACGGCCAGTTACAAAGCACTCATTTTGTAAATCAAGAATATGTATTCAGCGGTCACTTTCATAAACGACAGAATCATAGAAATATTACCTACATCGGTAATGCGTTTCCCCACAACTACGCCGATGCCGGAGACGATGATCGCGGAATGATGATCTTAGAGTGGGGCAAAGCTCCTGAATATAAAACTTGGCCGGGACAGCCTTTGTACAGAGTTTATAAACTTAGTCAGATTATCGACAATCCAGATACCCTGCTAAAAGAAAAAATGCACTGTAGGGTCACTATCGATCTGCCTATTACTTTTGAAGAAGCAAACTTTATCAAAGAACAGTTTATTCCTCAGTATAATCTCAGAGAGCTTATGCTGATCCCTGAAAAAGTAGAAGTAGAAAGCAATTCGGTTCCCATAGATATCAATTTTGAAAGTGTTGATACTATTGTTATGAACCAGATTGATGCTATTGAAAGCGATTCCTACGACAAACGATTATTGCTGGACATCTATAGAGACTTATGATCAAAATAAAAAATCTCACTGTAAAGAATTTTATGAGCGTGGGCAATCAAACCCAGGCGATAGACTTTGACCGTGGACAGTTAACCTTAGTACTTGGTGAAAATCTAGATCTAGGAGGTGATGACTCTGGTGCTCGCAATGGTACAGGCAAAACTACAATCATTAACGGATTGAGCTACGCTATCTATGGTCAGGCACTGACTAACATTAAGCGTGATAATCTTATAAACAAGATTAATGGCAAAGGCATGTTAGTTACTGTTACTTTTGATAAAGACGGCACCGAGTACCACATTGAGCGTGGTCGTAAGCCTAATTTGCTGAAGTTTAGTGTCAACGGTCAGGAACAAGAACTTGACGATCTGGATGAAAGCCAGGGCGATTCAAGAGAAACACAAAAAGCCATCGAAGATATGTTTGGCCTAAGTCACGACATGTTTAAACATATCGTAGCATTAAACACTTACACTGAGCCGTTTTTATCGATGAAGTCGGGTGATCAGAGATCTATCATCGAGCAGTTGCTTGGTATTACATTACTATCTGAAAAAGCAGAAAATCTCAAAGAACAGATTAAGATAACCAAAGATTCGATTGCTACCGAAAACACTAGGATAGAAACGATCAAAGTTTCTAACGAAAAAATACAGCAAAGCATCGAAAGTCTAGAACGTAAATTAAAATTATGGGAAGATCAAAAAGAAAAAGCCTTAGAGAATTTAAGGAAAAGCATTGATGTTCTCAGTACCATCGATATCGATCAAGAAATAATCAACCAACGTGCCCTTGTCGAGTGGAATAAAAATAAGAAAGAACATGATAATCTAACTGCGATGATCGCTAAACAAATTACTGCGTTAGAAAAAGAACAAAAGACTCTAGACAAGCTAGAAAAAGAACTAATTTTATTAGCCGACCACAAATGCCATAGCTGCGGTCAGGATCTACACGACGAGAAACATGAATCTATGGTCTCTGCTAAGTCTAAGCAGGTCGAAGACAGTGCGTCTGCTGTAGCTGAGCACCAGAAAGAGCTGGCTACTTTGAAAGAGGCATTAGCGTTACTGGGAGAATTAAATGCCTGTCCCCAGGTTACCTACGATAGTTTAGAAGAAGCACTGAATCATAAAAACACTCTTTCAGGTTTAGAAAAAGATATTACTATCAAAGAAGCAGAGACTAATCCTTATGCTGAACAAATTGAAGAACTAAAAAATACTGCCGTACAGGAAATCGACTGGGAGGCAGTCAATGAATTAACAAAACTTAAGGATCATCAAGAATTCCTTTACAAATTGTTAACAAATAAAGACAGTTTTGTACGCAAACGTATTATAGATCAGAACCTAGCGTTCTTAAATCAGCGGCTGACTTACTATCTCGACAAGATCGGTTTACCGCACATCGTAGAATTTCAAAATGATCTCACTGTGATCATTACACAGCTCGGACAAGACCTAGATTTTGACAACTTATCAAGAGGTGAACGTAATAGACTTATACTTTCACTGTCATGGGCATTTCGAGATGTATGGGAAAATCTATATCAACCTATTAATCTGCTGTTTATCGACGAGTTAGTAGATTCGGGCATGGATGCTAGTGGTGTTGAAAGTTCAATTGCTGTGTTAAAACGTATGACCAGAGAACGCAACAAAAATGTATTCTTGATTTCTCATAGAGATGATCTAACAAGTCGTGTAAATCATGTGTTAAAAGTTATCAAAGAGAATGGATTTACCAGCTACAGCAACGATGTGGAGATCGTAGCTTGACTACAGAAGCACACGATCGAATGATCAAAGCATTCCAAGAATATTTTAAATGGCAGGACCGCTTTGAATACAAAGGATCCGACGAGGCAGGAATTAAGGCACGCTATTGGCTATCAGAAATACGCAACGAGGCAAGTTTAAGGCGAGTAGAAATACAAGAAAAAAGGCAACAACGGAAGCAAGCCAGAAAAGGCATGTTAGGCAGACCACCTAAAATAACTAAGTGAGTGCTGTGGACATATCAAAATCAAATCATAGAAGAAATACCAGAAGGCTATATTGGCTTTGTTTATCTCATCACCAATCTTAAAACCGGACAGAAGTACATAGGCAAGAAACTAGCACAATTCAAACGTACTAAACCACCACTCAAAGGCAAGAAACTTAAAAGAAGATCTGTAGTAGAAAGCGATTGGCGTGACTACTGGGGATCATCTGATAGGCTCAACGCAGACGTCCAAGCATTAGGTCCGGAAAACTTCACCAGAGAAATACTTTATCTTTGTAAATCCAAGGCAGAAATGTCATATCTAGAGGCTAGAGAGCAGTTTGAACGCAGAGTTTTAGAAACAGATGACTATTATAATGGTATTATAAACGTCAGAGTAGGCGGATCAAACATACTTAGACAGCGTCTAGAAGAACATAAAAAGGCAAAATAATCGCCAAAAAAGCCCGCACCGGCGACTGTTATGGTGCCCAAAATCCGCGGTGATGTCACGCGGTAAGGATCCTAAATTGGCGAAGGATAATTACAGTACTATCCTTAACAGGACGATGATCGGATATGCCTTTAACCGGTTTACTGTACGAAAAATACATTTTTATAGGCTAAATGAGGGTTAATAACCCACGGTTAAAATAAGCGATAGCAGGTTTATTTTAATCCGCCGTCAGGATAAGACGGAGCTCGAGGTACCGGCTGACCGCCTCTGTAATGCTCTACTGCTGTGTGACATGTTCGACTCGGATAATGTTCAAACTTTTGCCCGACCTGGGCAAAGTGTGACTGAACGATCTGGATAATAGTTAAAACTGCTTCGCAGTTAACTTTAAAAAAATGTGTCTGAGCGGTAGCGATAGACACGAGTGAGCTTTGCTCACTCCTAAATATATAAATAACTAGTATAAGTTCTTAGGAAACTTCTAAATGAAAATCACTGATATATTATCTCAAAAACAGCAGGTCGATGAAGCACCTGTTGGTATGTTGAAAAGAGCAGGTCTAGGTATTGCTTCTAAATTGGGCAGTACAAAAGCTAGTGGTGCTCTTGATATGGCCAAATATGCTAATGGTCTTAGAAAACAATTTGACTTTTATCTAGGACAAACAGATCAAAAGCCTAATTCTGATGCGTTAATAGCATTCTTAAAGACCAATGGGTTTCCTACAGCTGGTGCTGAAGCTGCGATCAAACAAGCAGGAGTTGAGGCGGGCATGGCAGGCACAGGCGAAATTGCTAAGTCGCTTGGAGCGGACAGAGTCGAACCAAATATGGATGAGCCTGGCAGCGACACCAATGCCGCTACCGGCAATCCAGAAACTCCTGCTGCTCCTGAAGCTGGTGCCGATCAGGCTGCTGATGAAAAACCAGCTGCTGGCGGTGCTTCACAGACACAACCTAATTTCAAACAAGGTAATTATCAAGAACCTACATACAGTATGTCAACAGGGTTTGACAAAGATACGATGAAGAATACTGATGAGCCATTAGCTCCTGGTGCTGTACAACAGAAACAGAAAAAGAAAAAAGAGAGTATTGGTGAGTTATCTCGTATTGCTGAATTAGCGGGTGTAAAATACACCCCTGTTCAAGAAGTAATGATCGACGAAGTAGAACTTAAGAACGCAACTGTAGATAAAATCATCAAAGCCGCAGTTACAGATATTCTCAAATCAAACATGGGACAAAAACTTGATGCTGTCATCGGCGGTCAAGGTGCTTCAGCACAGTCAATCAGCCAAGCAGGTGGAGATGCTGGAGATGATCAAGGCGGTGGCGGAATTGGTTCTGCTTTTATGGGCGGCATTAAACGCGGTCTAGCAGGCGGTGATGCTGGTGCCGAAGGTGGAAAAGTCAAAGGTAATCTTAATTACGGTAAGTTATCTGAATTATTACCTGGTGTGGACCCTAACCAATTAAGAAAATCAATTACTAACTATATGAGTGGTAATTCTCTGACTAGAGAGCAGATGAGTGTGATGGCTACTGCCTTTGGTGAAATAGTTAAGATGGATCCAGCACAGACTACCAAAGCACTTCAGTTGTTGAAAGCTGTTCGTGCTGGTTAGAAGAACGGTAATCCAGAACTTTTAGTAATATCCATATTGTCCTTAACGATCTCAAGGACAAGTTCTCTTTCATCCCAACTAAGATTCATAGCTTCAGCGAACGATAATCCGCCCCGCATATACCAAACTGAACGCATAGCTTCTAGTTTGATCTGCCTTGCCTGATTATCAAGGGCTTTCGACTCGGCTAATACCTCGGGGATACTTAACGTCGAAAGCCGTTGCCGAAAAAATCCGATTGATCCATTGTCAGTTCTACATCCCATTCGTGCTCGCACTTTTGGCATTTAGTATGAAAACTGCTTAGATTACCGGTTTCTCTGGTTTTGCTCACTGCGATATTAATCTGTTCGAATACAGATTTTTCAGTTTTTTGTAAAAATTCTTTAATAAATGCTGGGTCTTCAGTCATACCCGCTGAACTTTCAATCCTAGTGATACAGTTAACAGCAGTGTCAATTGTTAGATCGGTAAGTTTGATAAAACTCTCTTGAAAGAGCCTTAATTTTTCTTGTTCGTTGATCGTATCATCATTGATAACTTGAAATATACGCTGATGTTCAAATGCCTTTAAGGCTGTTTTCGTGATTTCCTCGTAAGTCATAGGTCTGAGATATACTATCATCTCTGAACCGATTTCTACTTTAGTATCGAATTTAATCTGATTTAATCTGTCTAATACTGTGCGAAGATCTACCACAGCGTCATTGACATTTTCACATTTGGGACATCTAACAGAAACTTCCATCTCCTCACCATACGTAGCAATACGAATCGCTGACAGCACGGCATCGACATCTAAGCTGGGAATTTTCCATGGATCTAAGATGTTTGGAATACAACTATTGATAACTTCTTTAGTTGCTACTCCGTTCATCAATGCGTCGGGAGTCTTGAATAACAATTCATCTCTGGCCGTCATGGCGAACACAGGATATTCATTGTTAGGAGTTTTTTTCAATGCCCCTTCTGGATAAAATTCACCTTTTGACGGCAGAGAAACATAGATCTTTGGTTGTCTAAAAAATGCCGACAGCGGATTAGTAGCTGCCGCAGGAGCATTTTGTTGAGACTGAAACTTGTTTGGATCAAAATCTGGCATGTTTTTCCACCTATAAATAAATGTAGCAAGATATTTATATACGCAGATTTTCTGGTATTTTAATTCCGGACACTTAAATGGCAAAAACCACAGTAGAAATCCTCGGAGGAGAGTTAGACGGCACAGTCTTAAACAACATAGCTAGCGAAGCTACTATGCGTGAATTGCTGGCCGCAGTTAAAGCACAATCCAAATCTGGACCCGGTAGTGGAGTTGGTGGGGGCGGAGCTAGAGGTGGTAGCTCAAAAAATCCTGGCAAAAAGCTCGATGTAATGAGTAAGTTAGCTGACGGTCTAGGTAATCAGATAGGTAATGTAATCGGTGCTGTCGGTAGTATGGGTGCTATGTTACTCACTGGTAATACGAGAATGAGCTCTTACACTAAAACATTAAACGATCAAGTTATCGCTAGATTGCCTGTAGTAGGAGGGCTGTTAGGAGGTCTAGGCGGGATTATCAGTGACAGTATCGAAGTATTAGAAGATTGGAATGACAGTCTAAGAACTGGTACACAGACAGGTGCTACATTTGGAAATAGTATTTTAAGAGCATCAAAAGCTGCGACATCTGCTGCTATGGATCTCGATTCATTTATGAGAATGATCAGCAGTAATTCGTCTGTGATGTTGAATCTAGCCGGTACAGTAACTGAGGGTGCTGAAAGATTTAGTAAGATATCTAGATTGTTAAACAGAGACGGTGGCAAAGCAACCCAGACTCTTAGACAGATGGGTATGAAAGCCAAAGATATCAATGAAGGATTGATCAATTACATTGATATCATGGGCGGAGGAATGTTCCAAGACAAACGCACCAATGAAGAAATAGCAGACGGCTATGAAAAGTTCCAACTTGGAATGATGAGATTAACATCTCTCACTGGCAAGAGTGTTAAAAAATTAGAAGAAGAAATGGCTGTAGCATCTAAAGACATCGTATTTAGGATGCAGTTATCGAGATTAGAACCTAAAGAAAGAACTAAGATGTTAGAAACATTGGCCAACTATACAGCGATGTATGGTCAGGCTGGTGCTGAATTATTCAAATCATTATATCTACAGATGCCCCCAGGAGACGAACAGGCTAGAAACCTAGCAGTGCTCCAACCGATGCTGGTAAGATCTATGAAAGATTCTATTAACACAGCATTAGATACTAATGTTACTATAGCCCGTATGTCTACGCAGATTGAAGATGATATCATCAAGGCTATGCTAAAATCTGCTAAGACATCATCTGGTCTAGAAGGATTATTAGCTGCCGCTAGTGCATCGTTAGGCGATGCTAAAGGCCTTACGGCTGCTTTAAACCCTATAATGAATCAGCTGTTAAAGTACGGCGATATTTCAAAAATCACTGAAAAAGATCTCAGAGAGATGTTTAAGAAAGCTAGAGATGAACAGAAAGCTCGCGATGCTTTAACGAAATTTATCAACGATTTTGAAATGGCTATGCAGGATCTTAAATTTCAGTTAATGGAATTTTTATATCCTATGTTAGATGATCTAGGAAGATATCTAGAAAGACAGGACATAGCAGGCAAGGTAAAAATATTTGGAACATGGCTTAAAGAAAATGTAGACAAATATCTACCTGACGTTATAACATTTTTTAGATATCTAGGTGACGAGGAAGGCAGAGAATTTATTTGGAACGAAGTAACATATTTCTTTGAACGTATGGGTATCCATATGTTGTACCATGCTAAATCTATGTTTAATCCAGACAAAGTCGGTGATTACGGAAATATCAGAGATGAAGCATTAGAAAGAGCTATGCAAGACCACGAAGCCAAACAAAATGTACTTCGAAGAAATATGCCAGCACCGTATACGAGGCCAGGAGAACAACCATCAGGTACTGCCGATCGTAGACAGCCAGGTCAAGTAAAAGAAACCGGAAGATCAGATCCGAGGGTAACCAGTGCCTCAGAAAAAATCGTCACAGATTTATCAAAGAGAGGATTTGGTATGGCAAATCCTCTCGGAAAAGGTGCGGCTATACAATCAAATAGTGAGTTCGGAAAAATACGACAATACTATGATAAGGATGGTAAGCTGATCGAAGAAAAAGCACACATGGGCGAGGATATTAGAGCAAATTTAGCAAAAGTATATGCTGCTATTCCTGGCGAAGTAGTTTATGGTATGCGGGGCGGATATGGATTTGCTGCCACTATTACAGGTAAAGATGGTGATTACAAAGGTATAGAATTAATTTACGGACACTTGCATAGAAAGGAGTCTGAGCAGATTCGAGCCCGAAGGGACAAAACGGATGTCAAGATAGGCGACGAGTTAGGCGTCACAGGAGGAGGACTAGGCGATCCTGGAGCAGGCACATCGACTGGACGTCACCTCCATTTTGAAGCTAGAAAAGACGGTGTGCCGTTCAACCCCATGTCTCTAATTAAACCAGGAATGAACACCGGAACGCTAGGAGTGTACGGAACATTGTTCAAAGATTTTGGTTCAGCAACAGATGTTGTATTAGATGGAAATAAGGCTGTTATGACTCCAGAACAGATGAATAATGTAATGGCCGGTGCCGGAACTATAGCTACGAGAGAGTTGTTAGATTCAATAGACGCAAATTTTGCTAGATTAGAATCTTTGATGAGAGAACGTACTAACTTGTCAAGATCACAACTTACCCATATAGAAAATAATCGAGTGACAATAGCATAATGCCAAGAAATACTGTAGAATATTATAGTTCAAAATTAGGCAGCGGAGTTATCAACAACGCTGCTTCTGAAGCTACTCTCCAAGAAATTCTTAGAGCTTATAAGGATTCTGCTAGTAGCAGAGATGATGCTAATGATATAGCTGATGAAGCATCAGCTGCTTCAGCATCTCTTAAATTATTGAAAAAAGGTTTTTCTTCGTTAGGAGCCGGCATAGGAAACACCGTTAGTGCCGGTAGAAATTTTATAACGATGATAGCCAAAGGTGAAGATAAACTCAGTGCCTACGGAAGATTCATACAAGAAGATCTAATTAAAAAAATTCCTGTAGTAGGTGATACCTTAGGAAGTTTTACTGGTATAATAGTAGAAACTATGGCAGTACTAGAATCTTGGAATGACGGATTACAACAGGCAAATAAACACGGAGCCACTTTTAATCATAGTATTTTTAAATTTAAAGAAACTGCTCTAGACATGGGATTATCAACCGATGAGCTAGTATCATTGGTTAGTAGTAACAGCGACAAACTAATGTCTATGGGCGGCGGCACGATAACATCTGGTATAGAAAATGTCAGAAAATTATCCGCAGCATTGTTTATGGATGGTGATCGAGTTTCATCAATATTAGATAGATGGGGATATACAACTTATCAGCAAAATGAATTATTAATAGATTTTTGGTCTAGTACTATGCGAGGCAAAGCTGTTACAGAAAAAAATATTAACAGTACTACTAATCATTTTTTAGCCTATGCTTCACAGATTGATACCTATCAGAAGATCACAGGTATGAATAAAGATCAGCGGATGGAAGCCGCAGCCGCAGCTAACCAAGATATAACTTATAGAATGAAAGTTAGCAAACTCGGAGGTCCGCAGCAGGCAAGGATGGAAATGGCATTAAACAGCTATGCTATGGTATTTGGATCTCAAGCAGCAGAGTTATTCAAGTCTAGAGAATTAAATGTACAGACTATCAATGAAACTGCCCTAGCTTTACAGTATGCCCTAGGACCTAGTTTTGAAAAATCTATGGATAGCATTATCAAGATGGCCAAAGAAGATAATGTTGATCCTAAAGTATTTGAAAGATATGTAAATGAAACTATCGGCAGACAATTAGCTAATTCCAAAGAAGCTATGAAACAACTAGATACACTGATCAAAGGATCAGTATCTGGCAATGAACAGAGTAAACGAATAGTTAAAGCTCTTACTCCTGCTATGGAATTTATGGTCAAGCAAGGCGGTATGAGCAAAGATATGCAGAATCAATTTACACGAATGGTAGAAGCAGCCAAAGCAGAACAAGACAGAACAGATGCTTTTACTAATGTACTAAGAAATTTTCAAAGAGCAGTTTTAAGAGTGTATCGTGCTTTGGTAAAATCATTTTTTCCAGTAATGAAAGATCTAGCTAGAGAATTTAATCTGGCAATGATACCAGAAAAAATGAAAGAGTTTAACAAATATCTTATACAGTTGGCTCAAGATGCGTGGCCATACGTGAAAAACTTCTTTAGTAACCTTACAGACGATGAAACATTAAGATATATGGGTGATATGTTCGATGCTATGTTCGAAGCACTTACATTACATTTCAGAGTATTCATGCGACAAATGATCTATGATGCGTTTGGTATAGCAGGTCTAACAGAGTTTCTAGCAAAAAAATTAGGTATCGGACCTGATCTCGATCTTATGACTGCTAGGGCCGACGCACTAGTTAATTACTCTAAAGAAGTAGCAAAACAACTAATTCTACCACAGGATCAACGTCAATTTCCAGTAAGACCAGAAGATCAAAAATTTGTAGTAGGCGACAAAACCTATTATGTTAGAGATCTCATGAGAGGTTCTAGCGGATTTTACAAATATTACAGCAGCCAATATGAAGGAGGACCTGGTTCTGATATAGAACCTTATAATCTTAATCTTATATCTAGGATACGGAGTTTTAGAGAACGAGAAGCTGAACAAGGTAAAATATTAGAAGACGATAGAGCACAATTTGGTGGTTTGAATCGCCTACAGAGAGAAGCATTAACTGATTTTGTTACTAAGGACATTCTTGGAACGAGAAATTCCAATAGATACCTAGCTCCGATTTTAAATGACCCAGCTCAATGGGCCGAAGCATCGCAGGGTGATAAGAATAGAATTATGAGTTTTCTAAACGAGAAAGAAGTACAACAGTTAATCGACAAGTATCGCAAAGCCTATCCAAATACATATAAAGGTTACCGTACAGGTACTTTAGGAACTTTAGGCAGATTGTTTGGCAATTTCAAAGGCGGTACACTGGCTCAGTTACACGGAAAAGAGGCTGTAGTAACACCATCTCAACTCCAGACAGTGATCGATACCAGTGCTCAGATTTCGACGAGAGATGTAATAAATCGTTTAAATAGTAGTATTAATCGCATGATCGATGTAGCAAAACAAGATGTTATTTTGGAACGTTCTAAACTGTTAGCTATGACCTAAGGTCAAGCACTGGAGAATAAATTGAGTTGGAAAAAATATTTTACGCCTGTACCTGTAGGTAAACAATCGGGAGTGATGAGTCCGTTAGGAAACGGAAGTCGCCCAGGTCCGGCACGCTCAAATTATTCTAGTTTTTTACCAGATGTCTATGCCGGTACACCAAATCGTGTAGAACGTTATATGCAATATGAAACTATGGATATGGACAGCGAAGTCAATGCTGCTCTAGATATCCTCGCAGAGTTCTGCACTCAAACCAACAGAGAAAATAACACCGCATTCCAGATATTGTTCAAAGGACAACCTACAGCTACAGAAGTAAAGATCCTCAAAGACGGACTACAAAAATGGGCTAAGTTCCAACAATTTGAAACAAGGATGTTCCGTATAGTTCGAAATGTTTTCAAATACGGCGATGCTTTTTTTATTAAAGATCCTGAAACACTGAAATGGTTCTATGTCGATCCAGCCAAACTAGTAAAAATTATCGTTAATGAATCAGAAGGTAAGAAGCCAGAACAATATGTGCTTCGAGACATGAATTTTAATTTTAAACATCTGGTAGCAACTTCGATATTAGCTAATACCAATAAGACACCCGCAGGCACAGCCAGCTATGTCAGCGGTGGCTCATTTGGTCGAGGTATGGTAGGAACAGCACCTACGCAAACTGGAACTAGATTTAGTGTAAATCAAGATGAACTCGCAGTAGATGCTAAACACATCGTACACCTAAGCCTGTCAGAAGGACTGGATAACAACTATCCTTTTGGTAATTCACTGTTAGAATCAGTTTTCAAAGTCTACAAGCAGAAAGAACTGCTTGAAGATGCTATCATTATCTATCGTGTACAACGTGCTCCTGAACGCAGAGTGTTTTACATCGACGTAGGTAATATGCCTGCTCACATGGCCATGAGTTTTGTTGAACGAGTTAAAAACGAAATCAATCAACGACGCATTCCTAGCCAGACAGGCGGCGGTCAGAATATGATCGATGCTAGCTATAATCCCTTGAGTATCTCAGAAGACTATTTCTTCCCACAGACAGCAGAAGGCCGCGGCTCTAAAGTTGACACACTACCAGGCGGTACTAATCTAGGTGAGATCGACGATCTACGCTATTTTACTAATAAGCTATTCCGTGCCCTACGCATACCTAGCAGCTACTTACCAACCATGCCCGACGACAGTCAAGCAGCATTTACGGATGGAAAAGTAGGAACTGCTTACATACAAGAACTGCGTTTTAACGAATATTGTAAACGACTACAGACTAATCTAGTTGAAGAATTTGATCTGGAATTTAAAACTTGGCTGATCGATACAGGTATTAATATTGATAATTCATTATTTGAATTAAAATTTAATCCTCCTCAAAACTTCGCAGCCTATCGTCAGAGCGAACTAGATAACTCTCGTGTACAGACATTTGCCGCACTACAAGAAGTACCTTTTATGAGCAAACGTTTTGCTTTAAAACGATTCTTAGGTCTAAGCCAAGAAGAAATCACAGAAAACGAACGTCTGTGGAAAGAAGAGAATGGTACTCTAGTATCGGCAGCTATGAATGCTGCTACAGAGATGAGATCCGTGGGTGTAACTCCTGGTGGGATATCAGCAGATATGGACGCACAGAGCCAAGAAGCACCCGACGATCTAGCAGCACAAACTGAAAATCCTGCTCCAGAAGGCGGAGATACAGCGGCAGCAGCACCGACAACTCCGACAGCAATCTAATAAATATTAGAATGAAGCTTCTAGAATTTTTTTATTTTAACGATAAACAAGCTGAGTACGTAGACGACAAACGCTACGAAAATCAGCGTGACACCTCTGTCCTCAAAAAAGGCGACACGAGAAAAATGTCTTTGACATTAAAGCAGATTAATCAGTTAAGAAAACAAAGTGAAGCACATCAGTTTGAGCAGGCTGCGGAACTAGAATTTATACAGCAGATGTATGGACAGCCACCAAACGCAGAAGAACAACCAGCCTAAACGTGTCGCATTTGTACTAGGTAACGGCCGTAGTAGGCTGCGACTCAACCTCCCAGAACTAAAAAAATACGGAAAAATCTACGGCTGTAATGCCTTATATAGAGAATACGAACCTGATTTTTTAGTAGCTGTTGACGAAAAAATGGTCAGAGAAATAGCCAATGCCCGCTGGCAATTTGGCAAACAAGTATGGACTAATCCTAATAAAAATGTATTAAAGTTAGAAGGGTTTCAGTTCTTTAATCCTCATAAAGGTTGGAGTTCTGGGCCTACAGCACTATGGTTAGCCAGTTCGCATGGCTATGACGAGATCTATATATGCGGCTTTGATTTCCAAGGATCAGAAGGAAAATTAAACAATGTGTATGCTGATACGCCTAACTATAGACGCAGCTATGAACCAGCAACTTATTTCGGAAATTGGGTAAATCAGACCGAAAAAGTAATAAAAGAGTTCAGAAAAATTAAATACTTTCGTGTAGTACAGGACAAAAAAGATTTCGTACCTCCTTTGTTAGCAGGCATCACAGAAAATCTCAGTCACGTAACTTATGATGAATTGAAGCAAGATCTACACAAAGCGATATTTAAATGATCAGAATTCATCAAAAAAGTACCATTTAATCCCGATCTTTATATTAATAGTTAAATATAACTTGACAGCCTAACCATTTTGGAGGAAAAATCATGGCAGATAAAAATCAAATCGCAGCAGTGCTAGAGCACCTGCTAAACAATGAACAGCAAAAAGCTGAAGAATTATTCCACGAGTACGTAGTTGGAAAATCTCGTGAAATCTATGAAAATCTAATCGATTCAGAAATCGAAGAAGAAGTTAAAGACGAAGATCTAGAAGAAACCAACGAAGACGATCTAGACGAAGCAAATGAAGACGATCTAGATGAGTCAAACGAAGACGATCTAGACGAAGATTTTGAAGAAATTACAGCAGAAGGCGACGACGAAGTTGACGACCTCATAGGCGACATCAAACCCAAAACTAGTGGCGACGGTGAAGAAGGTGAAGAAGGCGAAGAAGCTGGTGAAGAAGGTGAAGAAGAAGACGACGACCAGCCAGCAACCAAAGGCGATCTAAAAGATATCGTTGACGAATTAGAAGCAGCATTCGCAAAATATGCTGGCGGCGAGTCAGATGCTGGCGAACTAGGCGGTGATGATACACCTCCTGGAATGATGGGAATGATGAAAGATGATCTAGGAGATCTAGAAACAGTACGTGAATATGTTGAGAAAGTTCCAGCAGGTCACGGTGCTGAAAAGAAAGGATCTGCTGAAAAAGCTGACAATACTAAGTCTATTGTAGCTAGCGAGAACAACATGGGCGGTACAACCGCAAACATCGCTAAGGGCGGTGAAGGTGGCGGTAAAGAAAGCGGTTTGACAAACAACAAACCACAAGATATGAAAACCGGCAATGTTAACGTAGTTGGAGGCACCAATGCTAAGTCATTCTATAGTAAGAATGGCAAAGGCCATGGAGCTGAGAAGAAAGGTACCGCTGAAACTGGTGTAGATGCTACATCAATCATTCGCGGTAGCAGATAATCGGAACGATCTAGGTGAAAAACTATCTTAGAGAAAACCTGAGTTTCGACCAAGCACAGTTGGTCCTTGAAAGTACCGAAGATGATAAGGGCGGTAAAACTCTACACCTGAATGGTATCTGTATCCAAGGCGATATTAGAAACCAAAATCAGAGAGTTTACCCCTCCTCTGAAATCGCTAGGGCTGTCAAAACTGTCAATGATCAAATCGCAGGCGGATACTCGGTTCTCGGGGAAGTAGATCACCCTGAAGATTTACGTATCAACCTAGACCGTGTCAGCCACATGATTACAAAAATGTGGATGGACGGTCCTAACGGTTATGGAAAGTTAAAACTCTTACCTACTCCTATGGGACAATTAATTCAAACCATGTTGGAGAGCGGAGTAAAATTAGGCGTAAGTTCAAGGGGTTCCGGTGATGTTGACGGGGACGGGCGTGTCAAAGGTTTTGAAATTATTACCGTTGACGTAGTCGCCCAACCATCAGCACCTGGTGCTTATCCAACACCAGTTTATGAACATCTGATGAATCAAGCAGGTGGTTACAAGGCATTTAGAATAGCAAAGGAAGTACAAGGCGATCCAAAGGCACAGCAATACATAGCAGAGAGCCTGAAAAAGATTATTTCAGGACTCAAATAACAGTAGGAGAATCACATGCTAGACATCGTTAAGCAATTATTTGAAAACAATGTGATTTCCGAAGAAATCAAATCGGAAATTGAATCCGCTTGGTCAAGCAAAATTCAAGAAACCCGTGATCAAATGACAGCAGAACTTCGTGAAGAGTTCGCACAAAAATACGAACACGATAAAACTGCGATGGTAGAAGCAGTAGACAAGATGGTCGGTGATCGTCTCCAGGCTGAGCTTGCTGAGCTTGCTGAAGATCGCAATCAACTTATCGAAGCTAAAACCAAATATGCTAAAAAGATGAAAGACGATTCCGAGAAAATGAAGGAATTCGTTCTACGTCAATTGGCCGCAGAACTTAAAGAACTACACGAAGATCGTAAATCTGTATCTGAGAATGTTTCTAAACTAGAGAGTTTCATCGTAAATGCTCTAGCTAAAGAAATCGCCGAGTTCCACACAGACAAGAAAGACCTTGTTGATACCAAGGTTAAGCTCGTCCGTGAGAGCAAAGAGAAATTCGATGCTGTAAAAGCAGAGTTTATCTCTAAAGCTTCTAAGTTAGTCGAAAACGTTGTTATCACTAAGCTAACAGCAGAAATGACACAACTTAAGGAAGATATCGAGGCTGCTCGTAAAAACGACTTTGGTCGCAGAATTTTTGAAAGCTTCGCTAGCGAATACGCTTCTAGCTATCTCAATGAGAAAAGCGAAACTGCTAAACTATTAAGAGTAGTTCAGCAGAAGGAAGCACAACTTGAAGAAGCCTCTAAAGCTATTCAAGAAAAAGAACAAATCTTAGAATCTAAGGATCGTGAAATCCGCGTCGTACAAGACATGGCTAAGCGTGAAAAGATCATGAGCGAATTGTTAAATCCGTTAACTGGAGATAAGAAAACAGTTATGAGTCAACTTCTTGAGTCTGTACAGACTGAAAAGTTGAATACGGCATTTGACAAATATCTCCCAGCCGTTATGGCCGGCGAGGCTCCTAAAAAGAAGGCACTAACAGAAGGCAAGGAAGTGACAGGCAATAAAGAGGCTACTCAAATCAGCGGTCAGGACAATACTGCTGATATTATACATATCCGCAAGCTCGCGGGACTTAAAGTTTAAGGAGAACTAATATGTCAGAACTACTCGAGTCACGCTGGCAGGAAACCAAAGAGGCACTTCTAGAAGGCCTACAAGGAACTCGTCGTTCAGTAATGGCCACTACTCTTGAAAATACCCGCAAGTATTTGTCGGAGAGTGCCACTGCTGGTGCTACTTCTGCCGGTAACGTTGCAACCCTAAATCGTGTGATCCTACCTGTGATCAGACGTGTTATGCCAACAGTCATTGCTAATGAACTAGTTGGTGTACAACCAATGACAGGCCCAGTTGGTCAAATCCATACTCTACGTGTTCGTTACAGCGACGCAGTAGGTACAGATGTTACAGCTGGTGATGAGGCTCTAAGCCCATTCAAGATTGCTACTGCTTATTCTAGCAATCCTTCTGGTACATCACTAGACGGAGTAGCTGCTTCAACAGCAGCGATGGAAGGCGTAGCTGGTCGTAAGATGAGCATCCAAATCCTCAAGCAAACAGTTGAAGCTAAGACACGTAAATTGTCTGCTCGCTGGACATTTGAGGCTGCTCAAGATGCACAAGCCCAACAAGGCATTGACATCGAAGCAGAAATCATGGCTGCTTTAGCACAAGAAATCACAGCTGAAATCGACCAAGAGGTTCTAAGCTCACTACGTACCCTAGCTGGTACAGCAGTTGAGACTTATAATCAAGCTGCTGTATCAGGTACAGCTACATTCGTTGGTGACGAGCATGCCGCATTGGCAGTTCAAATCAACCGTGTTGCTAACTTGATCGCTCAGCGTACACGTCGTGGTGCTGGTAACTACGCAGTTGTTAGCCCATTCGCACTTACAATTCTTCAATCTGCTACAACTTCTGCGTTCGCAAGAACAACAGAAGGTACTTTTGAAGCTCCAACAAACACCAAGTTCGTTGGTACATTGAACAGTGCTATGAAAGTGTATGTTGATGCCTACGCAACTGACAGCACAGACGTGCTTATCGGTTACAAAGGTTCTAGCGAATCTGACGCACCAGCATTCTACTGCCCATACATTCCATTGATGAGCAGCGGTGTTGTGTTAGATCCAGCAACTTTCGAACCAGTCGTAAGCTTCATGACACGTTATGGTTATGTTGAGTTGACAAATACAGCTTCTTCTCTAGGTAACGCAGCTGACTACCTAGGTAAAGTTGATATTTCTACCAACTACGCTAACGTTAAGTTTAGCTAATCTAGCAAAAACATTTTTAATGTTTCAAAAAGGCTCTTCGGAGCCTTTTTGTTTGGCTTAAATATCGGTATGCGTGTTGAATCAGAAAATGACTTTCCAGAACTCAGGCGACAGATATCTGTATGGCGTCGAAAGTTTTCAATGTTCACCCACGACGTAAATCATATAGAGCATACTATAGAAAATCATATACAAAATTTTTCAGTTGCTGGTGTACACTACAGACAAACGAAAAGTAAAAAATATCTAGAAATCGCACAGAAAGAACTAGACGAAATCAACAGAATAGTAGCCATAGCTGAAAAGATGGAACTGATGTCCTTACTCAGCCGCGGATAAATAAAGTATCTAGAGCGTACTCACAGAGTAACTTATGCGGTAACCCACCGCGTAGACCTAGAACGTCAAATTAAGGAGAAAACAAATGGGACGTCCATTAAGAAAAGATGTACTTGGTACTGACGCTATCGGTACTCCAGCGACAAGCAGCACAGGTGTTAGAGTTGAAGCCTACGCAGGAGGAACAGCATACACTGATGCTACTTACAATGCTTCAACAAATTACGCATACATTTACAAACAACGCGGTGCTAAAACTTTTGTTCTAAAAAATCAAGCTGGAACAATTCTAGGACCATGCGTACTTCAATCTGCCATTCCAGACGGAAACGGAGAAATGAGATTGAACGGTTATGTTGGCGGAAACGCTTCTGCTCCAACACCCATTGCTAAAATCACAAAGCGTGTAGCTACTGATTTTAATAACAATCGTTATACTTGGGTTCTAGTCAACGACTCTACCAGCGATTACATTCAACTAACCGCTATCTAATCTAGGACAGAGTCATGGCACAAGTTTTACAGACTAATTGCGATTATAAGATAAAAACGCAAGTTGGCGGTCGTATCACTCTAGATACGAACGAAGTATTAGTCACGGGCAACTTACGTGTTGAAGGCGATTATGTTACTGTAAACGTAACCAACTTAGATGTAGAAGATAACATCATCACTGTAAACAATGGCGAGACAGGAGACGGTGTTACTGAAGGTTATGCGGGCATTCAAGTAGATAGAGGCTTTAGCAACGACTCTACTAGAAACGCATTTCCAACATTTTGGTATGATGAATCTGCCGGTACTTGGGAAATCGTAACCACTGCCGGCGGATTAATTTCCTATGTAGATAGTAATTTAAAACTAAGAAAACTATTAACTAATCCATTTATCGATAACGGAGATTTAACTGTTATCGGGTCTGGATTAGGTGTTATCTCTGTCGCAGGCACAACTAATTACGAAAATCAAGTTACACAAGATGACGACATTCCTAACAAAAGATATGTTGATGTAGCTATTCGAAATAGACAACCTGACAACGAAATTAAAAGAGACGATACCTATGTTGTTGTACAAGACGTAGACGGCGGTGCTAGTGCTATATCACTGATGTCAATTCAGTTAGCACAGGTAACCGTTCCGGGTGCTAATTATTCGGTCAATGATGAATTATTATTAGTTGGCGGTACTACACGTCGAGATGGAAAAATTAGAGTAGATTCTGTAGACCTTAGCGGTGCTATATTGACATTTACAGTTATCGATGGTGGATTATTTTCAGCTATACCCCCTTCAATTTATAACGTTTCAACAACTACTAATGGTCTAGGTTTTGGTGCCAAGTTTGATGTTATATGGGGAGTTGAGGAAGTTGAAATTATTAATCCTGGTAACGATTACGAAACTGTTACAGTAAACTTTCAACCAGGCACAGACCTTGGTGCGGGAATACTTACCGCAGCAGCCCTAGCGACAGTTAATTTAGATGTATTTTCAATTGATTATCGAACAGTTACATCGATCACAGTAAATTCACCAGGCGAATATGATTATGTTCCATTAATAACATTCAGTGCCGGAGCAAATCCGTCATTAACTGAAAGCCAAGTTCGTGTTGTTGTGGATGGAATATTATCTTCGACATTCTATGAAGATAGAGTAAAAATACAAGATTTCGAAATAGAAGACAATGAAATAACAAACACCGTTACTAATTCAAACATCAAATTAACAACTTTAGGAACTGGTAAAGTAGAAGTTAATAGAGGTATCCAGTTTGAAGCACAGGCTACACCTAGTGCTGCTTTAAATTATGTAGCAGGCTCAACAGTGTTATTTGGAAACCCAAATGATGATGTATTAGTAAGACCAACACCAGGAGGTACTGGTTTATATTTTAATAACCTCAAACAAAGTTTAAGTTGGGATCAATGGGTAATCAATAACCCTGTATCACAAAATACTCCTGCGAATCTTTTAACCTATCCGGTTAAAAACGAATTAATAAGTAAACAAAAAGCACTTGTAATGAGTATGCTTTTTTGAGGATCAAAAATGATAGAAAATAAATTATTAACAGTCGATATAGAAACAGTTTTTACAGCACCAGGGACGCCAGGAGATTTAAATTCTCAAAGTGCTGTGACTACAATGATATTCTGTAACGTTGCTGATCCCGATGATTCAACCCTTGCTTTAACTACAGGTGCTGCCGGAGGCGATACTAATATTGATGTTTATCTCGTAAAAGCAGGTGCCGCTGCCGATCCTTTAGTTAATGCTATAATTAAATCATTGAGAATACCAGCAGGCGAAACTGTATTTTTTGACACAGAAAGAGTAGTATTAGGAGCAGGAGATAGTATACGTGCCCGTGCTTCAGAAAATAGTAAAATCGTTGTTACTGTGAGTGTACTGCCAGTATGAAATATCTTAAAAGTCAAAATCTTTCAAAGTATACTCCTAATGATAAAACTTTTATCATTCAGTATCCGACTAATCAAGTTAATATCGAATCTAAAAGCGGTATTAAATTGCCTACCGGAGAACAAATATTTAGACCGTATTATCCCACCGAAGGTATGTTACGCTACAATGTTGATCCCAACAGCGGACACGAAATAGCAGATACGGCAGTATATTGGGATCCTACGAGACCAGTAGGTTTCGAAATATATTATGAAGGCCAGTGGTATCCTTTAAGAGCACAAGGACCTGCTCGTGTCCGAAAAGAAAATCTAGGTGTAGGTAATTGGGACGCAGTTACGCAACCTAATGAAGATATCAGTAAATGGTTTCCTATAAGCGGAAATCCTTTGCCGTATGTTCCAGGATTAGAACAAGGCCACGATCCTTTAGATTATGTTGATAACATGATCGTTATCGTAGAAAACGTATTCCAGGTATCTGGAACAAACTTTACACTAGAAGAATCAGACGGCATTGTTGTAGGAGTAGAAGTAGTCACTGGCGGTACAGGGTTGGCTCCTAGTAGCACTACTATACCCGTAACATTTAGTGCTCCTGATATCGCAGGAGTAACTGCTACAGGACTAGGAACTACAGACGGAGCCGGAGTAATTACAGAAATTAATATTACTAACCCTGGTAGTGGATACACAGGAGCAACTACTCCTACTGTTACAGTAACAGGCGAAACTGGTCCTAGCACATACAATGTAAAAATTGCCAAGCCAGGCTGGCACATTAAATTTTTATCAGCTGTACCTGATACAAAACCAGTAATTGTTTATTTCGGGTACGATCAATAATCACAACATCGCTCCGATAAATATCAAATAAGGGGCGTATTTTGGCAGATCTAGGTAGAATTTCCGGTCCAATGCTTAAGGCCAACCTTGAAAGGTTGGGCGTTGATCTCGTCTTCGAAAATCAGTTCGGAGATAATAATCTTTATCTTGATGTAAATTCTAGAAAGATTGGTATCAACACCAATGCCATGCCTCGAGAGTTAACTGTAGACGGCACATTAGGTACAATCGGTCTCATCGTCGACAACGACGCACAACTAACTAATCTATATCTTGATGGCGACACTGGAACTATAACTAGCTACACAGGCGATGTTACTATTCAGGCCACTGGCACCCTGTTTGCTGATATCTTAGAAACTCCTAGTTTAATTTTTAATGATAATTATATCCAAGGTGTTATTAGTAATGAAAACATAGAACTAGTACCGCACGGTACAGGTAAAGTATTGCTAGATGGCAATGCTGTTATCTCCGGTAACGTACAAGGCGATTCAAATTTGATTATCAAAGGTGATATAACTTTTGGTAACGATATAAACACCGATACCGTAAACATCACAACAGAAATAGCAGGAAATTTAGATCCTAAAATCAATGAAGTTTACAATATAGGTAGACCAGATAAAAAATGGGACGAGCTACACAGTGAACTAGTTAACGGTGAATTTTTAATCACTGAAGATCTAACAGCAGTAGCTAATGTTAATTCTAATGCTGCGAAACGTCCAGGTAATTCTTATTTTGTCAGTACTTTAGGTGTTGACAGCGGTATCTGGAATGACGGTACACACCAGCTTGGCGGATTTAGAACTATCAAACATGCGTTAAGTTTTGCCACTGCCGGCGATACTGTGACAATATATCCCGGAGTCTACCAAGAAACATTTCCTTTAGAAGTACCGGAAGGAGTCACAGTCAACGGTACAAATATTCGAACAGTCATTATTGAACCAGATTCAAGCAGCGAATTTAAAGATTGTTTCCTATTAAATGCTGGATCTACCGTCTCTAATCTCACAGTAAGAGATTTCTTTTATAATAGTTCAACTGATGAAGGTTATGGATTTAGATTCGCTCCGAACTACGATGCTACTGAACGTTCACCATACGTACAAAATATAACAGTTATTACTAAAGAAATTCCTAACACATTATTGCCTGGAGCGATATATGTTGATCCGGAAGGTCTTGGTCTTTCATTTGACACATACGGAGTAACCGTAAGTAAGTCTGGTCACAGCGAAGCATTAGTACAAAGCTGGGTTGGAAAAACGATGGCAACTTATTTCGGTCCATCATTTCCTGTTACATTTTATACTATTACAGGATACGAACCATCAGTCCAAGATCCGACTCAGTTGTGGAATCTTATTCTAGCTGAACCGTTTAATCCTTTACAGCAGGGATTTTCTTTCTCAATATATCCAAGCGGGACAACATTTATACTTCCTCCTAATGATTATGATATGACAGGAGCTTCGATTGGAGAACCTTGGGTAGCTTATTTCAAAACTAATTTACCACTAGATTTTAATACCGTGGTCGGTCAAGGTTGGTCTATTAATAACAATGGAGTTGTTTATGTTATAGATTATGTGATCCAAGATCCTATTAACACTAACATGTGGAGAATATATGTAACAACTTCGTTAGTTCCAGCATCAGGGATTCCTATATTTTCATCTCCGTCTGGGTCTGCCGGAGCACCGGCAGGACGAGGTGCTCTAGTCGACGGCAGTAATGCCGTACCTCAGTCTATCACGGCTAGTATGCTGTTCCATTCTGTGACATTTATAGTTCCTAATTCTGTCGGGTTATACATGACCAACGGTGTTAGGGTAGAGTGGCTGAATTCATTTACGTATTTTGCTTCTAAAGGTCTGTATGCTACTAACGGTAGTACCGGAAGATTGAGCCCGGACGGGTCTACTATGCTGTATGGAGCTGAACTTCGAAGTATAGGATCGGCTAACGTCTACGGTTTAGTCGGTGCTGAAGGTGACGGCAGCAGTGTATTGATGTATCTTATCAATCATAACTTTGCCTATATCGGAACAGGTACTAGTTCAATAAATGATGACACGGCTGTAGTTCAAGCTGACGAAACAGTGACAATTAACGGTGCTAGAATTTATTGGCAAAGCGACGATCATAAAGGAAATTTTCGAGTAGGCGAAGCATTTTTCGTAAATCAAGAAACAGGATTTGTAACATTTAACGGTATAGGTCAAAGTGTCAGCGGTATAAATGAAATAATTTTTTCAGCAGGCGACGATATCACGATTCTAAATGCTGAACGTATCGAAACTGGTGATGTTGTATTCCAAGGAAATCTTCTATCGACCGCTACAGGCGATCTAAATATCAAATCCGCCCTAGCACCGCAGACTTTACAGACAAGTAATATCGCAGGTAACCTAGATGTTACCGGCAATATTAGTATAGATGGAACTATCAATATCGGTAATGCCGGTGCTATAGATACTGTAACATTCGCCAGCGAAGTCGACAGTGATATTATTCCTAAATTTCCTAACAGTTCGTCTTTAGGTATTACAGCGTTAGCATGGAATTCTATCTGGTTAGGGCAAGCAGACTTCAACGATATTGTTATAAACGATAATAAGATTTACACAACAACGTCAAACAGCAATTTAGAATTATATGCTGCCGGAACAGGAAAAGTAGTATTCAATGCGTTACAAGTAGAAACAGGTTTTGATGCTGTTAATATTGTAAATCTAGATGACATAAACATCATAGGAACATTTTCGCAGACAGGAAATCAAACTCGTACTGGCAACACAACAATAACAGGCGATTATCAATTATCTAATACTCTAACATTGTCAGTGCCTAGTTTAAGTTTTGGAGATATTTCTGTAGATAGCAATGTAATATCAACAGTACAATCAAACGCTGATCTACAATTATTAGCCAGCGGTACTGGTAATATCTATGTTCCAATAAATGATGTACAAGTCGATAACGACCTAATATACAATGTTGTTAATTCGAACAATATTCAAACAATTCTAGCGACATCGGACATATTTGATGCTGGCGTAAAAATATCAGGAAATGTGATAGAAACTCCTACCCCAGATTTGATAATAAATGCGGCGGGCACCGGAAAAGTAAAAACTGATTCAGTATTGATAGATCAAGATCTCACAGTTATAGGAACGACAACTCTTAAGTCAACTACTGTAGATTCGATAGTGTCGACAGCTCAAATAACATTAACTGGAAATTCACAGATTATAGGAGATGTGTCTGTAACAAATAATCTGTCTGTAAATTATTCAGTGTTTAAAGACGTTTCGATACAGGGCAACGTAATAACAACTACGATCGGTAATAATGATTTATTATTAAGAGCTGCCGGTAGCGGTAATGTAGTATTCCAAGAAAATGTTTTAGTAGATAATAATACTATTGTACAAAATAATACTTCAGCGAACGCTGCTACAATAGCTACCGAAGTATCATCTTCGCAGATGATTCTAGACGGTGTAACAATCACCGGCAACGTGATAGAATCAAATGATCTAAACAACGATTTAGTTTTAGATCCTAACGGCATTTTACAAATTACTGGAACAGATGTCGCATTTAATACTGCCTTAACAGTTGCTGGTTCAACAACGTTATCCGATTTGTCTATCACAGGACTTGTTACACACACCAACAATTTAATAAGAACCGGTGATGTTGAAATTACAGGATCAACTTCGATACAGCAATCATTAGCAGTTTCTGGATACGCACAATTTCAAAATTTAAGAATAGACGGAAATAGAATTTCGTCTAGTGCTAATATCGAATTATCGGCACAGCCGAGTAGGATTGTTATTTTTAATGATAATTTAGTAATAGATAATAATCTTGATATCGGAGCAGATTTATTTTCCGACGATTTGACTGTGAGAACCCAAGCCACAGGATTATCGATTTTTGCCGACGATATTTTAGTACAAGAAAATTTTATAACTACCACAGCATCTAATGCTGATTTAGAACTTCGGGCTAATGGTACCGGCAGTGTCAATATAACCGATAATTTTAAAATAATAAATGCTGCCACTATATCAGGCACAACTACTTTATCAAACACAGACATAACCGATCTAGTATTAATCGGTCAGCTTAATCAAACCGGCAACATTAATCAGCTCGGTAATGTATCAATAATCGGTGACATTTCGTCTGACGTTTTTACTAACGGTGATATTCTTATAACTGGAAATACTATCGCAACAACAAGCTCAGATTCAGATATTGAATTATTAGCATCGGGCGGTATAGGAAATATCGTAGTACCAAATTCTAACGTAGTTATAGAGAACGATCTTACAGTAAATGATGCTTACATAGCAGTACAAAATATAACATTTCCTAATGATGTCACTAGCGATGTTTACGAAAGTGATCAGGTAAGAATACAAAATAATTACATAGAAACATACACATCAAACACCGATTTAGAACTAGCTGCTCACGGGACTGGTCGAGTTACTGTACAACCTACTCTAGAAATTCCTACAGGACAATTTAATCTAACAGGAAATTCAACTTTCCCAGCGACCGATATTGTAGGAACGTTTGGATTAACTGGAACAAAACAACACACCGGAACATTTAATCTTTCAGGAGAATATAATCTAACAGGTAATCTTATTACTAACGGACAAGCATTATTTGAAGATTATAATTTTATCGATTTTAGGATAGCAACTACTACTTCTAACAGTAATGTAGATCTAAGAGCAGCAGGTTCAGGAAAAGTAATATTTAACGACTCGGTTTTATTGAGTCAAGATCTTACAGTATTTGGTGATATATTATCGAGGAATATTACAGGTACAACCATAGTTACAGATACGATTTCAGACGGCGACATTCGCATCAAAGATAATTTTATAGAGACTACGTTATCAAATAGTAATTTACATCTGTTAGGTTCTGGAACAGGCAGCGTGATTTTAGAAAAAACTAGAATTACAAACAATATTATCTCTACTGTAGATACTAATTCTAATTTAAACGTAACACCATTAGTAGGGCAGCTTGTAGATTTTGATAAAACCAATGCTATTAAATTACCTGCTGGAACTAGCCTTAATAAATTAACCGGAGTCACAGGCGAACTAAGATTTAATACTTCTGTGTCTAGATTTGAAGGGTGGACAAATAATGGATCTATAACATATGGGGGTATATTTTCTAGAAATCGTGCTACTTCTGTGAGAGCACTGGATACTGATGTTTTAGACTTTAGAATTAATAATGTTTCTAGGATGAGTATCAACAGCACCACAGTTAACCTTACAGCATTATTAACAGGATCATTAATATTCAGCGGAAATACTATTTCTAGCACCAGCAATAGTAATATTAATTTAGACCCTAATGGAACAGGTGAAGTTGTAATGGGTGATATACTGTTTACAGGTACCACTCTTACAAATACAGATCCTACAGAAAACATGGTTTTACAAAATACTGGATCCGGTTATGTAAAATTTAATACAACTACAGCATTAGTAATTCCTACCGGCGACACATCTAGCAGACCACTAACTCCTGAAGTCGGAGATATTCGTTTTAACACTGATCTCAGTGCCCCTGAAGTGTTTAATGGTATAGCATATTCAACTTTAGCGGGTAATTCAACAAACGCCACGCTAGCAGAAATCCAAGAGCTAAACGAGATCTACGCCATCCTACTTGGTTAAACTACCCAAACGATAAATACTATTGATTACAAGGACGACCAATCCTTGTATGGTTAAACTGTGGTAAACCAGCAAAGAGCCCGCAAGGGATGAGAATTCGGTTAACCGTGAAACACGGGGTGAAAAGGAGAGCGAATGAGCCAGCTTGGTCGTATTAGCGGTCCGCTCTTAAAGGCAAACCTTCTACGCCAAGGTGTAGATCTAGCCTTTGAGACCGACCTACTTTATCTTGATGTTGTTAACAGGCGAATCGGCATAAAGACTGCTACTCCTAGTCACGAACTCCAAGTAAACGGTACGACCCGCACAACAAATCTAGAAGTCACGGGATCTACAGCACAGATAGGCGACTTCTTATTTTCACCGAATACAATAACATATGACGGCGATTTAACTTTTAATCTGCCAGAAGGTTCTGCCCTAAGAACCAGCAAGTTCTCCATAGATTCAATCGATATTTTTAACAATATCATAGCAACCAACGAATCAAATGCTAATTTAGAAATTCGTCCTAGCGGTACTGGAATCGTTGACATCAAATCCGGAGTACAAGTAGCAGGAGATTTACAAGTTGACGGTGCAATCACTGCCGACGGTAACATAATTTTAGGTGATGCTACTACTGATACCCTTACCTTCAATGCTGAAATAAACAGCGACTTAATTCCTGACGCAAATGAAACATATAGATTAGGATCAAATCCTTCCACCGGAGGAAAACGCTGGTATGATACATGGACACGCAATCTATATGCTGATATTATTACTTCACAGAATCTAATCATAGATGGAGTAAACATTTCAGCATTGCCTGGAAACATGCTATACGTATCTGCGGTAAATGGAGATGATACAAGACAAGGCGAACACCCTAACGATACATTAAAAACACTGAAACAAGCTCTAAATCTTGCTACAGCAGGAACTACGATATATCTATATCCAGGAGTTTACGTAGAGGAGTTTCCTTTAGAAGTTCCCGTAGGTGTTACAGTTAAAGGTACAGGAATACGTTCAGTACGCATAGTACCTACAACACAAACCGAATATAACGATGCTTTTTTACTCAACGGTGAAACTACTGTCGAAGATTTAACAGTTGCTGATTTTTATAGTGGCGGCAATTATTTTACAGTTACGTCTGCTTCGGCAGGTACCACAACAGTTAATGTAGGCACATCGCCTTTCGCTCATACCTATGTTAGCGGCGGAACTATTGAATTTATCGACAGTAGTAGCGGAAATGTTACCGGTGCTACTTACACTCACACTACTGGTACTTTAGTATTAACACATACCGGTGGTACTGCTAGCCCAGGCGACAGAGTATTTCTATCAAATCTAACATTCAGCTGTAACGGCGGAAATAGAGTATTTCCGGATAACGGTTACGCATTTAGGTTTGCTACAGATTTTGAAGTTACGACTAGATCACCGTACGTTAGAAACGTCACTGTACTAACCAAAGGTACTATTGTAGGTCCGGGCGATCCATTAGGATTTGGTTCAGGCGATGCTGGTAAAGGTGCGTATGTAGATGGTGCGTATGCTACTGCGATTTCTAAAGAAGCCAGTATGCTGTTCCACTCCGTGACATTTATTACACCGGGCGTAGATGGCTTGTCAGCTACGAACGGTGCTAGGGTAGAGTGGTTAAATTCATTTACTTATTATGCTAACAAAGGTATGAATTTGTTCAGCAGCAACGACGGTTTTAATAGCGACGGCAAAACAAGAATAAAGATTTCTAATAGAACAGGAACATTTAATGTAGGTAACACACTGAGCTATTACGACACTGACGGAACTACTGTTTTAGCTTCCGGAACAATTCAAAGTATAGACGGTGATTTTTTCAACATAGACGGCAAGAATGCCGGATGGGTTACCTTAGAAGATAGAATAGGAAAAACAGTTACAGTTAGCGGTGATGCTAAACTGTCAACTGCTCAGAAAAAATTTGGTTCAGCAAGTCTTGTATTAGACGGCACCGGCGATTTTATTAATATAGCGAGTCAGCCTGATTTTGGATACGGAACAGGCGATTTTACTATAGAATTTTTCTGGAGACCCACAGCATTAGGTACTCAACAAGTTTTATTAGATTGTAGAACTGCTGCAACTGATACAGCACTTTATTTAGAAATGAATGCTGCTGGTAATATTAGACTATTTGTCAGTGGAGCATATCGTATTACTTCCAGTGTGGCATGTACCGCGGGAACATTTAATCACATAGCTCTTTTTAGAGTCGGCGGAGTTACAAAATTAGCAGTTAACGGAACGATTACACCAACTACTTACACAGATGCTAACAATTATCCAGCAAGACCTTTTAGATTAGGAGCTACTTGGACAGGAACAACAGCCTCTAACGGTTATTTTGATGAAGTTAGAGTAGTAAAAGGCATAGCGAAATATACATCGTCAGTTACAGTGCCTACCGCGGCATTCACGAGCGACTCGTCTACTGTACTGTTACTGCACTTTAATGGTACAAATAATTCAACTATAATAGTAGATGACGGCGTAACAACACAAGACATTAGAACTTCGGCCGGCGGAACCGCCACAGTAATTGATCTAGCAGATTACTCAGATTTTGGTGCCGAACTAAGAAGTATTGGCTCTGCTTGTGTGTATGGAAACTATGGTGCTTACGGCGATGGCGATGGCGTCATAGCATATCTCATCGGACAAAATTTAGCTTATATAGGTAACGGCGGAGATTCGAATAATGATCCGACTACAGTTATTCAGGCTAACGAAATTGTAGAATTAAATCGTGCTAAGATTTTCTATACTTCGGTTGATCACAAAGGTGATTTCCGTGTAGGTGATCAATTTTATATTAATCAAGACACTGGTGAAGTTGTCTTTAGTAATTCTAACGTAGCAGTTACAGGTAGTTTACTATTCAACGATGGCGTAAATCAGACCTACATTGATGCTACAAAGATCGAAACAGGCGATTTCCGTATATCAAACAACACCGTAGAAACACTTAGCCAAGTAATGAATATAAATTCATTCACCGGCGAAGTAAATTTCTTAAACAATGTTAATATCGCCGGCGATCTCGATGTTACAGGAAATGTAACGATCGGCGGTAACATTACGATAGGCGATCAAACTACAGATTCTGTTAATATTGAAGCGAGAATTAACAGCGATATCATTCCTAAATTAAACGATACTTATGATCTAGGAACTACAGTCGAACGCTGGAGACAGATATTTGTTAATAAATTAACTGCTGACAATATAGAAATCGTAGACAATAAGATTTCTACGTTAGATTCAAACAGCGACCTCGAGTTATCAGCAGCCGGAACAGGTAAAGTTCTTATTCCTAACAATGACCTACAAGTAAACAGTACTTTCACAGTCATAGGAACTACTAATCTACAAAATACTAATGTCGTAGGTAATTTAAACCTTACAGGTAACTCTACTATAACAGGCGATGTAGTACAAAACGGAGACCTTAGCGTTACCGGATCGTTCTTTTCAGCTTCCTTAGATCTTGAAAATATCGAGATAGTTGAAAACAATATTAGAACCAAAAACAGTAATCAAGACCTACAACTAGAAGCAGCGGGTACTGGTAGGATTTATATTCCATCCAACGACGTTCAGATGGATCAAGACCTTACAGTTTTAGGCACGATTACTGGTCCTGTGATCAATAACACTGGAACAATTACATCTAGTACATTTACTAACAATAACATTGTCATAAGCACCAATACTATTGCTGCGACAACATCGAATTCGGATCTAGAACTTAGATCAAATGGTACAGGAAAAGTATATGTTTCCAACAGTGACGTACAGATCGACGAAGATCTAGAAGTCATCGGCGATACTAACTTAGCAGTTACAAATATCACAGGTACACTGACAGTTAATGGAAACATAGTACAGACTGGCAATTATACACAAACTGGCGATCTAACCATAACAGGAAATCTTTCAGTTGGCGACGCAGCTCAATTTGAAAATATTCTTGTTGACGATAATTTTATCACAACTACTGTATCAAACAGCGACTTAGAATTAAGAGCGGCAGGCACAGGTAGTGTAATTATTGACGGAACTGATTTAGAAGTACTAGGAAATCTTAACGTAGTTAATACATTAACTGCTAATTCTCTAAACATAGCTACAGACATTACTGCTGACAGATATACTAACGGTAATATTCTCATCGAAAATAATGTAATATCAACGACATTATCAAACAGCGATTTAGAACTTAGAGCTAACGGTGTAGGAATTGTACAGGTTACTAGTGATGCTAATATAGATCAAAGTCTAACTGTGTCTGGAATAACTACGCTGTTAGGATCTACAAATGATGTTACTGGGGTAATAAATCATGTAGGCGATCTTAATCAAACAGGTACAACTACTCATACCGGAGATTACTCTTTAACCGGTAATCTCACAGTTGATACTTACGCTCAGTTCGAGAATATACGCATTGACGGCAACCAACTGTACACTACAGAATCAAATAGCAATCTTGAACTAGCAGCCAGCGGCGTAGGAATAATTTCTATACCTAATAACGACGTAGTAGCAGGACAGAATCTCACTGTCAACGGAACACTGACCGTCGAAAACATTTCTTTAACTATTCTTGAAACAGAAATAGTACAGACTAGCGACATTCGCATACAAAATAATTTTATTACCACTACTCTGTCAAACAGCAATCTCGAATTACGTGCCAACGGCACAGGAGAAGTCGTAGTTCCTAACGCAGATGTTGTAGTACAGAACGATTTTACAGTACAGGGCAACACAAATTTACAGAATACAGGTATAACCGGAACACTAACACAAGTTGGCAATACAACACATACCGGAAATACTACACAAACCGGAGATTACACATTAAACGGTAATTTAGATGTCAGCGGCCTAGCAGAGATTGCGGATATACAGATTAACGGTAATCAAATTTCATCCATTAACGGATTGAATCTAGTCCTAGATGCTCCCGGATCTGGTATAGTCTACATACCAGAAAATGATGTATTAATAGAAAACGACTTATTTGTTAACGGTACACTGTACGCTAACAACGTCATAGGTACTTTTGGATCATTACAATCTAATGAGATAGATACCGGCGATATTGTAGTACGCGGTAATAGAATTACTACAACACTTTCAAACAGCGACCTTGAATTACGTGCTAACGGCACGGGGTCTGTAATAATTGACAACACAGATTTAATCGTAAACGGTGACCTAATAGTTACTACAGATGTACAATTAAACAACACACAGATTACCGGAACACTGACTCACAATGGTACTGCTAATCATACAGGAACTGTAAATCAAACTGGAGCATATAATTTAACCGGAAATATGAATATCACCGGTACTGCTCAATACAGCAATATTCGTGTAGAAGGCAACGTTATTAGAACTACAGTACCAGGCAGCGATCTAACTTTCCAGGCCACGGGTGCCGGCATAATCACTGCTCCTTTCAATGACGTTGAGATAACACAGAATTTAACTGTATCGGGGGATGTAACTACTACTGATATAGTAGCTTCAAACTCAGTTACAGCACCGATTATCAACTTAGGTTCTATAACTATCAGCGGTAACCTTATTACCACAAACACATCTAATACCAATTTAGAACTTAGAGCTAACGGCACCGGCGGAATAGAATTAGAGTCTATCATAGTCAATCAAAATCAGATTACTACTCAAAATAACACAGATATTGTTATCGCTCCAAACGGCACAGGTATCGTTGATTTCCAGGGTACACAGGCCGTAAGATTGCCGAGAGGGACAGTGGCAGAACGTCCAGTTGGTCAAGCTGGTCAATTGAGATATAACACTACCAGCAATTATTACGAAGGTTTCGACGGAACAAATTGGCGTAGATTAGACGGTGTTTATGACCTAGATGAAAATACCTACATAACTCCAGAGACTACTCCCGGAGCCAATGATAACGTTATTAGTTTTTACATTAATGGTCTGAATCGTGCTACCTTAAACGCTACAGGATTTTCTACAAGTAACGTAGATATAGGCAATATAAATATCACGGGTAATACGATTTCTACTACCAATACTGACGGGAACTTAATATTGGCTCCGAACGGTACTGGTAGTACTGTTATTGGCGTTTTTGCCTTACGTAATAATACTATTACAAACACACAGAATGACGCTGTAACTTCTTTTAACCAAACAGGTACCGGATACTTTAAAATTTCCGGAACCAACGGCTTCGTCCTTCCAAGAGGATCAGACGCAGAAAGAGGAGTGATTTTTGAAACAGGTATGATGAGATACAATACCACAGATCAGCGTGTAGAAGTGTATGATGGCATAACTTGGGTTTCGGCAGCAGGTAGCACAGGAACTGGTATTACTTATAGCGAAGCAGAAGGATTAGCTATTACAACAGCATTAATTTTTGGATGATAGATTAGATGGCAACATTTTTTAGAAACAAAGTAGTTAAAGACCTAGGAATGATGTCTACCCATATGGTAGAAACTACTGCCGCCAGCCGAGTTACAGTTATCGGTCTAAGTATGACCAATCTAACAACAGCAGTCATCAAAGTCAGCATAACATTAACAGACAATACTTCTACTACAGGTTATTTTATCAAAGATGTTACTATACCACCAAATCAAAGTTTACGAGTTATTAATGGTGGAGAGAAGTTAGTCATGGCAGAAAATAATTTATTAGCAGCTTTTGCCGATAGAGAAAATGCTGCCGATGTAATTGTAAGCTACGTCGAAATTATATAAGGAATTGATATGACATATTACATAGGTGATTTTAACGTAGAAGGTATTTTAGGTGTTGGAGTTCCTAGATATTTTTATGGATTAAGAAGAACAGCTGACGGAGAACTTTATTTGGGTAGACTTGATCAGCTTGATCCAGAAGGTGTGTTAGAAATTAACCAGCCCGGAATACCAGAAGACAATTACAATGACTTTGAAGTCGGAACAGATTTTTTTGAAGGTATTGATGTTAACCACGATACCGTGTATAAAAACTTAAATTATCAGCAATATCGTTGGGATAACAGAAATTTATATTATTATATCGATGAAGACGGACAGTTAGTAGTAAGGATCAGTGAAGAATACCAGTATCCTACAGGAATTTAAGAGATAAATTATGGCAGAATATAAGATCAGTAGATTAAAGTTTACCTGGAAAGGTGACTGGCAACCTAATTTTAATTATATCGTCGACGATATTGTAAGATTTGGTGGTAAAAGTTATGTCTGTATTGAAAGACACACATCATCTACCCAGAGTTTTTATGCTGATTTAAATTTTATTGATCAGACTACGATACCGGCTTCACCCGATCCTCGATGGGAATTGATGTTCGATGGCTATGAGTGGCGAGGCGACTGGACTCCGTTTACTGTTTACAATGTAGGCGATATAGTCAAATACAAATCTATCTCTTATATCTGTATCAGTTCACATACTTCTAACACAGTAACTATTGGTCTAGAAGGCGACCAGACACATTGGGTTTCTTATGCTAGGTCAGATGACTGGAAAGGCGATTGGCAACCTTCTACCACATATTCTGTCAGAGATGTCGTAAAATATAACGGTATAGTATACAGAGCAGTAGCTAGAAATATTTCCAGCGATGTAACTACAGGTCTAGAAGGAAACTTTGCTGACTGGGAAATAGTAAATCCAGCACAACAATGGAGACAGGCCTGGACAACAAATAGAAGATATAGAAAAAACGACATCGTCAAATACGGCGGTATAGTCTATAGATGTATTACTGGGCATACGTCAGCATTAACTGCCGCTGAAGGTTTAGAAGACGACCAAGCAGCTTGGGAAATAGTTTACAAAAATATAGAATACAAAGGCGACTGGGTACCGGCAGTAATAGCACCAGTTACCCCGGGCGTTAGATATAAACTAAACGATGTAGTAAAGTTTGGTGGTGGAATATGGATCTGCGTCGACTATCATACTAGTACAACAGAATTTGACCTCACAAAATGGCAGGTGTATGTACCTGGCTTCGAATTTGAAAATGAGTGGAATACTAATACTGTCTATCAAAGAGGCGATGTTGTTAGATATGGGGGTTACTCTTATGAGGCTTTGAATAATAGCATAGGTCAGAATCCTGCTACTTCAGCACAACAAAACGACGATAGTTCTATAGCATTCTGGAAATTATTAAACATAGGCTTTAGGGTCAGCGGAGAGTGGGCTAACAACACAGCATATTTTGTCGGTGATGTTGTAAGACGCAACGGACAATTTTATGTTGCTATCAAAGATGTTTTAACAGATCCTAACATAGATACAGTTGGTTGGGAATTAGTAATTCCTGGAGAAAAATATAGAAAAGAATGGGAATTAGATGAAACTTATGCTATAGGCGATATCGTAGTTTTTGAAGATAACACCTATAGATGTCTAGTTAAACACTTAGCTTCAAACATTAATCTAAGACCGGACAATGATTACGATAATAATATATGGACATTGTTAATCAGAGGCGAGCCAACAAACAGTCTGAGATATCAAGGCGATATAAAATTCTATGGAGAAACTGATGACGGTAGTACCGTAGGTCAGACTAGATTACCTATCGGAATAACAGGACAGACACTACGGGTAGTTAATAATGCTCCATCATGGGAAACATTTAATATAGCACAAAAAGTGTACTATGTGAGCACCGAAGGCTTTGACGATCCTGACAATGGCACTAGTTTGAACAGTGCTTTTAGAACAGTAAAGTATGCCTGCGATTTCGCCATTGGCCCGGCTACTATTTTTGTTAAAGCAGGAGTGTACTCCGAAATACTACCGATGAAAGTGCCGAGAGATGTTGCTATCGTAGGCGAAGAATTAAGAAGCACCATAATTGAACCTGCTGTTGGGTATGAACTTTCAGACATGTTCTATGTTAACAACGGTTGTGGTATTAGGAATATGACGCTAAGAGGTTTAAATGGAACTCTTACAGCAATTAATCAATATGGAACCAGAAGACCAACAGCCGGTGCGTATGTGTCGTTAGATCCAGGATCAGGACCTACAGACAGCTCTGTTTGGATCACTACAAAATCTTGCTATGTACAAAACGTAACAACTTTTGGTAATGGTTGTGTAGGATTAAAAGTTGACGGTGCTTTACATGGCGGCGGCAATAAATCCATAGTAGCTAACGATTTTACACAGATTCTTTCAGATGGCATCGGAGCATGGGTTACTAACAACGGTCTTTCAGAACTTGTTTCAGTATTCTCATACTACGGTCACATGGGATACTTGGCAGAAAACGGAGGTAAGATTCGTGCTACCAACGGTAACAGCTCTTATGGAACATATGGCTGCGTGGCTGAAGGTGTTGACGAAACTGAAACTCCTGCCGAAGGGTTCATCAATAACAGAACTTCTGAAGCGGTTATAGCATCAGCATTCTCAGGCGAAGCTAATGATGAAATTTTAAATCTCGAATTCAGCAATGCTGGTGAAAATTATACTTCGGCGACTATGAGTTTCGTAGGTTCAGGAGCAGGAGCATCAGTTATCGTTGATGAGTTCCGAGACGGGGGCATCTTTGAATGGAGGTTATTAGATCCGTTGCCTGGAGGATTTTTAGGCGGTGGCGGATTTCAGTCTACAGGAAACAATGCCCAGGCCGGTGACACAACGGGGATTAATATCGCTTCAAACGACGAAGCATTGCCCGGAGATTACATAGGTGCTAGAATCATTATTACCAGCGGAACCGGTACAGGACAATACGGAATAGTTGCTTCTTATGATATTGTAACTAAGAGAATAGACGTAGCTAACGAATATGACGGAGCAGCAGGATGGACGCATGTTATTCCTGGTTATCCTCTAGCTCCATTGTTAGATACTACTTCAGTATATAGGATTGAGCCACGACCAATCACTGCTGCTCCTCTATACACTAACGATTCAATACCCGGAGATATAAGATATTTTACAGACGCTATCTATATTAAAGAGATAGGTCGATTAGTAGCGACCGGTCGACCAGCCGATGGAAGTGTAGGATCTATCTATATAGGTACTGATGAAACTAATATTACTATATCTAATGCTGCTAATAACCCAGAAATTTATACATCAGTAGCATGGGACGGAACCAGCAGAATTGCTGCTGTAACCAATGCTACTTCTGCTATTGTCGGTACTTGGAATACGGGGTCATCATCATTTACTTTTAATTCTATCGTAACTAATATTGGAGTTAATAATTGTACTAACATAGCCGGTGGCGGCGGCTCATTTGTAGCTACAGCACCTTCAACAACTGGTTCTGTAGCAGTATATACCTCATCGTGGATTTTAAGATCGACACCAGTATCAGCACCCTGGACTGCTGTAGCTTATGGAAAAAATAGATTTGTTATAATTTCTACCACAGGAAAAACAGCTATTAGTACCAACTCGGGCGTAACATGGACAGCAGGCTCAGACATACCTGCGTTCGGTGATTCAACACAGCCACAATGGACTGATATGTGCTACGGAAACAATAGATTTGTAGCCATATCATCCAATACCAATGCTGTAGCCTATAGCTTTGATGGTCTAACGTGGTACTTGTCGGCTCTGCCTTTCGATACGAACTGGAGAAGAATCAGTTATGATCAGGGATTATTTGTAGCTATTAGTACTTCTTTAACACAATATGCTGCTGTTTCGGACAGCGGCGGCTTCGCTTGGGAATTAGTAACTTTAGACGGAGGATCTCTAGGTAGAGATGCTCTAGCATTTGTTCCTAATACTACTACTAGAGGTCGATGGGTTTTGTTGTCTGTAGATGCTGGGACTGTTGACACATTTCAGTACGGTGCTACATTCAGATGTAGACCGGTTATCACAGGCGGTAGAATACAATCGATGAAAATATGGGAACCAGGCAGCGGCTATACCGGACAGCCCGTGTTCACGCTCAGCGATCCAGTATCAACATCAAACCCCCAATACGAATTTAGAATTGGTAACGGTGTCCTAGCTAATCCTACCTTTATTAATAGAGGTATTGGATATAAAACATCTACTACAAGAGTAACAGTAAGTGGTGACGGATATGCTGATATCTACGAACTCGGTGGAGATATCATAGTTGACGGAGTTCCTAGGGTTGTTAGAACTGGTGCTAACTTTGAAATTAATGCTATTAACTGGGAACCATCAGTACTTCCCATCTCTGGACCGTGGGGCGGAGTTACTGCTGGTACAGATAAATTCGTAGGAATTACATTTCAAGGAGTCGGAACAACGCAGATAGTGTATTCAGCAGACGGAGAAGGTTGGACCAGTGCTACGATTCCGCAGCAGCGAGATTGGAGAGATATAAGATTTGGCAACGGCGTCTACATCGCAGTAGCCTATGGTACTGTGTTTGCTAGAAGCACTAACGGGACTACTTGGTCTACAGTAACAGTTCCTAATGCCAATTGGTCTTCTGTAGATTATCTAAATGGAAAATGGGTAGCTATTTCTAACGGTTCGGCAAACGCTCTGTATTCTGAGGACAACGGCCTAACATGGCAGACATCTTCACTGCCGGTCAGTGCTCAATGGATCAAAGTTAAGCACGGAGCTAATAATTTCATCGCTATCTCTAACAACAATGATAAGGCAGCAATATCCGTAGATGGTCAAGCATGGCTACTAAGAACTTTGCCGACGACAGCCCAGTGGTCGGATGTTGCCTACGGAAATAATCATGTGATATTGATCGCAAGAAATAGCAATCAGATAGCACTTTCCGAGGACGATGGAAACTCTTGGGACGCAGCATCCGCACCTTCAACAGACGATTGGGCACATATTATATTCGCCAATAGAAAGTTTGTTTTATTTTCGGGTACCGGATCAAAAATTTATTCATCTAGATTAGGTCTATCGTGGCTAGAAAGAGATTATCCGTTAAGTAATCCAACGGCAGCAGTAGCAGGATTGAACAAATATCTAGTTTTATCTGACAATGATGCTGCTGTAGCTTCAGACGGATCAGATAACAAAGTTTACAGAGTGTTAACAGTACAGATTTTAAGTGGTTCTATAGGAAATTACAGATTAGCTATCAGAGTGGGTCCTGATTTCAACAGAACAACTAGTCCGGAACATAATGCTCCCATAGAGATTCGCGAAAAATACAGTCAAGTTCGATTAACTGGACACGATTTCTTAGAGATAGGTACTGGTAATTTTACCCAAACAAATTATCCTACTACTAATCTTATTAATCTAGCACCAGAAAATGAAGTGTATAATCGAGGTGGCGGTCGTGTATTCTATACATCAACAGACCAAGACGGTAATTTCCGAGTTGGTGAACTGTTTGCTGTTGAACAGGCTACTGGCGTAGTTACAATTAGTGCTGATTATTTCGACCTCGGTGGATTATCAGAATTGAGATTAGGTGGTATACGTGTGGGCGGAACAGGAGTTGTTATCAGAGAGTTTTCTACAGATGTTACATTTGCTGCTGATTCTAACAATGTAGTGCCTACACAGAGAGCTATTAAGTCCTATATAGAAAGACGTATTTCAGGTGGTGGATCAGAAGCAGCTACAGGTACATTGATCGCAGGTACAGTTAGAATAGGAGGACCGAATAATATCGGTAGTACTACTAATACCTACGTAAATTTACCTAGAAATATGAATATGAGAAAAGGGGCCTCGGGTATGATGCTGGCTATGAGCATGTTTTCGGACGCTTTTAACAGTAATCTAGACGGGCAAGAAGTTGGTAGGGATTTAGGTTAAAAACATATTAGATAAATATGGTATCGAAGATCGGAGTAATCGATGGCAGAGTTTAAATTAGGTAGAATTAGGTTTATATGGAAAGGCGAATGGGCCGCGGGTACCTCTTACCTTAAAGATGACGTAGTCAGAGTAAACGGTAAAGTTTATATCTGCGTTATCGGACATACGGCAGATTCAAATTTTTATGTAGATGCGAATAATGTTCCCGCACGTTGGAATCAAGCCAGCGATGGCCAATCTTGGAGAGGTGACTGGACTGTTGACACTGAATATTTTGTCAACGATATCGTTAAATATGGCGGACAGTTATACATCTGTTTAGTAGGACACACATCGTCTGCTAACATCAACGACGGATTAGAAGTTGATCTAGATCTTGGCGACAGTACACAGACTAAGTGGGATCAATTTGCCGAAGGTTTTGATTGGAAAGGCGACTGGACTACCAGCACCAGATACAAATTAAACGACATAGTCAAATACGGCGGCAATACATATCTATGTAATCTAGGACATATCTCTGCTCCTACCGCAGCCATGGGATTAGAAGGTCTAGATAGAGTAACATCAGGACAAAAAGCAGACATTGACAAATGGGATCAGTTCTCTGAAGCATTTGACTGGAAAGGTCCATGGACACCATCTACTCGATATAAAATCAATGATGTAGTTTCCTTCGGCGGAACTACTTATGTATGTAATGAAGGACATCCTGCTGCTGCGACATTCGCCTTAGGTCTTGAAGCAGATCAGGGTAAGTGGGATTATTTTAATCAAGGTATTGAATATCTCGGTGCTTGGGACGCAGACGCACAAAATTATAAAGTAAACGATCTAGTTAAAAACGGCAACGGCGTTTATATCTGTTTACAAAAGCATACTTCAAGCCTCTCAAGAACCTTCGAACAAGATGAAGATTCTGGTTATTGGGCACAATTCTTAGAAGGATTACAATTTGAAGATAGTTGGAACACGTCTACTATCTATCAACCTGGCGACATAGTTACCTATGGTGGGTATGCTTATGTTGCCACAACTAACCACAGTAACATCAAACCTACACAGGCAGTAACCGGAGCCCAGAACTGGGATCTATTCACCACAGCATTTAAATTCCAACAAGACTGGTCAGGAGTCACCGCATATAAAGTCGGCGATGTTGTAAGGCTCAGCGGATATACCTATGTAGCTATCGCAGATAATACTAATTTCAAACCACCTAATCTAACATATTGGGAACAATTAAATCCTGGTATACGCTGGTTAGGTGCTTGGGCCAATGGTTACGGATATGTGTTAGGTGACGCTGTACGTTACGGACCTAACAGTTATATCTGCGTTCTAGCACACACATCTGCTACAGCAACAAATAGACCGGATGTAGACATCTCAGGAACATTTTGGAATCTATTAGCTAACGGTCAAGAATCGTCCGTGTTAACAACACAAGGCGATATCGTTTACTACGGTGGTGCCGGGCCTACAAGATTACCTATAGGTTCAGACGGACAGGTTCTTGTCGTTAACAATGCTGCAGCACCCGAATGGAAATATTGGGGTGAAGTAGATCAACTCTATTATGTGAGCTTAGAAGGTACAGACGAGCCAGCACCTACATACGGTATTACATTAGACAAACCATGGAGAACCGTAAGATACGCTGCTGACCAGATAGAAAAAGGCACTAGAAATCCAGAAGCTGCCTATCTGCTAGAAATTAATAGACAATTTGTACAGCGTGAAACAGTTCAGTGGATTAACTATCAGATTACCAACAACATCGCTCCTTTTGTTTCGAGTTTTTCTTATAATACAACCAAGTGTGAGCGTGATGTTGGATTAATCATTGACGCTTTATTATGGGATATCCGCCACGGCGGTAACGTAAGATCTAGACAGGCTGCTGTTGAATACGTAACAAACGCCTCAACATTCTACGGTCTAGGACAAAAAGAAGAAACAGTAGCAGCGATTAATTATGCTGTTGATACATTGATCAATACCTGTGTACTACTTAACACAGCACCGGCAACAAATTATCAAGTCACTAACAGCGTTCCAGTCAATGACAGAATCTTACAGATTATCAATACAAATTATGTTGCTGAAGATTCATCCTTTACAGAAATTACTAATCTAAAAACACTAATCAACACAGCTATATCGGGCGGTGCGTTAGTGAATGTAGGAGCTGAAGTAAAACCTCAGAGAACTATATTAGTTAAGACTGGTGTATTCTTTGAAACACTACCAATCATTGTGCCTGTAGATACTGCGGTTGTTGGCGACGAATTAAGATCTACTAATATCAGACCGGCTACTAGCCAGATCGATCCAACAGATGTTCCTAAAAGTGTTGCTGCTCTAGTATGGTTAGCAAGCGTTCTAGAGGCGGTTGTTACAGGAGTTACATTTAGTAAAACTACCACAGGGTCAAATCCAAATACACTAACACAGAGTCAAACGAAACCATTCGCTGACAGCTCAGTGGGTAATGTTGTGAATTTGGTAGTGCAGAATGCTTACACTTACATTACGGACACTCTGATAATAGGCGGCCCATCAGGTATTACGTTTGTAGGAACAAACACTCCGGTTAGTGATTATGATACTTACGCAGCAGTAAGACAACTAGAACTTAACAGAGAATTTATCGTAGCAGAAATTCATGCTTATATTGCTGATACATATCCCGCATACACATATTCTTTAGCGGCTTGTGCTCGAGATATTAATGAATATATAGATGCGGCAAAATATGATTTAATTTATCCTGGCAATTATAGAACGTTAACAGCAGCAAAATGGTATGTTAACGGCGTTACTGGTTCAGTAACTGAAAACATGTTCCTAGTTCGAAACAGCACAGGCGTTAGAAATATGACTGTCCAAGGCCTAACAGGAACACTAACTGGACCAAATTCTTATGGTACATATAGACCAACAGCTGGTGCTTATGTTTCTTTAGATCCAGGCTGGGGCCCTAACGATCAGCGTGTTTGGATTACTACAAGATCGTGTTATGTACAGAACGTAACTACATTCGGTACTGCCTGTATTGGTGCTAAGATCGATGGTGATCTACATGCCGGCGGTAATAAATCTATCGTTGCCAACGACTTTACACAGGTCCTCTCAGACGGAATCGGTGTATGGTGTACTAATCTCGGAAGAACAGAACTTGTTTCTGTATTCTCATACTACGGACATATTGGTTATCTAGCAGAAGACGGCGGTAAGATACGTGCTACTAACGGTAACAGCTCCTACGGTACATTTGGTTGTGTTGCTGAAGGCGTTGATGCTACAGAAACACCTATCACAGGCATAGTCAATAACAGATACGAAGAAGCACTGATTACTAAGGTTTTAACTAATACACAACAAGTCCTTCGTGTTGAATATCAAAATGCTGGTATTGATTATACCGCAGGTACATTTACATTCAACGGTCCAGGTACGTCATTTACCACAGTCGGTGATGAAAGAAGAGACGGCGGAATTTTTGAAGTAAGACTGTTAGATAATGATGACAGTTCCGGACAATTTGGAGGACTTGACTATCTAAGTTCAGAAAACGTAGCACAGGCAGGTACAACTACATCGATCACCTTAGCCGCTACAGACGACCAAACCAGTACTGCCTATATCGGTATGCGTATCTATATTCAATCAGGTGCTGGCGTAGGACAATACGGGTATATTAATACCTATAACGCAGGATCTAAAGTAGCTGGCGTGTTTAAAGAATCAACAGGTACCGCAGGTTGGGACCATGTCGTACCAGGAACTACAATAGTATCTCCTGATCCTTCATCATTGTATATAATCGAACCAAGAGTTACAGTAGCAGCACCGACAGAAAGTTCACCTGCTGTTACAGGTGGTCCCGCAGGCGGATCCTCAGATGCGGTCTATGCTAACGTAAGACAGACATTTACAGGTCTGTCAGCATCGGGCGGATCAGGAACTGGAGCAACATTTAACGTAACTAGAAGCGGTGAAACTTATACTGTTACATTAAATCAAGCAGGACAAAATTATACGAACGGAAATACCTTAACTATTCTTGGCACAGCGGTAGGCGGTGCTACACCAGCCAACGATATCAGGATCAAAGTAGAAACTGTTGATTCTACTCCCGGATTGGTTGTAGGAGAAATATTAACATTTAGACACGAAGGCAAAGGACGCGGCGGTAATTTCGTACTGCTTCCAGTCGCATCTAGCAACGTCGGTTATTTTTCTACCAACGGTACAAGTTGGTCAACATCTACATTGCCAGCGACTGCTGTTTGGACATCTTTAGCAACAGGCGATATTAGCAATGTATCATATGTGGTAGCACTGGGTTCTACAGGAACTACAACTGCTGCTTATAGTATTGATGGTGGAGCAACATGGACCGGATCAAACTTACCCCAGACTAGTGCTGTAACTTCTGTAGCTTTTGGCGGGGGTAGATTTGTTGCCGTAAGATCAGATTCTGCTACGCCCTTAGTATCTACAAATGGTACTACATGGGCTAACGGTGCTAATCCTCTCCCAGGAGCAACTAATTGGCAGAGTATTACCTACGGAAAAGGTAGATTCTTTGCTGTGGCCACAGGCGGTACAGCATCTGCTTACAGCCTAGATGGAATTACCTGGACTGCTGCCGCACTACCATCATCGTCAACATGGAACAGCATAGCATTTGGAAATAATATATTTGTAGCATTATCTGTAGCAGGTGTGCTGGCTATAAGCAATAACGGGACCAGCTGGACCGCAGTTTCCGGAACCATAACCGCTGACGAAGTTGGATACGGACAAGGAACATTTGTTGCTACCAGCAATGGTACCGCAGCAGCACACTGGGATTCACAAGACGGATTGACTTGGACTCAAGGAACTGCGACATTTGCTGCCACAGGAAGACCGGTATTTGGTAATCCTAATAGATCTCCATTGTGGGTGATTCCTCTCTCAGCTGCTACTCCTCAAGCACTAGTTACAGGTACTAGAGCCTATGTACGTTGTAGAATCGCTGATACTAAGATAGTAGAATTCAGGGTAGTTGAGCCAGGTAGCGGTTACAGTTCTGTAACACCGCCGACATTGACTATTACAGATCCTAACAATACCTACGAAGCACCGTATACTGTGCGTGTCGGTAACGGTGTATTAGCTAATCCAACATTTGTTACCAGGGGTGCCGATTGGGAAGTCGCTACAGGAACCGTAGTCGGTGACGGTTACGCAGATATTTTCCAGAATGGCAATTACGTAGACGTCAGAGATCTGTATTCTATACCAGTACCAGGTTCAAACGTTGAATTTTCAACATTGCCTGGACAGTTTTACAAACTGGTTACTGTGACACAGTTACTAGGTACAGGGCCTTACACAGCTAGATTACAGGTAAGTCCTCCGATAGAGATTCCTGAAGCTATGCCGCACGAGGATACTTTTGAAATTAGGATCCGTTATTCACAGGTTCGACTAACTGGTCATGATTTCTTAGATATAGGAACAGGCAATTTTACCAGCACTAACTATCCAAATTTACCTTTAATAGATCCGATACCCGCCAACGAAACAGTAGAAAGCAACGGCGGTCGTGTGTTCTATACATCAACTGACCAAGATGGCAACTTCCGAGTTGGTGGGTTGTTTACAGTTGAACAAAGTACGGGTACTGCTACACTGAACGCAGATGCGTTTAATATCGCAGGCCTACAAGAGCTCAGTTTGGGCTCGGTAGAATTGGGCACAGGGGGTGCTACAATCACTGAATTCTCAACGGATCCGTTCTTTACACAGAATTCAGATTCAGTTATACCTACGCAGAGAGCTATTAAAGCCTACATCAGTTCACAAATTGGTTCAGGCTCTAGTACGTTGAACGTAAATACTCTCACAGCAGGTCAGATATTTGTAGCTAATGACTTCATTACTACTACCACAGGGGGCAGAATCAACGTTCTAGCTCCGATGAATTTCATAGGTGGTATTAATGGAGTGCCGGTGGCTATGAACTTATTTTTACATAGTTAATGGAGAATTTTAAATGCCAACAGGAAGATTAGGGGCTAGTGATGTCGCAGCAGCTTCAAATACCACAGTTTACACTGTGCCCTCAGATACTTTTTCGGTAGTTACACTGTCGATCTGTAATAGAGGAAATCAAGCGGTTGCTGTCAGAGTAGCGGTTTCTGCGGCTGCAACGCCTACAGCAGCAGAATGGATCGAATATGACACAGAAGTATTAGGCAAGGGTGTTTTAGAACGTACAGGTATTGTTATGGACGCAGGTAGATTGCTAGTAGTATATTCTAGCGGTGCTAACGTCAGTGCAGTAGCGTTCGGTATAGAAACACCAACAGCATAAATATACATTGACAGGGGATTTACATGGGACGATATATCACAACAACGGGCACAGCGAATAATGTTATTCGTGAAGTTTCTTCAGCCTTTAACGCTTCAGTCAATGATCGAATTTTAGCCAACAGTTCGGGGGGTGCTTTTACTATCACTCTACCTAACATAGCTACATTATTGCTCAACGATACGATACAGATTATCGACATCGGTGGTGTAGCAGCAACAAATAATATCACAGTTGCTAGAAATGGTTCTAAAATCCAAAACATCAACGACGATTTAACTATCGACGTTAATGGATCGATCATTACTCTAGTTTACACTGGCACGACCTATGGCTGGGTAGTAGCATCAGCTTAATGAAACGACACAGGAAGGAACATGCCTACATCATTTAGAAATTTAGTACAGATCAAAGGAGATGCTGTTTACGCTACAGAAGAACATCTAGAGCGTGGCAGGATCTGGGTCTATACTCCAGGCAATAACTATACCAACTACCAGATATGTTGGCGTGCTCCGGCGAGAGGTACTGCCGTTATAGAAATATGGGGTGCCGGAGGATCCGGTGCTCGTATGTGCTGCTGCGGGGGCGGACTTCCTGGTAACGCAGGTGCTTATGCGAAAAGAACTATCAGAGTAGAACCAAATTGTTATATCTGCGGAGCAGTAGGATTTAGCTGCGGTAACGCAGATGCTATCTGTTTTAGAGGCTGCTCAGATCCAACTGGTGTAACATGGACAGGTAACTGCGGTGCTTCGGGCTGTATGTGTGCCCAAGGTGGTGCCGGCGGACGTTCATTCTGTACTACAGGCACATCACTTTATTGTTGTTTCGCAGCTAACGGCTATTGTGCTCGTGGACCGTACAATGATAACTGTGGTACGATCTGTAACTACTTTGGTGGAATATGGATCGCCTGTGCCTATGGCGGAGACATCAATCGCTGCGGCGGATTTAGTTGTACAGCATTTTTAGGCTGTCAAGGTCCTTGTATCTGTTCATATACATACCACGTAGCAACACCACCGGGATATGTTTCCAAGTGCGGCGGAGTCGTAGTATTTGGAACAGAAAACAATAACGAATTTTCAAACTGGTCAGGGCAAGGTGCCCACCAGCATCAATCAGCACTGAACGCACAGTCTCGACAACCAACACACGGCGTCCCATGGTCGTATTGCTGGGGATTTGGTGGAGGCTGCGGCTGTTACGAGAACGAAGGATGCTATCCTAGCGTTGGACCTGGATATCCAGGTACACCACCGAATCCGTGTCCTGAAGTCAGAGATCACGGACGCCGGGGCGGTCACGGTGCTATCAGAATTAGATTTATAGAGGGACAATAAGATGCCAACATCATTTAAAGGTCTCGTTCAAGCAAAGTTGCCCTTTATCGCGTTTGAAGAAGAAAACTTAGAGCAAGGACGTATTTGGGCCTATACACACGGTAATGTTCGTACTAAGATGTGCGGTGAAGTGTGTTGGATCGCACCCGCTAACGGTGTGGCTACTATCGAGATCTGGGGTGCTGGCGGAAGTGGTGCTAAAATGTGCTGCTGTGGCGGCGGTATTCCGGGAAATCCAGGTGCGTATTCACGAAGAACTATATGTGTAGCTACAGGATGTTTAATCACAGGGACTATTGGTTTTAGTTGCGGTAACTCGAACGATCTATGCTTCCGAGGCTGCTCCGAACCAACTGGAGTATGCTGGCGTTCGACTACAACCAACGGCTGTATGTGTGCCCAAGGCGGTCGTGGAGGCACTACATATTGTTCTACAGGAACTTCCTTATATTGCTGTTTTACTGCTGCTGGTTTTTGTTCGACTGGTCCTTTTAATGCTAACTGCGGAATTATATGTAATTTTGGAACCGGTACTGCTTCATGCTGTGCTGAGGGGTTCGGTGGAGACGTTAATGTCCGAGGCGGATTCAGCCGTGCTACTTTCTTTGGTTGTACTCCTAGCTGTCCTTGTTCAACGATTTACCACGTGGCAACACCACCGGGTTATTATTCAGACTGCGGTGCTGAAATAACATATACTAATGAGAGCGATAGTGGACATTCAAGCTGGAGTGGTATGGCGTTAAACGGATTCCTTTATGGACTTAACGTAGCAGGCCGCCAACCAGGACGAGGTGTTGACGCTGCTCACTCATGCTGGACCGGCGGTAGAACCTGCGGATGTTACGATGGACAAGGATGTATTCCTTTTGTTCCGCCAGGATTTCCAGGATTACCGGCGTTTCCTTGCCCAGATGTTCGAGATCATGCTTTCCGAGGTGGACACGGTGCTATCCGCATTCGATTCGTACAAGACGGTACAGTAAGAGATTTATAAGAGATAATATAATGCCTACATCGTTTCAAAATTTAGTAAGATCTAGAACAACTGGTCGAGTAGAGGAAAACCTAGAAACAGGTAGAATCTATGTGTTTACTCCCGGTACTATGTATACCAATTTCTGTAACGGATTTTGCTGGAATCCTCCGGCGACAGGAAGAGCAGTAATTGAGGTATGGGGTGCTGGTGGGTCTGGAGCACAGATGTGCTGCTGCGGTGGAGGTACTCCAGGTAATGCAGGTGCGTATTCAAAGAAAACTATTTGTGTTAGCACCAACGACTTTGTAAGAGGTAGTATTGGTAACAGTTGTGGTAATAGTTCTGCTTTATGTTTCCGTGGATGTTCAGATCCTACAGGAGTATGTTGGACTCAATGTGCTGCTACTCAAAACGGTTGTATCTGCTCTCAAGGCGGAGCAGGCGGCCGCGGTATGTGTTCCACAGGAACTTCATTGTTCTGTTGCTTTGTAAACCAAAGTCATTGCTTTACAGGACCATTTAACGATAACTGCGGCATTATCTGTAATTACTTCAACGGTATATGGATTGCCTGTGCGTTCGGCGGTGATGTCAACTGCTGCGGACACTTTAGTTGCTCAGTATTTTTCGGCTGTCAACCACAATGCCCATGTTGCTTCCAATATCACGTAGCTTCGCCGGCAGGATTTTATAGTTGTGGACCATACAACGTAGCAGCATTTGGTGCTGAGGACGATAATAGACACAGTAACTGGTCCGGTCAACCATTAATGCAAGAAACTAGTGCGTTCTCAGCAATGCGTAGATCACCAACAGCAGGTATTCCGATGAATTATTGCTGGAGATCAGATAGAAAATGCGGATGCTACGAGATGCAGGGTTGTATACATTACGCACCACCAGCAACGGGCGGATATCCAACAAGCCCATGTCCAGGTGTTCGCGATCATGCTGGTCGTGGAGGCTGGGGTGCTGTTAGAATTAGATTCTTTACATAAATAGTGTTAGAGGAAGATTATGAGAAAAAATTTTACATTTTTATTACCAGATGAGCCATATAAAAATACCACAGCTCTAAACAAGGTACAGAATGCGGTCTATACTGGACCTCGTTATCTTGCTATCTGTGTTATCGATGCTACGGGTGAAATCAAGTATGTTGCTAGACGAGGCGAAAGTTTAGCTGAAATCAATTTCGAGTCGCTAGTTGATGATGACCCAGCAACAACATTTTATCTAATCGATGCCAGCGAACATCCATTTGCCGCAGCTTACTTGTTACATACTTATGAAACAGGCGATGTCCCTGATTATTCGGTAGATTTAGTCGATGCTGACGGCAACGAATGGAATTATACATATCATTACGACGACGGTACTGGTTCTATTGGACAATGTTTTTATGGACAGAGTCTAAAATACATTAACAATCAGTTCGTAGGACCAGAATACAGATTACACGCTATTACCAAAGAAAGTCTTATCCAAAATTATAAAAATATCGCTGTAGCGATCGAACAAAGTTTACAGGTTAATGACTATACAGATGCCGATCGCGAAGCTCTAACAGAGCATGTAGCATGGCTACGTGATCTAGAGAGAAGATACGCAGGTATCGATCATTGGAAAATTCCATTTCCAAATAATGTTCCAACAATGATTTAAAAAACTCTTGAACCAAGACTAGGTTCTGTGTTATTATTGTAGTGATACATAGTAAGACAGAACCTATTTTCTTGGAGTTTAAATGGAACAACGCTCTAAAGCATTTTTTCTAAACGGCGGAGCAGGCCGTATGATTTGTGCTATCCCTGCTTTTGAAAAATACGAACAAGAGTCTGGCGATAAAGACTTTATTATCATCTGCGAAGGCGGAACAGATGTATTCAAAGGACACCCGACCCTTGATGCTAGAACCTATGATATCTGGCACAAACACCTTTTTAAAGAAAAGATCAAAGATCGAGATATCGTAAGTCCGGAACCTTATCGCATCTGGGAATACTATAACCAGAAATGTTCTATAGCACAGGCGTTCGATATCGAAATTAACAGAAAAGGTATTCGGAGCCTTCCCAAACCTACATTAATCTTAAGCAAGGATGAATTGCTTACTGGTCGCAAACTTATCAACGATGTTAAAAAACAACTAAAAAAGAATAAAATAGTTATCTTCCAACCGTTTGGTAGAGGTATTCAAGTTATCGATGATACCCCTATAGATTCAACTAGCCGTAGTATTGAATTTAAAGATGTAAAGGCTTTAATCAAAAAATTACAAGAAAAAGATTTTGGTGTAGTTTTAATGAGTGAGTTTAAGATAGATTTTACTGATGAAAAATTCAAAGATGAAATCGCTATGCCAGAAAATGTAACTATGCGTCAGTGGGCCGCAATTATCAAATATGCTGATCATTTTTTAGGCTGCGACAGTTTAGGGCAACATCTAGCATATTGTGTAGATAAACCTGCTACAGTGTTGTTCGGATCAACATATCCTATTAATGTGTCGTATCCAGATTGTAAATCATTTACTATCCTAGACATGGGTGAAGATTTACGTGAATATAGTCCTATCAGAATTACCATGGATGAACGCATTGATAGAAAACACGAACCTATAATGACAATGACTCCAGAAATACAAAATTACGTTGTAGAAGCCGTACAAGGGAAACATAAAAAATGACAGAACCTAAACTTAATTCTGGCTGGATAGCAGCCATAGCACGTGGGCATAATGCCGGTGTGTGTCTTTTTAAGGATGGAGAAGTAGTATTTTCTATAGAAGAAGAAAGATTAACACGACAAAAATATGACGGCGGCCCTTTAGCATCGATGGTTAAAATTTTAGAGTACACAGATAAATTAGACTATCTAGTTATCGCACATACTCAAAAACTACAAGACACTGCCGGACGCATCGATTACAGCGGTGATGATATGTACACAGGTCTAGCTAGAAAACTAGGCCTAATTAGCAGAAAAGAAAATAATTTCAACCATCCGCAGGTAGTTGATTTAAGTTTTATGCATCATAAGCTACATGCTGCCTGTGCTTTTTATCGATCAGGGTTTGACGATGCTGTCGCACTGATTGTAGACGGTGCTGGGACATTCATCCAATTGATGTATGGCAACGAACCGTTATGGGTTTGGGAAATTGAATCTATCATCGACTGCGATTATCCGTCGCAGTTTACGACTCTTTATAAAAATTATGGTGCTCGTGAACCAATCGCTGGCACATACATGGACAAGTGCCCGTCGGATCAGTTCGGTGAAGCTGGAAAATTCCACGAAGCATGGCTTTCGGATAGAGCAGGTATAGTTAAAACCTACGAGGCTGTCACCGAATATTGTGGGTTCTCGGCTATCGAAGCAGGGAAAACCATGGGATTATTTCCCTATGGTAAACCTAACGATAAAATTCCTAAGTTGTTCGATTTTACTTCGAAGGTTCCGTTGTCTAATAGGAATCTAATCGTGCCTGCCTATCCATCTTCTTCTATAGTTAACAGTGCTTTGTTTGACTATCTAGATGAAGTACCTGTAGAAGGTGAAGATGTTACTAAATTACAGAGTCGTAGAGACCTAGCCTACGCTTGCCAGACTCAAACACAAGAACAGGTAGTTCGTTTAATTCGTAAAGCAGTTGAAATAAGCGGAAAGAAGAATGTAGTAATCAGCGGAGGCTACGGATTAAATTGTGTAGCAAATTATCATTATCTAGAACAGCTAAAAGATGAAGGCATCAAGATTTATGTTGAGCCTATCAGTAATGATGCTGGTACTGCTATGGGTGCTGGAATGATGTTCTGGAGAGCTTTGTCGGATAGCAGAGAAAAACAAAAATTGGATACTCTGTATCTAGGTCCTGAGTATACATATTCTGATAGAGAAATCCAAGAAAAAGTTAATTATGCTGGCGGAGAAGTTGTAGATGCTACTAATAAAGATGTTGTAAAACTACTCCGTGAAAAGAACATTGTGACGATCTTTCAAGGCCGTTCAGAAAATGGTCCACGTGCTCTAGGAAACCGTTCTGTGCTGTTTGACCCAACATTCGAAGACGGTAAAGATTTTGTCAATACTGTAAAACGTAGAGAGTATTTCCGCCCATTTGCCGGTAGTATTATACACGATCACGTACATGATTGGTTCGATCTCAGAGGCATGGACGAAACCCCCCATATGATGTACGCTGTAAATTGTAAGCCCGGGGTAGCAGAAAAAATTCCTAGTATTATACATGTCGACGGCACATGTAGAATACAGAGTGTAAAACGTGATCAAAATCCTCACTACTACGATCTTATCAAAGAATTCTACGATCAAACAGGAATTCCTATCATTTTTAACACCAGCTTTAATCTAGGCGGCGATCCACTAGTTGAAACGCTAGACGATGCTATCGAGACATTGGTTAAGAGTGATATCGAGTATCTGTTTTTACCTGAATACGGTAAGCTGATCAAGATCGCTAATAGCTAATAAAACCCCCGTTTTAGGGGGTTTTTAGTTTCTCCAAAAATCAGTTAAATATAAGATACAACGAGCGTAACTATGACTGATTTTACCAAGTACTTTGGCAGTGGTGTAAAAAATACTCTGTTTCTTAAAAACGGAGTAAACTTCTTTAATAGAGGGCCATGGCGTCAAATCTTTGCCGACACAGAAATTGATCGCTGGTATGTGGGTGATTTTGCCGCAGCACAGTATATTATTTCTGTGGAATTCGATTCACAGAAAAAAGAAACAATGTCAATACTGGTGGTTGCTAGACCTGACCAAGCCAGCTATACGATATACGGGCGTGCCTCTATAGATGATCCATTGATTACTGTTTCGGCTACAGTCAATGACAGTTATCTCAGTCTAAAATTATCTCCAATAATCGACGATTACGAAGGCGTTCGTGCGATCTATTTTGCTCAATACTTCGCTACATTGACTGATCTAGAAAGACCCACACCTTTAACTTATCTAGTAGATGAAGGAAATATAGGTGGCGGTGGTGGTGGCGGTGGACAAATACCCGACGGCGGAGGATCTGGAGGAAGCAATGCTAATCTCTCCGCTATAGATAGAACTTTAACTCCTACTTCAGACGGAACATTTGATGTAGGTATTGCTTTAAAAAGATTCAGAGATCTCTATCTTAAAAATACAATAAATCTAGACGGTGCTGTAATTTCTAAAAACATAGGCGGTAGCATTGAGTTACCAGAAGGAACTACTGTTGGCGGAAATGAGTTAAAATCTTTTGGCACTATTTCTGTAGCAGGCGAAAACGACGTTGACAGTATATCGTTAAATGATAATCTAACTTTGATAGCCGGCTCTGGCATGACTATCACTACAAATTCGTCAAATAGAAGTATCACACTTTCTAGTTCAGGTGGTGGCGGTGGAGGTGGGGGCGTATCGGCTAACGCTTTCGGAGTGATAAGTGTAGCAGGTCAATCAACTATCAGAGCCGACTCCGCCTCGGATACTCTAACTTTTGTAGCAGGTTCAGGAATATCTATAACAACCAACGCAACCAGCGATAGAATTACTATTACCAACACAGGCGGATCTAGTGGTGGCGGTGGTGGTGGCGGAACTGCTACAGATATTATAGTATCTGAAGTTCTCGATGGCGTATATCCGATGGTGATCGCCGAAGGAACAGATCCTATATCCGGACAAAGTTTATACGCTAGCTCTGGAGTGACTTTAGAAGTCACGACCAGTACATTAAATGTTACAGCAACAACAGCTAAATGGGCTGACTTAGCAGAAAAATATTTGGCTGATCGTGCCTACGAACCAGGGACTGTACTAGAGTTCGGCGGAGACAAAGAAGTCACACTAGCAGAAGATTCTACACGTAGAGTAGCAGGAGTAGTTTCGACCAATCCAGCATTCGTAATGAATGAAAACCTCCAAGGTGAAACAGTAGTAAAATTAGCATTACAGGGTCGTGTTCCTTGTAAAGTCAGAGGAAAAATACGCAAGGGAGACATGTTAGTAAGTGGAGGGGGTGGTTATGCCAGACCATGTAATGACCCAATGCTAGGTACGGTAATAGGAAAAGCTCTAGAAGATTTTGACGAAGTGTCGGGAATCATAGAGGTTGTAGTTGGCAGATTATAACACCAATAAATACTAGGTAAAATGACAGTACAGACAAAACAATTTAGAACTGAATTTGGTTACAGAAGTCCGGGATTCCTCGTAGATCAGGAAGGCGATCTAACGGCATTATCTATAACTACCTCAAATGTCAATGCTACTACGATAAGCATAAGTGGTTCGGCAGTGATCGATACTAATCGATTAACAGAAACTATAAGAAATAGTAGTTTAGAAACACTAGGAACATTACAAAATTTAACAGTAAACGGTGACGTATTACTGAAAAAGAATAATATAAATCGGCTGACCCTGATAAATGGCAGATTAGTAATTAACAGTCTAGCCACAGGAGCAATAGATAATGTTGATATAGGTCAAACTACACCTGGTAAAGTAGATACCTATCAATTAAATGTGGTAGAAAATAACGGCGTAAATGGTGAATTAGTTGCCGATGGTGCTAACATATCGTTTGATGCTGCTACTATAACCGGTACTGTTACTTATATAGAAAATATTTCTATCAATGCGGTTCCTACATCAGGTCAACATGCCGCTCGTAAAGATTATGTAGATAATTCAGTCATCGCTTTCGCGGTGGCATTTGGAGCCTAAGGATAAAAGATGGCAAAGAGAAAAATAGACAATTATACATTTAGACCGGGTATCAGTTACCTGGGAAATCTGTATCCAGATGAATGGCAGAGCTTTTCTGATAACGTGCCGTTTATCAAAGCAGAACTAACAGCCTATTTAAACTATAGGATAGACATCGACACTGAGGTAAATCTGTATCCAAATGCTGTCCGTATTTTAGAAAACAATATTAATTTTATCAAAGAAGAAGCGACTGCTTGGATAGCTACACAGGTAGCAGGTAACTTTCCTGGATTTGTAGGTTATACTTACGATTCAGCCAAATGTAAAAGAGACATTGGATTTGTTTTAACCGCTTATATCCATGATGTTAGATACGGAGGTAATGAAGACACTAGAACCATAGTCGGAAAATACTGGATCAACAATGAGCCACAGGTCGATGGGGATCGTCAGGCTGAGGTTAAAACTCACGAGTTTATCAGAGATCTTATAACAGATTACATTTTGCCTCTAGCTTCGTACACACCATTACAGCTTATCGCAACTAGATACACAACAGGACCAGCAGCCGAGGCCAACGCAGCAGCCCGTATAGATACCCTTTCAGCAATCACGACCACAGTAATCGCTAATGGCTTATCGTCGATGCCAGCGATATCTTATAAATCTGCTCCATACGAAAATTATACATTTAATTCTGAAAAATGTCAGAGAGATCTTGGCTACGTACTAGATGCTTACTTACATGACTTGCGTTATGGCGGAAACGAACAGACTCGACTCACGATACAAAAATACTACGACAACGGAGTACTACAAGTCGACGGCAGCGGCCAAGCTGAAGTTGAAGGTCATGAATTTGTAAGAGATCTTATTATTAATAATATCATGCAGAATGAAGCCGGTACGATATTGTATCCTGAAGCTGTGAGATTATTAACGCTGAACAAGGCCTATTTACAAAATGAAATCTTAGGATGGATCGCTAATGAAGTCACTGAAGCTACTAAATGCGAAAGAGATATTGGATATCTTATCGATGGAGCACAATATGACATAGTACTAGGCACAAATTACAATGCTTTATTTTTAGGCTTAGCAGAATTCAACTCTTTAGATAATGATTTTTTCGTTATCGACACTATACAAAGAACTAAAACAGCCATAGCAGCTCTACCTAATGTTGCTGCGAGTACCGCAGCAGTGGCTAGAAATAATGCTTTCTTCAATGAAGTAGTTGACATAATCCAGAATGGTAGAGGAAGTGCTAATGAATTAGTGTTAGCCGAACCAAGTAATGCTACAGTCAGTAGGATCGCAGCTAAAAATCAACTTGTAGCCAATAAAAATTTCTTAGCCGCAGAAGTTAATGCGTGGGTAGCAGAGCAATATCCTACAGCTGATCATGATCCTGTAAAATGTTCTAGAGACGTTAAGTATGCTATCGATGCCTTATGCTACGATATCTTATATGGCGGAAACTCGGCTACTTACGATCAGGCTAGATTTTTCTTTTACGGTTTCTCTAGCGGAGCTCCAGGCATTGATCCTACTCATAGATTACAAACTGTAGCTGCCTATGTACATCTAAAACAAGTTATCGGTCAAGTGGTACAGAATCAAACGGTTACTAAGACCACAGGCAATACCTTAACACAGAATCAAACATTTCCAGCAGCCAGTTCGTCGGATGCTATTATCTGTCAAAATCTAGTACAGATCACAGCAGATGTTGTAGCAGCGACAACACAAACACAGGCAAATACGATTTTATCCGGTATTGTAAGATCAGTTCCTAGCATCACATTCGCGACTTCTGCTTTACAGACAGCTTTTAATGCGATAACAACAGCTAAAACATCTGTGATAAATTCTGTTGTTGTTTTCAAAGGATATACCTATGATTCTGCCAAGTGTATCAGAGATTCTGGCTTTGTCATAGATGCCCTAATCTATGACTTAGAAAATAACGGTAACGAAGAATCAAGACGAATAGCCCAGAAATACTATATAGATGGAGTTTTTCAAGTTGACGGATCCCGTATTCCTGAAATAGCCAGCTATAGATTTTTACAAGAAACGATCAAGAATTATATTTTTCCAAGAGTAAATGCTCCTGATTATCAGATTGTATATCCTCAGATATTAACAGCACCATCTGCTGAAGTAGGTGCCTACGCAAGAATTACTGAACTAACAGATGTGTTTATTAATTTTCTAAAAGATGGTCCTAGTAGTTTACCAGCACTGTCTCAGAGAACTGTTCCTTATCAAACAGTAGAACAGCAGGTAGTTGACACTACCAAAGCCTACGATCCTGATGCTGGCACAGCTATTTTAGCACTTTCAAATGCTCTAGTTAACATCATAGAACAAGGTCTCGGAGCATTGCCTGTTAAAGAAAGTGCTGGATATGGTTTGATCAAATTTCAGGGTGTTGTAAGATTAGAAGACCTTTTACTAATCACAAATACTACAAAAAATGTAGTTATCTATAATTTCTCTAGCAATACTGCTGGCGGCGAAATTGTGCCAGAGTTTGACGGCGATGACGATTTCATAGCGTTCAAACAGGTTACAGATCGAGTTATTCATCTACGATTAAATGTTGATACATCGACTATGGATGAAACTGACGAGCTACAGATATTTGCTGAAGCCCCGGAAATGAAAGTTCGTCCGTACGATTTTGGTACAGATGCTATCGAACGTCATAGAGTTGCTTCGCCTCAGTCAATGCTTGACGCTGACTTCGAATATGGTCTACAACCAACTAAGTGGCAGGCTATTGGTATCGCCAGAGGTTATCCATCAGTGTATGAAGTACCAGGATCAGATTTTGAAGTTGTGTCTATAACAACCGATGCGTCATTTCCTAACAACGGTGTAGGTGCTTCGACTATAACTGTAACCACAGCAGCACCGCACGGATTATCAGCTGGTACACCGGTTACAGTGGCTGGTCTTGACACAGCGATCTCTGGTATCAGTAGAGCAGAGGGAGCGTTTGTCTTAGTAACTATCCCGACTCCTACTACATTTACATATTTTGCCAAGTCTAGAGTAGGTACTACCTCAGGAACCAGTTTAAAAACTACCTATACTCAGATTAGAAAAGGCGGATTTTACACAGGGGCATCCATAGGTTTACCGACTATCAACTTGTTATCTAACGGGACATCGGGAACTTTTGTAACACAATTTGATACTCCGGCTGCGACATCTCGAATAGCTATCGCCAGCGGTAATATTCCAAGCGTAGGATCACCTATGAATGCCGCAGTAGGTATCGGGTTTGGTTCTCAGGTCACTGCCGTAGTCGGTGCTGGGGGTGTCGTAGTGACTCCCACTGTGTTAGGGGACTATGCTCCAACACTATTAGGTCTTACTACTCTTACCGTAGCTAGTACCAGCGGTATAGTGATTGGTTTAGGTGCCAATGATCAGACTGGATCGTCGACGTTCGTTGAATCTATAGTAGGAACTAATGTAACATTTACTAGACCTTTTTCCGGTGCTGTGATAGGAAATACCACTACCTATACAGAATTAACCGGAACCAACGAAATATCTATCGGTTCAGCAGCAACATTCAATGTCGTTGGTAGCTCGGCAGGTTACATTTCTGTAGCCGTTAATTCAGGAGGCAGCGATTATCAAGTAGGAGATGTATTAAGAATAGTAGGAACTGATCTTACAGGAACAACGCCAGCTAACGATCTATTGATCAAAGTAGCTACAGTATCCGGTGGTGCTATTTTAACTGCCGACGTTATTTCTGGAACTAGTGTAATGTCGTCACCTAACGAAACTATTAGCGGCATTAATAATAGTTCTTATACTGCTACTAGTCCAGACAGTACCATAGGTTCTGGAGCTACTTTTGACGTAACTAGAAACGGCACAGCTTTTACATCAGTAATCAATGCCGGTGGTACTGGATACGTCAAGGGAACAGAGTTTCTAATCTTAGGAACTGTATTTACAAATAACACTACTCCGGCTAACGATGTAGAAATCACAGTTACCCAGACCACAGCAACATTTACTGGTCTATTACAAGATGCGACTACACTATCTGGTAGCTCGGCACAATTTAGTATAACTAGGATCGGTGCTACCTATACCAGTTTGGTAGTTTCATTCGCTGGTAGCGGTTATGCCCTAGGAGAGATCGTTACGATCTACGGAACCCAACTAGGGGGCAACAATCCTTCAAACGATCTTCAGATCCAGGTTGACAACGTAGGCGGGGGCGGTGAAATTATCGCAGCGTCGCTGGTCAGCGGACTTGTAGCTAATGAAGATGCTCCTGGTGTAATTTCTCAGATATCTACCGCAGGTACAGGTGATAATAGAACAACTATTAATAATGTCCCAGTTCTAATAGTTCCAGGATCAGGAATTAACTGTGAATTTTCTATAACTAGAACCGCCAGCGGTTATACAAACGTAGTAGTAACAGATGGAGGCACTGCCTACCTACCAGGAAATAGAATTAGGATCCTAGGCAGCGACCTTGGGGGAGCAAACACAACTAATGATGCTATTGTTTCAGTGACTTCTGTTGACTCTATCACCGGAGCAATTACCGCAGCTACAGTAACTGGAACTGGTGTAGCAGGTATCAATTTACAGTTATATTCATCTGTGACTCTCAGCGAATTTACTACAGCTACTATAGCTTCGAGTACCAGCCTAGGCTTTGGTACCCTAGCGACTTTACAGATAATTTTTCAAGAGCCGCATGGTATACCACCCGGGGGATCATTTATCGTTACTGTGAGTTCAGACAACGGATCTAACAATCATGCGTTAGCCAATGGATCTTTCTCTGCTACTCAGATACCTACAAGAAACACTATTACTTTCCAGGCTAGATCTCCGGGCGTTATCACAGGAGCACCTATTACCGGAGTCGTATACCCAAGACCGGACAGTTTCTTCACACATAGACCGTTTGACGGCGGTGTACAACTAGGTACTGGCGGTCCACAACACGGTGTACAGGCTATACGACAGAGTAAAAAATATATTCGTTATCAATCTGGTAAAGGTGTAATGTATACAACGGGTGCTCTGTTTGCTCCAAGTTATGATGTATTGTCTATATTGGCAACAGATGTCGAAGTTGGAGCTACCATAGAAATCACCTTAGGTGATAATGATCACGGGTTACAGCGTGGTGCTGTGATTAGACTCAGCGGAGTCTTAACTGGAGGTTACGATGGCGATTATGAAGTAGATGAAATCGTCAGCGAACGTACATTTAGAATAATCGCTACGAAGCGTGTAGGTTCTAGAAAACCGTCATTGAGCTTCAGCTGTCAAATTTCTACACTACGTTGGAAGGGTGCGGTAGTACGTGCCGGAGTGTTTGATGATCAAAATGGAATATTCTGGGAATATGACGGACAGACATTATGGGCCGTTCAGCGTACTTCTACTAAACAATTAGCAGGTACGATCTCAGTTAACGCTGGCTCAAACAGGATCACAGGACTGAACAGTAGATTTAGAGATCAATTAAAAGCCGGTGACGCTGTTACTATCAGAGGTATGACACACATCGTAACTCACGTCGACAGCCAAACTTCGATGACTGTTAACCCAGATTATCGCGGCGTCAGCAATGTGTCAAACGCTAAGATGAGTTTAATTTCAGAAGTACGTGTACAACAACGAGATTTCAACAAAGATAGATTAGACGGAACAGGTCCTAGCGGATACGATCTAGATATTACCAAGATGCAGATGATCGGAATCCAATATTCATGGTACGGTGCTGGTTTTATTGACTTCATGTTGCGAGGATCTGATGGAAATTATGTGTTCGCCCATAGAATGAGAAATTCGAATATCAATACCGAAGCTTATATGAGAACAGGTAACTTGCCTGTGAGATATGAAGTTTCAAACTACGGTGCGACCAGCAGATTAGTTGGAGACATTGGAAACACATCTACAGAGTTAACTCTCGAAAGCATAGCAGGATTCCCTACTACGGGAATCGTTTATATCGATAACGAAATGATTTCGTACACTGGAGTTAATACCAGCCAGAACAAACTCACAGGGTGTACTAGATCAGCACAGTTAGATCTATTCATTGCTGGTGCTAATAGAAATTTTACCGCAGGGGTAGCTGCTAATCACAGCAACGGTACAGGTGTAATTTTAATGAATAACACTACAACACCTTTGATTAGCCACTGGGGTAGTGCGTTCTTGACCGACGGATTGTTTGATTTTGACCGTGGATACATTTTCAACTATGCTTCTACCGGTCTAAGTGTAAGCACTGTTAAATCAACGGCTTTCCTAATTCGTCTAGCACCTAGTGTGTCAAACGCAGTTGTTGGAGATCTAGGCGATAGAGAGCTCCTAAATAGAGCACAATTACTATTGAAAGAAATCGCAGTAACGTCAGACACAGGCTCGGGCGGTATTATTGTTGAGGGAGTATTAAATCCTCAGAATTATCCTTCTAATCCTAGCGACATTGTTTGGTCAGGTTTGTCCGGTGTTGCGGCCGGTGGTCAGCCTAGCTTCGCTCAGATAGCACCAGGAGGATCTGTAAACTGGTCAGGCGGCGTAGCCCAACCAACAGCTACAGCCACAGCATTAAACACAGTTACCGCCAATATCACTGTACCAAATAAAACAGCATTCAATAGACCTGCTGGTACATCATTCGTCTATGTTACACAGACTAGCTGGAATACATCAGGATCCCAGAGTGGTTTCGCTATAGCAGCTTCAGATACTAAATTCCAGTCTGGTACAACAATTTCATCCGTAGCTTCGAGTCCTAGTCCAGTAGCCACGACATTAGGAATATTAACTTCTAGTATGTCTACATTCTTTAGAAGTATATCGGGTAATAGTATCAGCGGTAACGGTATTACTGCCACATTGAACTTTAACAACCAAGGATACGTACCGTTTCCAGTAAATTCGAGAATAACTGTTAGTGGTTTCAGTGCTTATAATGGAACTTATATCGTAACTGGAGCAGGAAATAACTTTGTACAGTTTGCCTCTACGTCGACTAACTTCCAAACAAACGGAACAGTCCAGACTGCTTACGTCGCTGGGCAGACAACATTGAACATAACAGAAGCTAGTTGGAATAACATGACTAGCCCTGTAACACAGACAGGATTTGGCGTAACATCTTCATTTCCGGCAGGAACAACTGTCACTGGAGTTACATCGATACAAGGAACATCGCCGAACAGATACTATACCGTGACATTCAGTCAGGGTCTTACTTCTGATTTACCGTTATCATCTACGACTATCAATACCAGTTTTGGTGGAGCAAGAACAAGCACAAATAACCTATTCTTTACCGCAGCTAGTTGGACAGCATTACCAGTAGATGTTCCGGTTAACGGCACACTGACTAATGATCCTACCAAATTTACTGGCGGAACTATTATCAACTCTATCAGCGGCCTACAGACATTTGGCGGTACTGGATACTATTCTGTATCATTTAGTAACAACTGTATAGGAACATTAGCAGGCGGAACAACTGTCACATTTGATACTATACCTTATTTTACTCTGTTCTTGAGTAGAACTTCGGCACAGGCTGTTAATGCTAATGCCACTATAACTATGTCATTGGCACAAAACTCTGCTGTCACCAACTTTGTGTATTTTACACAGGCCAGTTGGGAAACTCTAGTTTCGACCTATTCAGCAGGTGCCGGTACAGAAGTAGCAGATACAAAATTTGCTGCGGGTACTCGTGTTGCTACTGTGAGTACTCTAAGAACGTTTGGTGGTTCTGGATATTATGTAGTAACATTTACCCAGACGTCTAATGCTGTTGTGGCTGGCGGAAACACTATTACATTTAGATTTGGACAACCTCCATATGCGTTACCGGGCGAACAGGTATTCTCATTCATCAGTTTACCAGGAAGTTCGGACAGTCTTAACCTAGAGGACCTCAAAGAATTAACCAATACTACCTTGGGTGGTAGAGGTACATTCCCTAACGGTCCTGACGTTTTGGCTATCAACATCTTCAAAGTATCTGGAGCAGCAGTTAACGCTAACGTAATTCTACGTTGGTCCGAAGCACAAGCCTAAAAGGTTGACAATCAGACTTTTTGCTGTATAATTACAGCATGAGTCTGATTTTTGTTAACGGTTCTTTTGATATACTTCATCCAGGACACATCGAACTGCTAAACTATGCCAAAAGTTTAGGATCTCATCTCATGGTTGCCATAGATTCGGACGCTAGAATTACTAGTTTAAAAGGACCGACTCGGCCTATTAACAATCAACGTTATAGAGCGTTCATGTTAAAAAATCTTAGAGCAGTGGACGAAGTAGTAATTTTTGATTCTGACCAAGAATTAATAAACTTGATCGCTGCCTGTGATATAATGGTAAAAGGCAGCGACTATATGGGTAAACCTATCGTAGGCGAAGAAGTCTGCGATGAAATTATATTTTTTGATAGATTATATGACTATTCAACAACAAAAATCATTCAAGATATTGTTAATCGGAGATGATTGTTCTGATGTGTATCAATATGGCACAGTTGAAAGGTTAAGTCCCGAAGCACCCGTGCCGGTATTTGTTCCTACCCACAAAGAAACACGGCCTGGAATGGCCGGTAATGTATCTAAGAATCTCGAAGCACTAGGGTGTGAAGTAAATTATATTCATGCTAAAACATCCACTAAAACGAGACTGATAGATAAACGCAGTAATCAACATATTGCTAGGATAGATAATGACGAAATGTCTGAACCTATATCGTTCGAAACTGAAATACCTAAAATTTACGATGCTATTGTCGTCAGCGACTACAACAAAGGCACAGTCACATATGAACTCATCGAAGAGTTAATTGATACTAAAATTCCTGTGTTTATCGACACTAAAAAAATTGATCTAGAAAGATTCCAGGGCAGCTGGGTGAAAATTAACGCTGCTGAGTATAGACTAATTAAAAGTGAATGTACAGGATTGATCGTAACACTAGGTGAGGACGGTGCTCGAGTTATTCATCATGATATTCACTACCCAGCACCTAAAGTAGAAATCAGCGATGTCTGTGGTGCCGGAGATACATTTTTGGCTGCTCTAGCTTATAGATATTGCGAAACAAAAGACATCGACGAAGCTGTTAAGTTTGCTATCAAAGCAGCCAGTATCACAGTCCAGCATCTAGGTAATTACGCACCAACATTAGAGGAAATAAAATGACAGAAAGACTTACAGGAAAAGTAGATAAAGGATGGGGCTTTGAAATTATATGGGCTACCAACGATCACTATTGCGGAAAAATTTTAGTATTCGAAAAGGCAGGAAATAAGTTTTCTATGCACTTCCATAAAACCAAAGATGAAACTTGGTTTGTTAATTCTGGCAAATTTAAATTACGTTGGATAGATACTAAAGATGCTAAAATCTATGAACAAGAATTAAATGAAGGCGATACTTGGCATAATCCTCCTTTACAACCTCATCAATTAGAAGCCATGACAGATGGTGCTATGGTGTTTGAAGTCAGCACAGCAGATTCTATAGAGGATAATTATCGATTAGTACCCGGAGACAGTCAAAAGAAAGCAGAACAATGAACATATATCTAGACATGGACGATGTTGTAGCTGATTGGTTTGGCTACGCTAGAGAGTATCTCAATGAGCCACTGTTCAAAGATGGTGACATATTGCCCGAAGCTACTTGGCAAAAATTAAAAAATGATCAGCGTATGTATAGTAAACTTCCTGTTAAAAAGGGAGCATATGATTTAGTCAACTGGTGTAGAAATTATAGAGATACAAAAAACGCAGGACTTTATTTTCTCAGTGCTATCCCCAAAGGCAATGATATGCCCTGGGCACCTCAAGATAAAGTTTTTTGGGCACATGAATATTTTCCTGACATCCCTGTATTTTTAGGTCCATATAGTTTTGATAAGTGGGTTAGATGTTCTCCTGGAGATATCCTAATAGATGATCGTAGATCAAATTGTGAAGATTGGGAACGTGCCGGGGGCCTATCACACATATACCGCTCTTGGCCGGAATGTAAACTTTGGTTAGAGGACATTCTAAAATGATCATAGTAACTGGTGGTGCCGGCTTCATTGGTTCTAATATTATAAAAGGTCTAAATGATAGATCTATTTCAAATATTATTGTTGTTGATGATATTAATCCCGATAAAGAAAAAAATCTAGAAGATTTAAAATTTTCAGATATACTTTCCCCTCAAGATTTCTACGGCATCTGGAATCACTGGCACATCGTTGATGCGGTATTTCACGAAGGTGCTATATCATCTACCACAGAAAAAGATCAAAATAAGATAGATCAGTATAATCTTCAACCCGGTTATTGGCTAGTAGAGCAGGCTGCTAGAAACAATTTTTTATTATCTTATGCTAGCTCTGCTTCAGTCTACGGTGACAGCAATACCTTTAAAGAAAAACAGCCACTAAATCCTCAATCGCTTTATGCTACTAGTAAAATGCTGTTAGATCAATATGTCTATAGCACATTATTAGATTATCCTGATACTAGAATACAGGGTTGGAGATATTTCAACGTCTATGGAAAAAATGAAATTCACAAAAAAGATCAAGCGAGCCCGATAACGAAATTTAGTCAGCAGGCCAAAAATACAGGAAAAATAAAAGTTTTTAAAGGCAGCGAAAATTTTCAGCGAGATTTTATCTGTGTCAGCGACATAGCCGATATTAAAATAAAATCATTAGACAAGAACTTTAATGGAATTTTTAATCTCGGTACAGGAAAAGCAATATCGTTTTTAGAAGTGGCTGAACTGATCAAAGAAAGATATTCGGCGACTATTGAAGAAGTAGAGTTTCCTCAAGAGCTTATCAATCAATACCAAAAATATACCTGTTCGGATAATACAGAATTATTGAAGGTGATAGGAAATTATGATTTTACGTCTATTAGATCTTTTCTTTCAACGACATAATTTTCTTTTCTATCTCTAATCTAATATTTTTTAGTCTAGTTCTTTCTTCAGTCTGTCTCGTAAGATTAGAGATCATGTCGATCGATTCTACAGCAGCATCTAGATTTTTCGCCTGAGACTTAAATCTCTTATAGAGTTTTTCTAACTCTGTATCTTTAGTTTCTTCGATGAGTTTTTCGTAACGTCGGCAGTCTTCGATAAAATTTTTACTTTTAGTAATAGATAGTTTCATAATGAACTTCCCATTAATAATATTGTGTCGATTTTAGTTTTGATTATTTTATTAGTTAATGTAGTTTTTAAACCCGTGTGTACACCTTTAGGCAAAACGTCGATCATTGACCAACAAAAAGTTTGATTATTTGACGGGACAAATTCTTGATCTACTAAGCAGATGTAAGTAGAAAATTCAAATCCGCTGTCTTGACTAAGATATAATTCTACCGGAACTAACCTAGCATCTTTACCATAGTATTCGTAGATGATAGCTTGAGCGTCTTCTACTACAGATTTATCTCTAACAAAGCTAGGAACTGTCCATTTGAGATCTTCTAGTATCATTAAGATTCTAGAAGTTTTTTTTGATATAAACAGGATTCCGGCATGTTTCTGCATGCCTTTATATATCATCCTTCTAAATCAAAGCTCCAATATCCGGCTGTGTATTCGCCTTCGAAAGATTTAAGCCATTGGCCGTCTTCCCATTTATATTGGATGCCAGTTTTGAGATTTTTGATATAGTATGGTTGAGAAATTTCAACTGACGGATCAAAGATCACAGTCCAGTCGGTACCGTTCCATTCTACGATAGAATTAGCGACTGCTACAAAATCTGAATCATCGGAATTTTTCCAAGCATCTGCTCCGTCCGAATTAGCCACCGAACCAATATCTTCTAATATAAGATATTTCATACCTACTAATAATCCTGTTGTGGGATCAAATGTTTGAGGATTGATAATAGCATTGATGACTAAATCAGTCTGCGGCTCAGAATCAGAATCAAAGTCTACTACTAAAAATTGACTGTCTACTTCGTTGATACTAAATGTGCCTACGAGTTCGTAACCACTAGGTTGTAAAAATCTAATACGACTAATTCCGGGTCTGTATTTTCCATACTGAGGAATAATTTTATTCCAATCAATCGCCCCAGCGGTTTTCTTAGGTATATCTAGTCCGCTTTCTACTATAGCCTCGTTGACATCTAAGGCACTGACATAGTAAGAACCAGTCTCAACACCTGTAACTGTCTTAGAAGACAACAGTAATACTCCGAAATTTCCCGGTGTAGTAATAATAGATGTTGATTTTATGTCTTTATTATCAACTGGACTATTAAACGCTAATTCTGCTAGAGGTTTTAACTGCCCATCATCATCAAACATATTCATGATAATGTTCTGTACCACACCAAGTTTCTTAACCTTAACTGGAGGACTGATATAAATCGGCATCTCAAAATCAAGAGAACAGATGTCTATATCAACTTCTGTGCCTTGAGGTATAGATCGAGATGTAAAATTTGAAGCGGTTAGTTCGACTACACTTAGGCTGGTCCAATCGATATAATTATCTGTAGTTTGTACCTCTAGACTGGGGTTGAATAATACTAGTATTTGCTCTAGTAATTGTAATTTTTGATCTGTGTTAGAACTCCAGATGTCTGCCCGCATACTTAATTTAAAAGGTGTAGGCATTAGTCGTTCAACAGTATAGCCGCCCCCCTGGGTGTTGTTGTATATTGGCTCGCCGGTCTCGTCATCAAAGGATTCATACGATCTTCCTCGAATACTGACCTTACTAACATAACTAGCATCGGCTAGTCTATTTCTATCTAATTCTATTCCTGTGATATAACACGCGATCTTTGGAACACTAGGCAGTTTATTTTCTGAATTTTCTCTGATGATCTGTGCTACTTGCTTGGTAAGATCGCCATAGGCAACAGGGACTTGTTTCAGAGATCCGTCGCCGGCTTGGTACTTAAAACCAATGAAGATTCTCATAAACTGAGTTACATATCTTCGTATCTGTCCATCATAGAAAAAATCCATTATTCGTCCGCCTTAGGTCTCAATGCTTTGCTCAAGCTCTGTTTTTCTTTTACTAGCTTGCCGTCTATCATACGCTCATTGGTATTATTAATGAACGTACCTTTCTGATTTTGTCTTGTTTCTCTACCTTCAAATCTTTCTCCAGATTCGGTATCCGTAGTTCCGAGATTGCTCATTGTCATTCTTACATTGTCTTCGTACTTGACCCATCTACGTCCATTAAATCTAAATAATCTCTTAGGGAAATAATCTGTTCGTAGACAGAACTGTCCTTCGACAGGATTTCCAGGAAATGTAATACCACTGGTAAATGGAGCACCGTTAGGAGTAACGCCATCTTCATGATAGTTTTGATAACCATCTTTAGTCGGTGTTGCTATGATAACGCTGGCATCAATTCCAGATCCGTCATTACTGGCTTCTATTTCGCCAGCATCGGTAGTAACTAATTTAACATTGCCTTGTTCATCAAGCGGCACAGTATAATACATAGTAGTGTCATAACCGCTCTTAGGAGAGTCTGATTCTGCTTGATCCAGAACTGCTTCAGTGATACGCATTTCTGTTTCATAGGTACTCATGATATCACGCAATGTTGTGTTAGTATCTTCGCCGGTGTCATCGGCTAGACCATCTAAGATTTGTTTAAATTCTTGACTGTCAACTAATGGCGTACATTTTGCTCTATAAAGATGAGGATACCATGTAGCTGAAAAACCTTCTGCGGCACGATTAACTTCTTCTATAACATAAAATCTTTTTAGGGCAAATTTTAAATCATTAAGTGCGTGATAATCTTTGAGGTGAGGCAATTCGATAACATCACCCGCCAGCAATTTTCTACCAAGTTTTTCCACAGTATCGTTAATATGAAACGTTATGAAAATAGTATCGTTTTGTAAAAATAATCCAAACTGTGTTAGATTAAAATCTAAATCTGTTATATTGTATACACCTCTTAAAACATAAACATCGGGGTCGTATTTTCTATCTCGATTTTCTAAAAATAACAAATCTTGTATCTGTAGCTCGGGAATTCCGCCAGTATACACGGGTGTTGTTGGTGTGCTAGCACCGGGCAACGGATCGCCGGGTCCTATATATTTGTGAACCAATACATCAACACCGCCGACTTGAAACATTTCCCAGACGGTTTTGTCGATAAATTTGTAATCATTGCCCTTTTCTGGGCGATAAAGCGAAAGTCTTGGCATAGTCATATATTTACCGCTACGATAAATACTAGCATGAGCCAACTTGACCAAGAAAAACAGAAAGTATTCGACTACTGCCGTTTGATGCTGGGCGACGGTATGATCGACGTAGAATTAGACCCACAACACTACGAAACAGCGTTACAGCGTAGTCTAGGAGTTTTTCGCCAACGTGGTGATAATTCTGTAGAAGAAAGTTTCGCATTTTTGACTTTACAAGAAAATCAAAATGTTTATACACTACCAGACGAAATTCAAGTAGTTAGGGAAATATATCGTCGAAGTATTGGATCTAGATCGGGTGGTGGAAACGGCGGTACAGTGTTTGAACCGTTTAACTTGGCCTATACAAACACTTATCTGTTAAGCTCGACTAATATGGGCGGATTACTAACCTATGAATTATTCGCAGGATATCAGGAACGTGTGGGTAAGATGTTTGGTAGCTTCATTCAATTTACTTGGCATGCTCAAAGTCGTAAATTAACTATACATCAGCGACCTAGAACAAACGAAGAAATTATGCTTTGGTGTTATAATACACGACCGGATGTTGCTATTTTAGTCGATACTTACGCCGGTCAGTGGATCAAAGATTATACATTAGCCAACTGTAAAATAATGCTCGGCCAAGCTCGTGAAAAATTTGCCAGTATTGCTGGTCCTCAGGGCGGCACAGCACTCAACGGTGCTAGCATGAAAGCAGAAGGTCAAGCAGACATCGATAGGCTTACAGCAGAATTGGTTAATTATGTTCCAGGACACGCTAACGCCAGTTATACATTTGTTGTGGGATAATTATGCGAGCTAGCGAATTTATATTTGAGAGTGACGAAGAATTCTATACCGAAACTGCTAAAATGGTTTGGGGAGTAGGAAAGAAAACTGCTCGGGGCGGTAAAGCTAAATTAAAATTTCGCTGCTCAACAGGTCCGAGAAAAAGTCGGCAAGTAAGTCATCCTAGTAAATGCGGTCAGCCTATGGATGTAGCAAAAGCTCAAAAAATGAAAACCACCCGTGCCCGTACAAAAACACAGGCGGCTCGTAGAACAGACCGTACCAAGTCGATCAATACTGCTAGTGTATTAGCTAATAAGCTAAACAATCCCGGTAAGCCAAAAACACCAAAACCTTATTATTAACGTTTGACAATTTAAATATTCTATTGTATAATAACCTTAATGGAGGATATTATGATCATAGGTATTTGCGGTTTTATTGGCAGCGGCAAAGACACCGTCGCTGACTATCTTGTAAACTTTCACGAATTTCGCAGAGAGAGTTTTGCCAACACCCTTAAAGATGCTGTAGCAGCCGTATTTGGTTGGGATCGTACTATGCTAGAAGGCCGTACCAAGGAAGCCCGAGAATGGCGAGAGCAAGTCGACCCTTGGTGGGCAGAACGTCTCGATATGCCTACGCTTACCCCGCGATGGATTCTACAATACTGGGGTACGGAAGTCTGCCGTAAAAATTTCCATGATGACATCTGGATCGCTTCATTAGAAAATAAACTCCGCAACTCTAAGGACAATGTCGTGATTTCAGATTGCCGATTTCCTAACGAGATACAGAGTATTCGTAATGCCGGAGGCATTGTAGTTCGTGTGATCCGCGGTGATGAGCCTGAGTGGTATAACGATGCTGTAGCAGTTAATCGAGGACCTAAACACCTACGCTGGGCACTGAGTAAAGAAAGATTGAATCAATTTAAAATCCATGCGTCCGAAACAGCATGGGTAGGTACTAAATTTGATGCTGTATTGGATAATAATGGAAGTATCAGTGACTTGTTTGAAAAGATTGAAGAACTGGTTAAAAATCAGCGACAAGATCTCCCTGTTTCCATTTAATACCCTCTTTAGCTAATACACGCTGACAGTTAGCACACACTGTTTTAAGATTAGCTACTTTACAGTTATTAAGATCTTCATCAACATGATATACTGCGAATACCTCGGGATGCAGTGATTTAAAACCGCATCGATCGCAAGAAGTTTTCTTTCTATAACCTGCCCTATACCATCTAGGTATTCCGTGATATTTTCCGTGCTTTAAGCATATCTCACAGAGAGATCTGTAATATATCTTTTTTCCTTTTCGATAGTTTATAGCAGCCGGTCTTTGTCCGCATTTACATAGGGGTCTCATATATCTATTTAAGAAAATTGGACCTTTTCTGCCCCTTTTCCTATGGTTTAAACGCTGTGTTTTTTGGTTAGCCGAATAAATATTATACAAGATTCAAACCATCAGGAGATAACGGAATGGCACTTAATTCACCAGGTGTAGAGGTTACAGTAATCGATGAGAGTTTTTATACCCCAGCTGAAAGCAGCACAACTCCATTGATCGTAATTGCTACCACAGAAAATAAAGCAAATGCTAGCGGAACAGGTACCGCACAGGGTACACTAGCGACTAACGCAGGTAAAGTTTACAGGGTTTCAAGTCAGAGAGAACTCGTTGATTTCTTTGGCGTACCATCATTTAAGAGAACTATTTCGGGTTCTCCGCTACACGGCGACGAAAGAAACGAATACGGTTTACAAGCAGCCTACAGTTTCTTAGGTGCTGCTAATTCTGCTTATGTAGTTAGAGCAGCAGTAAATCTCGACGACCTAACTGCGAAATCAGAAATTCCTGGTTCTGAAGCAACTAGCGGTCAATGGTGGTTAGACACTCAAAGTACTAACTGGGGTATTTTTGAGTGGGACTCTGCTCCTGCTAATTTATCAGGACAGAAATTCAATAACAAAGTGCCCGTTGTTATCACAGCAGAAGATACAGAAAGTCTCAGCGGTAATGAACCAGCTACTGGTGTAGGCCGTGTAGGAGATTACGCTATAGTAACAGCGTCTGATGTTATTAGAATCTATTACAAAGGCAAAGATTATACAACAGTAGGTGAACCAGTTTCTTGGGAACTGTTAGGTACTAAAGAATGGCGTAAATTTTGGCCAGCATTTACAGCAGAAATCGACGGCCACTCAGCTAAAGTAAGTTCGTCTACATTCATTATCAATGGTGTACAGATCAACGTGCCAGCCTACACAACTGTTAGCGGAATGGTAACATTGATCAATAACGCATTAGTTCAAGGTGTTAGAGCAGCTAATGTAAATGGTTTTGTAACCCTATATATTACTGATACTACAGACGACATGGTAGGTGATTCCACAGGTAGTAACGCTCTTGTGTTACAAGATGGTTCGGCCACTGTATTGAGTTTGTTTGGTGTTGCTGCTGGAACATATTACGGACCAGAATTAACTATGGCTCCGCACACTCAAGTTCCTCAGTGGAAATCAAACGCTGCTATTTCAAGACCAAGCGGTTCTATCTGGGTTAAAACAACTGATCCTAACCTAGGAGCACGTTGGAGAGTAAAACGCTGGAACAGCAGTTCTAAATCATGGTTAGAAGTAGCTGCTCCATTAGCTGCTAATGCCCAAGGTGCTATTTTCGGTGTTAACAAAACAGGTGGTGGTGCCGGTATTGACAAAGACACAGTTTATGTTCAGTACAATTACACCGAAGATACAGGTTACGATAATACTCCACAAACAGCAAGTTTTAAAATTTTTGTAAGAAAGAATAAAGGAGTAACTTCAGCAACATCTGACGTTATCGGAGCAGGAACATTTAGCGGCTCTTACACATTTAGTATGAGAGAAAGCCTAGTTAATAGTGCTAGTCTATCAAGTCCTATTTCAATATCATTTACAGCAGCAGGAACTGGTGCTGACGCAAATACACTCCGTACAGCAATCAACAATGCTGGATTCGTTAATGTCGAAGCTACTGTATTAGACGGTAAAATTACTATTACACACAAACTAGGCGGAGAGATTAGAATTGTAGACGGTAACGATTTATTCACCGATGCCGGTTTTGTTGAATTTGATGTAACAGACTCTACAGGAACTCCGAACTTTTACGGTTCTCCGAGTGTCAGCAGCGATTTTGACTATGTAATCAGTAACTATATGCCAATGTCTGGAACATCTACAGGATATGTAGCATCACCAGATGCTCCATTGAATGATCCAGCTGACGGTCAAAGATGGTTTAACAGTCTGATCGATCAAGCCGACATTATGATCCATAATGGTTCAGCATGGGTTGGTTACAGATACAGTGGTTCTGGTGGTATCGCTACTACAGCATCACCAGTATACGCCAACGGTACAGATCCTCTAGGTCCTATTGTTAACAGCACTAGACCTTTGCTACAAAGCGATGGAACTGCTCTAGTAACTGGCGACCTATGGATTGATTCTAGTGATTTAGAAAACTATCCAGTCATTTACAGATACCAAGACGGTTTAACTGATCAAGTAGCTAATAACTGGGTGCTGATCGATAAGAGTGATAGCACATCAGAAGATGGTATTGTGTTTGCTGATGCTCGTTGGGATCTAAACGGAGAGTCTAAAGATCCTGCGACGATCGTAGAATTGCTATCTAGTGATTTTGTTGATTACGATGCTCCAGATCCGGACTTATATCCAAGAGGCATCCTACTATTCAATACTCGCAGAAGCGGTTTCAATATCAAGAGATATGTAAGAAATCATGTTGATACATCAGCAGATAATCTACGCTACGGTGACGAATCGATGATAGATTACGAACCAGCACGTTGGGTTTCTGATTCTGGTTCAGCGTTTGGAAGAAAAGCACAACGACAAGTTGTTGTTACTGCGTTGAAAGGATTGTTAAATTCTAATACTGAAATCCGTGAGGACGAAGTACGTAATTTCAATCTAATATCTACTCCTGGATATCCAGAAGTTCTACAAGAAATGATTGCGTTGAACATAGACAGAGGCACTACAGCATTTGTTGTCGCAGACGCACCATTTAGATTATTACCAGACACTAATTCATTGAATAACTGGGGTAAAAATCTTGCTAATGCTGCCGATAATGGCGATGTAGGATTAAGAAGCTCAGACCCTTATGCTGGCATATTCTATCCAGCAGGGTTAACCAGCGATAACAACGGAAACACTATCATGGTTCCACCAAGTCATATGATGCTTAGAACTATAGCATTAAATGATCAAGTGTCATATCCATGGTTCGCTCCAGCTGGAATTAGAAGAGGTGGTATTAATAATGCTACGGCGGTCGGTTACTTAGAAAGCAAAACCGGAACATTTAAACCAGTATCATTGACCGAAGGGCAGCGTGATACAATGGCTAACATTAAGGTTAATCCTTTAACATTCTTTAATGGTGTTGGACTTGTAAATTACGGTCAGAAAACTCTAGCTTCGGGTTCATCGGCTTTAGATAGAATTAATGTATCACGTTTAGTAATCTACCTACGTAGTCAGTTGAGTAAACTTGCTAAACCTTATGTTTTCGAGCCAAATGATAAGTTAACTAGAGATGAGATTAGACAAGCCGTTGAAAGCCTGTTGTTAGAGCTTGTAGGTCTACGTGCTATCTATGATTACGCTGTTGTATGTGATGAAACAAACAATACTCCAGCAAGAATCGATCGCAACGAACTATATGTAGACATCGCAATAGAACCAGTAAAAGCTATTGAATTTATCTACATCCCGTTGAGATTGAAAAATACAGGGGAGATAGCGGCATCGAGAGCAGCATAATTTGATGGGGGAGAAATCCCCTATCAACAAATGATAAATAACAATACCGGAGCATAAGAATATGGCAATTTCAACACTATCAAAATTAACAGTACCTTTAGCAACAGACGCTTCGTCTAGTGCTCAGGGTTTGTTAATGCCCAAGCTAAAGTATAGATTTAGGGTAGTCTTACAAGGCTTCGGGGCAAACGGAACAGTAGCAACCGAATTAACAAAACAAGTAAACGATATTACTCGCCCTAAAGTAAACTTTGAAGAAATAGAACTTCCAGTTTACAACTCAAGAGTGTATCTAGCAGGTAGACATAACTGGGAACCAGTAACATTAAATGTAAGAGATGATGCTACAGGGTCTATACAACGTCTTTGCGGCGAGCAAATCCAGAAACAATTTGACTTTTTTGAACAGTCAGGAGCAGCGTCAGCCCAAGATTATAAGTTTGTTACTTTAATCGAAGTATTAGATGGCGGTAACGGAGCCCAAACACCAAACGTTCTAGAAACTTTTGAATTGTATGGTTGTTTTGTACAGAACATCGACTACGGCGATTTAAATTACACATCAAACGAACCAGCAATGATCGCATTGTCTATTCGTTATGATAACGCAATCCAGTACAAAGGCGGCGGCGTTGACGGTATCGGTAGAAATATTGGTGCTAGAACAGTCGGTACTTTGGCGACAGGTTAATAGCCGAAAAAATAAATCAAGCCCGGAATTCCCGGGCTTTTTTTATCACTAAATAATATTATGTCAGACAAATTCACTAGATTTTTAAAGGGAGTAGGTCAAGGTATTACCAATCCTAAAGGTAACCTAGGCGATGCTCGTCACGCGGCTCGATTGTATATAGACAATCAGTATACAAGAGCACCGAGAACAAAATTTTTATATCATGTACAATTTAATATAAATCGTCCAGCAGTTCTCTCTGCGAATTTTTTAAAGCTTCATCAAAAAACGATTGATATGATGGTTAAACAGGCAGACTTGCCTAAGATAACATTAGAACACGAAATAAAAAATCAATATAATAGAAAAAAAGTTATCTACAAAGATATAAAATATGAAGGTCTTAATATTGTATTTCACGATGACAACCTCGGTGTGATTAACGCTCTCTGGGCACAATACCTATCGTGGTATTCCAATGAAAGATTATTGCCTCCCACATTCTGGACTCAGACAAATGGCCCCTACTCTCCCTTAGATGGGACTCAATCCGGAGACGAAAGAATTGCGATAACCGGAGCAGCGGCCGGAGCAGATGATCCTCAATCCGGAACTGTTCGATACGGACTAGATGTGCCAAAAAAGGCGTTCGTAAGACCGTTTTTTGATTCGATAACCATCTATACATTGAGCAGGAAAAAATTTAATTCTTATACATTGATTAATCCGCATATAACTAGTTGGAATCATGGAAACGTAGATCAAGCTTCTAATAACGGAACCATCGAAGCAACTATGAACATAGTCTATGAAACTGTGCTATACGGCACCGGCAGCATCGTTAAAGGAACCTCGGCTACAGCGGCATTACCGAGACAGTTTACTGATCTGTATTACGATAAAACACCTAGCCCATTGACTATACAGGGCGGACAGCTCACTAGTCTTTTTGGCCCGGGCGGTTTGCTTAACGCAGGATCGAGTATCATCGAGGATGCTCCATTAATATACGGAGTAGGTAATGTTCAAGGGGATATTACAGGCTCGTCTGGTCTTGAACAGGCCATTAAAGCAATTAATCTTTACAAGAGTTTAGCATCATTACGGCCCGAAAATCTCATAGCTGAAGCCACTAATATTATTTTAACTCCGGGTGCTGTCGGTAATGCTGTAAGCGGAATCCCCGGAGTCCGCTTCAAATAAATTTAAAATCAACATATGGATAAAGTTTTAACAAATCTACCGCAAAGCGAATCGATCGATAGTGCTAATCGTACTAAGACGTATCTTAATAACTTTGGTAACAACGGAGAAGAATACCTTAGTGCCGAAGTAGATGCTACTATAGGATTCTTAACTAATAAGGGATTTGGTATCGAAGCTGCTTCAGTTACAGCGATCGTTCTTCTACAACAGGCTAAAAGGGACGGCTTTCCTGTTTTTAAATTACTAGAAACATTACAATCATTAAATCAACTAGAACTCTCAGGTCTAGTGGCAGAAATATTAAATCTTAATCGTAGCCAAACTTCTAGATTAGGATTTCGAACAGCTATATCTGCTAATCAAATCAAACTTAGAAATATCAGAGCATAATGGTACGGTTCGCCCAGGGAAAATTCGAGATGAAGAATCCCGACAAATACATCGGGAAAAAAACACCACTGGCACGTAGTTCATGGGAGTTTGTTTTCATGCGTATGTTAGACGAACACCCGGGAGTTGAGAAATGGGCGAGCGAAAGTATACAGATTCCTTATAGAGATCCACTAACAGGCAAATATACAATATATGTGCCTGATTTTTTTATCGTGTACAACGATAAGGGTGGAAAAAAACATGCCGAGGTCGTTGAAGTAAAACCGAGCAATCATATGTTCTTAGAAAAAGTAGGAAAAAGTAGATACAATCAAGAGCAGTATGTAAAAAACATGGCTAAGTGGGAAGCGGCAAACGCTTGGTGTAAACAACAGGGTATAAAGTTTAGAGTAGTCAACGAAGACGATATTTTCCACAAAGGCTCAAAACGCAGATAAGTATAGTATGACGAAAAAACTTGAAGAACTATTCAATTTAGAGGATACTAGGAACGTAGAAGTTAAGGTTCCTGTAATCGAAGAATCTAAGGATGAAGTACGGGATCTAGAACGTAGTTATAGGGAAGTCGATGCTATAGCTGGACAATTACCGGCTATCGCAGATCTAGAAAATCTCGGAGAAAACGAACTTGATGCGTTAGCAAAAAAAGCCGAAGAAGCCTATGATGATCTCATGGATTTAGGCATGAATGTAGAAGTACGATACAGCGGAAGAATTTTTGAAGTAGCAGGAACTATGCTTAAAAATGCCATAGATGCTAAATCTGCTAAAATTGACAAAAAGCTCAAAGCTATAGATGCTAAATTGAAAAAATTAAAAATTGACAAAGATGCTGGCGACGAGGATCCTAATAGTATGCTTAACGGGCAGGCCTTTGTCATAACCGATCGCAACGAGTTATTGAAAAAACTCCAAGGAAAGGAATAAATACTGATATGAAAACACTAAAAGATTACCTAGCTGAGAGTAAAAAAACCTACGGATTTCGCATCAAAGTAGCAGGTCCCTTGCCAGAAGGCTTTGAAGATAGAGCCAAAGCAAAAATGGGCAAATACGGCTGCGGCAAATTTGAAAAGGTTGCTACTACTCCTATCCAAAAAACTGCTCTAGAGTTCCTAGACCTATCAAACATTGAAGTTACTGTTTTTGAGTGTGAGTGTTCATACCCAGTAACACCACAGCAGGTACAGGTAGATATCCATGAGTCTACTGGTATTTCTAATACTCATCTAAGAGTTAGAAATGTTAATGATCCATTTGAACAAGCAGAACCCCTAGGCGATCCTAGTGGAAAAGCATTGTTAAATGACAGCGAATTAAAAGATGCTGAAAAAATCAAACACAAAGAAAATTTTGGAAATGAATTTACAGCATCGTTCTTGAAAGATATTGCTAAAGTCAGCAAAGAAAGAACAAAAGAATCAAATCAGGGCGAATATAAGATGCCCAAAACACCTAAACAAGATAAAGCAGGCATGAAAAGTGCCTTGGGGAGTTAATATGGATTTTAAAGCTATACTAGAAAAGATGGCCGAACTAGATGCTAGTAAGGTATCAGAGGAGTGTGGCATGCCCATGACATCCTCAGCACCAAACACAGCACCACCGTCGATGAGTATTAATCTTAATGCTCAGGGACTAGATAATATTCAATCGTTAATGCAATTGATTAACAAAGTCAATCCTAGCATGTCAACACCGATGGGAGGAAACAGTTCCGAGCCCACATTGCCGATGGTCAAACCTGAGCCTTCGATGGCATCTTTAAGAGACAAACTCTTACCTAAAGAGCCGCCAAAATTAGCAGATAACGACATCGATCCAATGGATAACATGGATCGCGAAGAGGAATCATTTGCTAACGCACCAGACGGAGCATCAGAGCCCGAAATCAAACCTATGAGTGCTGCGGTACCAAATGGGGACGACTTACATCGTAAGAAACGACAATTCCCTGCTACACAGCCCGGTGATAATCCAATGGCTGTAGAAAATATCAAAGCACAACTAGAAGCTCTGTTAGCAGAAATTAAATCTAAATAATTTCGCAGTTAAACCAAATAGGCTCTTCGGAGCCTATTTTTTTCATTAAATAGTTGTATGGCAAAGTCATTAGATGGTAATCTCATCAAGAAAGCACATGCCCAGACCAAATATACTTTAGAAGAAGTAAAGCATCTGGAAGCATGTATGGATCCTGTAACAGGACCTTTGTATTTCTGTAGGAATTTTTTAAAGATCCAACATCCTGTTCGTGGAAGTATTCCATTTGAACCTTACGAATATCAAGAAAGATTAATACAGGCCTATCACGAAAACAAGCAGTGTATTGCTATGTTACCTCGTCAGATGGGTAAGACAACCTGTGCCACAGGTTATCTATTATGGTATACAATGTTTGTACCAGAAGCACAGGTTCTGATCGCTGCTCACAAATATGAGGGTGCTCAGGATATTATGAATCGTTATCGCTATGGTTATGAAAATCTGCCTGACTTTATACGTGCTGGTGTTTATAGTTATAATAGGAATACAATCGAGTATGATAATGGTGCTCGTATCCAAGCAACCACAACCACTGAAAACACCGGTCGTGGTAAATCGCTATCCTTAATTTACTGTGACGAGTTTGCGTTCGTACAGCCGCCAGAGAAAGCCAAGGAGTTCTGGACTGCCTTATCACCGACATTGTCTACAGGCGGTAAGTGTATTATTACATCAACACCAAACTCAGACGAAGATCAGTTTGCTCTTATCTGGACAGAAGCTAACAAAAAGTTTGACGAGTTTGGCAACGAACAAAAACTAGGTACCAACGGATTCTACAGTTATTTCGCACACTGGGCAGAGCATCCAGATCGTGATGAAGAGTGGGCTAAGGTAGAACGTGCCAAGATCGGTGAAGAGCGTTTCCGCCGTGAGTTTGACTGCGAGTTCTTGATCTTTGACGAAACATTAATCAACGCAGTAAAACTAGCCGAACTCAAAGGTAGCGAACCTGTAATGACTATGGGTCAGACACGTTGGTATAAAGAAATAAATCCGCAGGCCACATATCTCATAGCACTAGATCCTAGCTTGGGCACAGGCGGCGACTATGCTGCCATAGAAGTTTTTGAGATGCCTGCTATGGAGCAGGTAGCAGAATGGCGACACAATCTAACACCTATACAAAGTCAAGTAAAACATATGAGAGAAATATTAAAATATATTTCTGAACGATCGATGGAATTAGGTGGACAGCCCCAGATTTATTATTCTGTAGAAAATAATTCGTTAGGCGAAGCAGCATTGATCGTCATTAATGATATAGGCGAAGAGAATTTTCCTGGACTATTTTTAAGTGAACCTATACGCAAAGGACATGTGCGTAAGTTCCGCAAAGGATTTAACACAACACACAGGACTAAAGTAACTGCCTGTAGTCAACTTAAAAATATGCTAGAAACCTATAAGATGAAAATACATAGTAAGCCTCTGATTTCTGAGCTAAAAACATTCGTAGCACACGGTGTGGGTTTTGGTGCTAAAACAGGAGAACACGACGATCTAGTTTCGTCCACTCTGTTAATCATACGTATGGCTGGTATCTTAGCAGATTGGGATCCGCACATATATGAAAAAATGACAGAACGACTGTCTGAAGAACAGTTACCCATGCCCATTTATGTAAGTTCTATATATTAAGATAAATATAAACATGGAAGATAATATCAAAAGTGTAAGCACTGACCTTTTTTACAAGATTAGAAGCCGATTTTCAGGCCTAAAATTAGGATCTGAATTAGGCGAAATTACCATCAACCCAGAAGAAGCTGTATTCTTTGATTTTGATTACATGGAAGGACAAAATCCTGTCGGACATGTAAGCATCAGTCTAGCTGAGCCTGGAAACATGAAAGTCTACTATAGTACAGGTATTACTGAAAATATGGATGCTGTACAGAAAGATACATGGTATGATTTTTTAAGAGGACTTAGAGAATTTGCCAAAAGACGATTAATGAGTTTTGATACACGAGATATTACTAAGGATAATTTAGATCAAAGAGACTTTAGTTTCTTGAGTCAATACGCAAATAATACACCTGTCGGAGAGGGAGTTATGAAAGAAGGAATGTACGGTACTGCTAAAACCAGTTACCAAAAATTAGAAAACACAAGATTGATCATCAAACACGATCAACAGGTAGATGAAACTAGCCCGGGTGCTCGAACCAGACACATCAATGCTATGTTCATAGAAAACGGCCAAGGTGAGCGATTTAAATATCCGTTCATTCATTTAGCAGGTGCTCGTGCTATGCAGAGGCATGTACAGGAAGGCGGTTTGCCCTACGACGATATTGGCAAACACATCATTGGTATCAGTGAAAAAATCGCACATCTAAAGAATTTTGGAAATTACGTAGTACGAAATGATCTCATGAACTCCGAAACTAATGAGATCGTCGGTCGTGCTCATGAAACACTAGATAGTCTAAGAGAAACAATTAAAAAATTAGCCAAGAAAAGTCATTATGAACAATTTAAGGCACAGTTCCAGGCAGAACAGGTAACAGAGGTACCAGAAGAGTTCATCGAAGATCTAACTAATAAATTTACAGTAAAGAATTTCAAAGAAGATATCAAGGCCGCATTCCCTATCATTTATAGCCTAATGCAGACCAAAGAAGATATACATTATGACGACATAGTCGCGATGACTCAACCAACTAACGAAGAAGTAGAACTCGACCTCGAAAGCGTAGAAGAATTTGATGATCCATTTTCAAAATTTGAAGATTGGGCTATGAACTTAGGCGAAGATAATGCTATCACTAGTCAAGACGAAGAAGAAAAAGCAGCAGCAGTAGAAAAATTACAGGCTCTGGTAGGCGAACATTTTCCCGCAGGTGTTGATGGTCAAAACGCCATCAGCAGCTTAAAAGGCATAATCGACGATCCCGAACTAGCACGTGAAATCAAAGATGCTGCTAAAGAAGACGCAGACACTTGCGTTCGACCTTTAGTATATCAATGGCTAGAAAATAATGCTCCAGACGTAGTGGACGAATTAGATTTTGGTGACATGGATATGCCAGACGAACCTCAATATGATGACGAAGGCGGAGACACAGATGATTCTTACGCTCTAGCATCGGCAGGTCACGGATCTGATGAGGACTATGGAGACTTTGGCAACGAATACGAAGGAATCGATCCCCAAGAACAAAAAATAAATGTGCAAGAAGTTGCTGAATTTATGTTTACAGGCTATGATCCAATCAAAAAAACATTTCCTAAAGGCCCAGAAGGTATGATCACTATGGTAGGCAAAAAATTTGGACCAAAGGCCGAATCCGCAGCACGTGAATTAGTGATGCGTATGGCACCTAACCAAAATACACAAGTACCACAGGTAAATGAATTATCAAGAATCAAAGAATTATCTGGACTATAATAACTTATAACTCGAGATTGGGCACTTAGGTGCCCTTTCTCTTGATCAATATTACCATTTCACGTTTACCAACCATCGGTTGTCGGCGTTAATATATACAGTTGTCGACGAATCTCGACAACAAAAATAAAATGGAGATTTTCATATGAAATCAGTAGTAACTTTATTCGCTACACTCTTCGCAGTTTCTGCTTTTGCCCAAGCACCTGCAGCTCCTGCTAAGAAAGAAGAAGCAAAGCCTGCTGCCGCAGCACCTGCTAAGAAAGAAGAAGCAAAGCCAGCAGCACCAGCTAAGAAAGAAGAAAAGAAAGACGCAGCCAAGAAGTAATTGGTCCGAAGAAAGGGTTCTGTAATAGAACCTTTTCTTTTGGCGAAAAAAAATATTGTAAACATCTTGTTTTTTATAAATAAATCACGCATAATAACAATATGCGTAAGGCATACATTTTAAGGCATATTAAAGGAGGCAATTTAAAATGGCAACATTAGCAGAAATCCGTGCGAAACTTCAAGAAGCACAAGCAGGCCAAGGCGGCAAATCAAGCGGCGGCGACAACGCAATCTATCCACACTGGAACATGGCAGAAGGTAAAGAAGCAACTATTCGTTTCTTGCCCGACGGTGATTCTAACAACACTTTCTTCTGGATTGAACGAGCAATGATTAAATTGCCGTTTGCTGGAATCAAAGGTGACACATCAAGTAAACCTGTACAAGTACAAGTTCCTTGTATGGAAATGTGGAATGAAACCTGTCCTATCCTAAGCGAAGTGCGTGGTTGGTTCAAAGATAAATCACTAGAAGACATGGGTCGTAAGTATTGGAAGAAGCGTTCTTACATCTTCCAAGGCTTCGTTGTTAAGAATCCTATCGCAGAAGATACAACTCCAGAAAACCCAATTCGCCGATTTATCATCGGTCCTCAAATCTATCAAATCATTAAGAGTGCGTTGATGGATCCTGAGCTAAATGAACTACCAACTGATTTCAACCACGGTGTTGATTTCCGTATTGCTAAAACTAGCAAAGGTGGTTATGCTGACTACAGCACATCAAAGTGGAGCCGTGTTGAACGTGCCCTTAGCGATGAAGAACGTGCGGCAGTCGAAGCACAAGGTCTGTTTAACTTAAAAGACTTCTTACCAAAGAAACCCACAGAAGTAGAACTCAAAGTCATTAAAGAGATGTTTGAAGCATCTGTCGACGGAGAAGCCTACGATATGGAACGTTGGGGTCAGTACTTCAAACCAGCAGGACTCGGTCAAGCAACAGGTGATCCAGTAGCACGTCGTTCAGACGATGTACCGGCAGGTGAAGACGATGAGCCGGCAGTAGCCGCTCCGGCCCCTAAGGCAGAGGCAGCACCAGCAACAGCAGCCGCAGGTGCTAACAACAGTAGAGCACAAGACATCCTAGCGATGATCCGCTCACGTCAAGGCCAATAAAGCGACAGGAGGGGGTAATTCCCCTCCATTCCATTTCTGTGAGGATTGAATAATAATGACAAAAGCATTTGATATTAGTAAATTTAGAAAAAGCCTCACCAAGAGTATTGAAGGTCTTGGTATAGGTTTTAATGACCCAACTGACTGGGTCTCAACAGGCAATTATGCCTTGAATTATTTGATCAGTGGAGATTTCAAAAAAGGAGTTCCACTAGGAAAAGTGACTGTGTTCGCAGGCGAATCAGGAGCGGGCAAATCTTATATCTGTTCCGGTAATATGATCAAACATGCTCAAGAACAAGGCATCTACGTAGTATTAGTAGATAGCGAAAACGCACTAGATCAAGCATGGTTAGAAGCACTAGGTGTAGATACATCAGAAGAAAAACTTCTTAAACTCAATATGGCAATGATTGATGATGTTGCTAAGACTATTGTTGAGTTTATGAAAGAATACAAAGCTATGCCGGAAGAAACCCGTCCTAAAGTTTTGTTTGTACTTGACTCCCTAGGCATGTTGCTTACTCCTACAGACGTTAACCAGTTTGAAGCAGGCGATTTGAAAGGTGACATGGGTCGTAAACCCAAGGCATTGACGGCACTTGTTCGTAATTGTGTAAACATGTTTGGTAGTTATAATGTTGGCCTAGTAGCAACTAATCACACATACGCTTCACAAGATATGTTTGATCCGGATGATAAGATCTCAGGCGGACAGGGCTTTATCTACGCATCGTCAATCGTTGTTGCTATGAAAAAACTCAAGCTCAAAGAAGACGAAGATGGCAACAAGATTTCAGAAGTCAAAGGTATTCGTGCTGCTTGTAAGATCATGAAAACTCGCTACGCTAAACCTTTTGAATCAGTACAAGTTAAAATTCCTTATGAAACAGGTATGAATCCATATAGTGGACTGGTCGACCTGTTCGAAGGAAAGTCTTTGTTAAAGAAAGACGGCAATAGGTTGAGTTTTGTAACCGTCGACGGCGAGATTCTGAAATTCTATCGCAAAGAGTGGGAACGTAACGAAGGTGGGTGTTTAGATAAAATTATGGAAGAAGTTTCTAAAGGTACGGTAAAATTAGATTCTGAGATAACTAATAATGTTGAACCCCAACCGGAGACTGTAGAATGAAAGAAGATATGATTGCCGATCTTTGGCACGTGATGAGCGAGCACATCCCAGAGAAACAGAAAAAGGATGTAGCATTTGATTTTGTAAATGTCCTCCTGGACTACGGCATCAAGGAATCAGTGTTAAGCAGCATGCAAGGCATTGATCCTCATCTAGATGAAGCCATTGAATATTCCTTAGATTCTGAAGACGAAGCAGAATACGAGGAGTATGACAACGATTATAATGAGGACGATGAGTGAGTTGGTACGACAAAGTCAGTAAAGATATTTCTTATATTCCAGATGCGGCACAATTCTATGAAAACGAATTACAGGCTGCTAAACTAGAATGTAAGATTTTTGGAAATATTGAAAAAGTATCAGCATCAATGCCGGGTATAGTCGAGAATCGTTTTAATCAACTACAAGAGATTGAAGCGATTCTCGAGTACCTTAATATCGAACTGAGACGTTTAAAAAGCCAACATTTTCGTAAGTATCTAGAAAATTATCAGCGTAGCCTAAGTTCAAGAGACTGCGAAAAGTTTGTTGATGGTGAAGCAGATGTTGTTGATTTTGAAAAGATCATCAACGAGTTTGCCTTACTTAGAAACAAATGGTTAGGTGTTATCAAAGCACTGGATCAGAAACAGTGGCAATTGACTAACATCGTTAAATTACGTGTAGCAGGCATGGAAGACGCCTCTCTTTAATAAGACACCATTCCCCATTTATTTTTCTTAGCACCGGCGTAATGGTCAGCGTAAGCACCAAAGGTCTTTTTTACCGGATTCCATTCTCTGGTATCTAATCCCACATATCGCAGATTGTGATCATTAAATAATTTGTTCAATAGGCCTTGTCCTTGAAAATCATATTCATGTTCTAAATATTTGCCTACTGATTTTTTAGTCTTTTCTATGACATACTTTGGCAAATACATAAATCCAGCGTTGAAATAATATTCTCTAGGTACTCCGAGTATCGCTGCTAACCCTTCTACAGATTTTCCAGGATCGGTAACAGCGTAAAATTGATCTCCACACATTTCGAAAAGATTAGGGGCATTGTCTTTAATAATATAATCAGAATCGAAATAGATGATCTGATCATAATTTTCAAAATCGTAGAACTTTAATTTCTGATAGTCTATGTGTTTACCTGCGGCAGGTTTATAGTCGTTAGGATCAGTGACCATATAGTAATCAGCACCACAGCGATTAGCATATCTTCTAGCGTTACGTTCACTGATAGCATACATTTCTTGATGAAATGAATATGTTGTTAGCCTATCTGTCTGTACGTAATTGGGAATATTGATCTGAAATATAATTCTTTTAGGCATCTTAAATCCGTTTTAAAACGTTATTTAGTTAGATAAATACTCAGTTAATTAGAGGTTAGAATGAAGAGTCTAAGAGATAAAATTTCAGATCCGCGATATGATAACGAATTTAGTCAAGTGTTGTTATCTGCCGAGCACCATTTTTATAATTTACATAAAGCTCATAACGGAAATTGGCATATGGGGTGGGGAGCATATCTATTCGATGGACGTACCTACGAATACTGTATAGATATGTACGACAAACAAAAGTTATTATATGAAGTAGCAAAAAATAACAAGTCAGTCCTTGAGATAGGAACGTATGTCGGTCATTCATTATTATTAATGCTTCTTGCTAATCCAAAATTAAGAGCTACTTGTATTGATATCTCAGATGAGTTCGCTGGTCCGTCTGTCGAATATTTAAGAAAATCTTTTCCTGAAGCAGATATTGAATTCATTCATAAATCTAGTTTAGACGCTCTTCCTCTGATAGACAAAAAATACGATATGTTCCATATCGATGGCACACATAAAAATAAAATTATTACCATAGAGTTTCATCAGTGTATAGAAAAAAGAAGTTCAAATATTGTTGATGTTGTTTTTGACGATATATATTCTTGTCAAAAATTATTAGATCAAATCAAAGAAAATATGAATGTATTGGAATCGTCAATTCCCGGATGTACATTTTCAAACGGATATTTTAAGTTAAAGGTATAAAGTATGAAATCTTTAGTTACAGGCGGAGCTGGATTCATTGGCTCACACATAGTCGATAGATTAATTCAATTAGGACACGAAGTAGTCGTAATTGACAACGAAACATCGCAGGTTCATGATAATTTTTATTATAACGATAAGGCACAGTATCATAAGCTCGATATCGTAGATTACGAGAATACAAGAAAATTATACGAAGATGTAGATTATGTTTTTCATTGTGCGGCAGAATCTCGTATACAACCTACAATTTTAAATCCACTAGGTGCCATTAAAACCAATACACTAGGAACAGGAACTGTGCTACAGTGTGCTAGAGAAGCCGGCGTGAAGAAAGTTATGTACAGTTCTACATCATCTGGATACGGATTAAAAAATGAACCTCCATTAAGAGAAGACATGCCAGATGATTGTCTTAATCCTTATTCTGTATCAAAAGTGTCTGGCGAAAAACTTTGTTCGATGTATACTCGATTATTTGGTGTTAAAACAGTGATTTTTAGATACTTTAATGTCTACGGACCGAGAGAGCCCTTGAGAGGTCCTTATGCTCCTGTTGTTGGTCTTTTTATTAGACAGCATCGAGCAGGAGAAGCATTGACTATCGTTCCTGATGGAACACAGCGTAGGGACTTTACACATGTAGATGATGTTGTAGAAGCTAATATACTAGCCATGTCTAAAGACGACCACGATCATTACGGCGAAGTTTTTAATGTAGGTACAGGAACGAATCATTCTGTATTAGAACTAGCGGCTATGATATCAGAAAATACAAAAATGATCGAACCTAGGCTAGGCGAAGCATATATCACTTTAGCAGACAATTCAAAATTGCGAAATGTGTTTGGATGGAAACCTACAAAAGATTTAGAAAGTTATGTCAAAGAACTGAAAAAATGAAGAAAAACAAATATGTGATCGACGAAGCAGCACCACATTTAGGCGGAAATTTGCTCTTCGGTGATGCTAATACATGGGCACCATTGGCCTGGGAATATATTTTAGAAAATTTTGATATAAAGTCCATGACAGATCTTGGATCAGGATTAGGACACGCTGCTAAATGGTTTACAGACAAATCTATTGTTGTAACAGCAGTCGATGGGCTGTCTTACAATGTAGACAATGCCATATTACCAACAGTGCTTCATGATTTAACTGTTGGTCCATATACTAACGCAGTTGATCTAGTTTACTGTGTAGAAGTAGTAGAACACATAGAAGAAAAATATTTAGATAATCTGTTAACTTCATTAACTCAAGGTTCGTATCTTTTTATGACACATGCTGTGCCCGGTCAAGATGGATATCACCATGTTAATTGTAGAGACAGTGATTATTGGATCAATCACTTGCTAGACAGAAATTTTATATTACTAGATGAAGCTTCGGAAAAAATTAGATCTCTAGCAGCAGAAAATAATGCTATACATATTTCAAGAAACGGAATGATTTTTAAAAAATTATTGTCTGTGTAATTTATTAATTTCTTTTACAGACTCTAGTAATCTCTGAGGCGTACCTATATCGAGTCCGTGTTCTACGATAGCAGCGACGTCTTTAGGAAAACAAGCACCGCCATAACCAAACTGTCCGTCGGGGCCCGGGACATCCCAATGACTATTTCCTAGTCTAGTATCATTTTTAGCTATCTCTTTTATTTCTTTCCAGTCTACTCCTACGGCCTTAGCTAGATGAAACAGATCGTTCATAAACGTAACCTTAGTTGCCATAAAAGCATTAGCCATATATTTGAAAAGACTGGCCGAGGCAATGTCTGTGATATGATAGTGTTTGGCCTGTATCGTGCTAGATGAAATTATTTGTTTTGCTCTCTCGCAAAATCGAGGATTGCCACCTATCAACACCCATGTTGATGTTTCGTAATCTTCGGTAGCATTAGCCGCTGTAAGAAATTCGGGAGCATGTACTAGGTTTGGATATTGATCTTGTAATCTTAGATATACCCCTGGAGGAACTGTGCTTTTACATATAATAACACCGTCGTATCCTTCTAATTCTTTTAACACAGATTTTACATACGAATCATCACAATGCCCATCTTCCAACATTGGCGTTGGTACGCAGATGTATACAGCATCGCAACTTTTAATATCTTTTATAGTTGCTGATTGATCTCCCAATTTAGGATCTCTAGCAATAAAATGTTGATATCTGTGAGTATGGGCCACAGCTGAACCTACATACCCTAATCCAAAAATTCCTATTTTCATCAAGTCCTCTCTAACCACAGTTTATTTAGTGGGTATATTATTCAAATAAATAGAAACATGAAAATTGTTTTAGTTACTGGTGGGTTTGATCCGATTCATTCCGGACACATAAGTTATTTTAAGTCGGCACGTACCTTAGGCGATATGCTCATAGTCGGATTAAATTCTGATGATTGGTTAGAGCGTAAAAAAGGTCGTGCGTTTATGCCGTGGAATGAAAGATTGTGTATTATCAATAATCTTTCAATGGTAGACGAAGTTTACACATTCGATGACGAAGATGGTTCTGCTAAACATTTTATTCAGCAGGTCCGAGCTCATTACCCTGATGCTGAATTGATATTTGCCAACGGCGGCGATCGCACAGCAAAAAATATTCCCGAAATGGATGTTCAAGATTCTAATCTACGTTTCGAATTCGGTGTCGGCGGAGAAGATAAAAAGAACTCTAGCAGCTGGATCTTACAAGAGTGGAAGGCTCCAAAAACAGAAAGACCCTGGGGATATTATAGGGTATTACACGAAGTTACTGGATGTAAAGTAAAAGAGCTAACAGTGAATCCTGGACAGAGTCTAAGTCTACAAAGACATAAAGATAGAACAGAAATATGGTTAGTAGCCAAAGGTCAATGTATGGTAGAACATTATGGTCATGCTATACAATCTGATGCGTATCTTGTTCAAACCCCCTTACATACTCACAGCGAATATCATGTCAGTAGAACTGCCTGGCATAGATTGTTTAATCCATATAACGAACCTTGTCAGATAGTTGAAATTCAATACGGCGATCGCTGTGTTGAGGAGGACATAGAAAGAAAATGAAAGATATAATACCTATCTTTGTAGGTTACGATCCTAGAGAAGCGATCGCATATCATACCTGTGTAAACAGTATTATTAGAAATTCCAGCCGCCCTGTAAGCATTATTCCCGTGGCACTTAATCTGTTCAAAGACTATACTGAAACACATACCGATGGCAGCAATCACTTTATCTATACCAGATTTCTTGTGCCATATCTGATGAGCTGGACTGGTCATGCTATATTCATTGACGGTGATATGATCGTTAGAGGAGACATAGCAGAGCTTTGGGACCTACGTGAAATGGGCAAGGATGTTCAAGTTGTAAAGCACGATTACAAAACAAAAATGCCTGTAAAATATTTAGGAGCAAAAAATGAAGACTATCCTAGAAAAAATTGGTCTAGTGTTATTCTGTGGAATTGTAATAGTTTTCCTAACCGGAAACTTACTCCCGAGTTCGTCCAGCGAGCCACAGGTGCCGAGCTCCACCGCTTCTCGTGGCTAGAAGAAGACCGCATCGGAGAATTACCTAAGGAGTGGAACTGGCTAGACGTAGAATACGATTACAACCCCGACGCTAAATTAGTTCACTATACTTTAGGCACACCGTGTTTCCATGAATTTGCCACACAGGGAAATTTTGCTAATGAATGGCATAGAGAGCGAGTATTAACTGAACACTGCCAACAACATGATATTCTTAAGTAAGAACGGTCAAGACGAATACATCAATCAATTCTGTAGAGCATCTAAAGGAACTCTAGTTAACACAGACAATTTTGATTATAATAGTAGTAACGAACCTATCGTATTGAGAGGTATTCTCAAAGACAAGATAATGAAAAACTGTTGGAGGGATCAACGTGATTTTTATTACGTAGATACTGGTTATTTTGGAAATGAGAAAACTAAATCTAATCCTAATGGTTGGAAACTATGGCATAGGATAGTCAAAAATAATCTACAACACGGAGAAATTATTCCTAGACCAGCAGATAGATTTCTTCGATTTAATAAAAAATTTCAACCGTGGAAAAAGACCGGAACTAAAATTCTCATAGCTGCTCCTGATGAAAAACCTTGTAAATTCTACGGTATCGATAAAGAGCAGTGGGTTAACGAAACCGTTAACACAATCAAACAATTTACAGATCGGCCTGTGGTAGTAAGAGAACGAGCTAAATTAAGAATTGATAGGATTAGCACCGACACTTTAGAGCAGGCATTGAATAATGATGTATTTGCATTAGTTACATTTAACAGTGTCGCTGCTGTTGAGAGTATTTTTCACGGTATACCAGTTTTTACACTAGCACCGTGTAATGCTGCTAGTCCAGTAAGTTTACAGGACCTCAGCCATATAGAAAAACCGTATTACCCGGACAGCGATAAATTATTTGCGTGGGGCTGTCATCTGGCCTACGGACAATTTAGTTTTACCGAAATGAGAGACGGATCAGTTTGGAACATTATATGAATCTACACTTTATAACAAGCATATCAAAAGATTATTGGTTTAATACAGCTAAAAAATGTATTAGTACATGGGACTTACCAGGAAAAGTTACAATATTTGTTGAACAACGAGAAGGCGATATGAGTTGGACTTCTGAATTACCGTTTCCTTTTCAATTAGTTTATGCCCCCGATCTTAAAGTAGATAGATTTACAACAACTAGCAAAATTGCTAAATTTTGGGGTAAATCATGTGCCCAGATACAGGCTGTTAGAGAACGCGGAACCGATGAAAGAGTTATATGGATCGACGCCGACGTGGAACAAATAGCTCCGGTAACAGCAGATCTTTTTAATTTTGAATTTGTAGAACCTCTAGCCATGTTAAACAGCGGCGATCATGAAGATTGTTGGGAAACCGGTGTTGTTATCTTTAATCAACAGTTCGATAAACTGAATTTAATCATGAAACGATACGAAAGTGCTTGGAATAACGAAGAGATTTTATGTAGTCTGTGGAAACCATATGATGCTCAGGTGTTGGGGTACATTGCCGAGGATCGCGGATATAAAAATCTCTGTAAACAGCCTTGCTCAAATGCCGATGCCTTAAAAAACAGTCATCTCGCAGATTATTTTACTCACTGGATCAATAAAGAAAACAAAGCAAAACTAAATGAACAAGATTAAGGTTGTTGGTTATCTTTCAGGAATTCCGCCAGGCGTTAAAAATCAACACAAACGCGATATCATCTTACGATTTATAGAAGGCGTTCAGAAATCTGGTGACGACGGAGTTCTAAACAACAATAGAACAATCATTCCGGCCGACATTGCTTTTATCCAAGGTTGGGTACACGAAGGTAGCGGCGATTCTCCTCATCTGATGGTTAGAAAACAAGTAGTCCAACATCAAAAAATTTCAAGAAAACACACGTTAGTAGTAGACAGTAATTTGTTTAATTATGTTGACGGAAATCAAAATAAATCTTATCTAAGATATAGTTTCGACGGAGTTTTTCCCACTACCGCAAATTATTTTTGGGACAACGTCGATCCTTCTAGGTGGATACAGATCAGCAGAGATCAAAATATATCTCTTAAAGACTGGAGAACCAAAGGCAATCATATTTTAATCTGTACCCAGAGACCAGGCGGTTGGAGCATGAAAGGATTAGATGTTAATCAATGGTTAAACATGACTATAGGTGAGCTAAAGAAATACACAGACCGACCTATCGTTGTTAGATCACATCCAGGTGCTAAGGGATCTAAGGAAAGTGTGTCAGTAAACAATCGTCAAGGATTGTATACTGTTAGCAATAATCAGTTTATACGAGATGATTTTAAAAATGCCCATGCTGTAATAACTTACAACAGTTCTCCAGGGGTAGCTGCGGCTATTGAAGGAATACCGGTATTTGTTACCGATCCTAATCCTCGAATTAGTCAAGCCTACGAAGTAAGCAATCATAGATTAGAGTTAATAGAATCACCTAACACACCAGATCGACAAGCATGGGTTGAGAAACTATCTATGAGTCACTGGAATTTAGAAGAAGCTAGATCAGGTCAGGCCTGGAATCACATCAAGCAGTACATTTAGATAGCCAATAAACAGCTACCTTACTTTTACTGCTTTTTCTATATGATGTTTTTATAAAAGTACCCCAGGTGTCTAATACTTCTTGATGAGACCAATCATCTTTAACGTGAACTTCGAAGGGATTTCCTTCGACAGCATCTTGAGGATAGTGAACTACCGGAATACTGATTATAACTGTCTTACTGATGTTGAGCAGATGGTCAACAACCTCTAGAGCTTCGTCTTTAGTCATATGCTCTAACACATCTCCAGCTATAGCAACGTCAATATTTCGAAAAGATTTCCAATCAATTTTTCTAACATCTTCATTTATTACTTTAGAATACTTTGATCTAAGATTAAATTTTTCTATATATGGTTTCCATGCTTCGATAGCGATCCATTCGACATTTTTAGCTATGCCGGCATCAGTAATCAATCGATAATACGTACCACTGCCGGCTCCGATATCTAGTATCCGACTGATATTGTTTTGATTTTCTTTAAACCAAAACAGAATCTGATCTTTGCCTGCCGAGTTGCTACTTCCGCTCATCTTTGTTCCATATATGTGTTCGTATCAATGAAGATTTGCCGCCTGTAGGGTCTCTATCCTCAGCTTTTCCCATCATGTAACTATGTATTTGTATTTTTATCAAATGTTGATTAATAGCATTATCAGCCGGCATATATGTATGCTTATATTCATCGATTAAAATTTTAGCAGCATGAGGTTTTATAAGATATCCAGCATTACCGGGCATCGATGATTGGTAGTATGGGGCTGCTTCGGGCTCGCCCTGGGGATCTAACAAATATTGCCAATATTTTCTCATCTTTTTTTCGTGACTAGAAGCCACAGATAGTACATCATCCCACTCAACCGGAATAAATCTTCGAATTATTCTTGCGTCGTCCTCCCATACAAATATAGGTTCGTTTATTTCATGACATTTTTGCCATAATCTGTAATGACTGGAAAAACAACCTATTTCTCCGGGAGTATTGTGCTCAGGTCTATCTCGATACTCATCAGAAAATATAGTCGATGGACCGTATTTCATGCCCCAGGGGTGATATTTCTTGCCTTCTTTAATAAATCTTTCTTTAGTTTCGTCACCGTAGGACCCTTCGAACAATTCAACCGGCATATTAAAATTTTCCAGCTGGGATTTTAGTGTAAGTGCTGAATCTAAACTACTTTTTATTTTAGAAAGATGGATAATGTAAGATTTATACATTGGAAAACTTCTCTAAATTTTTAGTAAGACTAAATTTTCTAAGATTTTTCATGTTAAAAAATTTATGTAATCTTACGACAGGCACATTTGTGATTTTTATGTCAATTATCGCAGTACCTATATGTTTATCTGTAGGTAGTGCTCCACGTTCGTGAGCAAAATTTATTAATTTTTTAGCACCAACAGGTTTTATCAAATATCCATATGCTCCTCTGAGGTATCCGCCTGCTTTATCGAAATCGTTTGGAACTACATCTTGGCATTTTATAGGAATAGTCAAACTTTTTTCAACTTTTTCATTGTAATCTTCGCTAAACTGATCATAAGGATCTAAATTTAGTACCTCTGTGAAATGTTGTTCAATATCCTCTGGTAATTTTCTTATAAAAATTCCGTCGTGTTCTAAAATCAAAAATGTTTCCTCTTGTTCTGAGCATTTTTTCCATAATTCATAGTGGCTTAGGAAGCATCCCTTAACCCCGGGCAACTTTTCTATCTTATCTTGTAGAAAATTTTTGATACCGTACTGATCAAATTTATATTGATCCTTTATGCCATCGCTGCCTATCCAGCCTCTGAGGTCTATACCGAACTTTTCTGCCTCTGCTACTGCTTCCTGAGCAAATTTTACGCTCATCTCAATCTGATTTTGAAAAATTACAAAGCACTTCATTGCCAGTATGACTCTTTCCTCACCACTCTGAGATCTTTTTTCAAACTTTTACCTTTGTCCTTACGCTCACCTTTGAGATGATCTAGATATGCTCCCCATTCACAATTAATCAGCGGGTGTCCTTCACCTCTTATTAGTCCTTTGCTCCAATTTAACTGTTTCAAAAATGGAAATCTTTTACGGACTTCGTCGAATACATAACTGTCGTGCCACTCTTCTAATAAAAATATACCTGTCTCGGCACGATCGTACATGCGTTTAAATTCTCTGATAAAATTTTTGGTCATTTCTGAACGTAGATTTAGAGAATATAAACCACATTCGGAAAATTTGTTGTCTCTACCTAAATAGCAAAGGTCCATGTCCATAGGAATTAGATCTCTGATTTTGTCCATCGTGATAGGACTGTGACAAACCATGTCGGCATCCATCCATATTAATACATCAGCATCGCAATTTTCGGCACAATGAAAAATACTGTAAACTTTATGAGCAAATCTTACCGCATCCCACTTGAAAGGCTTGTGGCTGTCTTTTCTGTGGGCTAATCTTGGTATACCTGATATGTCTCCGTTGGCATGAGGAACACCTTTCCATTTGTCTTTGAATGATTTTAAATCAGGAACACCAGTGTCTAAGTCTGTTAGAGTTATCCTTGAATGATCAGGAATCATGGGATTAACTTTTTCCGGATAGAGATGTAATTTAACTTCACTAGGCCAATTTTTCATATAGGTTTCGATCATCCTACGACCGTATGATCGGTACCCTGCTTCGTGAAACGTAGTAACTACAGCAAATTTTCTACTCATATGAGCCTCCGAAACATATTTATTGGTAACAAAAGGCTTGATTTTTTATCATGAATCTGTTATTATTATAAAATGTCATATAACACCTATATCGAAGACATTTTTATCGAAGTTGCCGAAAAAATATTAGAAGGCGATATCGCTACTCCGCATCTAGATTGGGGGCCTGTGAGTAGTTTTTATAGCACTATCACTACCGGTAAGTTATTGACTAGGAAACAGGCAGATTATCTTATACGACTGTTAAACAAATATCAAACTGCCTACCAAACGCTGACTGGTAACGATATTTCTCCGTTCCTCATCTCGCCTGTATGGAAGAATCCCTTTAGGACATTAGATAATTCTAAAAGCATATCAGTAGTCAAAGAAGCTTCGGGGATACACTACCTTTATCTCAAGTTTCCTTATGTCCTCAAAGAGGTTTTTGTGGAAGAATTTACCCACAAAAATGAAAAGTTTCCTGCGATATGGGACGACGAATTACGTGTTCAAAAAATCAAAGTCAACGACGTTAACTTGGTCAGATTACATGATTTTGTAAAAAATAATGGTTTTGATATTTCTGAAGATTTTTTAAATCTCGTGGCGGAAGTAGAAGAAATATGGGACCACGAAGATCAATTTTCGCCTGAGGCTGAAGTAGTGAATGGTTCAGTGGAAATTAAAAATTATACCGAGTCGGCAAAAAATTATTTTGAGCAAAACAGATGTCACGACGTCATTAAAGATTTATTTCTAGCTCGCAGCATGGGTTATAAACTGACAAAATTTGACCAAAAAAATCGTCTCGATAGACTGTTTTCGTGTCAAGAAACAAATTTCTGGATGAGAGGATTAGCTGAGTGTTTTTCTTTTATTAAGACCATAGACGTCTATCCTATAGTATTATTTTTGGACAGAGCCAGCAATTTAATAGAAGATGTGAACACTTATATTTCTGCGTTTAAAGACGCAGGTTTTGACGAAAAATCCATAAGAATTTGTTTTCGATTTAGTAATGAAGAAGAAGGCGGAAAAAAGTTTAATCAATGGATAAAAAATAATGGCCTAGGCGGATCTGTAAGTACAGGCAAAATTTTTATCTGTCAACATAAACCTCCGAAATGGATGACCTCACCTGATTTTTCACCGAAAATCCTGATAAGTAATAGTCTCTATCCTGCGACTAGCAAACAAACATCATCATTCATCAGACATCATCATACGGTCTTTTATGTTGGCAATGTCAAACCTTCAATGAACAAGGAAAATAAAATTGTCGAGCTGTAAATTAATTATTCGAGATGAAGTAAATGTAAAATTTGAGGGGCTTTCTCTCGAAACTCGACGCAAACTTGCCAATAAATTTAAGGTCGATGTTCCGTGGGCAAGATATCAACCATCCTATAGATTAGGAAGATGGGACGGTACCGTTGCCTTCTTCAGCATCGGCGGAACTGGCTACATGTGCCATCTAGAAGAGATACTAGAAATTGTCACAAATGACGGTTATGACATAGAAGTAGAAGATCAACGACATCCAGTTCAGTTAGAGTTCAAAAAAGTATCAGAAACATATTGGGCCGATCAAGGCAAGACATGGCCCGAAGGTCACCCCGAGGCAGGCAAACCGATTTTACTAAGAGATTATCAATTTGATGCTATCAATAAATTCTTAGAAAATCCTCAATGTTTACAAGAAATTGCCACTGGTGCTGGCAAGACAATTACCACTGCTACACTCAGCCATTGTTGTGAAAAATACGGTAGAACAGTTATCGTAGTACCTAATAAATCATTAGTAGAACAGACAGAAGAAGATTTTCGAAACGTGGGATTAGACGTTGGCGTCTATTACGGAGATCGAAAAGAATTAGGAAAAACCCATACTATCTGTACTTGGCAAAGTCTTAATGTGTTAGATAAAAAGAGCAAAGATGATCCCGATTCTATGACTTTAGGAGATTTTTTAAGTGGAGTTGTGGCATTCATCGTTGATGAGGTACATCAGGCCAAAGCCGAAGTGCTGAAAAACATTCTAACTAGAGACTTAGCATCATGTCCTATACGTTGGGGTCTCACAGGCACAATACCAAAAGAAAAATTTGAGTTCCAAAGTATTCTTGCCAGTATTGGTCCAGTTATTAACAAGATCTCTGCTCACGAATTACAACAGAAAAATGTTCTAGCACAATGCCATGTAGAAGTTCTACAGACTATCGAAATCAAAGAATTTAGAAGTTATGCTGAGGAATTAAAATATCTAGTCACAGACTCTAGCAGAATAGATTGGCTAGCAGAACGCATCAAAAGTATCTCTAATTCAGGTAACACTTTGGTATTAATTGATCGAATAGAAACTGGTAAGATGTTACAGGAAAGAATGAAAGATATTGATTTTATCAGCGGATCAGTAAAAACCAAAGACAGGAAAGAGAGCTATGACGAAATTAAAACTAGTGACAACAAGATTATTGTGGCGACTTATGGTGTGGCCGCTGTGGGTATTAATATCCCTCGCATTTTTAATCTGGTTCTTGTGGAGCCCGGAAAGAGCTTTGTCCGAGTTATACAATCAATTGGGCGAGGTATTAGAAAAGCAGAAGACAAAGACTTCGTCCAGATCTGGGACATAACAGGTGGAACAAAATATGCCAAGAGGCATTTGACAGAACGGAAGAAATTTTATAAGGATGCTCACTATCCTTTCAATATTAATAAGGTAACAATATGAGAATTTTAACATTAAAAAATCAAGCATTTGATTTGAACGAATTGCCAGAGGAAGTTGAAGAAGATACTAGATTTTCTGTATTAGATAATTCTAATACCAGCGATCCGGATTTCTTTTTCGTTCCTCTTATATTTTTAGAATCTTTTAATGCTCCAGCAATAGTAATGAACATAGGCGGTCATGAGATACAGATGCCTTTGGATTGGAGTATGGTTGTCGGAGATAAAGAATGTGGCATGGATCCAGAAGTATTGCCGTTAACCAGTATCAACGAAAGAGGATTTGAAGCATTCAGTCTTAATCCGATCAGCGGCTTTAGACCAGAATATCTTCCGATTGAAATCGTCAATATCTATCAGGATGTTAAGTGGTATTTTCCTAAGATGAAAAATAATCAATTACTAACAGTGCCAGTGAGAGATGGAGAAGCACCTCCGTGTGTGTTCTTTGTTAAAGAGATTTCGAGACAGAGCGAAGTCTTACAATTAGACAAATTATTTTAATGCCAATACCTTTTATGGATAGAGATTGGCAAGAAGAAAGCTTCTGGAGTCATTGTATTGGAAAACAATTAAAAATCTCTCTGTGGCCTAGAAAATGTTATTACAGCAATAAATCGCTGTGGTTTAGAACATCTTATAAAGTAGTTGCTATGTGGACCGGTCCTGGTGAACCAGTTTTTGAAAGTAGATGGATCGATGCCAATGAATATTTGATTAAAGCTATTAAAGGAGAAACTCGTGGGTAGTCTTACACCGGGAGCGACTTATATCTATGAAAGAGATGGTAATACAGTTTATGCCAGAGAGATGGGTAAAACAGATCGCACTGTAATTGGTTATTCGTATGAAGGGGAAGCTAAGTTGAAAGACGTACAGAGAGAGGATACATTTCTAGGCCAACCTATGAGTGAAATTATGTTAATGGCTGCGATTCTAGAAGAATCTAAGACTAATTCGGCCTTGCGAGAAGAGGTAGAACGTGTTAAAATATTATATCATTTAGGCAAAAAAGATGGCGGACAAACTCGAACTTAAAACAGTACTAGCAGCGATAGATCTTGGTTCTAAAGAATCGTGGGATGAATTTTCAGATGAAGAAAAGAAATCTGTGGGATTCTTTTTACTCAATCGATATGTTAGCAATGTTAAAACTAACAACCAAGATCTAGCAGAGCACTATTTGATTTTAGTAAATGAATTTGTAAACAAAAATTTCTATCTTATATCAAAACATCCTAAGTTGATGTGGCAATTGATGTGTGCGTGTAGTCACGATTCTAAAAAAATTCACTTCCACGAATGGATGGCATTGAAAAGGAAAAAAGACGATGGCGGCAAGAAAAGTCAGTTTCTACAAACGATTTATCCTAATTCTAAAATTGATGACATACAGGTCTTGGCAGGTATGATGGATATCAAACAACTAAAACAGTTGGCCAGAGATCACGGGTATACGGACAAGCAGATAAATGACCTTAAGCTATAAGTGCGGATATTGCGGTAAAGAGTTTACTAAAGAAAAAACTCTAACAGTACATGTCTGCGAGAAAAAAAGACGTCATCTAAGCAGGAATGAAAAACATGTTCAGGCTGCTCTTATCGCATATCAAAAATTTTATCAGATAGCACAGCGAGCCACAAAACAAAAAACTTTTGAAGAATTTGTTGACAGTCCCTATTATAACGCCTTTATAAAATTTGGTAGTTTTTTATCAAATGCTAATCCTATATATCCAGAGCAATATATCGAATGGGTGATAAAAAGTGGAGTAAAATTAGATCATTGGTGTCGTGACGAATTGTATGATCAGTATCTTGTAGACTTAGTCAAAGGTGAGCCGGCAGACGGTGCCATACAACGTACCATGAATACCATGCTGTCTTGGGCTGAGGAAAATAATGCCGAATGGGAACATTATTTTTTGTATGCGAACTTAAACAGAATAACGCAACATATTAGAGATGGGTTGATTAGTCCTTGGATTGTTTTAAACTGTAATAGTGGTCGAAAGATGTTAACGAAGTTAAATACCGAGCAGATCGAAATAATATCAACAGTACTAGATCCGGACCATTGGAATCGAAGATTTAAAAGCACACCCGGTGATCTTGAGCTAGTGAAAGAAATCATTAAAGAGGCTAAGATACCATAATGAAAAAAGAAGAAATTACAGAAGATTTAGCCGAGAACGAAGAATACATTTCTCGAGACGATATTGACATTGAAGTTCGAGTGGACGAAGAAAATAACAGAGTTATGGTATTATTTTCAGGTTTCAACGATGATGAAGATACACAAGAATACGCAGAATTTTTAGCATCAACATTACCTTTACTTCTATTTGAAAGCACGAGATTACAGTAATGCCAGATATTGATATTGACTTTGAAGATCGTACGAAAGCACTAGCAGTACTCAAGCACATCAAAGCCAGTCGCTTAGATCGAGGAGAATTAGTTCCTCATAATACCGGTGTTTATCTTCACTCCGTTCCAATAGATGCGGGTAAGAATATATGCTCGATAGATCACGAAACCGCAGAAGAAAAAAATTATTTTAAGATAGATTTTTTGAATGTCAGTGTTTATAAAGATGTTAGAGATGAAGCACATCTTATTCAACTTATGGAGACAGAGCCACTATGGGATCTACTGGAACAGGACGAATTCACGGATTTACTATTCCACGTAAATGGGTACGGGAACTTATTGAGACAGATGAAACCTCATTCTATAGAAGAATTGGCAATGTTGCTCGCTTTAATCCGCCCAGCGAAGAGACACCTCGTTGGGAAGAGCTGGACGGAGATTGGGACGACGATCTGGGAGAAACCGGAGAACGGTGAGTACTATTTTAAGAAAAGCCACGCTATAGCTTATGCTACAGCTATTGTGGTACAGATGAATCTAATCTGCGAAAAAGTCAGCTACGAGTTTAGTTGATTATTTTGAAGGCTTTCTAACCAGCGTTATAGATTTTCTTTTAACACGCTTGGTCATAATATCATTAAGACTAGTAACAGGTCCGAACATTACCTTTACATCTTTGGTACTGAAATTTCTAATAATATATCTAAACTCTATCATTTCCTTTGATAAGAATATATTAATAGGAATCTGCCTATTTGATTCCCACCACCATATTTCGCCTAGTTCTAAAAACCTAGTTTTCTCTTTTTCGGAACGTAAAGAACTGTAATCGTAGATGCTGGTGATAGCGGCGTCTTGATTTATTATTATTCCTACATATTCTTGGTCCACATACGTTATTACGCTTATGAACGGAAAGTTTTCTTGTAAATGTTGACTAATTCTCATCGATAAATACTAAATTATAGGGCCACTGAATATGCAGCTCAATCCGTGTTATTTATATTCGAATCGAATGGACATATATACTAATCTTGGCTCTTGGACAAAGGAGAGGTTTAGAAAAGTGTATCAACGAACAATGAAAATCTATAAGGGCGTGGATAATCGTCTAGACTTCCAAGTCCGCAATAACGACAATAAGCCTAAGGATATCACCGATCTAACCAGTGTTACTTTTAATATAGTAGCAGTAGATACAAAAGGTATCCAATTACAAAAAGCAGTTACTATCGAAACGCCAGCACAGGGTAAAATGTTTGTACTCCTAACTGAAGAAGAAATCCAGGATTTAGAACGTGGGTACTATCATTTCAGCATGTTTTATATTGATAGTGATGGTAATAGGTTCCCATTATACGGAGACAGCCAGTATGATGCTTTGGGACAATTACACGTAATCGATGGTGCTTTTGATATTGACAGCACGACTGTAATCTAGTATAATTAGTCTATGGCTCTGGTCGTAGACATCTTTCAAAAACATCTTCCTTATAAAAAGAAGCAAACTCCCAGCGGATGGATCAGTTTTGATGCTCCGTGTTGTCATCATCGGGGTGAAGGCACTGATACTAGACAGCGGGGTGGAGTGAAATTTTCTGACGGTTTAGTATTCAATTGTTTTAATTGTGGATATACTGCCAGTTGGAAACCGGGTAGACAGATCAGTCAAAAATTACGACAGTTAATGATTTGGTTGGGTGCTCCTGACGATGATATCAACATGATGGTGTTTGAAGCACTGAAAACAGAAAGCGGTGCTGAAGATACTACCAAAGATCGAGAATTAATTGATTTCGTTAATAAAGATCTTCCAGACGGTGCTTTACCCATATCAGAGTGGATTGATCAAGAAATAGGTCACGATCTCGAAATACAGTTAGCTGAGGTGGTAAGTTATCTAGTAGATCGAGGTTGCGATCCATTAGATGATAGATTTTATTGGACTCCTATTGATATCAAAGATAGAGTTATCATACCCTTTACCTATGGTGGCAGAATCGTCGGTTGGACTGCTAGAAAAGTTAAAGAAGGCAAACCAAAATATCTGTCAGACCAACATCCTAACTTTGTTTTTAATCTAGATTCAATCAAACAAGATCAACGATATCTTTTCGTAGTCGAAGGTCCTTTTGATGCTATGGCTGTCAACGGCGTAGCACTACTACACAACGAAATATCAGAAAATCAAGCAAGGCTGATAAACAAGATGGGCAAAGAAGTTATAGTAATTCCAGATCAAGACAAAGCAGGTAGTAAACTTATAGAACATGCCTTGAAGTGGGATTGGGCTGTGGCATTTCCTACATGGCATGATGATGTTAAAGATTGTTCAGATGCTGTAAGGAGGTATGGTAGTTTGTTTGTAGCTGTAGATGCCATCTCAACTGCTCAGCAAGGTGCGATTCGGATAAATTTATATAAGAACAAATTTGATAAAAAGGTACAGGAAAATGTTTAGATTATATAGAAAATTTAGAGATTGGTTGCTCTATCGAAAACGTATCAAAGAGCTTCGTAAAAGAGATCCATTTATCTACAAATGATTACCTGGGGAATCAATGCCTTAAATCACGATATCAGCATCGCGGTCTTTGAAGGCAAACATTTAAAAAAATTTGAAACGGTTAAAGGTAAAGATACCGACCACGATATTATCAAAAGGTCTCTAAATGCCTCTAGCGGTCATGGGCCTAGTGTTATCGCATGGTATGAACGACCATGGATAAAGAAGACACGTCAGTTATATGCCGGTCAATATAACGCAGCCTTTGACATGAGCGTAGTACCTCGATTATGGCTGAAACGCAATAACTTAGGATATGCCAAAGTAAAATACTTTCCACACCACAAGAGTCACGCCGCAGCTGGTTTTCTAACTAGTCCGTTTGATAAAGCCACTGTGGTTGTATTAGATGCTATGGGAGAGTGGGAATCTGCTACAATCTGGTATGGGCACGGAACTGAGCTAAAAAAGATATGGAGTAGAAGTTACCCAAACAGTCTAGGTATATTTTATTCTGCCTTTACTCAACTAATAGGTTATAAACCTGTATCCGAAGAATACTTGTTACAGCAAGACAGCGAAAAAGGTGATCCAAAAAAATACTACGAGTTAGTTAAAAATTATTTTAATGGCGTTGTTAGTCTTCGATATAATTTACACTGTGGCGTATTAGATTGGCCTTGGCCTATAGTGACTAATCAAGATAAATGGGATATAGCTGCCGCTGTCCAATGTGTATTCGAAGAACAAGCAGACATGGTGATGTTGATCGCTAGGAGATTATCAGAAAGTAGAAATCTCGTTTATATGGGCGGCTGTGCTATGAACAGCAAATACAATAGATATCTCAGCACACAATGGGATAATGTTTGGTCATTACCTAATACTGGTGATCCTAGCAGTGCTATAGGTGCTGCTCTTTTACATCTCGATACCAGGATAACATTACCCAAAGATCTATGACAAAATGTGTAAATGCTTATATGAATCTCAGCGTTCATCCAAATGGTGTAGTAAAGCCATGTTGTATGAGCAGAAAGATTTTCGTAACAGATGATAAAAAACAATCACTGGAATCAGCTAAGATCAAAGATTTTTGGCAGAGCAAGGATCGACAATCTTTTATACAGAGATTAGAGCAAGGCGAACAGTTATCAGAATGTTCTAGTTGCTGGGCCGAAGAACGAGCAGGAAAAAAATCTAAACGGTTGCGTGACAACGAGCTGTGGGGCGAAAATAATTTCGATGCCAGCAGCCAACCAGTGGTGCTAGATATCAGCATGGACAATCTATGTAATCTACGCTGTCGCATCTGTGGGCCTGAAAATTCCAGTCAATGGCAAGCTGAAGAATCTAAAAGACTAGGCGATAAAATGCCTAAGATGTTTAAAGTAAAAGACCAATGGCAAGAATTAATAGATTTCAGCAAATCAGTACAGCACATTGATTTCAGCGGTGGAGAACCATTCTATATCGACAACCATTGGAAATTATTAAAGCATTTGGTAGAAAATGGTCGTAGCCGCAGTATAAGTCTACACTACAACACCAATGGAACAATATTTCCTAAAGAAAACATAGAGTTATTAAATCAGTTTAAATCTGTAGATATACAGATCAGTACAGACGGTATTGATAAAAAATTTGAATATCTACGACATCCTGCTGTATGGGATGAACATGTGTCTAATATAGAAGAATTTAAAAAGCAAAACTGGAAGATAGGTGTGTGTTTTAGTCTCAGCGTGTTCAATGTCAACGATGTATTTGAAACCTATGAATTCTATAGATCCAAAGGACTTAGTTTTTATCTCAACATAGTACACGGCGATCACAGTGTACAGATAATGCCTAGAGACCTAAGAAATCAGATTATTAGAAAATTAGAATCCTGCCATAGCAGAGTAGATCAGAAAGATTGGGATGAAAATAAATCGGTGATCGTAGGCTATCTAAACAGTCCCTTTGACCTTAGTTGGAAATGGCAGACATTTTGGCAGGCTACTTATAATCGCGATCAATTGCGGCAGCAGAATTATACTGAAGTGTTTCCTGAGACTTGGAAGATGGTAGAGCCTTGGCTTGCTAGTACTAGAATAAGAGTGTATAATATTAATAATGTATAAGTGGAATGATATTGTTGTTGTAGGTGACAGTTTCTGTGCGGCACGAAGTGTGCCTAATCACTGGCCCTATAGATTAGCCAATCTAATCACTGGCGAAGATCCCGGCCCTAAGCGACCTGTGAGAGGACACGGATGGGGTGGTGCCAGTTGGTGGGCAGTCAAAAAACAGTTGCCTTTTTATCTCAAAGCAGGACCTAAGATTCTAGTAGTGTGCCATACAGAGCCTATGAGATTACCCAACGATAGAAACAAACCCATAGGATTAGCCACAGCCGAAGCAGATAATCCTGACACCGTAGAGAACACCGATTTCGCTCTGTACGAAGCTGCTAGACAATATTATAGAAATCTGTTCTGCGAAGACTTTCATCTATGGTCACAGGAGCAATGGTTTAAAGAACTAGACGATCTAGTTGATAGTACTGCTAGCCTTGAACAGGTTTATCACCTACACTGTTTCCGCGGTAAATGGAACCGGTATCCGTTCAGACGCGGTGTGAGATTTTTAGATAATCTGTTTCACTACGCTGAACCTAGTGACAAAGATTATCAGGGCAATGAAAATCATAATCATTTTGATTCTGCCAATAATCATAGGTTGGCTCAACAACTAGCAGAGCTGATTAAAAATTATCCCGGGGACGGGCATGTGGTAAGTAAATTTACTCTCAAAGAAAAACGATGACTAAGAATTACGATTACGACGTACAGAAATTATATCTAGAAATGATGTTGGCAGATGCTGAAACATTCGTTCGCTGCCAAGGTATTTTCGACAGTACTCTGTTTGATAGAAAACTACAAGAAGCCGCAGAATTCGTACACAAATACGCAGAGCAGTATACAGTATTGCCAGAGTTTGAGATGGTCAATGCCAGTTGTGGCACAGATCTAAAAGACCCCGGAGAGCTCAAAGATGGACACTTAGATTGGCTCATGGATGAATTTGAACAGTTTACTCGTCATAAGAGTCTAGAACGTGCTATCATTGAATCGGCTGATCTATTAGAAAAACATGACTATGGTCAGGTAGAAGCTAAGATCAAAGAAGCTGTACAGATTGGTCTGGCTCGAGACATGGGCACAGATTATTTCGCTGATCCTAGAGCACGTCTGATGGGACTCAAAGACAAGAATGGGCAGGTCAGTACAGGTTGGTCCAGCATGGATCGTAAACTGTTTGGCGGCATGAATCGTGGAGAACTGAATATCTTCGCAGGCGGATCTGGTGCTGGTAAAAGTCTGTTCTTAGCCAACCTTGGAGTGAACTGGGCGTTGAATGGTATGAACGTGATATACCTAACACTGGAACTTTCAGAAGCATTGGTCAGTATGCGTATCGATTCTATGCTCACAGGTGTGCCCACTAAAGAGATCTTTAGAAACATCGATGACATCGAGATGAAGGTCAAACTCGTGGGCAAGAAAGCAGGACTATTCCAAGTCAAATACATGCCATCAGGTAAGACTGTCAACGACATACGTGCTTATATCAAAGAATATGAGATCAAAGTTGGACGTCGTGTAGATGTGTTGTTAGTGGATTATATGGATCTATTGATGCCTATCTCTAAGAAGATTTCGCCAGCGGACCTGTTTATCAAAGACAAATTCGTATCAGAAGAACTGCGTAATCTAGCCATGGAGAAACAGTGTGTGTTCGTTACAGCGGCACAGTTGAATCGTGGGGCTGTTGAAGAAGTAGAATTTGATCACAGCCACATTTCAGGTGGTTTGTCAAAGATCCAGACAGCAGACAACGTGTTTGGTATCTTTACCAGCCGTGCTATGCGTGAGCGTGGTCGCTATCAATTACAGCTGATGAAGACTCGTAGTTCAAGCGGTGTAGGACAAAAGATAGATCTAGAGTACAATATCGAGACACTGAGAATCACTGATCTACCAGAGGATCAGCAGGAACAGGAAAGCCAGATGCGTAGCAGCCAGATCATCAATCAGATCAAATCACGCACCAGCACAGTGGTAGACGAAGATGGCGTCATAGATCCCAATCGCGGCAGCAGTCTAACACCCGCACCCAAGGCCATAGTAGAAAGCACCAAACTCAAACAGTTTATCAATAACCTAACACAAGATGAAGAGTAAAGCAGTAGAGCTATTGAAGTGGTTACCTCAAGAAGAAGAAAACATCGAAATTGACTGGCCCAAAGTACACAAGACCATAGGTTTGGATCAGACCCAGTGGTTGCTCAAACAGTCACGATACGACTGCCAGATCATACTGGAACGCAGAGACGTTTACTGTCGTTTGATCGCTGAATTTTACAACGAACATACATTATTAAATTATCAGCTAAAGTGGGCTAAATAATGGATGCGTGCAAAAGAATTTATCACTGAACGTACTTTCCCCCAGCGTAAAAGCTCGGTGATGAGTACCACATTCCATTTTCCTACCATGCCCTCTGCTAACCCCTATGCTGCCTATAGATTTGGCATGGCCATGGCAGATCACACTCTGACCTACCCGGAAGGCCCTGTGAGCAATCATGCTGTGATAGTAGCATATACTCCTGAAGAGGAAGAGATCATCAAAGGTGCTACTCGCCAGACTGGGCACAAGGGCAAATTAGCCGCAGATCGTGGCAGTCATGAGCCCCAGGATACCTATACGCAGAGCCCTGTAGCCCAAAGAAAAAAGAACAAGTACGGAGTCTAGATGCTGCTGAGAGAACTGTTAGAGCGTGTGTCAGTTACTGTTAATCGAGAGTTAAATCCTCGACTGTGGCGTGACGGTGAGTTAGATCCCGAAGTAAAACAGCATCTACTAAAGATCGCTGATCATTTTGAGCGTTTCGTGGGCATAGATCTGCCTGTCAAAGACATCACTGTGACAGGATCTAACGCTAACTATACCTGGACCAGCCATTCCGATCTAGACCTACATCTCATAGTTCCCGGCACTCCCACAGACGAAGATCGCGAGCTGTATTCTGCTAAAAAGAGCCTATGGTCAGAACAGCACAACATCATGATACGGGGACATGAAGTAGAGTGCTATGTCCAGGGCGAAGACGAACCGCATCACTCTACGGGTGTCTACAGTCTCACCACAGACACATGGGTGATCCAACCCGAAAAAGTAGAACCCACCATAGACGACAATGCCGTAGATGCCAAGTATCAGGATCTTACCAGATTGATACAGCTGGCTCTAGACAACTCCAGATTAGATCAGCTGAATCGTGTCAAAGATCGTGTGACCAAGATGCGTAAAGCGGGCCTAGAACGTGCGGGCGAATGGTCAACAGAAAATCTCGTATTCAAAGAACTACGCAGATCGGGGTTGATAGATCAACTTGCTGAGCGTATCCGTGAACTGGAAGATTCAGAACTGAGTCTAGAAAATCGCAAATAATAGTAGCAGATTATAAATACCTGTATATAACAGGGGAACAGCAACATGCTACACATCATCAGAGACCTAGGGGACGATCTCACAAGATTGATCAAGGACGACCCTGTGAGACCTGAAATTCCCCTAGAACAGAGAATCAACAGCAATTCAGAGATATTCGTGCTGAAATCAGAAGACGACACACCCTTGGCCGTGACCTGTGTGAAATTCCTGGAATCAGTGCCCACAGAAGTAGAAGATCTTACCAATACCGCAGTAAACACTACCACAGCAGTGTTCTACACCATATGGTCATATGCCGCAGGTGCGGGCCGCAGACTCATAGAAGAAGCACAGGCCGAGATCAAGAAAACACATCCAGAAGTCAAAACCTATGTGACACTGAGTCCAAAGACCGAAATGGCCGAACGCTTCCACCTTAAAAACGGTGCGGAAAAATGGCGAGTCAACGAACGATCAGTGAACTATCTGTATAGATGAATCTGTTCACAGCTACCAGAGATTTCTGGGTAAGATCTTATCAAAGTGATCGCAGGGCATTTTGGTATGAAACCATATCTGCGATCTGTCTGTTCACTTCTACCACCATGCTGGCCATAACAGCACACAGTCCAGAAATGTGGATAATCTATCCCATAAACTTCGTGGGTGCCGTATTCTCTACACTATCCTTCCTACGCAGAGGTGCGGGCTGGCCCTTGGTAATGACCATATACTTCATGCACATACATGTGTTTGGATTTGGTCGCAGCTTGGGTTGGTGGTAATAGGCGGAGCCTCCGCGATTTTTAGAGCTGCGAAGCAGCAGCGGTAGCTAGCGGTTGCAAGCAATTTTTCCTTGGCTGAAATCTACGCATATTATTCATGCTCGCCGACCCAGTCGCTCACAGTGCCCTACCTTGCCCGAATGATAACTATTAGTATGATCGACGCAATAAAATTCAGTCTAGTAGTCACAGCTTGGACAGTATATCAACTACTAAAACCCACAGCAATTATATTGGGAATAGCTGTAGTCTTTGCTCTGGTTTTATAGCAGAGTTTAAGAACTTCTGTAGTGAATAAAACCAGTTGCCCAGCTGTGTGAATCTGGGATCTGCGACCATGTCACCCAGTGCATAGTATGTGCTTATGCCCAGAGTAGCATAGTAGTCCATGCTCAGTCCTCTACGCTGTCCGTACTCTGGTAATAGTGATGTAAAGAACAAGCAGGTATCAGCAAAGTCTTTGAACGCTGCGGAATTGACTTCTTGATATAACAATAAGTAGCGTTCAGCAAATGAAGGATCGGGGATTAGATCTACACGGCGTAAGCGACTGTCTAGCAATTGACTCAAATACCAATACAGTGACTCGGGACATTCAAAGCCCGTTTCAGAACTATGATCAACTAACAGCTTAAAGAACTGTGCTTGTGTAGTCATGCAATTATTTACAAAATTCTTAAATAACTGTATGCACATAGAGTTCAATTTGCCCACGGGTGCTGGTGGTCAGAGTGCCCTATATTTCAACACTGTGCTAGACCAACACTTGCTAGAGTGGAGTCTACAGTATCACATTGACTACCGTAAAACACTGACCTACTACAAAGCATGGATTTGGTTGCCCGAGGAACAGGATTACACACTGTTTGCTCTAACGTGGCAGTGGGCTAGCCCGAAATGGGTCCTACAGGCGTAAAAAACTGCGTGCAAATTTTTTAGGGTGAAGTACTTACAGATTCATGGTGGTGATTCTTAACCCCATACCAAGCTATAATACGTTAGTACACACTAACACTAACGCCCCCCACCCCATGGTGACCCCACCACCGACCACCACTACCTCAGGCTGTCAATGAGTTCTTTCACGTCCTCAGTGACCTCTTCATACTGGTCGAAGACCGCAGCGATCATCAGCTGATGTACGGTCTCGGCATCCTTCTTAGTGTCTCCGGGTAGGCTACGCTTGAGCTGCTCTACAGCAGCTTGGCTATCGCAGTTCCACAGCAGCTCTGCTAGTGCATGCTGCCGCTTAGTTAGCCCGTGTAGTTGTATAGTCATAAGGGAGCCTTTAAGCTATTAGGGTCCAGTATAGGGTGAGCACTAGAGCATATATGATCAGTGCGGGCCGTAGCTGCTGCCATGTGTCCCGGAGGATGAACTCTAGGTATTCTTGATCTTGTTGCTTAGTCATAGTATTCTCCATTGCGGATGCCCAGTGTGCCTGCCCACATGATCAGCAAGCCTACTGCTGAGACTGCCACAGAAGTCAACAGCTCACTGTCTGTGATTGAGTTCTCTACTCCACCTACTCCAAACATGGTCAGGACTAATCCCAGCATGACCAACAACATTCCAGTGTTTGTTTTCATCGTTCGCTCCTTTGTTTAAGTGTTTATAGTATATGATCTCTGTGCCAAACTGTCAACCAAAATGCCGGATTAACCCGCCAGTGCACAGGGCTATTGCCACAGCGTTGATCAGCATCTGCGGGTAGTTCTTTACCCTCACAGTCCAAGTAAAGTAGGCTACAGCCCCTAGCAGTCCGAATGTGATGTTCCAGGGTGCGAACTCTGGGAAGAAGTTCATCACTGTGTACATTAGGAGCACGAACACTGTGCCCACCCATTGTATTATGTCATTCGCAGTCTTCATGTTCGTATTGTACGATCTCTAGCCCAAACTGTCAACCAAATTAAATCCCATACTTCTTTAGCAGTTCTGTACTTTTAATGGCTTGTTGTTCAGCTGATTGTCTTTGTTTGATCATATAAGCTTCATCTAACTGTACGATTTCAGCCTCAGTGTACACAACAATCTTACCTGAAATCAAATCGCCTCTCATAGTAGGGAGAGGGCATTCGAGATTGATATACTTGTTGTCTTTACGATATAGAAGCAGTCCTGCTCGATGTACCCTTTCTAATCCGGTTAAATTATTCTGTATGTTGATACATTCTTTAATTCCTTGATTAGTTCCGGCAAATACTGTAACTGTTTCTGCCTGTACAGTTACCGCAGTTGCTGCGAGGATTATGGTTGCGATTAGTTGCTTCATCATCCTCTCCTTAATCCAAACGTGAGCCTGAGTAGGCCTCTACGCCCAGCTCTTCTTTGATCACAGTAGCGTAGGCAGTGGCCCCATGCTCAGCTGCGTCGATGCTCTGTCCTGGCCACCACTTGTTCCACAGCTGAAGTGTTCCTGAATAGCTCTTGCGGAAGCCCACTTCTGCCAGTGCTTTACCCATCTTTGAGTTTGAGCGGACACCGTAGACGTCGACCCAGGCGAAGCCACAGGCACCCCCGTCTCTGCCCGCCATGTGTCGGTCTGCGAATGCACGTGCGGCCTTCTGTGCTGCGTCCATGGCTTTGACGTGGGCCATCTGGACTCGGATCGTTTCGAAGTTGCTCATATTATCGCTCCTGTTTGTTTAACTTAGCCTATAGTATAGCAAATTGGCTTGGAGTTGTCAACCAAAAAGACCCTTTAGCAGTCAGGGTCAAAGTCGTGCCATTCCTGTGCTTCGTCGGGCTGGCCGTCCCACTCAATGTCCCGGTCGCACTCGTCCAGGATCTCGCGAACTTCGTCCATGCTGATCTGCAGCTCGGAAGCGATGTACTCCACGGTGCTGTCTTCGAAGCCGAAGTCGTCACCCAGTTGCTGGGCCATCTCTTGTACAGTTATTGCTAGATCTTTAATAGCACCCATCGTTCGCTCCTTATTAAGTGTTCTACAGTTTCAACAGTATAGCAAATTGGGCGGAACTTGTCAACCGTTTTTCAGCAGTTCCGCACCATCTTCTTTGTGTACTATAACCCTACAGGGCTTAAGGGTTTCGTTCAGCCTAGCGATCAGGCTCTGGCTGTCAGATCCCTGTCCCAGGAAGGTATCATCGTCCTTGCGATAGGCGTAGATCTGTCCCTGATGCTGTTCCAGCTTGATTTCTACGATCTCTGGACCATCTCGTCCTGGTTCTAGGGCCAGTTCTTTGTCTCTGAGGATACGACGTAGATCCTGCTGGCTCACACCTAGATCTTTGAGGATCTCGCGGAAGGTCAGATGATTCCAGGCGTTGGTCACCGTCTTGCCAATCCAGATCCCCACCAGCAGGGCTAGGATGATCTCTATCATGATCTCTCCTTAACTATATGTGCAAATTATATAGCCAAACGGCACTGCTGTCAACCGCCCGTGTAGTATTTTCTGTACTCTACCCCGCCCACAGTGTGGTAAAACACACCGTCTGCCTTCATGTAGTAGCCCTTAGCGTAAAAGCGTCCCACCTGTGCTGCTATGCTGCGTCGCTGGCTGGGATGCTGGTTTTCTCGTGCTAGCTTGCGGGCTTGTGCTAGTGTAAGCATACGTGCTCCTTTGTTACAGTTTCTATAGTATAAGGCCGCAGTGCCAATCTGTCAACCAATTTGTCAAAGACCCTACTCTGTGTAGGGTCGTTGCTGTTAGCAGATAGCCTGCTCAACCATTTTAGCACTTTGCTTACTACGTCCCCCAACATGCCATTCAGTAATATTTTCTTTATCTAATCCCTGCGAGCCTAGATAATTGCGTCCATCTTTGTAATTATAGATAGTACAAACTACACCATTAATACAAACGTCCCAAGCACAGTCGCTTTTATAATCATCAATGCTGCCCTCAGGCTCGCCAAATACACGAACTAGCGTAGCATAATCAGCATTTACATAACCCTGTAAGCTAGTGCCGTCGATTTGCTTCCAGTCAGTTACTTTAGTGATTTTAAGTTTACGCATATCAGCTCCTTTACAACAATGCACGTAGTATAGCGTCTCTGCTCAATCTGTCAACCAATTTGTCAAAAGACCCTACTGTGTGTAGGGCCTTTGTGCTTATGCATCTAGCGTATACACTTCTATGTCTGTGTAAACGTCGTCTGCGTCGCCGCCTTCAGTTTCCCAGCCTGCTATAAGTTTAGCACGTGCAGCTTCTGCTTTGTCTCTGCTAGTGTAAACGCCTGTGTTATACATAGCGTTCTCATCATCACCCCATCCCAGCACTTGTAGTACGTATACCTGCATTGTTCGCTCCTGCTTTGTTAATATGTGTATATTATAGCACAGTTGTCCAATTTGTCAACAACCCTGATAGCTGTAGGGTCTTTTCTTGACAATAAAAAAACCCACTGTACAATGTGTACAGTGGGTGTAAGGGTTACTGCTGCCGGGAGCGAGTCGGGCTTAGGCAGTAACAGTCGCAGCCACGGGAGCTGCTGTCTTCACCGTCTTCCCGACGGGATTCTTCTTGGACAAGTCCTTGATAGCTGCTTCTACAGCGGGCTTGCCCTTACCGAAACCGATCTCAACCAAATGAGCGGCGATTTCAGCCTTGGTCATCTCACGTGGAAGATCGACGAGATCTACATCAGTGTGACCGTTCTTTGCCAGGATCTTGACACGCATCGCATCGTTCGCGAAACGGATCTTGGTCTTACCATCAAGTGTCGAAACACCAGCTACGCTAAAACGCTTATCAGTTGCCATTTTAAATACCTCTTTCTCTGTGTGTAAATGATCCTATTGGACCGGGTTCTGCCTATTTGGCATTATCTATATAATAACACCTAGTTGTCAAACTGTCAACCATTCGTTTCTCCAATATCGGCTCGGAGAATTTGGATGGTCACAGCTTCCTTCTCATCTAGAGCATTGACGAATTCATCGTCCATGACTAGATCTTTCATGCTGAGATCCAGCATTTCTTCTACTCTGTCTAGATCGGGATTCCCCGACCCAGCACAGACTACATTGAAAACGAATCGGTATTCACGCATTTCGAGCCTCCGCACCTTCTCTGATCCAAGTTGTGAGCTCTTCTTCTTGTTCGGACAGATACTCACGGATAGATTCGGAGATACCAAACGCTTCATCCAATTCCGGATAGTTGTTTTCAATATCATCGGCACTCAGCCCTTCAAGCGGAACTTCTTCACAGAAGCCATCTTGATAGGAACCAGCAAAGCACATGCCACTCTCATAGAACAGAGCGTTGACTCGGAAGCCCAGTTGCTCTAACTTCTCGTAGGCATTAACTGGAGGACTCCACGCTGAATCAAAGGATGTGTGTAGCATCCGACCATCAGGATGGATATCACTTTGTCCATCACCGCCCACATCCCACTTGGTTCCCCACTCAGCCACGCAGTAGTCATACCAGTTAGCATAACCATACTTCTCTACATTACGCTTCTGCTGTGCCTCATGGGCCTGACGCTGATCCTCACCCAAGAAACCTGATACAGTGTCCTTGAGTTCTTGCGGAACAGGAATGAACTCTTGTAGGAACTCTCCACGATCTAGAGCCTCTTTGGCTCGGGTGATCATAGCAGGGTCATCGTGTTCAAGTGTTAGATTGTTATTACACCAATTAGGCATGTTCGCTCCTTATTGAAAAAATCCGTTTACAAATACCATTACAGCGAAGACCAAAATGCCGACTTGGATAGAAAACAACAGCACA